ATAGGTCGGTACTGTCGGCATTAATCTCTCTCCCATGTTGAATTGCGATCAGATAGAAACTCTTGGTAGATTTCATATGAACCGACTGTATCGGTCACATAGTCCTCCAAGACTTCATAGGCATATTCATCATATTCATCAATATGATCTTTGAGTTCTTCCTGTCTCATCAGTGCCACATCACATGTAATTCTGTGAATTGCGAACTCAAACAGTTCTTTGGGTGACATGTCTCCGATCATCAGATGAGCAAACTCTCTTTTGAGATCTGCTAGTTGCTCTTTTGTAAGTTGTGTTGCGTTCATTAGTTTAACCTCCAGTTGATTTTAAGATATTCTGGGTCAAGGTGTAGTCTCTCAAACTCCTCAAGTGTGTCACTCTCAAATACAAATTCCTCTGCCATGTATCGGCAACTGACACCTAATTCTTCGGATGCTCTGAGAAAAATACCGATTTGGTCATCATTGAGTTCGAGGTCATCAACACAATATGCGATGTCTGCGATCAGTTGATCTTCTTTAGTCATGAGTGGGAAACCTCCTTTGCTTATACTTTATTATAATCCATAAATGGATGAAATGGTGTGTGGTGTGTGACAGTTAATTAACCGCTCCACTCCTGATGCAATTTAAAATTATAGAAACTAAAATATCTACGGTCAATCAATTTAAATGAACCATAACCACTATGGAATACATAACCTTCTCCATCGCACTCCTCTCCTTCAATCAAGGTCATTGCAACCTGATTACTTTTACAACATGATAAAAGTTCTTCTTTGATCTCCATAATCAAGTTGTAGAATCCAACCAGTTGACCATAACCAGAATCCCCATAGTCATCAGAATCAATTTTTCTACCTTGTTTGATGTGCTGATTCAATTCATACTGAAGTGCCTTTGCCATGTCCTTATCAAGAAACTTGACCAACTGAGCAATTTGAAGTGCAAAGTCAATTCTCTCCTTAAGAGAATCATTGATACTCATAATTGCAAGTGGTTGATAAAAGAAAGTCTTATCCGTACTTTCTAATTGTTCATAGAGTGGTATTGCAATGGTATCACGAAGTGCATTGAGACTTGGACTTGGAACACATTGGTCAATCTCATACTGTGTATGGGGTGCAACTATGATTGTCTGTTGTACATTCTCAGGAAACACATAGGTAACTGTATTCGGTTGGAAAGTGTTGTCTCCACCGAATCCAAGAAAATCTCCCTGATAAATGTACTCTGTCTTCGGTAGACTTGATAGACAGGCATGTAGGATAATTGCAACTAATCCCTTATGGTTGTTGTCAATGTCCTTATGAGTATAATTGACCTTGATTAACTTTTTGTTGAATACTGACTTCGTACCAACAAAAAACTTATGAGTGACAGGATGAGTTCCCCACACGATTGCAGGCGAACCATCAATCTTGACTGATATATGTCCATGTGGTGCGACTGTATAAGACTTGATTGCTTTGAGAAAGTCAAGACTACCAGTTAGAATTGTATCTTCTGGGTGTTCAATGTGTAAATTAAGCATGTGGGTCAAATGATCTTAAGTATATTATAACAAAAAATATGATGATTACAAGTATCAATAGTAACTTTAACATTATGCAACCTCCTGTAGTACTGCTCTTCTGTCAATTACAAACTGTCTTACTCTCTCTCTGTCAAGTGAGTCTCCGTCTCCCCATGTGACATGAGTTCCCTCTTCACATTGGTCAAGATAGTTAAGAGTTGCAAGTGCTAACTCTTCTCTGGTCAATCCATCAATCGGATATAATACATCTGGGTGTGATGGTGAGTAGAATGACTCACAATAATCAAGAAATTCTTTAAAGTTGTTCATGAGTGGGAAACCTCTTTGCTTATGTACTTATTATAATCCCTATCAAGTAAAATGGTAGGAAACTTGTGACACTAATTAAACTGGCACATATCAGGGGGATACTATCATACCCTAAGTTAAAATCAGGGGTGTTACAGACGATCCTGAGAGGAGCAAATTGGTATCATTTGATACATTCATTGGATTTTCTCCTTGCAAGTACACATTTTGTATGAATTATCAATTTTAGTTGAAATTTCTGCCATTTCCTCAAGATGATAGTTGTCTCTGTTCATTTGATACTCATTAAGTGCTATCGAAATGAGACAAAGTTCTTCTTTTGTTAAATTAAGTAGCATTGTGTTTACCTCATGTATAAGTATCCAGTATTCCAAGTCACAAAACTTGGTGTGTGCATCAATGTCCTGTCTCTTATCACTCTCATGTCAAATCTTACATGCTTCGCTGGACTACTCCATGATGCTGCCATATAAACTTCTCCTGTATTCTTATCAACAAATGAATGAACACTTCCATCATGATAACCTTCTTTTAGATTTGGGTAGTAGTCATTGTACTCACGATAATTCTGTTGTATGATTTTATAATACCTACGACCTTCTTGGATACGAAACTTCATTAAGTTTGCTGTTCCGTTCTCTAACTCATCCAACTGCTGTTGAGCATACTCTGGGTAATCTCCTGATAGATTTCTCTGTAATGATCTGATGTGATACTCTTTGTAGTTCTGTGTGATGGCATCACAATACTGCTCAGTCCAGACTTTAACATTCTCTCTGAGTTGTTGTTTGATCTGATCTCTTTTGATGAACTCCTCTAGGGATTCGTTCTTGGGTGGGTTGAGTTCTGTTACTGTCATTTGAAAATCCTTTGTTTATATTACTATTATAAGGCATTTTATACCCTATGCGTGGTAGTGTGTGACACATTAATAATTGGCATTAAATATGTAACCTTCTCCGATTAGTGTGTAATCATAGGAAAGTGCATTTTCCCAAGTCTTCTCCCAATCTATCTCAATCCAACTTGGCATATTGTTTGATATGTAACCACAATCTTGGCATATCTGCTCTGCAAATTCTGCACCACTATCATATTGACCTTGATACATATCCTCAAAATTCTCAATGTCGAAATCTTCCATAAACTCATCGACTACTTCCTGTCCATAATCATCAACAAGTCTGTTGTATGTTTCATACTGATCTCTAAAACTCTCTTCTCCATGCTTTTCGATAAAATCACACATGTCGTTATACTCCCAGTTGTAGAGTTCATTATACTCATCAAGAAGTTCCTGTGTCTCTTCTTGCATTTGTCCTGTAGAAAGTCTTGCCATAGGAATAAGGGGATAATTGGATGCGAGAAACAAAAATCATAACTAAGATGATTTTGTTTCCCCACTATTATAATAGCATTAAAAAACCCCCTGTGAAGGGGGCTTGTGACAGTTATTTAATCGTCATACACTAGACATTCTGGTTCGTCTGGGTGCATATCACAAAATAGTTCTAAAGCATTTGGGTCATGATGATCTCCTGCTTCGATCTCCTTTTTGTGATGTCCGACATATTCTTGCAACTCATGTAGTTCTTCAGTTGCGTGTCTTTTCATCGGTTCTGAAGTACTTGGGTCTGCAATCAGTTCCTTGTCATGTTGAATATGGTCTTCGATAGTTTTCATAGTGACCTCCTTATACATTTACTATTTATTAGTATAGCACTTGCTTTACACTTTTCAAGTGTTATGTTATAGTATGTCCATATCTTTACCAACCTTTAATCTCGTATGCCTTCTTTTTTTAAATCGTAGAGCATTATTTCCACTCAACAAAGACAATAATTCTTTTGAGTGTCTCAAATAAACTCCATGATTTGTTATCTTACTACTAATCGTAGATCGAATACAGTTGTATATCTCCTCTGGTGTTGCTTCACTTTCAAGTGCTTCCTCAATCCACATACTTAGTTGTTCAAGAGTGTAATTCTTTTCCTGATTCATTCAGATCATTTTTAATAACTTCACTTATCATATCTTGTATCTGTTCAGATGTCAACTGATTTAGAAACATCCAATCGGGGTCTTTTTTATCCCACTCAACAGTAAATGAACCATTGTCATTTTGATTTATCTTTAAACTCATCTCCACTTAGAAAGGGGTTTTGCTTCAATTAACTTTTGTGTCTCGATTTCATCACTTTCGTCAGGATTTGTATGGTATGTAACTTCCTTTAATGTTCTAAGATACTCTAGCACATGCTCTCGTATTTCCATCAAATCATCATAACATCCTTGATTGTATGCACATCCACGCAAGTCAGGATCAGGTTTCATGACAGATTCAGTAAAAAGGTCTAATGCTCTTTGATACTTAATGGATGGTGTTTCATCCCCTACTGATGCTTGATCTTTCATTTTTTTCTTTTTTAATTCCCTTTTGTATGTATGTCATAGCACATTCAAAATTTCTTGAGAAGTGTTCTACGATACCATTGTGTATTATGGCAAACTTCTTACCACTTGACGGAACTGCTGCCCACATTCCATCCTTTGTTACATAACCAGTTGGTTGACCAACTTCGGGGTCTAGTAAGGATGGAAATCTGGTAGGACAAAACTTCTGATAGTTAGAACCTCGCATTAACTCCTAAAACTCTTGCGTTTGGATTTCTTGCGACTGCAACTTGTCTTGCTTCATCGTAGTTACGAGCATGTACATCTTCTGTGAAGACCTTACCTGCTACAAATAACTTGACCTGACATCTCATTAAAAGAACCTCCCTTTAGTTACATAGTTTACAATACCGATTGATGAACCAATACAAAATGTCATCAATGCCAATGTTAACACAAATCCTTCGATCATTTTTCTCTCCTTTGTTTACCTTTCTATTATATAATATCCAGAATGTTTATGCAAGTCTCTTGTGACACTTCTTGAACTGGTTTATATTCTTGCACTCTCTTCTCAATTAAGTTACCATAGTCTTCATGTAGTTCACAACCAATATAATCACGACCAAGTGACTTTGCTACTGCTGCTGTAGTTCCTGACCCCATGAATGGGTCAAGTATTATATCTCCTACCTGACTCCCTGCTTTGATACAAGGTTCAATCAAATCTGGTGGGTAGGTCGCAAAATGTGCTTCACGATATGGTTTATTGGTTACTGACCAGACAGATCGTTTATTCTTTGTTGGATATGATTTTGTAAGTCCCGAATGTGGTTGTAGTCCTGTTCCTTCGTTATGGTATTTTCCTTTTGTTCTATCTCGTGTTCCCCAATCTTTTGCGGGTTCTTTGATTGCTTCATTATCGTAATAGTATTTTTTATTCTTACTAAACAAAAATATATATTCGTGCGACTTCGTACACCTATCCTTGACACTCTCTGGCATCGGATTTGGTTTGTGCCATATTATATCTTGTCTGAGATACCATCCGTCTGCTCTCATTGCGAAGGCAAATTGCCAAGGGATTCCGATAAGGTCTTTTTCTTTGAGTCCTTCGATTCGATTTCCTCTGCGAGGACACACATCTGGTAGGTCTTGCTTTGTATTTGAGACACTTTGTTTAACCAATCCTTGTCCTTTTCCAGGTCTGTAATTATAGTAACTGTCGCCAAGATTAACCCAACAAGTTCCATCATCTCTAAGCACATTGCGAACCTCCTTAAATACTGTGATTAATTGTTCAATAAATTCGTCAGGTGTTTGTTCCTGACCAATTTGGTTTTCTTCTCCACCATAGTCACGAAGTCCATAATATGGTGGGGATGTGATGCAAGTCCTTGCTTGCTCATCAAATTGTTTGAGTGTCTCACGACAATCTCCATACAAAATTGTGTCTCTCATCTTCTTAGAAACTCATTTAGAATCCAACTACTGCTGTTCATCTTATCATCTCCACCAACACCCCACTCAAAGATAACTCTATCGTTTTGTTGGAATTTAAGATATTCTGGAACATTAGTGTCAACTCTATCTCCACCATTACAGAATATCACTTTATCATACATTTGTAAACACTTGTATATTGCCATGTTAGATGAATCGTCAGTATCATCATATGTAATTGTCAAATCAACTGGTTTGAGTTCTTTAACGATTGCTCTTCTCTCTGACATCGGTAAGAAATACTTTCCCTTCTTACGAATCAACCACTCATCAGAATTTAATCCCACACATAATGGTATATTTGGATTCAATTCTTTTGCATTTTTAAAATATGCGATGTGACCTGTATGTATTGGGTCAAATCCTCCTGTAACTAAAACTATTGCACTCATTTTAGAAATTTAAAAATTGTTGATCTGCTTGTTGATATAAGTATGATAGATTAATTGGTGGTAGTATGGGATTTATTTCTCCAATATTACACTCATAGTAATCTCCTTCTTTAAGTGCTATCATAGCACCATCAGCACCTTCTTCATACAAACTTCTTGCATGTTCATCCTCAACAAGTACAACTCTTCTTGCTGTGAGATCAATTACAAGTAACCAATCAAATGTGCTGATTTGTCTGAAATCTTCTACAGTTTTTGTTTCACTTAAAAATGATTTAACTTTAAACTTTTTGGTTGCTTTTGGGTCTTTAACTTTATAAAAAAGATTCTTACCCATCTTGAGTTCAATCTTCTTGTCCTCCCACTCAAAGTCATAACCATTTTGGTCAACTCTATCTATATCTGAAAACTTGTCTAAAGCTTTTTCTACCATAGTTGCCCTTGCAAAGTTGTCTGCATTTGATGTGAATCCTTTATCGGAATATAAAGAGTCAACAACTCCAAATACCCGATTCCAATCCACCTTTGTTTCTAACTGTTCAATAAAATTCATAATTAACCAAATAAATGTATGTTGTAGTGTTTACGAACTGGTGGATACTTGAGTTTGGGTTTAACCTTAACCACTTTGTATATCTTTAATAGTGTGTCTGTTTTCATTTTGTTACCACCGAAGTTGCTGCTTGTCCTTGATTGAATATCACATCAACAACTGCTTCGACCTTTTTAGCAGTGGAGATACCAACCTTAGAATAGACAGGGATGCAAACAAGTCCGAATACTTTATCAGCATTGCCCTTACGGATGACACGACCAATAGTTTGACTGATACCGATGTAATCCATAGACCTCATGAATAGGACTGCTTCCAGACCATTGACATTGATGCCCTCTGAGAGTATGCTGTGATGTAGTACAACAAACTTCTTGTCATTTCTACCCCACTCATTAAGTGTATCAAAAAATGTCTCTCTGTCCACCTTTTCTCCATCAACAACTGCACCAGTTTTAGATGTGATGAACATGTAAGAGTAACCACGAACTGCCAACTGTTTTACAAAGTCAGTCTGTGATACAAGTGCAACGATTTGTTTTGTTGACTTGGCACATATCAACACCTTGTCCTTGTCTAGGTTGTCAATGGCATCAATCATCTGCTCATTGTCTCTGTCTGCAACCAACTCATCTTTGTCAAGTATTCTGGTCTTGTAAACTTCAACCTTTGGTGGTAGTATGTAACCTTGCTTAACCAACTTAGGTGCAGGTACTTGACATATAACATTACCAAAGATGTCAGTATCATTCATACCAACTTTCATAGGTGTGAGACTATGCTTTGGTGTTGCTGTAAAGAAGTATGATCTCTCAGCATATATTGAGAAATACTCTACAGGTTCAATAAAGTTTTTCTGTACTGAGTTGTGTGCTTCATCAAAATAGATGGTGTCAACTTCAATATCAAGTGACTCTTGTATCTTGTGTAGTGAATGGTATGTAGTGAAGATTAATATGTTCTTGGTGCTGTTATGATACCATCTTTCAAGTTCATCAGTTTTAGTTGTACTGAAATGATGTGTCTCTCCACTGTGAACATGTGCTACATCAACATTCGTAATAAACTCAAGAAACTCTGATGATAATTGGTTGGCAAGTAGAATACGAGGTGCAACAACCACAATAGTCTTATTGACGTATGATCTGCTAAATTCATTCATAGCATCATCAATCATACACATTGTTTTACCACCACCTGTGGGAACAATTATCTGACCTTTAGTGTTACGAAGCATTGCTTTAACTGCTTGCTCTTGATGTGGTCTTAGTTGCATGTAAAACTCATTGATATGTACATATCATAGCACAAAAAAACCCTCTGTGTAGAGGGTTGTGACAGTTTCCCAACTGATCTCTTCTAAAAATTTATAGCATCTCCCGAACAAACCATACAAAGGTATGTATATAATTTTAAATTTTAAGAGAATGGATTTCGAGTTTCAAGACTCGCTGCCATCCTCCAATTACGTTGGGGAATATCATTCTCATTTCGAGGACAATTATCATCATATAGAACTCCATCCACCTCTGATTGTTTCTTTGATACACCATATCCTTGATAATCCAACCCAACACAAGATGGTTTCACACCATTTAACCAATGTTGAACTGATATAAACTTACCCTCTCTTTCTGGTTTCACAACAGCACCATGCAAATCATTATTATTAACTCTTATACATCTATATTTTTTATAGTAATAAATATCGGGATGCTTTGGATACACCCATTTCCCAGAGTGACTAAAAAACATATTTCTTCTACCTGATAGTAATATCTCGTATGAATTTATGTTTGGATGTGTGTGTTCTGGAACAACAAACATTTCTGATTTATCAGATTGAAATTGAAATATTTGCACTTGAAATTGTCCATCTCTACGATGTAAATATGAATTAAATCCCTCAAGATCATATATTCCGTGGTCATAATTTTTTAAATCAACATTTTTTGCATCTCTTACACCATCAGAATCAATGTAATCATTTAAATATCTTTTTAACTCTTGATCCTCTTTATTCTTCATGTTCAAAAAATGCAAGATAACTGTTATCATCAACTATTATATTATATTCTTTATCTTTTTTCAAGTCACAATATGTCATTTCATCTAATGTTTGATTATTTATTTTCACACTCCCTTGATAGCATATTAAACAAGAATAATTTTGATTTGATTTAACTATACCAGTTTCTACCAATCTTCCGTTCCACTTCTCGTTCTTTCTCCAAGGATTAAATGAAATGGTTCTAGTATTTTCATTCATTTTCACACCAACAGGATAACTTAAATATTTTGTTATGTCATATAACTTTTTATGATGTGATGAGTTTAATTCAATCATTTCAGATTTATTAGAATCAAAATCTAGTACAAAAATTTTAAAAATACCATATACACAAAACAAAAAATGTGCATGCCTTTCAGAAGAATCCTCAAAACCAACAAATTCTTCCTCTGCATGATGAGTACACAAGAAGAATTTTGGAGTTCGATATGTTCGATTAAAAGTATTCATTCAATTTCAATTTTTTTTAATTTTCGGGATGATATTTTTCTCGTACAACTGTCACTATCTACAGATATAATTTTTCCAATATAATCCTCCAAATTCACACTATTTGGAATCTCGTGGGGTAAATTTACTGGTAAAATATCTTCTTTTTTTTCTTGTCTCAATATTTTTTGATATCCATGCTGTCCAATTGATTCAATTAAATTTTGATTATCAAAAGAAGTATCAAATCTATCAGTCGTAGTTGTTTTTGCGGGGTAATCAGATATTGATTTTGGTGCATTTTGTCTACAATATCTTATCACAACCTGTTTTGTCTCAGGTAAATACTCCTCTATTTTAAATATCATCTTCATTGCTGCAACATTCCCCAAGTTGTAAGTATATATTTGTCTTGTCCTATTGGTGGATTACCTCGATGGACGTGTGTAAACCCTGCTGGCCAAATAACTACTGTTCCTTCAACAGCTTTTATTCTTTTATTTTGATATAAAAACTCAGTTTCACCACCCTCATTAATTGTATTGAGATATGCTTGAACTACAAATCTTCTAGTTGCCGTATTAAATGCAGCATTTTCATAGTGCCAAGCATGAAAACCACCACAAATCGGTATTCTTTTTGCCTTTACATCATACAATAGAAAGTTTGATTTTCCTAATACACTATAATCTTGTAAATAATTATCTACACACTGTTTTACAGAGGGTAAAAAATTCCTTACTAATTTATCAGATGAATTTAAATCAAAATTATCATCATTCGAAAAGTTCAAAGTTTCATGATCTCGTTCATGTAGTTTATCATTTTCCTGTATAACTAACCCTTCCCGTCTTAAGTAATCAATATATTCTATCCAGTTCTTACAATATTCAGGTGATAAAACGTTTTCATAAATTGAAATAAAATCAGTGAGCATAATAATTAATTAAACGAACCGTTTGCAGCACCTCCATTTCTACCACCAACAGTATTTCCTGTGATAGTGCTATTGTTTGCAATAGATTCACTGCTAAAATATATAGCTTTTCCATCAGAACCTGCATTACCAGGTGCGCCAGGAGTGCTTCTATATGCTCTGTCATCTGCTCTAGTTCCACTAGTTCCATTCACAGGGGCATCATTTATATCACCACCAGCACCACCAGCACCACCAGTTGCACCTCCTTCTGCACCAGCATCACCACCATCACCACCAGCAGATAATGAACCATCATCACCTGCTTCTCCATCTATCAAACCAGAACCATTGAAACCACCAGTACCACCTCCACCACCAGTGCCAGCAGGGAGACCAGCTCCACCACCACCTCCACCACCAGATCTTCCGAAGTCAGTGGTGCTCTTGTCTGATGGGTCGTTTGATCCTCCACTGCCACCTCCTCCACCACCATATCCACATCTTATTACACCATTATTATTAATAGTTGCAGCATATTCAACTCCTAATGCACTCGTACCATTTATTCCATCATCGGCATCATTAGAATTACCTTGATTTGCTCTACCACCATTACCACCTGCACCTGTCAGATACCCTGATGCTCCTATATCCACTTGTAATTCTGTGCCACTTGGCCAAACTCCAGTTCTAAGTGCAACATCAGTTACATCTCCATCTTGTTTACCACCAACAGTTTGATTCACGTTTACGAATACTTTTTTACCACCTTGCCAATTTTCTGCAGTCAGATTGTAATTACCATCAAGTGAACCAATAGGTCTCTCTCTAAATCCACCAACAACCGTCACTTTTGCCGATACATTATTATATCTCCAAGTCGCAGCCATTTGATTATCACCTTCTACTTCTTTACTTGTATCTGTTTGACCTTCTGGAAGGGTATAATAATCAACTACCATATTTAATTTTTTACCACGAAAATCACTAAACTTAATCTCACCAGATGTTGGTATACCAGTGTCTAATGGTAGATTTGTTAATGTGCTTCCAGATGGTGAGGCATTTTCAAAATCAGGATCATCTCTACGATATCTTCCTAAACGACTATCGCCTCTATCACCAAATTCTGCTCGAATTTGATCAAAAGATATTGAACTTCCAACGCCTGGTAATGTCATTATGAGTCAACCGCTGTAGTAGTTCCGATTCCGACCCATCCTCCAATATAAACTTGTAACTGATTTCCATTTGTATTGTATATCAAAGCACCATCGGTTACACCAGTAAGATTATCCCTCTGGTTGGTAGTTATCTTTGGTGGCAGCATGAACATTTTGTTTGCAAATGCTCCTGTAATATCTTTTCCAGCATCAGCAAAATCAACTGCTGATTTGGCTAATGTTGTCCCTACACCAACTATAGATGAGACTGTTGCACCAGTATTAAATAAAGAATTTCCAAATGTATCATCTGTTCTGATTCCTAAATTACCAGTGGCAGACACAAAAACTCTATTGTTACCTGAATTTATTTCAACTGGGTTAGAACCAGCATTTACGTTGACACCTACTTTATCTGTTTTTATTGAAGTTACAGTTACAATTCCAGCAGAAACATTGGTGAATGTGGATATTCCTGATGCTGCGTTTACATTACCTGTGAGATTACCTGTGAGATTACCAGTGACATTTCCTTCAATTGATCCTGTTAGTGATACATCACCAGCAATAAATATATCTCCACCAAAAGTTGCACCAGCTGATATTTTAGCATTACCCTGTACGTGGAGTTTATGTGTTGGCAATGTTATACCAATACCTAAACTTCCACCAATTCCAGTTAAGGTCATCAACTGAGCATTATTAAAACCTTTATGCCAATGGAAATTGCCTGTATTTGATAAATCGTTTGCGTTAAGATAGTAGTTAATATTTCCACTATCAGTATTAATTAAATCTAGTGACCTTCTTGTGCTATATGGTGCGGAACCACTCTCGTTACCATATCTCAATGATCCAAAGTGTGATGACAAACCAGATGCACCACCATTTAAACTTGCAACATTTAATTGTCCATAGACGGATACACCTGCTCCGATTGTTGCTAATTTTGTATTACCATCAAAATATAATTTTACTGTATCATTTTTGAAAGCCTCTAACATTTTTTCTGAACCACCACCAGCTGGTTGATTAAATGTTATCATTTCAATTTTGTTATCAGATTGTAACACTAAATTACCAGTGCCTTTGTCAGCAACGTAGCTATGTCCAGTGCTAGAGTCATGATATATGTGTAAGTCTCCTCCACCTGGTTTTGAAGGGTCACTACCAAATATTGCCTTTATCTTATCAGGAAAAAATACAGTTGATCCAATTCCTACAGTTGCACCAGTTCCTACGGTTACGTTATCACCGAACGTTGAGATACCTGTAACGTTAAGAGTTTCACTAATATTAGTGGTATCTAATTCAGTTCGTCCATTTACATCTAAATCACCATTCGCATCAATGTTATTACCGAATGTTGAGATACCTGATACGTCAATATTACCATTTAAATCTATATTACCAGTAAATGTTGACACTCCAGCAGTTACAATAAGTTCATCACTAGATGAATTTCCTAATGTGCTACTTCCTTGTACAACTAAATTATTACTTACATCTACACTAGAATTAATATCTACAGCATTTCCGAATGTTGAAACACCGATTACATCTAATTTTTGTGCTTTTAAATCAGTTGTTGTCGTAAGACCAATAAAACTAGTAATGCCTGTAAATATAGAATCTCCAAGAACATCTAATTGAGTTGTTGGTATTTCACTACCAATACCAATATTGGTAGTAGTAGACAGTCCACCAGCATTTGCGATAAATCCTTCTGTTGAAATCGCAACTATATTTGTAAGACCTGATGCATCACCAACAAATTTTGTAGCAGTAACAATTCCTGAAACTGAGTCAATTTTTATATTACCAGATGTTACTACTCCACTTATAATTGCTCCAGATAAATTTGTTATCCCTGTTATGCTTGCACTACCACGAACATCTAAACGTTTTTCTGGTATTGTAGTTCCAATTCCAACCAGTCCAACAGAGTTGACAATAAAATTACTATCATCGACCTGAACACCGTTTCTAAAATTAAATGATTTGGTATAATTTGCCATTACCTTTTTAGTTATTTATTTGTTTTCAATAGAGTTTACTTTAGAAGTTAATTCCTTAACTGCCTCAATCAGAACAGGAATTAATCTATCATAACGAACTGCTTTCACACCATTACCTCTTGTAATTGTAACACCAGGCAATCCAAGTGCCTCAATTTCTTGAGCAAGTATACCAGTGTCCTTTGTACCATTTTCATATGGTGTCAGTCCTGTATTCCAAGTAAATGTATTACCACTAATACTATTAACCATGTCAAGTGCATTTTTTATGGGTGATATATCTTTTTTAAGTGTCATATCAGATGAACTAAATGCAATCACATCACCAGTAAATGTACCTGATCCTGTGACCGTAATACCAGTTGTGTTAACACGTAACCTTTCATTTTCGGCACTACCAAATCCACTACCAGTATGAATAGTAAGTACGTTTGCGGATGGAACTCTAAATCTTGGACCTCCATTGTTTAATTCTATTTCTGGATTTGCAGAAGTGAGTTGTATGTTACCATTGTTTGTCAACTGTCCAGTGATAGTTAAACCAGATGTAGTGGCTTCTGCTCTTACTGTGCTATTACTATCTAATAATTGATTATTATTAAGACCGTCTAACTGAGATCCATCACCTTTAAATTGTGTAGCAGTTAGAATTCCAGTTACGACAGCTCCTGTGTTTGTGGTTTTTAATCTACGTGTACCATTAAAGAAAAGATCAACTGAATCATTAGGACTCGCAGTGATCATATTTTCAAAATTATTTGCAGCATCACCTACTCGATTATTTAATGCAAATCCACCCTGAGCCGTTTCAAATAATAACGTGTTTGTATTTGTTGTTCTTATAACATTTGTATTTGGATAATTTCCACCACTACCGTGGAAAATTTCTAAATCTCCACCATTACCAAATTTTATTGCAGCATCATCAGGTAAATTGGCAGTTTTTGCAATTCCCACACCACCAGATATTATGAGTGATCCTGTTGTTGAACTTGTGGAATCCGTTGTTGTTTTGATTTTAACTGCATCCTTAAGTTGAACTTCCTTGTTAAATGTAACAGGTCCATCAAATTCAGATAATGATGTCTTAGATTTACCACCCTCAACTACAAGTCTTTCTTTGATTGTTGTTTCATCAAATACAACACTCAATCTACCAGGATTTTCACCTGTAACTGATGGTATCGGAGTATCAAAAGATGTCTCCTCACCTGTGAGTGCTGACTTTTTCTGGTTTCCAATATAAAAATCACCTTTGTTGTTCATTCCAGTGTAAACAACAGCACCACCTGCTCTTTCTTGTGACTGTGATAAGAACTCTTCCTTCTCAGAAATTGTTTTAACCTGAACTTGTGGAAGTGCAGTTGAATAGTTACCAGGACCATAACCAAGATATTCAAATGTATGACCTGATGCTCTTAAAATTGATGGTCGATTAAATTGAATTGGGAATGGTTTAATTTTTTTAACAAGTGATCCAGTTGCGTGATTTTTGATAACCGTACCAAAAACTCCACGAATTACTGAAATTTGATCATTATTAACTCCAAGTAAAGTATTTGTAGATACTCGAAGTATCTCCTCATCAATTAGTAAATATGATCCGTATGGGAATCTTTGAAGTAAATTATGTGTATTCGTAGTATCAACAGTAGCAATTCCAACGCCTGATCCCATCTGAGCACTTAATTTTGCATGTTCATTGTCAAATAATTCTACACCACGAATTGATAAATTCTCTTGACCAGAATCTGATACACCGTCATTTGCTGATAATCCATGTTTAAGTATGAATCCATTATCAACACTTATATCGGATGCTAACTCAAATGTAAATGTTGTGACACCAACCTTTGTTTTAACGATATATGAACCTTGGTTGACATTTGATGAATTATTTAATTGGAATCTATTTCCAGCAACGAGTCCATGAGGTTCAAATGTTGTGATAGTTTTTAACCCATCTGAGAAACTTTCAGTATCTACCTTAGATGATGAACTAACTGTAAATGCATATTGATCTGATATAGGATCAACATCTGCACCTGTTTTATGAATTGTAATCTGTTTCTTGTCGTTTACTTCTTTTAATCTAAAATATGAGTCGGATGCTGTTCCTACACCTGTAAATTGAATAACTAAATCACTCGATACACCAATGTTTCCTGATGTCAAACCTGCACCAGAGACATTACCATCCAAAATTGCCACTCCATTACCAGCACCTATTCGATTTGCATCAAAATATCCTTTATTTCCTGCAGACCAACCAGATCCAGTATTTGTAATTTCAAATGATGTCACAGCACCATTAGAAACTATGACATCAGATAATGTTCCATTCCACGTAGAATCATTTTGAGTAGTGCTGTTGAATACTTTTACATTACGATAGGTTGCCACACCAGAATTTGGTGTATAGTTTGCTCCACCAGAGTGAAGTGTAGCAGTCATTATACCCGCAAAATTATGTTCAGTAGTAAATGAAACTATCCCTGTTGTAGTATTGTCTGTGAATGAGAATAAAGGTTGACCTATTCCAATGGATTTAAGTAATTTATCATTTGTCTCTCTTGTAAGACTCTTTAAAGGATCGTTTGTAACTACCTGTCCTAAAGGAGATCTTACAGCAAAAGATTTAGATGCTTGGGGATTTTCATTTACATTATCTCGATCTAATTGAGGATATAAATCAACTACATTTTGACTATAATTTAAATCAGTATATTCCTCTTGAATATCATTACTGGAATTAAGAGCAAATACTTGATAAACACCATCTTGTGTGGCATCAATATATTCTGAAACTAATGTATTTCTAAACAAATAAATATTTGATTTTAGATCAGTCCTCTCAAATCTAGGAAGAGATGTATCCTCTATACTAAAATCATTTGTTGCAGAAGCACCTAAATTATCTCTTGTGGTTTCATACTCAAATGTCAAACTATTTGGTATATTTTTGACAGTAAATTCTCCATTATATCCTTTATTATCTTCACCCAAAGCACTACCACCCGAACCACCATCTTTAATATTTTTGATGGTAACTAAATCACCTATTTGTAAATTATGAGGTCTCTCTGCTTGAATTGTGATGATATCTGTTGCATTATTGAACGTACAACTACTAATAAATCTAGGATTTCTTTTAAATTCAAAATCTGATCTAGTAAGAGCATCATTTTTAATAAAATCAGAAGATCCTCGAACACCAGTTGAACTTGATTCTTGAATTACAAAACCGTTTTCTGGATTCTTTGAGTTTGAAATTTCTTTTGGTATTGCAAGTCTAACCTTATAAATTTTTTCATCAAGAGATCTCGTGTCTGAGATTCTCTTTACGAATGATGGTTCGGTTCTACCAGTAAGTGATGCAATACTTGTAAATATATTGTTTCCTGTTTGAACATTAATAAACCATTGTGTTCCATCAAATTGAACAGGATGTCCTAAGTCACCAGAATCTTTATCACTAACACGACTTAATACTTTTAAATTTGTTCCTTTATATACACTGATAAATTCAGAATTATCTGCGTTAGTTTTTGAAGATGCTAATCTAAATGTGCTAGGAGATAAAACAATAGCAAAATATACTGTTTTTTCATCTAAATTCTCTGGTAAGTCACCATCGTCACTGATAACAATTACTTTTTCACCTGTTGACAGTTTGTGTGCTGATCCATCTGATGTTGTAAACAGACTTCCAGATGGTTCTCCAACCTCTATTGTTTTGACACTTGACAATGAAGGTGTGGCAGTGCCATCCTCCATCAAAATATTTGCTGATTTTTCCACACCAGCAATATCTACAAATAAAACATCATTAACTTTGGCACCAACTCGGAAACCCTGAGTCACTGACGGTGGTAATATATCTTCAGAGGTAAATCCAAACAAATATAATCTTTTATCATTATTAACAGTTTTTGTTTTATCAATATCTATGGTAACCCAATCAATATTTTCTTCAGATGAAGTTATTGCCCTTGGTGGTAATATATGAGTAATGAAAGCTCGATCATCTTTTTGGAATGCATTTTTCTTAAATCCGTCAGATACAAGTGCTAATTGACCAAAGTTAGAGTTTGAGTTAGTGATAGAAGCATCGGCACCCGATTTTGCTTCAAAATGAATACCATATCCAATTGCAAATACAGATACAATTTGTAATACAGAGTCATTTGATATTTTTACATGTCTTGTCTCCCATCCATTTCTATAGATTGCATCAGAATCTAAGTGAAATACTTTCTCGGTGTCGGTTGCAGATGATTCTGATGAAAGTCTTTCATCAAAAACTGGGGTTATGATCAATCCATCATAATCTCTACCTGTCTTACTATATTTTACAAAAGCACGATCATCTTTCTGTAATGAAACTCCAGTAAATTGTGCAACAACCATTGAACGGAAACCAGTTGCCTTTGATCCATCGGCATGCATACCATTCATACCATAAACAGATCTTAACGATATATTAAAGATATAAGGTGATGCTCCTCCAACTGTGTCAGTTTCAACTGTGACAGTTGCACCACTTACATTAGAAGCAGTTGCTGGTAACTCATCAGGAACATTATCGAGAGCATACGTGAATACTTTTTTATTAGTCACACTGACACTGGTTACCTTTGCTGAAATATTATATTCAAGAGGAATAACACCAGATATTTTAATTGGGGTTCCTACATCGAGATTGTGATCCTGTTGTGTTGTTACAGTTACAACAGGTGATACGTTTGATCCATCACCTGATATGAGACTTGTAATTGAAATTGGATCCGCCGCAAATGCACCAACAATTTCAAATTCAGGTCTTCTTGCAGCAAAACCATCAGTGCTTGCAGGAAATTTGTCAATAATATTTCGATTTGTTGTCGCAGTACCATAAGCTAATGAAAGCTTATAGTAATACATATTTAAATCTGTTAATTCTGTTTGTTCATTTAAATTTACTCCATCTGCATATTCAAATACTGTTAATTTGTGGTGTGAAAAAGTAGGAGTGCTTAATTTACTGGTGAATATTGTATTATCTGTATATACTAACTCATTCTCCTTTCCATCAAATACAGAAAATTGCCAAAAATAACAGGCACCTGTGATTCTAAAAATTGCAGAATTAGGAACTGATGAATCTGTTGGGTTTGGAACATATTTTGGAATGATTTTTGTTTTTCTTAAATCAAGTCCAACAATTGAAGTTCCTCTTGGAACAATAACTCCACCATGAACACTATTATATTTGTGTAAAATGTTATCTTCAACTGTAAGGTCAAACTTAGAGTCTAAATTTAAAGATAATGAGTCTGTTGAAACAACTCCACCTGCTTGATTTAAAATTTGTGCATTGTTTCCTGATTTTTTTATCTTGTATCCTGGTCTATTATCAATAATATGCTCACCAGGCATCAATAATATTGTTGTTTTTTCTGTTATATCGTTATTATTACCTTGAACATAAGAAAATCTTGCTGACTCAATCAGTGCCCTTTGAATGGTTTTAAATGGTGTTGCTTGGGAATTACCCTGATTTGACATCGCATCACTTGCATCTAAATCACTTGGACTTACATAAAGAATACGACCTTCTACGTTTTTTAAGAAATTATCTAACTTATTCAGTGGCATGACACAATAATTCTACTATGATTCTATGTTCTATTTATGTATTCAAATTTGAGTTAATTTCGTTCAACATAATACCAAGTCACAGCAATCCTTTTAATTCCTTCAATTACGGGTTCACCAGCATGAGGATAACACCAATTTGAGGGAAAAATCAAGGCATAACCAGGTTTAGGTTTATATCTCATATGTGGAAATAAAGTTCCACCACCTTTGAAGTCATCTGTTAAATAAACGATAACTGATATTGTTCTATAAAATTCCCGTTTTTCTTTATAGTCAGCAACATCATGATGAAACTTATATTCTTGATTTTTTTCATATTGTAAAACTTGTATGCCCTCTCTCCAAGAGTGAGTATCATATCCACCAGGCACAGGATAGTATTGAAAATTTTCATGAATATCAATCAAACGTCTCTTATATTCATCTAGAGCTTGGTTGATTTTCAAATGAAAACTTTTTATTAATTCATGATTATCATTCATTATTGCACCAGTGCTTGTGCGAACAGGACTTATATCCTGATTATTACCCTTTACGAGCACTGTACTAGATTTAAAGTTTAATGTATTAATATATTTGTTAACCTCATCAACCTCATTAGGTTCAAGAACTTTTATAATTTGTATTAAATCATTCATTATGTAATTTTCAACTAAATAGGTAATCTTCGATAATAACGTAATCCAATTCTGTATTATTCAATATATTAATAGCATCACTTATTTTAGTTAAAATCGGATTTCCTTTTATGTTAAATGAGGTATTTAACAATACCTCAACATTAGATATTTTACCAAACTCTTTTAGTAAGTCATAAAAATGTTTATGAGTTGTTTCTGTTACTGTTTGCAACCTCGCACTTCTATCTATATGAGTAACAGCAGAAATGTTATCTATTTTTACTTTTGGTGCAAAACTCATATACTCTAAATTTTCATAATCTCTTGTCTCAAAATATTTCTGTGCCATCTCTTTCCTACAAAATGGTGCGAAAGGTCGATACCACTCTCTAAATTTTACTTTTGAGTTCAGTTTATCTTTCATATCAGGATAAGATGGATCACAAACAATAGAACGATTACCCAATGCACGGGGACCAATTTCCGAATCATCATATACAAATCCAATAATTTTACCCTCTTTTAATTTTTCAGCAATTTCCATCTTGCTTACTTTCACTGCATTATATTCCTCAATATAATTAGATAATTTATCTCTGTCTAAAAGAGGGATGCCAGAATAAGTGACATCTACTCGTTTATCAGGTTTAATTAAATTAAACATATGTCCAATAGATAATCCACCATCATGTGGATTAGGTGGTACAAAGACTAGATTATTATATTTTTGTTTAATTTTTTCGTTTACTAAAACATTAAGTGCACATCCACCTGTTAATATAATCGGAATATTTGTAATATGTCTTCCTAAATTACTCAATAATTTATTCGCAAAGTTTTTTTGTGCTGTTGCTGCAATGTCAACATCTAGTTTAGATTGTTCATTAACTTTACCATAAGCAGATAATCCCATCATCTTTCCAGCATATTCTCGTCTTGTCTTACTGTTATCAACAATATCTTTAATTCTTGAAGCTGACTTCCAATACTCTCTACCTAGATTTAATGGTAAAGACTCAATAAGTTTCATATCATCACCCTTTACATAGTAAAAATTAAATGATTGACCATCACCTCCACCGTCATAAGATACAATTAATGCTTCTCGGTAAGGAGATTGATAGTATGCACAATACGCATGATTATCATGATGATTAGATATTGTTTTTACTTCTTTAGAATTAAAAACTTGATATACAACATCAGGGACTCCTCTTCTTTTCCATCTTGCATCTATCAATAAAGTATCATAATCATTTTCAATTCCCCAAAAATTAGTTGCAATATTCTGACACTGCTCTAAAATGTTCTTTATATATTCATCAGAATTTTTTTTAAGTTGAAAAAATCTTTCTCCTGTTAACCTTTCAATTTCAATAATATGATATTTTTTTGTGATGGAATTAAAAAATGTAATATTAGCATCATGTCCACCAAATATACTAACGATATTATGCATTAAAATTATTTGTTATATCCATAATAGTTGCAACCAAAACAATTCTTCTCTCTTTTTGTGGTAATTGTAAATAGTGTTCACCAGTAAATAAAATTGATTGATCCTCCTCTGGTTTATGCTCAACACCTTCGACAAAAGTGCTGCCACCTGAATTAGTTAGATATGTAATAAAATTAAGATGTGGAAAACGATGATCTGTGTGTGGTAAAGAAAATTGTGCTCCTTGTCTTGGAAACATGCAATTAGTTGCTAATCTTAGTATAAAATTATCTTCAGGAGGAAATTCATTTTCAGATAAAATTTCTCTAACTACTTTAACTGCTAGTTCATGCATAACAGAATCTTGTTTTGACCACCCACAGAATTCTGGTCTTGAAATAAAACAATGGGATAAATTAGGAATATTTTCATGACCATCCTTCTCAGGTGCTAGGTCTGTTGTATGATCATAGTAAAACCAAGGAAAAAATTCACCCAAAATATTTTTCTTTAAAACTTTATAGTTTTCACTTTGAGAGTTTTGTAAAATTTGTATCATATTAATATATTTTACTCGTATCCATTGCAATATTTCCTGATAAGCTAATTCTTTCTTCCTTGCAATTATAAAATGGATAAACTTGATGATGTAAATTAGATGGAAAAAACAACATAGTTCCTTCACATTCTGGAGACATATGATAAACGTATGATTTCACATCACCCAATACATCAGTATAAACAAATTGAAAATTTGATATAATAGTAGAATTTGAATCTGATGCAATTTCTAATTGTTTTTGATCTTCGTGACGTGTAGGTATCTTCATCCAAATAACAAAACTATAAATTGAATTAGGATGTGTGTGTAAAGGATTAAATTCAGTTTCTTTTTGATAATTTGCCCAAAAAGAACTCAAAAAATACGGGTGAGGATGACTTGTAGGGAAGGACTCACCAAGATTACCAAAATCTTCCCCATAAGATTTAAAACATTTCATTAAAACATTATCAAAAAACCAATTATCTTTATCTACAATAGACTGACTGTTGGTAATATTTCCTGCCAGAAAAGGTTTTTTATTTCCTCTGTGATCTTCACAACAATTCCAGAGATGTTTCATCTCAATATCATTTAATTTAATTTCTAACCAACCAATGTTAGGAGGATAAATGCCTTGTATATTCATATGTATTTTGTAAATTCATTTTCTGGATTAATTCTGAAACCAAAACTAATTCTATCACACATACTTCCAACACAATGCCAGAAATATCCATTTTTTGCTGGTGGTATAAAAAATTTTCTTATAGTAAATCCTTTGTCATCATAATCAGTAATTATCTCTTTCGTCTTTCTGTCACGATATCTAAAAAATGATTTTTTATCTTCCGATGCATATGTAATATAAAGTCGTATGCAAGGATTTGTATGATTAGTATGCCATCCCATATAACCAGTTGGAGGATATATGAAGTGTCCACTTGACTCGACTCTATCATGACCAACAACTTCCTTTACTTTTGATAATAAAGTATCAACCAACTTCTTATCAAATTTCATGAAATTTTTTTCTTCAGCTACATTTATTATATCATTGAAACAAGGGTTGTCAAGTTTGTTTATCCAATCATCTTGGAATGAATACTCATTTGTGTCGGCATTATCCATACACTCTTTGATGAAACTCTCAGTGAGTATCTCATCAAATATAGATATATTGTATGAATTTTTCTCAAACATAATGTTAATTGGAAGACACTGGTGTAACGTTGATCCTACTTATGGTGATTGGAGGATAGATGAAAAAGAATATGTATTACATCTAGAGAAAATAAAACCATTTCTAAAAAAAGAATCAAAAAAATTAATAAAGTTTAGTAATATAGGATATAAAGGAAAAAATATGAATCCTTATCTTTGTGAGGAGAGATATAATGCTTGTAACATAAATTTTCCAGGAATATTAACAATAGGTCAAAACCCATATAACTGTAAGTATCGAATGATAGATGGTAAACACCGTATTATAAAAATGACAAATATGGGTATAAAAGAGAGTATGTTTTATATTATTGACTATAATATATTTCTTAAAGAACTACAACCCGTACCTCACCCCTAGCACCTGAAGCTCTCGCTCCTCCTCCTCCACCTGGAGCACTTCCAGCTGCACCAGACGCACCTCCATTTCCTCCTCCTACACTTGTTCCACCTGACTTCTGATGATTATACCTTCTAGAACCACCGCCTCCTCCAGCCATGTAAGCACCACCACCATTAGAACCTGTTCCTGTTGAACCAGCCGCAGATCCTCCTCCACCACCAGAGTGTCCATTTTCTGTAGACTCTGGTGCACGGTTATCTGTTACGTGTGTTCCATCATCAGTGAAGGATGAGTTATAAAATCCTCTTTCTCCACCTGTACCTGTTCCTCGTGGACTTCCACCATTTCCACCATATCCGTGTGTTTCCTGATTAGTTCCATTGTGTCCAGCGTTACCACCACCAACTTGATAATTACTATTACCAAATGTTGATGTTCCACCATTATTATTTACTGCACCACCAGTACCAACAGTCACTGTTACCGTGGTTGCTAAACTAGTCATTGGGATATTGTATTCGGCATATCCGCCACCACCACCACCACCATTCAGGGTGGAGTTACCTCCACCACCGCCTCCGCCTCCCCACATGTAGACGTTTGCAATAGTTCCTGATGCTGGTTTATTCCAAGTTCCAGGTGAAGTGAATGTTTGGATATTACCTGACGATCCTGGTGGACCTGGTGGACCTGCAACAGTCGAAGGAGAACCTGGAGTACCATCTGTACCATCTGCACCTGGTGGTCCTGGTGGTCCTGGTGGTGCTCCAGCTCCTGCTTCGATTGTTGCCCTTGTATTAAATACTTTTATTAGGTAACAAAGTGCATAATATGGTGGTAAGTTTGCATTGGTTCCTGTTTGTGTAGCAGAAGCACCAGTGGTTGTAGTACCATTAGCATCAATTGCTGTTTTTTCAGTAGGAGGTGCTTGAGTGCCATAATCAAAACCACCTGAAGTATATCCTGTTTCAAAGGAACCACTTTGTCCATTATAAGTAGGAGTTTGATGGGAGTGTGCAATCAATACTGCATCTTTATCACCACCAGTTGCAGCAGGAGAAACACCTGGATATGCTGTATCCCCAGTGCTGGCAGTGGCACCAACCACAAACTTATCTCTCAAATCTGGAATATTAAATGTAGACGAACCATCACCGACACCATTAACAGTTCCAATTGCAGCAAACAGTGAACTAAATTCAGTTCTACTTAATGCAGTTCCATCACATAACTTATAACCTTGAGGAATATTACTCGATGCTCCTGCCCACATTAAAATGGTACCAACAGGTTCTCCACCTCCTCCAGAAACTGGTAACCATTGTCCTCCACTTCTTACCTTTATTACCATCTCTTCCTCCTAATTGTAAGGTGAATCACCAAGAATACTTGTATCCCACTGTGCTTTAAGTTCTTGTGCTGTTGTTGCTGTTGTTATACCAGCAGCAGCAGGGGCATCTCTCAAAGCTTGTTTTTGGGTAACAATTGATGTAGTTGCAGCACCAACTTCAAGTGCACGTTGAAAATCAACGTCAAGAGCAACAAGTTTTGATTCCCTTGCATTTCTGATGTTTGTTTTATGTATTTCTTTGGCTTTCGCCATATCAATTCCAAATCCCATAATCGTTAAGGTGTATAAGTCCAAGCGTTCCTAAAACTTCGATCAGTAGGAACTTCTGATTTATCTACTATATATGATGTTTTTCCTGCTGGAACATCTTTTGCCCGTATCTGCTCAACAGTCAAACCACAATTATCTGAAGGAGTCATTACAGCAACCATACCATTATCTTGAATGTAAATTATTCTTTTATCAGAGTTTGCCATTTTTTTTTTATTTTTATTTATTAAGTGTTGACATTAGTTAAGCTCCAAATACAGCTGCACAAACTCTATTTGTATTTGATCTTCCATTACCAAAACTACTGTCGGGTGTTTCAATTGTTACTCTGAAACCACTAGGAGTATAATCACCATCAGTGTGGTCAACGTTTCCTGCAAGTCCAACTTGACGAGTATTGGAACTTTGATGATTTTGAGCAAGCACTACTGCGTAATTCCTATCAGACATCTGATTAGTAAAAGTAACAAAATAATCACCAGTGGCGCTGTCAGTAACTGAAGTAACATTGAATGAATCTTTTATTTGGAGAAGATTATCACCAATCTCATCTGTTCCATCAAAATTTACCCAAGCTTTTGCCCTGCCCTGTCCAATTTGTTCTGCTGTTGATGGATTATTACCATTTGTATCTTGAATGGTTCCTACTTTAAGTGTTGACATAACTAATTCCCACCAAAAACTGCACTAAAAACATTTTCAGCATCTTGGGTACTCGATCCATTATAACTAACGGTTAACTGATAACTAGTTGTAGTTAAGACATTTGCTCCGACTTCTCTAGCATTACCTGTTACTGTTGTTTCAAAATAATGACCAGATGAAACTACACAATAATTAGAATTAGACATTGCTGTAGTGAAAGATACTGTATATTTACCTGTAGCATCATCAGTTACCGAACTTACATTAAAACTATCTCTTACTCCTGTCATATCAGCAGTAGATGTAACATTTGCACCATTAAGATTCACCCATGCTGTTGCAAGTTGTCCTTTTTCAGTGCCAGAACTATTTTTAAATACTGGTGCTCCTGATGTGTTGCTTTGAATTGTTTGTGTAACTAGTGTACTCATAGTAACCTCCTAATATTATATATGCTATATGATTGTGAACGTTGAACCACTACTGATTGTAAGAGTGACACCATTTGCAATTGTATAAGGACCAAAAACTCCACCATTTTTTGATCCACTAATCGGGAACGTCGTTGTTTGTGTCAGTGACGTTGGGTTTTGGAAGAATTTATTTGCTTCAAATATGTTCGATGTAGTTGTACCTGTAGCATTGTTCTCGTCTTGGTCTGAATCTGATGTATCATACCATATATCTCCATCACAATAACTTCCACCAGATGCCTCGGTACTGATATATCGAGCTCCATAAGCATTACTTGTTGACGCAATTCCAATGACATTACCAGACGCAACACTTATAGGAGAACCACATGTTCTTTCAGTAGTTCCAACTTTATATTGTTTGATACTAACGGCAACACCGCTTGCGGTAGATGCATCTATCCAAGTTGGAGGAGCATCTCCATTACTTTTAAGTATCTGTCCTGATGAACCATAATTAGTTTCACCGTTGAATGAAATTGCTCCCGTTGTTGCGACACGAAGTCTTTCTTTTATTCCATTAGTATTACCATCTCCAGAATCAGTAGCAAGCACAAAGTCAGCTAAATTACTACCTTTATCTTGAGCATAAAGTCTAACATCACCATTATTTTTTGTTCTTAGTTCAAGTCCGTGATAGTAACTATTATTATCACCTTGATTATCTACGATTCTTAAACAAGCAGTATCATCATTACCACCAGCATATGTGATAGATGATTTACCATCTACAGCAACGTAGAATGGTGCACCTGAGGCGGATGAACCTCGTGATGTTACTTTTACATCACCATTTGATGCTATAACTAATCTGTTAGAACTTGCATCAACGTCACGAATTGCAAATCCACCATTACTTACACCAGGAATACCACTCGAAATGTCAAAAACATCATTACCAGCACTATTATGTTGTAAACGTATTATTGGTAAACCAGTAGGAGCAAGAATATGGAGGTTTGTTTGAGGAGTTATAGTTCCGATACCAACATTTTCATCTACAAGTACACGACCATCAACTTTAACAACCGAAAGAGTTTCACTTCCTCCAATTATAAATCCCTCATTAGTGTTTGGTGAAACTGCACCATCAGAATGCTTATAAACAATATGACCAACTTGAGATGCACTACCCTGATCACTGAAGAGTAATTTTGCTCCTTGTAAACTACCACTCAAACCCGACACAGAACCAGTATTAGTGTCTGTTCGGATTAACATTCCCTTATCACTTTTAACCTCAAAGTGAACATCTTTTGGATCAATGTCTCTTACTGAAAGTGTGCCACCAGCACTCACTCGAACTGCTGTATGACTTCCAGGATGTCCTGTAGCACCACCAGTTACAACTCTAAAATCACCAGCATTACCTGGTCTTATTGATATCTGATCAATTAATGCGGTGCCAGTTTGACCAATCTCAATTGTTTCAAAAGTTGGATTTGTTGTTCTACTCTTTCCAATTATTTTTCTTTTACTGTTTACACTATCATTTGAATAAATGTAATCATTTACTTCAAGCATCATCGCAACATTAGTTGGATCATTCTCAGTGCCAGAATCGACTGTTGCACCTGTGGCTATGAATGCAGATGCGGTTATAATACCAGTTGTGCTTACATTAGTTACATCTTCATATGTTAATGTTCCATCGACAGTCAGATTACCATTAATAGTAGTGTTTTTTCTTAACGTAACATTACTTGTATTAAAATTAGCAATTTCTTGATCATTTGCCCATATTTCAAGTTGTCCATCACCATCTTGTGCAATACCAGTATCATTATCACCAATAACTAAGAAATGATCAACCGTGGTGTATAATGTTCCTGATGTTTTTGGTCTTGCTCCAAGACCCGCATTACCATTAACATCAATCTCAAATCTAGAAGAACCATTGGTAAAGACTTTAAATGTAGTGGCCGCACCAACAGCACTTAGTTGAAATTCTTTATCGGCAACACTTATTTGTCCATAATGAGTTCCGTTATATTTTAAGTTTAGATTTGTATTATTCGCACTACCTCTATCAAACTCTGCTACTGGATTAGCATTTCCAGTTGCTTTTAATACACCTGCAGTGAATATTCCTGACCCAAGTGATGTATTACCACTATTATTAGTAACCATTACTACATCACTACCACCTGTATTAGAAGTATCTCTACCATCTAATAAATCTGCGCTTAAATTAGTTACTGTTGTTGTAGAAGTAACCGTAAATGGTGCGGTTCCTTGTGATGCTGTAGATTTTAATGTTGTTGCTCCAAGTTGACCTGTACTTGCGTCGAAAGTTAAACTCGTATTAGCATGTGGAGTTAGAGTATCACCTGTGGCAGCTTGAACAAATACAGGGAAGCAAGTGGCATCACTTGCCTGATTTGTTATTTTTAATTGACTCGCTGCTCCTGTTACAGGTCCAACAACAGAATCAGCATTTATTTTTCGAACATATATTTGTCTTAGATAATTACTTGAACCTCCAAGATCTACACCAGTTGCATCACCATCGTTTGCAGCCGATCCAGATGGTAGAAGATGAACTCCTGCTCCTATTGTTAGTGTTGATGCTGAGTTAGTTGATGATTTACCTTGTAGAAGTGGTGATTCGTAACCTCCTGCAGGAGCAACAAGAGCACTAACTGAGTATGCTCCTGTGATTGTGGCATTTTCACCATTTCCTTTAACTGTTATAAAAGTCGAAATAGTCGCAGTAGGAGCATCTGCATCATCTGATTGTATTACTTCAATCGCATCATTGACCTCTGCATCAGTATCATCACTTGTTCCTCTGAATATCGCAGCATATGGGTGTCTTGTTGCAGTTCCAGTAGCCATTCCTGCCAATTTAAACAGACCAACTTTTTGTGCTGCAGTACGAAGATTATCAGTAAGATTATCAGTAAATGCATCATAACTAACTAAAACTCCGATTTTAGTTCTATCCATACCACCAATGGCAGTTGCTAAATTGTCTGAATTAGTACCATTTCCGTGTGTATCATAAGTCGTTCCAGAGTCCAGTGTTAAAGAATCAGTGGCATCAAAAATTAATAAGTGAAGTCCTCGATTATTACGATTACCACCAGATATTTGATCTGAACCATTTAAGGTGCATTGTCTGAAAGCATCGTTATTGAGTCCAGTTCCACGAACATAGATGTGTGAAGTAAGAAGAGTGCTATCATTAGCTCCATATCGAACATCTGTTTTAATATTTAATGCATCAGTTTGAAGTCTAAGTCTCTCTGTTCCACCGATAGTGAATCCAAGAGTATCACTAGCAGGACTATGTAAATAAGTATCACTATCACCCAAGAAGTACATTCTGACATCTCTATCAGTTGCACTCTGATTAATGTCAAATGTTACTCCTAATCTATTAGCATCACTTTCATATAATTGAATAAGTGAATCAGCATACAGATCTAAATTTGACGCACCTCCTACTATCTTTGATACATCACCTGCACTTTCATTAAAAAATAAAGTCCCACCAAGTTTAACATCACCACCAACGGTTAATTTATCTGAGGTCTTATTAAATGTTAACCCTGCATCTGCACCAGCATCACCACCATCATTAAATAAAACTTGAGTATCACTACCTGGTGATCCGAGTGTACCAGTAATATTACCAGCTATTAAATTTCCAACAGCTAGTGTTGTGTTATTACCCGTAAGTGCTTGTGCTCCAGTTGGATTATTAGTTCCAATACCAACGTTACCCTGATTTGTGATGCGGATTCCTTTTACACCAGAAGTGTCTACAGTAGCACTACTATCAAAAACTTGACCAATATGAATATCTCTATTATGATTACCAATTACAAGACCAGAGGCATTTGCTGCCATTCCAGTCATCTGTGCTTCGGTGATTGCTAGTATTGGTTTATCGTTTGTTTGATCATTATATCTTGTCGCATATAAAATATTTTCATTAAGAGCATCATGCTGAACATGAAGTCTTCCATTTATATTACCTGCCTCATTGATTCCAACATTACCATCACCTTTAAGATGCATTATATCTGCCTGTAATGTGTTATTACCACCAACGGATCCTTTATGTACACTAAATTTAAGATAATTATTTGCAGCAGTTGCGTGATGGTAACTATAAATTGAATGATATCTTATATCAGATTGCGGATGATCTATTCTACCAAATCTTATATCCTCTCCTTCTGTATCATATGCTTCTGTTCCTAATCTTAAAGTTGGATATTCACTACCATCACCCCATACATCTAATCTTGCACTTGCTACTGGATTTACAGTTCCGATACCAACTTTTTGACCATCTTTAGCAATAGCAACTCTTACGTTTGTACCACCACCATCAGCATGAGTTCCAATAACTTCAAATGCAGTACCACTATTATGATACGATTCAAGAGATAAAGTGTGAGTAGAATCATAATTTGCTTTTAATACTGCAGCATATGTTGTTTGATTATTTCCTCTTAATCTTATTGCACCATTTACATCAAGTTTTTCACCAGGATTATGAGTCCCGATACCAACGTCACCACCTGCTTCGATGCGAAGTTTTTCATCATTATCAACTCTAAAGTCTATAAATGAACCAGTGTGATTATTACTTGGGTCTGATTCAATTGTTAATGCACCACTCGCAGAGGTTGCATATATTTGTGCGTGTGTTCCTCCACTTTGAGCAAAGAACATCTTTTGAGTGGATGCTGTTGAGTTGTCCAACATCAACATATTATTTGAATCTATATCAATATGCACACCTGCTGATGGAGTTGCGTTAATAGTTCCTAAAGAAAACTTACCATCTTTTGTAATGCGAAATCTTTCATCACCAGTGGTGTTAAACGATATATAATTATCATCTGCTGCAGCATAAGTACCAAGTATAGAAGGTCTATCACTACTTCCCTCAGTTCCAAATATAATTCCATCACCTGAGTTAGCAAATTTTATGTGATCACGTGCTGTAATAACTCCAACCGCATCAATATCTGTTACACTTTCATAGGTTACTGTTCCACTAAAGTTTGCATTAGCAGCAAATATATTATTCCATCTACTACTTGAAGAACCTATATCTTGACTGGTTCCACCAGGAAGTAAATGTCCACTTGAGTCGATTTTAAGTCTTATATTTGTGGCATTGCCACCATTCGTTAAGAATTCAAGAGCATTACCACTATGATCATATCTGACTTGTCCAACATCAGATGCACCACTATCTGCAAATAGAATACCTCCGTAATTACTTGCACCTGATCCAATTGTTATCCAAGTGTTAGTATTATTTTCTGCAAGTATGACTGATTGATTTGAGGTATTAGCAATACTTCCATTTGCTAATCTTGCGTGAATTTTATTGGCATTGTTTCCAGAAGTGGTTCCGACAAGTAGTTTACCATCAGTTCCTACAAAAATATCATCAGTAAAAGTTGTAATTCCTACAAATCTTGAATTTCCTAAAACATGTAATCTACCATCTGGATTTGTGGTTCCGATACCAACATCACCAGTTGATGTGATGCGAACTTTTTCTTGATTTCCACTCGTGGAAAATCTCATAAAGTTTCCACTGTGATCATAAGTAATGGTTCCCATTCTATTTCCAACACCAGATGTATCTGTGTCAGCAAAGAAAATATTTCCAGTGTTTCCAGTTCCTGAGAAAATCGTTAGTCCTCTGTTACCACTTGTGGTTCCAACTATCAAATCATCAGCAGAAGAATTAGTAGTTAAATCAGTATTAGCAATTCTTACTTGTCCATCTGATGTGATGTTAAGTCTTTCTACTAATCCATTAGCATCTGGTCTTGTATAAAAATGTAAACTTCCGTCGACTTTATTAGTTGTATCTGTTCCTGATTTTGCAATCATTCCAGCAACTTTATTTGTATCCCAGAAAGCAAATACTTCTGCTATTCCAGTCTCCGCACTTGTGGTGGTTCCTCTAAATGCAAGTCTACCGCCACTTGTTCCACCAGAAATATGAAGTGTTCCAACAGTTGAATCAAGAATATTGGTGGAACCACCAGTAAATAATCTACCACTTGAGTCGATGCGAAGTTTTTCAGTTCTATCACCATTATCATCAGTATGGAATACAAGAGAAGATGCTTTACTATTACTTGCTTCAGAGATCATTCCAATAGAACAAATTCTATTCTGAGAATTACCAGTTATATTAAATTGGAATCCTGTATATGTTCCACCATTTACATGTCCAGATTCATTAAAGAAACGAGCAGCACCATATGCTACGGTTTGTGCATTACCATCATAAGCAACTCCATTATTTTGTTTTACATCTAACTTAGTAGCTGGAGATGTATGACCTATAGATACGTAACCAGTTCCATTATCAATTTTCATTCTTGGAACAAAATTAGCACCCGATGGTGGATTATTAGAATAACCAAATAATAAATCATCATTCACATGTGTTGAGACAAATGCAACTTGTTGAGTGCTAAAAGCAGCAATACCACCTCTTGAATGACCATTAAAATGTACGAGTGCCGAAGCATCAGTTCCAAACACTTCTAATTCGTCATTAAATGTGGCATTAGCATTAACAGTCAAAGTATCACTAGAATCACTACCTAAAGTTGTATTTCCATTTACAGTTAAATCATTTGTTATCGTTAGACTTCCAGATGGAGTTATAGATCCCTCTATATCTGCATAAACTTTATTAGCGTATATGTTGTCCCACTTAGCATTACTTGCTCCAATATCCTGTCCAGTTCCACCTCTTAATAAATCACCATCAGAGTTGATACGAACTTTTTCTGTTGCTGATGATGCACCATCATTAGTTGTTCTGAAAACTATACGTCCTGGTTTATCATCTGTTCCGTGATCTAAGTCCGCAACAAATTCAATTGCAGAGGATTCTTGTTGTGTTCCGTTACTATCATTTCCAGTTATTCTTAATGCACCAAGAACTTGACCTGCTGAAACTGTCGTATCATTTCTATGTAAGACTAAATTTGGACCAGCACCCGACTTTCCATTAACCTGAAGCATTGTGTTGGTATCATATACAGTTGCTGTATTAATTCCTACTTCACCATCTTTCTTGATGGTAATTCTTTTCTGCATCGAAGTGCTTAGAACTAATTCACCTTCATTAGTTCCTTTGTATTCTGCCTGAATTTCTGCTAGGTTTCCAGTTCCTGAAGTCGAATTAAAGAATAAACCTGCTTTGTTGCCAACTGAACCACTTGTATAAAGTGAAATATTACGACCAGAAGTTGAGTTATGAGGTGCTACGGTTAAAGTGGATGATGGGGTGGTACTTAAATTGGTTCCGATACCAACTTTACCATCTGATGCGATGCGAAGTCTCTCATCAGGTGACGCTGAACCATCATTACTTGTTTTGAATAGGATGGCAGTTGGCATGTCAGTTGATGAATTAACTGAACCATCAACCCTAGCCTCAATTGTGGCACCTTGGTCATAAGAATTACCATTAGTATTGTATCCTCTAAAGTCAATTCTTCCTAAACTATCACCATTTGCTACTACAGTATTACTTCCAATTGAAGCATTCTTACTTCTGTAGAACGATAATCGACCACCATTATTTGCATTTGTAGAATATGAGTTGATATCTATCGCATCACCACCAGCAGCAGAGACTTGTAAATTTCCAGAATGTAAAACACTAGTATGACTAACTAATAATTTACCACCATTAAAATATGATTCTGCAGCAGAATCTAATTTTACTCTTGTTACTCCACCATTCTGATTAACTACTATCTGTCCATTCTGTGATCCATCCTGTTGAAGATATATTAATCCAAGACCTGAATCACTACGGGTTTTGAGAATTGTTCCCCGAACTGTGAGCATTTGACTAGGATTGGTGGTTCCGATACCTACTTGGCCTGCTGATGTGATGCGAAGTCTTTCTTCCAATCTACTAGAATCAGAGTTTTCATTAGAAATGACTAATGAAGTAGCACCATTATTTGTTCCTTCTCTTATTGTATGAATTCGTGATCCATATCTATCATCATTCAATACATCAGAACTAGCTTTCAAAAAGATTCCACTTCCACCACCAGTTGTAATTTTTTGTCCCGAAATCGTTAAAGCGGTTATAGGAGTATCAGTTCCAGCATGATTTATTTTAACAAGATCATTGCGAGGATCATCAGTTCCAATACCAATTTTTTCATCTACAAGTACACGACCTTCAACTTTAACAACTGTAAGAGTTTCAGTTCCTCCGATTATAAAACCATCATTCGATCCTGGTGCTATACTACCATCAGGATGTTTGTATCTAATGAAACCTTTCTGAGTTGCATTGGATATATCACTAAATCTAATTTGAGCACCATCGGTAGCAGCATTAGTTTCCGATTTTACATAAAGTCCATTGTCATTGATAATTACAGGAGTTGCATTTATAGTAAGAGTGTCTGAAGTTGCATCTCCTAAAGTTGTGTTTCCATTTACAGTTAAATCATTTGTTATCGTTAGACTTCCAGATGGAGTTATAGATCCCTCTATGTCTGCGTAAACTTTGTTAGCGTATATATTATCCCACTTAGCATCACTTGCTCCAATATCCTGTCCAGTTCCACCTCTTAATAAATCACCATCAGAGTTGATGCGAAGTCTTTCTACAAGTCCAGCACCACCACTATCCTTTGTCAGAAACTGTAAAGATCCTTGATGATAATTGGCTGAAGTTCTTTGGCCAATAATTTGTGCTGTTGTGACATCATTTACACCATCAACAACAAAATCTATACTTGATCCTGGCCCACTGGCACTTGTAGAATCATTCTTTAATTTAATTCCCGATACTACACTAGCAGCATTTCCAGAAACAATTTCAAATTTTGAACTTGGAGAAGTTTCTCCGATACCAACATTACCATTAGCATCATCAATCGTTACTGATACTGTATTATTAGATGCAGCATTGCGTAAGAATTGAAGTTTACCATCTGGAGTAGTCCTTATCGCATTATGTTCTGCCCCATTACGAATCGTAATGTCACCATCCTGCACATCTAATTTTGTTGCTGGATTATCAGTTCCAATACCTACAAAACCATCTGATGTGATGCGAAGTTGTTCTTCTGCTGCGGTGTGGAACCGCATTGAATCACCATTATGTGCATATTTAATATTTCCTCGATAAGTGGCATCTCCAGTTATTCCATCAGCAAAGAATATATTACTATCACTACTAGTTCCTGCAGCAATAGTAAATCCAGTATGCCCAGTGCTATACAATGCTAGTTTTACGGCACCACCATAATTTGTTTGATCAACAGTTCCAATACCTAGACCACCACCAGTAAAATAAGATTTACCATTACCAGTTATTTGTACAGTTCTTGTTCCATCAGCTTTTTGAATGTTTATAAAACCTGTAACAGTTCCTGTTCCCATATCAACTTGTGAACTAACACTTGCTTCTTGAACAGAAATTATAGGATCATTCCCATATAAAGTCAGTTCTTGAGTGGGATTATTAGTTCCAATACCGAATTTACCATCCTTATAAACTAAACCTGTGCTATCAACTTCTACACCATCATAACCATCAGTCGCACTACCAAAATGAATATAATGAGTTCCTGAACCTGTTGTATCATCAGTTATGTCAATAGTATCTGCTTTACCAATTGAAACACCAGTATCAATCGTTCCTTTAAATGTTCCATAATATTCTTGTGCATCAACTCTTCCCCTATAACTTGCTGAAAAAGCTAATGTACTACTATTATTAAAAATTGATATTGCTTTATTTGTATCTGTAGTCTGAGTAGAGGTTGCACTAACTGCGATTCCAGTGGGAGTTCCTGTACTAAAAATTTCTAGATCATACCTTGGGGTGGTTTGACCGATACCTATTTTATCTGCATTTACTATGACTCTACTATCATCTATGATAGTTGAGCCTGATATTTTAATTGCCATCTACCGTCTTCGTGTTCCCACTGGGTAATTTCTTTTATTTATCAATAAGACCTCTCAATTCTTCAATTTGTTTCTGTTGGTCTTTAACAACCTCAATCAATAATCCAATCAGTCCATTATAATTTACAGATTTTGGATCATTATTACTTACAATTTCTGGTAATACACTTTGAACATTATCAGCAATTACACCAAGAGATGGTTTATTGTCTGACTTCCAATTAAATGATACACCATCAATCTTTTTAATTTTTTCAATTGGATCTTGAATAATTTGAATATTTGTTTTGACTTTTCGATCTGAAAGTGAATCAAAATTAGTTGCTGCGACGGTTCCGACAACTTCCAATTTATATTGTGGAATTTCACTTCCAATACCAATATTACCTCCTGATAATATGGTAAGTTTATTTGTCGGAATAGTGGCACCATCAGGTGTTGTTGCAAACGACAAACGTCCAGGAAAATCACTTCCACCCGTACTAGCGTCAGTAAAAGCAGTGATATTTGCAAAATCTCCTCTGCGATCAGCAAAAACAAGAGTTCCAATTGTAGACTGATGAAGAACAGAAGATTGTGCTTGTATGGTTAAAACACCATATCCTGATGTAGAATTATTATTTCCACTCACTATCAATCTACTGTATTGTGACTGTGTACCCACTGCAGTAGTAGTTCCCATTCCGACTAGTCCATCATGACGGATACTCATTCTTTCTTGAGGAGAAGCTAAACCATCAGGAGATGTGTCAAAAAACAGTGAGGTAGGTATGTCATGCTCATCATCATGAGTTACATGACCCGTTACTTGAGCTCTAATTCTTGCACCTGAATTTGCAATGTCACCATTAGGTGGTGATTGGTCGGCACCATTGAATCGAATCACTCCAAGTTCGTCACCATTTTGAACTGCAATGTTGGTGCCTATCGTTGAACTTCTTGATTTAACAAAAGTCAAAGATCCTGCGTCGTCATCATTTGAATATCTGATAATTGAAATTCCACATGAAGTTCCTGTACCCACGACTTGTAATTGATTATCAGTATGACCCACTACTCCGTGTATTGCAGTTCCAACTTCTCTTCCAATAAGAACTCTATCTTGGAAATTAACGTTATCATAAAATGTTGAAATTCCTGTTACAGTTACACCTGCACCAAGAACTTTAATTCCATTTTGAGCTGTGATAATTCCAACCGCATCAATATTTGTTACATCTTCGTATGTTAATTCACCAGTAACCTCAAGATTACCAGTGATTTTTGCACCACTAGAATTGATACGGAATTTTTCAGTTGTATTTCCAAATATTAAATCATCTCCATTAATTGATATATTTGCTTCTTCCGTACCATCTTGATAGAACTTAATTAATTCTCCATCATTACCAGTTCGATTTATTTCAAGAGGTGTTCCACTTGCCCTTGTTATACTAACACAATCATCCTTTCTTGCTGTAAATCCTGCATTTGCTATGGAGAAATCGGCACCAGTTGTTGTTACATCACCATTTGTGTGCATGCGAAGTCTTTCTGTTATATCTCCACTAGTATTTTTGGTGGATAATATCATTACTCCACCACCAACTGATTCAGATACCTGAATACGACCACAAGACTCAACCTGATTAGCTTTGAGATCTATTGCAGAATTATTAGAAATATTTAAAAAATTTACTCCAGATTTATCATTCATATGAACATCAAATTTTGATGTTGGATCGTCAGTTCCGATACCGACATCACCATCTGAGTCAATAATGAATTTTTCAACTGCATTTACAGAGAATTTTAACTCATTTTGAGAATGATCATAAACTATTCCCCCTCTCTTTCTATCGTCTCCTGAATTTCCATCTGCAAAATATATCTGCCCCAAAGTTCCATCACTATAGATGGTCATTCCACGACTACCACCACCATCACCAACAACAAATTTATTTGTAACAAAATCATCAGGAAGTGATCCACCTATTCCAACATTACCAAAAGTTGTAACACCAACAAAAGTGCTAATACCAGTTACCTTAAGATTACCATCAACGACTAAATCACCATTAGGAACAACTAGTCCAGAAATTTGTCTAGCAGTTAGAATACCAACTGCCAATGTTGCATTATTATCCACAACAGCGTTGCTGCCAGTTGGATTATTAGTTCCGATACCAACGTCACCAGATGATGTTAATCTAAATCTTTCTGTTGGAACAATATCTTGTGTATTTCCAACAGAAGCTTGTGGATTAGTAAATATTTTATATGTTCCTCCAGCATATTCATGCATTTGAGATCCACTATACTTACCCTGTGTGTATCCATATGCTGATGCAGAGTATCTGTAAACTCTGAGATTATGAGTAAGTGCATGATGCCTAGCTAATGAATTTTCAAATTCAAAAATTTGCAACGCTCTATCGTCTGTGGCATTATTTTGATCTATTCTAATTGCTTCGGATACACCAAAAGTAGGATTTGGATTTGGTTTAATTGTTAATTTTCCACTAGTTCCGATACCAACATCACCATTAAAAGTAGCATCACCATCACCATCAATTTCAAATTTCAATTCATTGGTGCTTCCATTATTGGATCTCGCCTGAATTAATGGATTACCTCCAAATTGAGTCTTTCTATAAACTTGAAGTTGTGCTGTTGGATCATCAGTTCCGATACCTATTTTTCCAGTTTTTCCCTTGATGACCATACGTTTGGATTTTTCGTTAGTGCCATCATCACTAGTCGTGTAGAAATGAATTCCTCCCCCATCATTACCTGTAATTAAACCTATATCAATTTGAGATCTATTTGCATTACCATCTGTGCTTTGAATCGCAAAATAATTTACAGAAGTATTATTTCCAGATAATGCACCTCCTCTAAGATTTACTCCATCTGAATTAATAAGAAGTCTCTCAGTGTTATTAGATTCAAACACAATCTCCTGACCAGTTCCACCATTTGAATTGGTGGTAGGAAAGTGCATCCGAGTGCCTTCATCACCTATGTGAAAAATTGATTTACCAATTCCTATACCCGAATTAAAATCAACATCATCAAAGAATGTAGATACACCAACCACTGATACTCCAGCTCCAGTCACATTAATTCCACTTTGAGCAGTAATAACTCCAACTGAATTTACATCTGCTACAGTGCTATATGTTATAGCTCCATCAACATCCAAATCTCCCTCAATAGTTGTCTTCGTTGATGTAATACCAATGACAGTGATTCCACCTGCTCTCATAGAGAGTGTATCATTATTATGATTATAAGTAATCGCACCAACATCAGTGTCATCTGGATCAGCAAATTTTATTCTTGCTTGTTCGTTATTTGGAGATAAGAAAGAAATACCAGGATCTGTGTTCGATTCGATTACAATATTATTTGCATCACTGTCAGCATTTACGTTACCAGCAGAACCTTTAAATACATGTAATTTACCATCTGGATTATCACTTCCGATACCAACATTACCTGTTTCACCTTTAATTGTAAGATTAGTATTGAGAGTATTAAGAGCTCCGTTTGATTGTACAAAATTAAAATCGACTGTTTTTTCACGTTTTCCTTCATCATTGGGATCATCATAAGATGAAGGAGCATTTGCTTGAATAAATGCCTGACCAGAATTATTGTCATCTGTATTGAAAAATCTTATTGATCCACCAGATAGCACACTACTCGTCATGTCATTCCTGTTTGAATGCAATGTAAGAAGAGTTGTAACTCCAACACTGTTAGACACACGTTCAAAGACATGTAATTTTGATGTTGGATTACCAGTTCCAATACCAACTTTACCATCAGATGTGATGCGAAGTCTTTCATTAGATGATGCTGTTCCAGATGTGAAAAATTGAATACTACCAGCATCTTCTGCTACTATTCTTATAGCACCTGTTCCTCTATGTCTAAAATCAGAAGTAGCATTAGCACCTCCATCATTTCTCAATACTCTTAAACCATAATCGGTATATGTTGAATCTCCCCTAAAATCAATAAATGCATTATTATTTCCAACAGTTTCACCAATCGAAACACTTGTATCATTTCCCGAATTTGAGAATATAGCATTACCTCTTACATCGAGTTTTTGTATTGGATCATGAGTTCCAATACCGACATCACCACCTGACTCGATAGTCAAAGCATTATATTGAGGATCAGCACCCGAATTACGAATTATAAAATTACCACCTTTATTTCTTATCTGATAATGATCATATGAACCACTATCATCTCTCAATACAATTTTAGCTGCATCATCTGTTAAATTTCTAACTACTATTCTTCCATCATAAACTTCTAATTTTTCTGTTGGATCATTAGTTCCGATACCAACTGATCCAATTCCTGTGATGCGAAGTCTTTCTGTGTTTGCTGTTGAAAAAACAAGTGGAACTGCGTCTGTATTACCAATTGCAAAAACACCAACTTGAGATGCACTTGCATTCGTGAATATCAATGCATTATCATTTCTACCAACACCTAATCTTCCATTATCTCCTGCATCAGTAACTCCTTGGTAATTAGCAATGAAAATTGATGCTCCACCACCTTGAGATTGAATTTTAACTTGTTCTGCACCACTAGCACCTATAAATGTAGAAACACCACTAACAGATAACCCACCTGAAGTGGCTCTAAAACCTTTTCCTGCAGTGATAATACCAATTGAATCAACGTTTGTTACGTCTTCGTATGTTAATGTACCACCAATTGATACACCTTGGTTGAAAGTAGCTATTCCAGTAACAAATAAATTTTTTGTTGATGTGATTCCAGAGACATTTAAAGTCTCAAGATCTATTGTCTCCTGAATGGAAGTGACCTTTCCAAATATTTGGTTTGCAGTGATTATACCAACGGCAAGAACTTTTGTATTACTTTCAAGGGCAGATTCAATATTTGATGCTGTCGGATTTGTAGTTCCGATACCAACATCACCACCATTAAAATAACTTACACCACTAGAATGTAATTTTATTCTCTCTGTTCCACCAGATTGATTTATTGCAATTGTTCCATGATTTGATGCATCTTGAGCTATATTTACTAATTGTATTCCAGATCCATCACCAGATATTTTAGAAATAGTACCCTTAACACTTAGCTTATGAGGTGTTATAGAAGTTCCGATACCAACATTACCAGATGCAAAAATGTCAGTTGTTTCTAATTTTCCAAAAACTGTAACTCCATAACCAGTGGTTCTTAATTTTTCATTTCCATCATTAAATAATCTTACTTCAGGAACACCACCTGGATCAAATGCTGTGATTGCTGCTTTACTTGCATCTGCACTTTTGAGATCAAAAGTATTAGTTAATAAAACATAATTAGCACCACCATTAAATTCATGTCTAAAATCTCTGGTATCTGGTTTGTAAAACAAATTGACAGTAGTGTTCCCAATACCGAATGTTAATTTTGCATTATCACCAAATACTAAGTCATCAAGTGATTTATCAAATGTAATATTATAATTATCACCAGCAAATATTACATCACCAGAGAAAGTTGTAACACCAGTAAATCGTGAATTACCAAGAACATCTAATAATCTATCGGGTTGAGTTGAACCTATACCAATTCTACTATTCGTTGAATCAAAGACAAAATTACTTGCACCACCAACTAAACCCGTATCATCATGAAACTGAATTTGTGTTATCGTTCCACCTGCACCAGATGTTACAGCTCCTGAACTAGTCCACTTAACTCCACCTGTTGCAGTTTTTACTAAAAGATTACCAGTGTTACCTGGTTGATTATCCTCTCCATATATTGTTTTATCTAATTTTACATTTCCTACAACATGCAAATTCTGTGTAGGATTTACAGTTCCGATACCAACCGAACCTATACCTACTCTATTATCAAATATAAAATTTGGAGAAGATGTAAATTCACCATCAGCACTATTAAATAAAATTTCAAAATTGTCACCTGGTGGGGAAATAGTAACAGTAACAGCAGTGCCAGGTGATCCGTCAGGGTTTAAAAATCCAACAACAGTGACAGCAGCTCCAACAAAGTTTATATCAGTGATACTACTAACACCTAAATTTGGATTTGCATCTGTTCTCGGAACAACTAATCCTTCATCTCTAATAGTTACAGATCCTGGTTGTATTCCTCCTCCAATTGGAACCCAAAACCTTTCGCCAGGTCGATCAATTAATGAAACAATCTGATATTGCGTACCAGACGGAATCGCATCTAATTCTGGTGGATCACCTAAATTAGGTTCTGCCTGTTCTAATCCAAGGTATTGATACCTATCAGTTGTTAGTGAACCTTGTGGAGTTCTTTTGACCCTTCCACTTAAATACTTTGGCATATTATGATGTGCTGTTCTCTAAGATACTACAGATAAATTCCATCTGAAGTGGTCCGACTAATCCACCCGTTGTTGTTACTCCAACATTAACTGTAAAGGTATTCGCAATGCCTACAAAAGTTGTTACACCAAGTGTTTCTGTTGCATTTGCTGGATCAGTGCTTCGAGGATATTTTTTTTCTTTAAAATAATTATCTTGTGAACATTTAAAAACAAGTGACTCATTTGTAAATCGAATTGTATTTCCAGTTACAAGATTGTGTGGTACAGCTGTAGTTACAGAGAGAATTCCTGTCACAGAATCATAACCTGTTCCCCTTACAACTTGTATTTTATTACCATTCTGATTACCAGTCTCGACTGTGATTGCATCTTTTTCCGCACGAATAAAATTATGAAAAGATGGTCTGAAAGTATGGGGTAAAGTTTTTACAATACCTGTATTTGTCTCAAAATTGGTAGATCCAGCACCAACTTTATTAACTGTAAATGCAACTTGTGGTGCGGGAAATATCGAACTTGTTATACCTGCTGTAGAATCGCAAGTAAAAGCAATTCCTGCCATTGTAATCTCATCATTTATACTAAAGTTATGTGGATCTTGAGTCGTAACTGTAGTTAAACCTGTAGTATGATCATACTTAACATCATTAATTGTTGTTATACCTGTTTGTTCACCACTGATGACAATTGAATCTGATAGAACAGCATTTCTTTGAAGAACGAGTCTACCATCAATTAAAATAATTGAGTCATTTGGAGGTATTTCACCATCCTTTATAATTCTATTATTTCTGACATTTCCTGCTGTTCTTGTAGCAACACTTGTTCTTCGATGTGTAAATGTTACAGTTGGAAAAGTATTCACCCCAACATTTGCGACCTGTGCAAACAAAACAATCGCAGATGTTCCAACTGGAGCCTTATACAATTCTTGTTGTCCTGGAGCAACTGGAACTGCAATTGTCAAAAATTTATTTAGTGGTGCGATTGCCATATTATCTTAATGCTAGTATTAATGGTGTAACTTCTGCTTGCAATGATCTACTAAAGTCTCTTCCTGAAATTGTTGAAGTTGTTTGATTTATTTGTAATCCTGAACCAATATCAAAGTTACCTTTTTGATCGGTTGATGTAAATGGAATTTGTGCTCCATCTTTTGCTACAATTTCATTCTCTTTTATAGGAATTGCACCTTGTAGGGGTGTCGCTATATTTATATCTGTACCCGTACCAACATATTCAAATGAATGAGAACTTGTTAAGACTCGACTAATTCTTTGAAGTGTAAATGGATCGTCTGGAAATAACTCATAAGGAACAAATTCATTAAAAGTTATTGTGGTTATTCCACTTGGATTTTCTGTTTGAGTTGCCGATTCAACTGTAAAATATATTGGTTCCATAACAGCAGTGGCAATTCCAGTTTCACCTTCAATATCTACAACTATATTTTGAGTCGGAAGATAATTTCTACCCTGTGCCACCACACTAATCGCAGTTATATTACCAGTTGGACTCACTGTTGCTGTAGCCTCAGCGATAATTCCTTGTGGTCCTTTTGGTTCAAGTTCTCCATCAGCATCTCTTATTAAAACACTCGGTGGATCAAAAGCACTATATCCACTTGCATCAGCACCTTCAATTAAATTTATAGATCTCAACTGTCGAAGTGGAGCTGTAATTCTTCCAGTTGCTTGATCTGCAGGAGGCACATCTGGATAATTGGATAAATCTATCTTAAAATATAATGCTTGCCCATCAAACGGTCTTCGAACTGCTCCAGTAAAAGGCATCGTATTATTTCCATCAGAATCATCTTTAACATTTGCACAAACAACAGTATCTTGAGTATCAGCTGAAGTACTTAGTATAAGTTCATTTGCCGTATTTGTATTACTTACAATTCCTGTGAACTGAGTTGATCCTAATCCAACTGCAACTAAACCAAAATTACCAAATGAAGAGTTTGAGTTTGTCAGGTCGCACTGTGCACCAGATCCTGCAAAAATACCAATATCACAGTTAATAGTAAATATTGAAACTAATTGTGCATATGCATCATTTGTTAATGAAACACCAATACCATTCTCATTATATTGTGTGAAAGAATCACATACCATGGATTTTAAATCAGCACCTATCGTAGATGCAGTAGCATGATCTCCGTCTATTTTCATTCCAATACTACTGGTCATGAAGTTTGTACAGTTTCTTACATATGGTGATCTCCATCTTCCACTTGGACCCTCAGTTGCAGGACCAGGATCTTTGTAACCACTAACTGCACCATGTCCAGCACCTGATGGTGGAGGAAACGCAACACATGCTGATCCATCATAACCAACTCCAACATTTGATCCACCAAAGTTTAAATTCTCAATTAAACATCCTCTTCTTACATGAAAAACATCTTTGTTTTTATTTTTTGGTTTAATTATAACCAAACGAAGATCCTCTCCTGTAACTGAAACATCTGTTCTTAACCCGATTGGATTATTCTCTTCATAAACACCAGGTCTAATTTTAATTGTATCAGTCTCAACTGCTATTGATGCTGCAGCACCAACAGTTGCTTTTGCATCACCTTCAAGTAATCCACTATTATTATCAGATCCACTTTTAGAAACCCATATTGTTCTTTTAGTTTGAACTCCAGATGGTCTCCATGAAACACCAGTTCCGACTGATGCTAGACGATAATCATACTCAACATATTGTCCTGAAGAATGAAGAACACCACCACTTGCAGATTCAAAATTGTGTGTGACTCCAACAGAAAGTCCACCATCACCAACATCGACTGAGAAACTATTATCATCAATTTTTGTAATAACCAACCATTTACCACTATTTGGATCTTTTGATCTTGGATATGATTGATTAAGAGTTACTCCCTTATAATTACAACTAAAAGTTATTGTACCATCGGGTATCTGTATAGAATCACCAGTCAGAAAACCATGATTAGCAATGGTTATGACCATTATGCCAGTTGTTGAATTATATGATGCATCTGTTATGTCATTTGAAAGATTTTCAGCAACTGTAGTACCAACGTCATCATTACGATCTTTAATCGTGCTATCAAAATCAACCGTGCTACTGAATGTTGAGATACCTGCAACTTTAAGGGTTTCACTAATATTAGTGATATCTAATTCAGTTTTTCCATCTACATCTAAATCGGCATCTATATCAACAGCACTCTTAAATGTTGAAAGACCACTTACTTTCAAGGTATCTGTTTCTGTATGACCAGTTATATCAATACCACTATCATTTGTTTCTAATTTAAGGATTCCTGAAGAATGTAATTTAACATTATATGAACCACCACCCTCAACTATGATACCTTCTGTTCCATTTATGCCTTGTATTTTAATATCCTTGTCAGAATTCGTCTGTTGAATGAATAAATCACCAGTTTCTGCTCTGATATATGAATCACCATCATGATATATCTCTAGTCCGTCTGATGTTCCAAATATTAATTGTTTAGCATCTATTAATCTAACATTATCATTAAATGTTGAAAGACCTGTGACGTTGAGAGTTTCACTAATATTGGTAATATCTAATTCGGTTATTCCATCTACATCTAAATTAGCATTTATATCAACCGCACTACCAAATGTTGAAAGACCTGTGACGTTGAGAGTTTCACTAATATTGGTAATATCTAATTCAGTTCTTCCGCTTACATCTAAATTATCATTTATATCAACCGCACCACCAAATGTTGATAATCCTGTAATATTTAAAGTTTGTGATTCAAGATTTCCAAAGACTGTGACACCAGCTCCAGTGGTTTGAATCTTAATATTATTAGTTGCACTAGTGCCATGATGAATTCTAACACTACCAGATAAACCTGGTTTTAAATCAATTGCTTCAATATAGTTAGTATCTGGTTCACCAATACTTATTACATTTGAGTCTTTTTGTATAATAGATCTTAAATACTTATTATCATTACCTGCCTGTAATTCTAATGAGTAAATACCGAAGTCTTCACCAACAACAATTGCAGTATCATTTTTTGTATCACCACCAGGAGCGGGAGCAGTAAATGATCCACCTGTGAGGTGAATCATATTTGAGGTTATTATACCTGAATTTGATATTTTATTTGTAAATATCTGATTGTTAAATGTAGATACACCTACAAACGTTGATATTCCACCTACTCGAAGTGTTTCATCAATATTGGTAATATCTAATTCAGTTCTTCCATTTACATCTAAATCTTGATTTGCATCTATATTTCCGTCGAATGTAGCAGTTTCAGAAACATTCAGAACATCTAAATCTGTTGTACCGTCTACATCTAAATCAGCATTTGCGACTATATTTCCATCGAATGTTGCAGTATCATCAACATTCAGAGTGTCAAGATCTGTTGTGCCATCTACATCTAAATTAGCATTTGCATCTATACTTCCATTGAATGTGGCAGTTTGATCAACACTTAAAGTTCCTAGTAACTTTGTATTTCCAATTACATCTAATTTAACACTTGGAACAGAACTTCCAATACCAACATTTGTCATTCTGTAGATGCCAGTATCTAATCCTACGTGTCCCTCTTCAACTCCCCAAAAATCAGAAGTAAATACAGTAGCTAAACCAGAACCTGCTGGAGTAGAAGTATCAGCAGCAGTTGCAGTTATATTATCAACTCCAATACCGAAACTATTTTCTTGTGCAAAATTAACCGATGTAAAAGTTTGAGCAACTCCAGCAGCAGGAACTGACTGACCCTCATTCTCTAATTCAATTCCATCTCCCTGTCCTGGTGCAATTTGTGTCCATCGAATACCAGTTCCAGTCCTCTTTAAAAAGAAGTTAGCTGCTCCAGGTGATCCCTCACTATCATAAATGTTTCTTGAAATTGAAACACTACCATCAATAACGAGTCTTAGAGCTCCTTGAGTACTGTTACTATACTCTCCTGTTAATGGTATAGGTTTAATAACATCAGTTCCAAGTCCAACTCCTGATGTTCGAATACCAACATCATTTACAATTAAATCACCTGAAGATATAACACCATCACTACTTGTTTCAAATTTTTTATAATTTGCATGTAATAATTCTACACCTGCACTGTTTGTAAATACTGCGTAATTTTGGTTGTCAGATTGATTTGTTAAAGTAATTTTATTCGATCTTATATCAAGAGTTCCACTGGCATCTTCAATTTCACTACCTCCAGCGGTTTTAACATTTACGGTATTAAAAAAGGTAGAAACTCCAGCAGAACTTAATTGTTTTGTAAACAAAGTGCTTTTTTGAGTTGTGATGCCACTTAATGTTGATATACCTGTTACTAAAAGAGTTTCTAGCTCTAAATCTTTTATCTTTGCTTTTCCAAATACATCAAGTAATTCTGTTGGATTTGTAGTTCCGATACCAACTTTACCAGGATTTAAAAGTGAATTTGCACTTAATACTGTTCCACCTATACCTACTTTTAGAAAATCTCTAACTTCTAAATCAGGAAATGATAAACCTTGATTAAATGTGACTTGATTTGTAAATGTAGCAACACCTGTAACTGAAAAACTGGATGAATTAATTTCAGGAACAGACAAAGATCCCCTAATATCAACATCTTTTAGAAAAGTTACATTTTCATTAAATTGTGCCTCATTACCAGTTACAGATATATTTGACATATTTTAATCTCCCATACACAAATTATCAATACTTGCTTCAACGTCAGTTAAGTTTGTATTACTAATAATATTCAGTTTATTTACATTAAAACTTTTATCTGCCATTGATATTTTTAGTTATTTATGTTGTTATTACTTAATAACAAATTGACCACCAAAAGATATTCCATTACCTAAAAATCTCACAGAATATTCTCCGTCAACGGTAGGAGATTCACCTTCCTCTTCTTCTGCCTCTCCATCTCCTATGAGAGGATTAAACAGAACACGATTTGATGCCGCTCTCAAATTACCGTTACCACGAAAATTATAAGATGTATTTGGAGTTGATGCTTCATCGGTTGCTGCATTGTATCCTAAAGACCAATATCCTGTGTCGTTTATTCCACTGTATGGATCAGACATCAAATTATTTTTACATGCCGTGCCTGTTAACCATGTTCTGATTGAACTTTGTGTTGCTGTTCTGTTATTTTGTAAATAAATTGCAATTACAGAGCAAACATTAGGACTTGCAGAACTTGTACCACCAAAAAATGTATCGTAAAAATTTGAATTATCTTGTCTTTGATAATCTTCAGTATTCGCATATCCTGCAGCCAATGATTGGTCTGCAGGTGCAAATATATCAACCATCGGACCATTTGCAGAATAAGCTGTTTTTCTTATGGAATATTTTGTGGCACCTTGCTTTTCATCTGCTGGTTCAACAGCACAATCTATTGCACCCACTCGAATTGTCCCCTTACCTATATCATGATCACCTGAAAATCCTTGTTGAACTCCTCCAACACGATTGATAAAATCACCAGACGAATATGTGCTATCAGTACCATAATATTTGTTATTAAAATCGGCATCGAGTTTATCTGATAATTTTTGATTTGAATTTCCTGCCGAGGCAACCATTATACATCCTGCAGCGATCGCATTTTCTGCAGCACTACTAGTAGAAGAATTTCGAGTCGGATACTGACCAGTTCCAGGAAAATAATAGATACCTGATCCATTACCATCATTTCTATTAGCAGTAAAATACTTATGATTGCGACAGGCACCTGAATTTGATGGTGGATTTATGTTACTATCATTACCCGTATACGTTGTATTACTTCCCCTAAAAGAGTGATAATAAGTTGTGCCATTTGTATTTTCAGTTGAAGCACCTCCACCATAACTATTATTGATTATGGTTGGATCAGGATCATTTGATGCTGCTTTTTTTGCATTGTGAAATATTGCACAAACATTTAATGCAGTGGCCGAATTTAAAAATGCAGGGTCACTATCAAATGAAATTCTAACATTCCAGAGATTACATTGAAATGCAAGTCCAAAATTCTTACCACCAATTTGCGATGCACAAGATGTGCCATGTGATCCATTCATTGAATTTGATCCATTTTTACTATGTGCATGTATTCTTGTGTAATTCGAATTAATTGTTACTGTTCCAAGACTTTGAAACGCAGCTGATCTTATAGATGTATTTGACCACCATTCTCTTGCTCTTGCCTCTTGAGCACGAGTTCCAATATTGACACCATCTATAGTTACTGTTGTTGTATATCCACTAAAAGCTGCTGGATCTGCTTTGTAAGGACCATCAAGAATCACATCAAATACTCTATATGTACTACCACTAATAAATTCTGGGTGAAGAATTCCTATACCATTATCAATTATTACAGCATCTACATTATTTCCAGTAACAGTGTAATTTATATCACGATCTACAGTGTTTGTTGTAGTAATACCAACTCCTTGATATGGTTTACTGTCTGGATCACTTACAAATAACATCGACCAATTTGAACGAACATTATTTGTATATCCAGGAGTAAAGTTACCTATACCACCTGGTAATAATGGTTTTGGGAAAGCAACAACATTTCCAAATCTTGCAGTATGTTGAGATTCTGGTTGTGGATACTTATCAGGATTTAATTCTACACTTTCAACTCTATCATGTGTTTTGAGAATTTCTGACTCTGCAACACTCATCTCATATATGGCAGTTCTTAATGAAAATTCTTGAATGTTTGAACAGTTTACCTTTCGATTGGGTATTCCATCAATTTCATTTTCATTAATAATATAATTATGAACTATCTCCCAATCTTCTGGTAAATTTACAACAACCACATACTCATCAATTGTATCTGGAGTATAATTGATAATTGGTGTATCTAATGAATCTCCAACTGTGCTAATACTCATAATTTATGTTATCTACCTAAATCTGGTATATCTCCAGTTCCAGAAACAACTGGTCCAGATATAAATTTATCACCTGCAGGAGGATTTTTAAGATAATCCTCACCAACATAACTACCTTTAAATACTCTCTGTAAAAAACCACCAGCAGTTTTCTCAATCAAATTACCAATAAGACCTTTTGCTTGAACTTTCGTTCCTTTCAAAGTCACTGTTGATGCAGCATTTAAAGTTATGTTTCGACCAGCTTTTAAATCAATATCTTCGTCTGCCTGAACAATTACACTTCCTCCAGCAATTTTTACCTGACCATTACCCATCACGGTTATTGTAATATCTCCCTCAACTGAACTAATTTTAACAGAAGTATCACTTCCACTATTCTTAGATCCTGCAACCACCTCAATTGTTCTTTCATTATGAAGTCGATAAACTCCAGATTCACTTAAAGCAGAAAACTGTTTGTCCTTATTATCTGTAACAGCATATTGTAAATATGTATTTGGACCATCAGATCCCATCTGTGGATTATTCACATCAAGTCGAAACTTAGGACCTTTACTATCAATCCTTCTCGCTTCCCAATTTTGATTTGATTTTTCTGCCATTAGTAACCACCTCCATATCCACCACCACCTGATGGAGGAGTGCTTGGTGGTGGAGTGCTTGGTGGTGGAGTCGTTGATGTATTATTTGTCATGGTTGATGTTGGAGTTATAGTTGGTTGATCCGTTGTAGTGTCTACTTGTGTGGTAGTTGATGCGACACCTATAACAGATGGTGTGAAACTTTGCTCTGGTGTGTCATAAATTATTTCATGTGGCACTGAAGTATGAACTACACCTACCATTTTTTCACCAGTTTCAGGGTGGAAATGATAAGGACCGTAATATGGTTTACCGTTTACATATCCCACAATTTGATTAGTTTCTGGTCCTACACAATCTATAACTTGAATTATATCGCCTTGTGGAGTAAGAGGTAATCTACCTATTATTGGTTTGATAAGTGCACCGATACCTGTGGATGAAGACACAACAATTTTAGGTATTTCAGTAATTCTAACATTATTTATTGGAGTCGCAGATATGATTACACCGTTGTCAATGATCAAATTATATCCATCTGCAAACGCATCAATATATCCTTGCCCACCATCTACTACTTTAGTTCCAATAACACCAACAGGAGTTTCGTCAGAATTTATAACATCATCAGTATTCGCACTCGGATAATTTTCTCCATCAGAAATCATATCTACACCGATAATCTGACCATAAGTATTTGAATTTGGATCATAATCAATAATAGCTCTTCCAAGTGCACCATATCCTTGTCTACATGGATCTTCAAAACTTACAACAGGAGGAGTCGTGAAGTATGTTGAACCTGGATCTGTAATCTCAACACCAATAATACTTGCAGTTCGACTCACGTCCGCAGTAACATCAGATAATCCTTCCGTATTATCTACGATACCACCCAATATAACTCGACCCAATCCACCAATACCATCACCACCAAAGAAACTGACAGTAGGAGGTCCGCAAAAAGTTTTAGTCGCACAATCTGGTTTTGTTAAAGGACCACTGTCGGCACCAAGTGTATCTGCGATATTCATATTTTTTAAAACATTATCATAAGCATCCTGTAAATCGAATGTTCTAGCAGCACCGTATCCAAGAGTAAATTTTTTGACTTGACCAACACATTTACCATCACTTTGATTACAATCTAATACTCCACCAATCGATTTAAATACGTCAGAACTACTTCGAAGAAAATCCTGAACTTTAAAACTTTTTGGAACAATATCACTCAATCCCTCAAGTGGTGCATCAAGAGCCGATGATATGTCATTTGTGATTCCATTTAATAGTGAACCAGCTAATTGTTCAGTAATACATGTTCCAGTATCCACCACTTCAAAAACAGCTGATGTAATCATATCTCGAATTGTTTGTCCCAATCCATTAACGACTTTACCACTCAAACAGTTAAGATCATCTTGAAGTGATTTCACTTTTGATACTTGTGCTTTTTGTGCTTCAATACCTGCAATTTTTGCAAGACCACTATTTTGGGTGGCTGCAAATACAGTTCCATATACTTTATTATACAATGAATCCAATCCTCCCTGAAGTTCAGGAATCATACCTGAATACAAAGATTCCATCATTGTTGACACTGCACTATTTGATAAATTTTGTATTTTTTTTAGTTACGTTCGCAACATCAGATAAAAAATCTGTGCTCTCACTCGCAACTGATAGTAAATTATCCAGACTTGCGGATACTTTTCCTATAAAATTATCAGCACAAGCATCAGCAGGTATTTCTGATTTTCCAAAAGTAGATGATGCTGATATTTTATTTTCACCTTTACCTACTTTTCGTGTGACAGGAGATTCTTGTGAATCTGGGTCTGTGCCACCAGATTCATCCTCTTTCAATGTACCACTTACAACTGATATATTATCATTATATCCAGTAAATGGTATAAATCCAATTGATTCTGAGGGTAGATCCTTTCCAATACCTTTTGTTCTTGCAAAAGATCCTAATATCATAGGTTGTTGTGCGGTTTCACCATCAAGGAAAAATCCAATTACAACATCACCTGGTCTTAGTTCGATAGATGTTGCAAAATTTGCTCCTCCCGTTCCTGATGTAGAGGGGAGCATAACATTAGCCCATGGTAAATCTTCATCAGGCAAATCTGCTTTTGAAAAAGGATGATATCCCATGATACGAACCTTTAATCGATTACCCCATGTTTTACTTCCTTTTTTTGGTGCAAGTTGTTCCCCTTGTGCTGCTGATGGTGCAATTTGTCCCACCCACCAACGGAAACCATCCTTTCCTACAAAATTAGTTTTAAGTAATGATTCGTCTATCATGATTCTTCTCCAGTCAATCCAAATGTATCTCTCACTAATGTCATAGAAGTAAATGATCTTTTTGCCTCAAAATGATGACATAATTCTTTTATCAAATATTTACCACCCGTTTCTTGATCAAATTCAATAGAATCCTCTCTTGATATTTTAGGAAATCTACAAGTTATAACATCTCCAGCTCTTAAGTCGGTATTGCAGGGAACAGTCATACTTAAACTTTGTGTCATTAGTAAATTATATCTGACAATATTTTGTCCTTGATATTCTTCAGGAGAATAATTAGTATCGGTAGACACACCTACTGTTGCACCAACATCAACAATTTGAGATACAACTCTTGTCGGAAGTTGATCTAATGTCTGAGTTGCATCATCAGATATTTTAGGTAACTCTAAATCTCTACCAAGATTTTTTATACCCTCTTTTGCCCCATAATTATATTTTGTCTGTGAAAAAACAAAAGTTAAAGGGTTAAATGCCAATCTAACAAATGAATAAGTTCCCATTCTTAAATTTTCGATTAGATTTTGATTCTTGTCTACACTGTACTGTAGAATTTTATAATCATTATTTCGAGTTATTGAACTTTCATTTACATCTGTGTAGGTATATGTTGCCTTTGACTTTTCTTTAATAAGAGAATCAATAGATGCAAATTTAAATCCATCTTGAGTTTGAAAAAATACAAATCCAGCTGTCGCATTTTTTGAAACATCAGGAACTGATTTAGATGCTAATGATATTAATGTTGAAAAAGGTTTTCTAAGATTACCAACAAAATTATAAGATCCTCTTGTATTTTCCACAGTATATCTAGATTCATCTACCACTAAAACATCTTTCAATATTTTATTTACAGAATTACTAATTGTTCCATTGTATCTTTTCATCACTCTAGTAGTTTCGTTTGTGATTGCCTCTCTTGATACTAAATTAAGTAAAAAACTTTCTCTCTGTTCTTCTTGAAGAACTTGGGTAATACTTGATACAAACAAATATTTTTTAGGATCTGATGAAAAATCAAGTCCAGTTTTTTCTGATCCTGCTTGTGTTTCTCCTTGATCTATAATTTTCATCGACAATCTCTCACCACCCCTTAGAGGAAGTCCATTATAAATTGATTGTTTTGCACCATCCGTTTTCTTTGGATCAATAGTATCTTTGGGTGAAATACTATCACCTGTGTTTATGACTCTTATTTTTGCAGTCACAGTAGGTGAGAGAATATCCTCATAATAATCAATACTGACAACACCTGATCTCAAATCAACTGTTCTTTCTTGATCATTTGACTCAAGTATGAGTTCTTCAAAACTGGATGCTTCTGATGCTGACATATGTTAAAATAGAGATAAGGCGAATTGATCTTTAATACTGTTATCTTTTTGAACTACAATCTTAGTTTTACCTTTAGATCTCATTCCTCCTTGTGATTGAGACTGACCACCTTTGTTTCCAACAATCATTACAGTATTTTTAGATTTCCTCTCTGGTGTGATTGTGGTCGTGCTCACTGTTTTTTTAGGTTTACTTATATTTAACTGATATGCCTCTTTTGCTGCTTTAATCTCCCTAAAGTCAGTTGTTGTGGATCCATCCTCTCTTACAATAGTAAACTTACCACTACCTGATTTACCGATAGAAGATCCCTCCATTTTTAAACTTGTAGGTTTTCCATCACTTTCTTTAGTGATGGTTGATTGAACTTGCTCAGTTAAATTAGAATTTTCAGGTCCGACAATATCAACACCTGTTCCTGCCTTTTCAATTGTTTTTATTGTATCATTAAATTCATCAGATTTTGATGCCATAGTTTTTTGAACATCACTGACACTTGATTTAAGTTCTTTATCCTTTAAATCTTTATCTGTTAACTCTCGATTTATTTCTTTTTTTACTTTTTTCTTCTTTAATCCAAGAAAACTCTTAACACCATCTAAAAGTTTATCTTTTATATTAGTAAATGCATCTTTTAGTTTTCCAAATGCTCCCTTAATTTTATCTCCAATATCATTAAAATTTAAGTTTGATATAACATCGAAAGCTTTTCCAATAACCTTACCAATAGATTTAAAAAATCCAATCACACCATCAAAAAATGCTTTAAATTTATCTACAATATCACGAATTACTTTAATTACTTTTTTGATAAAATCAATAATCTGAGGTAATTTATTAAGCACAAATCCAACCAAAAGTATTTGAATGAGTGACATTAATCTTTCTAATGGTCCTTTTCCAGAAGTTCCTTTTGTTTTTTGACCCTCTCCCTTTTTTTGAGATTTTTCTTGTTCTAAAAGAGATTCCCTTTCCTGTCTTTTTTTTCTTTCCTCTCTAAATTTTTGAAATCTTTCAGAAGTAGCTCTCAGTCTTTTCTTAATTTTAATATTTTTTTGTACAGATTTTGTCAATCTCTTACTACTTTTAGCGACACCCTTCATTGCACCTGCAGACTTTGATGCTATTTTTGCTCCGATTTGTAAAACTGCTGATGCTGCCATATTATACTAAAATATTGTATTGAGTTTGTGAGTATAATGTGAAATTATTATCAGAATTTGATGCAGATATATTTGGAACTGAAGATGCTAGATTTCCACTACCAGACGTTCCAACTGAACCACCACCTACATTCGTAGTTGCATCCACAATATTTGGAGGTGCTTCATTAAGTGTGGAGACACTTACTTTTTTAGGAACTGAGTTTATATTAGGAGATGTTGTTACACCTCTGAGACGATTGTAATATTTTGATTCAATTTCATTTTTTATCTCATTTTTTCTCTTTTGGCTAACAACAGGGACTCTTATTCTTTTCTTTCCAACTCTTTTCATTATGTATGAATCAGGTTCGGCATTTTCCTGTGCTTGCTTAACCTCTGCATCCATTTTCGTATGACTATCATTTAAAACCTTACGTTGTGCTTGAACTTCTTGAAATATTTTTTCCTGTTCTGCACTTCTTTTACCTTTTGGACCTTTTCCAGCTCTTTTTTGTTGTGTGTTACCAGTAAGAACTTCACCTTTTAATGTCATACCAGCATCTATTAGTCTTTGATCCAAAACATCATGTTTTTCTGTAAATGCTGCACCACCAGTTGCATAATCTCTTCCAGCATCAATACCTTTTTTCATGGCAAATAAAACACCAACTCCAGCTGCTAATCCAAGTGCAATCAATCCTGCTGGACTTGCCAGAAATCCCAGTATCGCACCACCAATAGAAATAACAGCACTTACCACACCAGATATAATGCCAGGCAATGCCAACAGACCACCATTTAAAGCAAGAAATATACCACCAACCACTGCGACTGACTTAATTATTGTATTTCTCATCTTTTTAAATGTTTCAGTATCACCAGACATTAGTGCCTGAATCATTTTAATTCCCTTATTTGCTATAAATCCAGCAAAGAGTGCCATAAAAGCATCAGATAATCGACCTAATACACCCTTCACAGTTTTACCAACTGCCTCTACAGGTTTAAGTAGAGTTTTACTTATTGATTTACCAACACCTTCTAATAATCCCTCCTTCTTTTTAGATTTGTCTTTTTCATCTTTTAATATCTGTTTTCTTTGTGCTTCTCTTTGTATTGACTTTTCTCTCTCAGCGTCATTTACTAATATCTGAGAAACTCGATTAGTATTTAATATAACGACGTTTTTTAATAAAACTATCTCTCTTGAGTTTTTTTCTATTTGCTTGACAAGAGGATCTGACCCTTCTCTATTAAAAACTTTATTTGCATTTATCTTTCTTCTCTTTAAAATAGGGCTACCACCAACACCACCTCGCATTGAAGTCATCTTATTACTAAAATTTTCATATGCTGGAGAGTTATCCATTACCTTGTTGTCTTTGTTTTAAGTTTTCTTCTTCAATATATTGTTCTAAAAGAGCAATATACACATCTTTTTCCCATGGTATCATGTTTTCAATCTCTGTTAATGAATATTTATGGTGCTGCATCAAAGCAAAGTTAATCTTATAGTATGACTCTAAACTCGCATGAGCCATACCTACTCGAAAAAAGACGATAACCCTTCTAAAACGATATCACTTTTTACCTTTGTCTCTGGATTCGTCACTTTAACGGTATGAGACAATTTAGGCATGGTATCAAAGAAATTTTCAATCTCTTTAAATTGTTTTGAATTTAATTGATCCAAAAACTCAACCATTTCCTTTTTTGTACAATCCGCAGATGTCCAAGATTCTTCTTCATTGTATATTTGATCAATACATGAGATAATTAAATCAAATGACTCCTCAACTCCAATATTACCAGTTAAATCAAAATTACTTTTTATAAATTCTGATAAAGAAGGATATTTCATTCTTAATACTAAATTATCATCTAATTTTATATCTTTGTTATGATCAGGATGTTTTTGAACTTTAATTTCATCAAGTGGAATCATCACAGGAACTTGTGTTTTTTCATCATCAGGACATGTAATGAGAACTTCGACATTCTCACCAACAGATTTTCCCCTTATATTTAAAAAGAGATATTCAATATCAAAAGTAGATAATTTATCAACCTTAATTCCTCTTGATAATATACAATTATTAATTACACTTTTAATTGCATTCGTTATCTGTTTCTGATCTTCAGATTCCATTGCAATAATCAATATCTTCTCCTCTTTAACTAAAAATGGTCGATATTTTATTTTTCGATCAGAAGAAGGTAAAACCAACTCATATGTCGGTGTTGCAATTTTTGGTAATGGCATAATGTTTATAGCACTTCAGTAGTTTTATTTATAGGACTTTTTTGAAATCCTGACAGACTAAAAATTTTGGGGAATTTTTTTTCCCCGATTTTTGAAATTAAAAGTCAATTTTGGTTTAGACTCTTGCCTTTTCAATGTTCTCACTCTTCTTTCTATTAAAAGAAAGACTTGTTTCTTCTCCTGCAATATATCTCTCATAACTGAACGTTACATTAGTTCTCAGCACATCAGAACTACCATACTGAACGGGAGTAGAAGAAAAATTAATTGGGAACAACCCAAAGAAAGTATATTCTATCTCTGAACGATAATCAACATTAAACTTTATAATTTTTGTCTTGTCACATTTATAACCTGCCGTACCTCTTGGATATCTCATTCGATAAAAATATCCCAAGTCAGTTTTCTTTAAAGGTGATGTTGGTGACTTTTCTGATCCAGTTGCAACGTAATCTATCCAGTGTTCAAAAAACTTTATCATTTTGTAATCTTTATCAACATAGAAATCAAGTGATAGCTCTGTAAATATTCTTGTATGTGCGAATTTTTCTTGTACACCAGTAAAATTACCAAATATATCAGTTGTTGCAAGAGAACTACCTGGTATTGATGCTTGATTACATAATAATCCAGCGTTCTCCGTTATAAATCTTCTATTTACCCCCTTTGTACCAAGAAACTGAAATAGGTCTCTTGATAGACCATCAAAGAACACCTGATAATGAGATGTTTGAGCTACATTAGTCAGTATTGGTTTGATATCAGCTATTTTCTTTGGACGAACCATCTAAATACTTTATATTTTGTCTTACTATCTATTTAGATGTCATATAAAGGTAGATATAGACCATCGAATCCAAAAAAATACAAAGGTGATTCATCTAACATAATATATCGATCACTTTGGGAAAGAAAATTCATGGTTTATTGTGATAATCAAAAGAAAATACTTGAATGGGGAAGTGAAGAGATTGTATTACCTTACCGATCACCCATTGATAATAAAGTTCATCGTTATTTTCCTGACTTTTATATTAAAGTCAAAGAATCTAATGGTAAAATAAAAAGATACATTATTGAAATCAAACCTAAGAAACAGACAGTCGAACCGAAGATGAAAAAGAAAAAAACGAAGGGATATATCTACGAAGTCTATGAATATGCAAAAAATCAGGCAAAGTGGAAAGCAGCAGAGGAGTTTTGTAAGGATCGAATGTGGGAGTTTAAAGTATTAACTGAAGATGAATTAGGAATCAAGAAATGAATAGTTATCCCACCGATGATAAAGAAAATCGTGTGAGATCTGTAGTCTATGGTCTTATTGGCACGGAAGAAGCTGATGATATCATGATTGAGTTGATGGATAATTTAAGTACAACAGCAACATCATCTCCAAGTGTCGGAAGATATTATGTATTTGTTTACAGTGCCAAAACTCCCAACATTCAATACGATTCGAATCCATTAGTCGCAGTGACCGATGTATTTGAATGGGGTTTTCGTGGTATCAATCTTCATGTGGGTCAATATCGTAATTATACATACAATGAACTGGTTGGACAACTATATGAAGTCAACTCATATGAGTTATCTGATGTAAGAGAACTGCCATTTGGAAAAATGCAGCTAAATAGTTAAAAAAAGATATAAATGCAGAACTTTTACGAAGATTCTACTTTACAAGCAAACGCAAATAAAATATTCGCAGAGGAGAAAAAATTTCCTTCCAGAGAGAGGGTGCTTAGAGCAGCTAAATCTGATAAAGCAGGAAGAGTATCAAGAGATAGAAAATTTAAATCACTTAGATATCCCGTGGCAAGATTAGAAAGTGATAGTGATTATCTTGAAATTAAAGTTCTTGAATATCAACCACCAGGATTTGAAACAAGTGGCACTGGACAATCTCTCCGACTACAAACAAGTTCAGAATCCTTAAAAAATAACGAAATTATATTAGGTACAATCTTTCTTCCAATTCCAGAATCAATCACCGATTCAAATGGTGTGACATGGGGTGAGGATAGTCTGAATGGACTTGCCGCCACTGGTATTGGGATTGCTGGAGACTTAATGAAATCTAACGGTATGAAGGAATTACAAGAAGCAGGAAATCGTGGAGTTGAAGGTTTGAAAGATTTAATTAAAGATGATATGACCGCAGCTGCTATCAATTCAACCTTTGCATCAATGGCAGTTAATGCTTTAGGTGGTAACACTAGTGCTGCAGGTATTCTCGCAAGACAAACTGGATCAATATTAAATCCAAACATGGAATTACTATTTGGTGGAGTTCAGTTAAGAAGTTTCAGTTTTAGTTTTGATTTTGCACCCAGAGATGAAAACGAAAGTATTGTAATCAAAAAAATCATTCGTGCTTTCAAAAAAAGTTTAAATGCAAAAAATAGTTCAACTGGTGAAAATAATAGTAGTGGACTCTTTATAAAATCACCAGATGTATTTCAACTAACTTACAAAACTGGTGCAAAAAATCATCAGTTTTTACATAAATTTAAACCAATGGCACTCTTAAATATTGGAGTCAATTATACTGGTGCAGGGACATATGCCACTTATGATAACACCGCACCCGTTCATACAAAAATCGATCTTACATTCCAAGAGTTGAATCCAATCTACTCTGAAGATTATGATACGGAAGAAGGTCTGGAGGGTACAGGATTCTAATGGGATACTTCAGAGAACTACCAAATTTACAATATCAATCACCATACTCAAATCGGATTTCGAGTGAGAGTTATATTACTGCAAAAAATATATTTCGTAGGATGAAAATACGTGATGATCTAAAAAATGTTTTTAGTGTTTTCAACAAGTATGAAATTAATGATGGAGATAGACCAGACAACGTTGCGAAAGAACTTTATGGAAAATCTAGTTTTGATTGGGTAGTTTTAATCACAGCAAATATTGTAAATGTTCGTGATGAATGGCCACTATCAAGCAAGGAATTATATGACTTCACAGTATCAAAGTATGGTTTAACAAAAATTAATGAAGTCAGGCATCATGAAACAACCGAAGTCAAAAACAATCGTGGAATTGTTATTTTACCAAAAGGAAAAGTGGTAGATGATAATTTTAAAATACCAAATCCAGAAAATATAAATGCAGAATTAAATCCTGTTAGAGGGGTAACATATTATGAATATGAAAGTATTTTAAATGAAGAAAAAAGAAATATTGATGTTCTTCGATTAGAATATTTACAACAATTTTTAAATGACATAAGAAATGAGATGATCTATAAGAGATCATCTCAATTTGTAAACGATAAATTGGCAAAAACAGAAAATACTAGAGTTACAAATTAATTATTCCTCTGCAAGTTTCTGAAAGTATGAAAGAGCATCATCATCATCTTCGTTTACAGATGATGGTGTTGTAGATACGGCAGCAGTAACTAACTCTTCAGCAGCACCACGATCAGTATCTTCCTCCTCTATTACACTAGTTGGTCTCTTACTACCAAGCACATACTCTAGACGTTTTTTTAAGTCATCATATGATTTGAACTGATCGGCATCGACAAACTCTTTAAGAGAGTTTTCTTTCTTCCAAACAGATTCAAGTGCGTCATCATCATCAAGCAAAGGAGTGACAGTAGTGAACTCAGAACTATCATAGTTTCTGTATCCTGCTACATTCTTTGCTTTTAACTTGAAGTTTGCACCTTGCCAGAAATCAAACGGATCGATTGCTTCCTCATCTTCGAACTCAGGTTGCATTGCTGCTGTGAGTTTATCAAAGATTTTTTTACCATACTTATATAAAAATACCTTTCCTTCGTTCTCAGGATTGGCAGGATCTTTTACAACATAAATGTTGCTGATGTATGTAAGTTTACGTTTCTGTTTACGAGCAGCATCCTTACCTGCATCTGTTCCATTGTTCCATAACTGAGAGTTATACTCTGATACAGGATCTTTCTGACCAAGTGTAGTGAGAGAGTTTTCAATATACCATCCACCAGGACCTTGGAATGCATGACTATACAGTTTTACAAACGGTAAGTCTTCACCATCAGGTGCTGGTAAGAATCGAATAACGGCATACCCGTTACCTGACTTATCAACTTCTAGTTTCCACAAACGGTCATCACCTGATGTTCCGTTAGTGTTTAATTTTTCAACTTCCTTAACTAACTTTGCAGTTAAAGAACCTAATTTTGATTGCTTTTTAAGATTAGCAAATGACATTTGGATACCTCGGATTAAATTGGATTTCGTTGGATGTTTAGATTATAATGGATTATTTACAATTTGTCAATATTGTCTTTAAGTTTTGAGATTGTTTCTCTCATACCCTCAAAGAGCAAATTCATATCAGTTCCTTTGGGAAAACCCATTAAAGGAATTGTTTTATGTAAATGTTCCTTCAGTTTGACAGCTTCAGGATCATCAGATAGTGACAGACGAGTATACATAACTTTCTGTTTTTCCAATAACTCTGTCAAAAGGTCAATGTGCTCCATTCGTTCATCATATTCCATTGTGGGAAATTGCATTACATTACCATAAAGAATTTTCTGAAGTTCATTGATTTCTTCAAGTTCTCCTTGAATGATTTCTGATTCAAAAAAATTACTCATTGACAATCTCTCTTAAAATTTTTTTATACTGAAACACATTAATATTTAGGAAGGGTATATATTTTTTTATTTTCATGCTGACGGTTTCCCACACTGGGTCTTTAAGTTTACGATTAAATTTTTTTCCAAAAGAAAATATTTTTTCGAAGATCACTAAGGTTTCTAAACTTATTTCTCCTCCCAGATACTTTTTGAGTATCGGTGGATGACCCCTCGAACAATTGAATACTTCTTCTAATTCTTTTTCCGATAGTAATTTTTTTGATTGTTCTTTGAACAAGTAAGTCAAACTCTGCTGTCGTCTCATCCAATCTGCGTAAGTTCTTTCTCCAGAATTTATAATTTCTCCAATCCATAAGTTTTGTGGGGCATTTGTGGTTACAAAATTTGCAAGTAAAAAATCAGTAATTTCTTGATCAGAATATTTTCTGGATGTTTTTTCAAACCAATACTTATCTTTTCTCTTGTTAAAAGAAGTCATCGTTGCTCTTGATTTTCCACCGTATTTAAAAAAGTCATACCTTTTACTTGTGAAATGACTCTTCATTGAGAGATATGTCTGGTAGGTTTCAAACGGTGTCACTTTCATCTACTTCATCACTTTCTAATTCTGTAATTGCATCGCAAGGAACTTCACTATCACCTATCATATACCAATGTTGTGGCATACCAATGCTGTCAGGTCTCACACCCAAATATGCTAGGTCTGGAAAACTATGTTCTCTTAACATAGCTTGAAGTCTCCAATGTATAAGTTCAGATTTTTTCATTATAAAGGTAGTTTAGCACGAGAAGTCTTCTTCATAAAGTTTAACTGAATTGCATCATATTTCAACCTTTCTTTAAGAGGTTTTGTAATGAGTTTTGTTACAGATTGAATCTCTATGTCATTCATCTCACAATACTGACATATTGCATCAATGTAATTTAATTTTTCTTCAGCAACTATCTTCTCTATCTCCATCGAAAATTTAGTAGGAGTTAGAAACTTACTCTCTATTGCTTTTTCAAGTTCTTTGTTTGGTTCCATAAAACTCCAGTTTGTCTTTGACAAATTTGTCGATGTATCTACCAAGAAGTCTGATATACTTGGTTTTGTCAGTTTCTTCATAAACAACGCATTCTCCATTTTCACATGCCATAATAATGACTAATTTTTTAACTGCTATATTCTTCATCTCATACAGCATACAACCATACCCCATAGCCTGAACAAAGTAATGCTCAATCCACTCCCGTGGTTTTGGTTTCTTAGATGTTTTAAAATCTATGATTGCTAATTCGCCATCATGTTCTGCAATACAATCGACAGTTCCAGCAATTCCTAGTTGTTTACTATATAGGGCACCTTCTAGAGAGTGAATTTCATTGATTCTACTTAATTCTTTCTTAGATATTTTAAATAAAAAATCAGATATAGGAGGAACTTTTGGTAACTTCTCATTCTTTAGATAATGCTCAGTTAGTGTATGCATATCAGTTCCACGAGTTGTAGCAGCCTTTGTAATACGATCTGCTTCTTCATTACCAACTTTCTTTCTCCAATTAATAAAGATTTCTTTATTAAAGTGACTAGTAATAGATGTAATAGAAACCAATTTAAGTGGTTCCTCTTCATCAGGAATTTTATAATACCTTATACCATCTATTGTTTCTCTTGGAATTGGTTTAAGATCTAAGTCTACATGATTAAACATCAAAATTTATCTCTAGTTTCGACAAAAGATATTCTTTGACAAGTCCAGAACGAACGATGTCATTAATATCAAATTCTATTATACCAAAGGATGGCATTTTACGCAAGATGTTCATAAAATTAACGATACCATTTTTATCATTTGTTTTTACTAAGTCAGTTTGACTCGCATCACCACAGAAACAAATCTTTGTATTTTCACCAACACGAGTAATGATACTATCAAGTTCATGAAAATTCAAGTTCTGAAATTCATCCACAATGATGATTGCATTATCCAATGTAGTTCCACGAATAAAAGATGTGCTCCAAAACTTAATTGTTTCTTGTGCTTTTAGATTGCCATAGAGCATTTCAAAGTCAGCATCAGAAGGCATCTGAAACATATACTTTACCATGTTCTTATATGGTATCTGATAGATGTCTGCTTTATCCTCATGATCACCAGGTAAAAAACCAATTTCTCTTGTAGATACAAGAGATCTTACTAAGTAAATTTTTTCATATGGAGTGCTTTCATTTAAAACATCAGCAAGTGCCTTATATAATGTAATAAATGTTTTACCAGTTCCCGCACAACCATAGGCAACTATATTTTTTTGATCATCATAGAAATCAAATAATTTTTTTTGATTATCTGATAGTGGTTCAATATCAATGAGATAACCATTATTTAATGGTTTTTTTCTTTTCATTTGTTTTGCAGTTAAACCAACACCAATTGGTTGCTCTGAACTCGATCCTCTTTTTCTTCTTGCCATTAAGTTTCAATACCTCTCTTTGCTAATCTTCCTCGAATACCAGCAGATTTTTCTGATTTTTTAATAACCTCTTTCCAACTTGGATGTTTTTTATTTAATTTATCTTGCCAATCACCAACAGATTCAACTCCCATGCCAGGTGCAGTTGAAGGATCTGAATAATCACGACTCCAATCTGGATTGTCTTCTGTCCATTTATCCCAATCCATCACACTCATCACAACCTCTTTTCTTTCACCAGTTTGATTGTTAACTACAGGATATGTCGCCATAATTATAAAGTAATGTAAAGTTATTTAGACCCATTCAAGGGCTTCTGATACAGAGGGGAATTGTTCGGTAAACACCTCTCGACATCCCTCTGCGATAACCATGTGTTCTTTTTGTGTTCCATGTGCAGACCTTAGATTAATATAATGTATCCATGAACGACAAGAACCTGTCATATAGATCTTTGTAGGAGTGCAAAGTGGTAATACCATTCTAGCACATTCTTTTGCCACTCCCTCTTCAATCATCTGATTATAAAGACTCTGAGCAGAACTGAACAGAGTAATCATCTGACGATTCAGTTTATCAACTACCTTTGCATCCAAATTATCTATACTATTCTGACGATTCTTTTTATCCTGTCTACGTAGTTCTGGTAATTCAATCTCACCTAATTCATTACTCTTTGCATATCGTTGAGAAAATTCTTGGAACGTAAAACTACGATGCCTTAGAATCTGTGCTGCGATTGCACGAGTTGTTTCAATCTCAAGTGTCATTGATGATTGCTCAAACACAGACCAATGGTTATGTTTAATACAATACTTCAATAATCCTGCATAGTTTGGATTATCTTGATTGTCTGGATTAGAAACTCTGGCAATATGTGCCATCGTTTTCTCTGCATCAGGTGTGATGCTTATTAGATTAACGGTCATTGACCAAATCCTCTTGATTGTTGTTTTCTATTCTTTTCCACTTCATCTTCCAAAATAAGCAATTGTTCTCTCATATACTTTAATTCATTTTCATCATACAGATAATCTTGTTGAAGAGCTTTTTTAAGTGCGTGTAAAACTTTTTTAGATCTCATTCGTCATCCTCAAAAATTTGACTGTAATCAAGTGATGGATCATTTTCATGTTTAAGTTTTTCATAATTTTCATATGAAAGATAAGAACTTTCATCAGAATAAACTTCAGCCTTTAACTCAGATACGGCACGTTCTAAATCCATTATGAGTTTTTTAAGGTTGTTTTTATTCATGAGATTTTCATTTTATTTATTATAGCATAAAAAAGAAGGGGATCAACCCCTTCGTTTTATTTTCCATATAGAAACTTAACTTCAGCAGTTATGATTGTGAGAAATATGGCAGATGCCAAACAAATCTCTAGAGTTTCAATCACTTAACACTTGTAAGTTCTTTTTCTAATCTTACACCACGGTAAGTTAAATCGACCTTGTTAGTCTGCTGTCCTTTGTTTCTGTCGGTGTCGTATACAACACCTCTGTATGTGACTTTTGCCATCGGTTTTCTCCTGTAAGTAGTAGGGATTTTTAGCCCCGTTCCTTCAGTCGGCATTTGCGTCCCTTTCGGGATGAACGAACCCGTTCCGTGTCGGCTTACTTGCGTCCGATGATATAAGCATCACAGTCATCTGACACTTTAGTTCTCAAGTAATCTATAAGATACTCGTGAGCATCAGAGTTAAGATTCTTATCACTAAGTATCTCAATTCTGTTTTGATTCCATTCTAAACAAGACATTTCCCAATGGGAAGCATTATGTTCAGTAAGGAGTGATGCCAGTAGTGTGAGTTCTATCATTTGGATGAACGTAAAGGTATGTTAGCATACCCACACTATATAGTCAAGGACTTTTGTAACTTCTGTTACAATTTTATATTATCTTCTCTTTTTCTTTTCTTTTGGTTTACTATAATTCCATAATTGAGGTTTAATATTACCTCTTCCATAATTTATTGATACTAATTGAGATTTAAACTTGTCATAATACATATCAAACAGAGTAGATTGTGTTCCTCGTGTTAAATCATACATGGTTTCATCATCAATCTTATATTCAACGATATAAGAATCAGATGGAAACTGTGTGCTATTCAGTTGATCTTGCTTTGCCCTCTCGACTAATATTTCACATCCATACTTTTGTTTTAGTCCATCTTTTTCTTGAGGAGTCCAAACAGTTTTAGTCAAGATCTACCTCCCCATTTAATATCAGGATATGCCTCCGCAACTATATCTTTTGTAATTTTATAAGAATCACCTAATTTTTTGTCCTTACATAATATTACAATTTCTGCCTCTAAAGGATGTAAACCCTCCAATATATTAATAAACATACTTTCTCTACGAAGATTACTTAAACCATCATCACCACCCTTTACAAAACGATAAAAATGTTTTGATTCTCTTCGAATTGTAGTATGTCCCTGTCCATCACTAACTCCTAATGAAAAATTACCTTTGGCATGCATGGATCTAACTTCCTCAGAAATTTTACCACTTACACCTCCAGAATAAGCATTTTGATCATCGTATCCAGTATATGGAACTTCACCAGGTGGAAGAACACTTATCACACTTTCATCAAAATTCCAAATCAAAATTGTTTTCAAAGAGATCTCTTCATATTTTTTGAGAACTTCAATTTTTTTTGCCTTGGTTCTCTGTTTAGATATTAAATTTAATATCTCAAACATAAAAGGATTTCTCGGCAAGTCTAAACTTACTGGTTTTTTGACTGTAACTGTTCTTGCCTTTTTCGGTTTACTAGTCGTCGTCTTCTTCGTTGTTGTCATAATTTTCAAATCTAAATGCGACAATATCATCAGGAACTAAGTTCCCATTTTCATCAAACATTTCTGGATGAGGTCTTGGTATCTCTTGATAATTCATCATGTAGTCTCTGATTAACCAACCAGTCACAGCACCAACAGAAAATAGTAAGAATGCTATCGGAAGTGTAACGATTGTAATAAGTTCTGTACTCACAGTAACACCTCCTTTCTTTGGTTTTTTAAGTATGAGCTCAACACCACGATTGACCTTGAGATCGTTTCTATTTATCTCAGACGTTGATAACTTTTTTTTCTCTGAGGAACTTGATTGAGTCAATACAACCTCCTAGTTTTTGACCATCAACTACGACTTGTGGAAAAGTGGTTCCCTCTCCAAATTCATCGTAGAATGATTTTTTATCAAAATGTTCATCTAAATTATACACCACATACTTAAGTTTTGTCAAGGTCAAAACTTTTTTTATCTTTTCACAATATGGACATCCCTTTTTTGAATAGACTGCAAAATTCATATGCTTCCTAAAATTATATTTATATCTTATGAACAGACATTATAGCATACTTTTAAATATTTATCTACACGTCACCAGTATTAGTTGATGGAAATGCTCTACCAGTACCCCAAATAATTCTAACAGCTCCTTGTCCTCCAGCTCCACCATCGTTATATGAATCGTCTTCATCTGTTCCGCCTCCTCCTCCATATGCACCACCAGCACCACCAACACCACCAGATGATGTTCCTCCATTAGCACCACCAGAACCACCATTTCCACCAGCACCCCATCCACCAGAAGCATTACCAGTAGCAGCTCCACTGGAACCCTCTCCTAGAATACCGACACCACCGCCTCCACCTGATCCAACACCATCTGCTTCACCACCGCCGCCTCCTCCACCAGAACCAGCAGTTTGATATTGATTATTATTACCAGCACCACCATTACCACCATTACCAGAGTATCCACCAGCACCACCACCAGCACCACCAGCACCATTGTATACACCGTAACCGCCATATCCACCATCACCGCCACCAGTATATCCTAAAGTAGATCCACCTGAACCGCCTGCCTGTCTTCCATTATTTTGTCTGATTCCTCCAATACCACCGTTTGCTTTTACTAAAACCGTAGCACCTCTAGCAAGTTGGCTAAATCCACCATTACCACCAGTAGTTGTAGATCCATCTGCTCCACCAGCAGCACCACCAGATCCTACAGTTACAGTCAAAGATTCACCAGCAGTGACCGATATATTATTTTGATAAGCTAAACCACCACCAGATCCACCTTGAGGACCTACGTTACCTGATTGTGCTCGAGCTCCACCTCCACCACCACCTACACAAACAACGCTGATAGAAGTTACACCACTAGGAACAGTCCAAGTTTCTGATCCAGTAGTTGTAAATGCCTGTTGACCAGAATCTCCACCAGCACCACCAGCACTCGAAATAACAGAAGATGGAGCAGGTCCTGACAATCCAAATACTGATAAAAAAGGAGACATATTAGTTTGAGAAGTTTACACTATTTGCTAGAACTATGTATGCTGCATCACCAGTTTTAATGACATTGTATGTATTTACATCATATCCATCTGAACTTGCACTAGATGGTGCACTTCCACCCAACCATTCTTCTGTTTGAGCAACTCCATCAATTGTTAACTCTGCATAGTATCCAGCATTATTTGGTTTTGAAATTATAACAACAGTTAAAGTATCACCAGTATCCATTGATGTATTAAGTCCAACAGTTGAAGTTACGTTTGGTGTCGCAGTCGTTGTTTCATTTGTTGTAAATAAATGTACGTTTCCATTGTCAACATTGATATTTGGTGCAGCACTAAGTTTATTTGCGACAATATGAACACCCTCAGTTATACTACCTTTAACTCCAAGTTTAACTCCACTACTGGTTTTTCCTATCGCAACGGTGTCGGCAAAAGCACCCATGGATATTTTACCATTAGCGTTATAATCAAAGGCAGGAATACCACTGACATCGTTAATCGAAAATAGTGATCCACTTGTGAGATTATTTGTAACACTGAATAATGATCCCTCAGTTCCTTGAATATCTAATGCAACTGTATCAGTTACACCAGCACCAGTACTAATGTTTAATATTGCTTCGCTTGCATTGGTTGTTCCAAGACCAACATTACCTAAAGTATGAATACCAGTTGCGTTTTCTACAAACTTACCACCAGTTCCACCTCCACCACCACTAATTGTGATTGTTTTAGTTGCTCCAGTTCCTGATGCAACAACACCAGAACCCACAAAGTTCAGAGTTGTTCCTAATGTGGATAAATCAGAACCTTGATTACCAACTGTTACACCACTACCACCACCTGAAATAGTAATTGTTTTAGTTGCTCCAGTTCCTGATGCAACAACACCATTTCCTACAAAGTTAAGTGTAGTTCCTGTGGTTGATAATGCACTACCTTCATCTTGAACTGTTACACCTCCACCTCCACCACCAATCGTATTTCCATTAGCATCTTTAAATGATGTTGCAGTTAGGATTCCCGTTACGACAACTCCAGTGTTAGTTGTTGTTAATTTTGTATTTCCATTCTGCTTTAATACAACATATCCTGTTGCTCCCTGTTTAATGACTGCGTTAGTTTCATCAAAAGCAGCATTACCTATTACTATTTGATCTCCACCAAGTCTTAAACTACCAGTTCCCTCATCAGTTATCTCCGAATGACTACCCGTATGCCTCATACGCATGTCTTCATGTTCACCTAATATTATACTCTTATTATCAGAAGATGTTAATTTAATTCCATTGTTTGCATGAATAACTGAAGTAAAGGTAGAAACACCTACGTGGTAAAGTCCCTCTGAATTTGTAATAACAGCATTACCCATGCGATCATGAGCAGTGCATTGATAATATAAAACACTTGGAGTTGTCTTAGTAACTGTTATCTCAGTATATGTGTTTTGGAAATCTACACCTGATGTATATAATGTTGTTTTATCTGCTTGGTGGTAGAATTTGAGTGGATGACTTCCAGTATTATCATGTGTAAATCTATATGTTCTACCTGGTGTTAGAGTAAGAACAGGGGACTCAATACCATCAATATAAAAAGCATTTGAACTGGACTGACTACCAGCAGGATATCTGTGATTTACTTTAGCTGCAACAGTGACAGCATAGGTGACTGTACCACCATGGGGTGCCACTAGAGAATCAAGCATACTAATAGATCCTCGAACATCTAGATCCGTTTTAGGATCATCAGTTCCGACACCAACTTTACCGTTTGGTATTACAACTTCATTATAACCAATTCCATGACCAACCTTTGCAATTGTCGAGCTTGTTTGATTTGAATAAATCTCAAGACCATTACCATTAAATTTTAAAAATTGTTTATTATCAGGATGTGAATAATAGAATTCAGATTGTGTATTACTATTTTCATCATTCCAAAATATTCCATTAACAGCAGAATTATTACCTGCTTCTAATACTATCTTTGAATCACTAGATGCTGAAAAAAGATGGAGTAGTTCGTCTGGATTAATAGTTCCGATACCAACCTTACCAGTTCCATTATCAATTCTCATTGCTTCAACAAAGTTTTCTACTTGCAGTGTGCTATTAGAGTAACCAAATACTAAATCATCATTCTGATGTGCTGAAACAAATGCAAGTCTTCCGCTTGGCCAAGCAGCTAGACCACCACTTGATTGACCATAATTTAATAAAGTTACTGCAGCATCAGTTCCATATACTTCAAGTTTATTTGTTGGATTATCAGTTCCGATACCGATATTACCATCTGCTTTTATATTAAATCTGTGTGCACTATTAATTTGATCATAGATAAAGAAATCTATATTACCATCACCATCTTTATTACTTCCCAAATTATATTTTGTTGAACCAGCACTTTGGAAAGAAATACTTGATTGCCCATTAGCATTTGTATTGTTTAGAACTAAAGGTTGGTTAGAAGTAGAACTTACAGTTGTTTGACCATCAGATGCGATGCGAAGTGTTTCTTTACTTGCAGCACCACCATCTCTTGTTCTGAAAATTAAATCAGCTTGACTACCAGCAGATTTTCTACAATTTATACTATATTGTCCCGCACCACTAGTGGTTGATTGGAACAGTATTCCCACTTCAGCGTTAGCTGCTGAATTTGAATTGGTTAGATTTAATCCTATAAAGTCATTATTTGTTGTGTTAGATATATTTTTTGTTGAATCCCATGCAGTTCCAGTGTTGATTCCTATTGATAGTGCATAAATTGGACTGGTTTCGTTAATGCCAACATAACCAGTTCCTAATATTGTAAACCAACTGGTTGAACCATCATGAATAGTAAATCTATCAGCACTACGTGCGGAGTCGAGATACCAGTTATAAGCAGTTCCACCTGAACTTTTTGATTGTATTCTTAATCTTGTTGATTGGTTATTATTTCCAGACAGTAACTCAAGTCCTCCATCGTGTTGACCTGATGTACCTTGCAACAAACCTGTTGATGTGATGCGAAGTCTTTCTGTTGCATCAGAACCACTTGCAGTGCTGAATATCAAACGACCTGGTGTAACATTATTTGAAGGTGTTCCATCTACCTCTACATTAATACTTGCAGCATGATTAGTTAAATCATTACCATCAGTACCACTAAACCTAATCTCCCCTAAATTATCATCATCTTGGATAATAGTAGTACCGCCAGTAGAAGTTGCTCTCGATTTTCCAAAACTTAGATATGGTGGAGACGCATTATCAGAATTTCTTGTAATTGAAATAGCAGATGTATTTGCTGTTGTTCCTTCTAATTGAAGTTGAGCAGTGATATTAGCAACAACCCTTGATGAAATATCATTCAGTAATAAGCGACCATCAGAGTTGATGCGAAGTTTTTCAGAATGTGTCCCGTCTTTTCTTGTGACGAAAACTAAATCTGCTGTTCGTTTTGCAACTGTTGAGAAATCTTCAGTAGCATGACATTCTATTCTTGCTCCAACAGTACTGTTTGATGGGCAAAAATCTACTCTAGTTAGACCATCAGCAGCTGTGGCAACATTACCAACTACAACTGTGCTATTATTACCAGTAGGTTTAAATGACTGTAACTGCCCATCACCAGATGTTGATGCATTTATACCGATAAGTAATTTACCATCTGAGTCGATGCGAAGTCTTTCTGTTGCAGATCCTCCAGCAGGTCGTGTGGAAAATCTCATATATGCTGCTACATCATCAGCAGTTCCATTCTCTTTTGCTACCTGAATGGTTCCACCCATCTCATAACCACTATTATCGTGATTATAGAAAGTTATACCTGCTCCTCTGTCGATATTATTATTAGTGCTTGCAGTATAAAGTTGTAATGTATCATCATCACTTGCTTGTAAAGAACCTGCACGAGTTCCTTTGACTTCTATTTTACCACCTGATGTGATGCGAAGTCTTTCATCTCCTGCAGTATCAAATGATATTGTATTACTAGTAAATGATATCTTTGTATTTGTATTATCAATATGTCTTATGTCTTCAGAAACATCTAAATTACCACCATTAACTGCTAAATCACCATTATTAATTGTTACACCACTTGAATTTGCTAATAATTTTCGAGATCCACCAGCAACTAATCCCACAGCATCAGCACCAGGAAAATACAATCCTGAGTTAGTATCAGATGCTGCTGCTACACTTGGTTCTGCAGTTGTTCCATCAGATACCCTTACTTGTCCAGTAGCTTTTATATTACCAGCAACATCTAATTTCTGTGATGGAACAGCACTTCCAATACCAACGTTACCACCATTGAAATAACTTGCACCACTAGAATGTAATTTTATTCTTTCTGTTCCACCAGATTGATTTATTGCAATTGTTCCATTTTGTGATGCATCATTTGCTATATTTACTAATTGTATTCCAGATGTACTAGATATCTTAGAGATAGTGCCCTTAACACTTAACAAATGAGGTGCTGTGGCAGTTCCGATACCAACATTACCATCTGATGTGATGTGAAGTCTAGTATCTCCTGCCACTCTGATTCTTGCAAAGGCAGAACCATCTGAAGCATTTAAGGTAAGTCCAGTTGAACCAGTTGCCTCTATTTGACCTTCTGCTGCTGTTAACTTTATATTATCTCTCGCAGTAATTATACCAATCGAATCTATATTTGTTACATCTTCATATGTTAATGTTCCACCAATAGAAACCATTTCAGCGGTAATATCCTGAACTGTAATGCTAGGTGTACCTGTCAATCCTGATGCCAGTGTTGCAGTACCAGTAACATTACCAGTCAGTGCACCTTTAAATGTATTGGCAGTTATAATTCCTGTTGCATTTATCTGATTAACCTCAAAACCAGAAGCATGTAAATTTTGTGTATGGAACTGAACACCTTGTGTATGACCAAGTGTTAGTGCTGTTCCTACATTGACTATATTATTATCTCCATCTAATGTTAGAGAACTTTGCCCAACAGTTAGTATACCAGTAATACGAGCATCTCCAAGCACATATAATCTTGACTGTGGACTATCAGTTCCAATACCAACATTACCACTTGAATTCATTGCTAATGCATCTGTGTTGTCAATTCTAAATTTAAATGCATTACCTGTTTGGAATCTGAAGTAATCATTCGCATTATCAGTCGCTGGAGAATACAACTCCATAAATCTCTGGCCAGCAGTTGGACCTTGAGCACCTCCCCACTGCTGTATTACTTGATCAAGACCATCGTGTACAACTTTAAGTCGGGCAGCACCTGGAGCATCAGTTCCGATACCAACATTACCATCCTTATTGATAGTAAGTCGTTTCTGCATCGAAGTGCTTAAAACTAATTCACCTTCATTAGTTCCCTTATATTCTGCTTGAATTTCTGCTAGGTTTCCAGTTCCTGAAGTCGAATTGAAAAATAGACCTGCTTTATTACCAACAGCACCACTTGTATAGATTGAAATATTACGACCAGAAGCTGAGTTATGAGGTGCTACGGTTAAAGTGGATGATGGGGTGGTAGTTAAATCAGTTCCGATACCAACTTTTCCATCTTTATCGATGCGAAGTCTTTCTGTCGGAGAATCCGAACCATCAGCACTTGTAGAAAATATCAATCTACCAGGCATATCATTTGTGCCTGGTGTTTCATCAACTTCTGCACGAATGGATGCTGCTTTTTCGAGAGTGCTGTTGCCCTCTCCCATAAAGAGAACTTCACCTAAAACACTGTTATTTGACACTGCACTTCCATCGGCAGTTCTTGCAAAAATAAATGATGCTCTTCGTCCAACAGCACCACCACCAGAATTATATCTTAATGATATTGCAGTATCGACATTACTATTTGATTCTACTTGTAGTTTGGGAGTTTGAGTAAATCCAGCACCATCAACGTATGATCTCTCAGTGACTGCATTTATTAAAAGTTCTCCATCTGGTGTGATACGAACTCTCTCATCTGCTGTTTCCCAATCACCATCAGTATCACCAGTGAAAAATCTAATACCACCATTAACAGATGTTGATGCAGAAAGATTTAAACTATTGTCATTAGTGCCACCATCAGTATTTCCACACCAAACAGAAGCATTTTCTATCCCTCCATCATTTTTGAAGATAATAAATGGATTGTCTCCCTCGGCATTATTGTCTGCGTCTGCCTCAATGTAAACACGACAATCACCAGATGTTCCAGAAGAAATGTGTAATTGACCATCTGGATTAGTAAGTCCGATACCAACTTTACCATCTGATACGATACGAAGTTTTTCTTGATTTCCACTCGTGGAAAATCTCATATAGTTATCACTGTGATCATAAGTAATGGTTCCCATTCTATTTCCAACACCAGTGGTTGATGTGTCAGCAAAGAAAATATTTCCAGTGTTAGATGTTCCTGAGAAAATCGTTAGTCCTCTGTTACCACTTGTATCTCCAATAATTAATTCATCAGCAGAAGAACTAGTAGTTAAATCAGTATTATTAATTCTTACTTTTCCACCTAAAGTTGAAACACCAGATACATTTAATTGATCAGTATCAGTGGTTCCTGTTATTTCAACACCATAATCCTTTGTTTCAAATTTGATATTGCCATTTTGTCTTAATTGAACATATGAGTTAGTTGTACCAGACCTAACTTCCATATGCATAGTTCCAGCTTGATCCTCCAATTTCCATGTAAAATCATCCGCACCATGTTTATTCAACCTATTCATCACACCCGATGAATTATATTCTATAGTTGCACTAGTAGTATCTCCCAATCCAATTGTTTTATTGGTTGGAATGTTTATACCATTACTAAAAGTAGCTAATTGATTAAAGGTAGAGACACCAGTTACATTTAAATTATCTAATTCAGTATGACCATCTACATCTATATCTCCACCTATATCTAAAGTATTAAAAACTGATGTGCCCGTGGTGTCAATACCTGCAACATTTCCACCTCCACCAGAAATTGAGGCAGTTGTGATAGTAGTAATTCTACCATTACCATCGACAGTGATTACTGGAGTATTATTGGAATTACCGTAAGTGTTTGCAGATGCACCAGTTAGTCCTGTCAAACTTGCACCAGAACCAGAGAATGATGTTGCTGTTAAAATACCAGTGATTTTTGCATCACCAGTTGCACCACTAAAGGTAGCACCAGTAGTAGAACTTCCAACAATTACATGCTTGGTTTCATTAGCTATTAATATTGGATCATCAGATAAATCAGCATCTAGTCCAATAATAAATCTTTGATTGTTATTAAAACCAGCAGCGAGTCCAGCGTAAATACTACCATGGTTATTTTCAAATCTCATTGCAACATCGGAAGTGCTGCCTCTCTGTAAATGTAATTTGGTGGTTTGAGTAGCACCACTTATTTTTATTCTTCCATTACCTTTAAATTCTGATACATTGCTGGTATCTACGACTATTTTATCACTGAATGTAGAAACTTCAGAAACATTAAGAGTATCTAAATCTGTTGTACCGTCTACATCTAATCCACCAGTACCAATATCTGCCTGAGTAGCAGTTACAACACCAACAGCGTTGATACCACCAGCAGTCACCTTAATACCACTTCTTGCAGTAATAATGCCAACTGAATCTATATTTGTTACGTCTTCATATGTTAATGTACCACCAATTGATACATTCTGATCAAAGGTAGCTATTCCAGTAACTTTTAAATTACCACTTGAATCGATGCGAAGTCTTTCGATTCCATCTGTCAAAAATACATGTTGTCCAGCACTATTTTGAGAATCGGCATTGTATTTAATAACTGCATCATTTGTTATTCCAGAAATACCAGTGCTTATTACTAACCCTCTATCTCTATTTGCACCTGTAAATCTTGCAATATCCTGATTGACCGCAGTTGCAACTACATGAAGAGGTTCAGTAGGGTTTTCACCATCAACATGACATATCTTTACTTTTCCATCAGATAAGATACGAACTCTTTCTGTAGAAGTACCGCCAGTAGTTTTGGTAAAAACTTGTAGGACTCCACCACCAACTGATTCTGATGCTTTTATTTGGCATAAATCTGCAACATTATTTGATTTAAAATCAATTCGTGGTGTATTGTTTGTTCTATTAAAAGATATTCTTGTTGTACCATCTGTAACATCAAATATTGCTGATGGATCATTAGTTCCGATACCAACTTTACCACCTTTAAAATAACTATTACCATCACTGCTTATTTGAACAGTTCTTGTTCCATCAGCTTTTTGAATGTTTATAAAACCTTGAACAGTTCCTGTACCTATTGTGACTTTTGAACTAACACTTTTTTCTAGAATTTCAATTATGGGATCATCCCCAAATAAAGTCAGTTCATGAGATGGGACAAGAGTTCCAATACCAACTTTACCATTAAAATAAGCATCACCATCACCATCAATTTCAAATTTTAATTCATTGGTGCTTCCATTATTAGATCTTGCCTGAATTATTGGATTACTTGCAAATTGAGTTGCTCTATAAACTTGAAGATGTGCTGTTGGATTCGCAGTTCCAATACCAACTTTACCTGTTGATGTGATGCGAAGTTTTTCCCCATCTTTAATATTAACTATGAATGCAGGAGTGGAAGTGATGGAATCATAATCAACATCAAATGCAAAATTACCAACAGAAGAGTCCGCATTAATTTTGTGATGAACTCCAGTTCCACTATCACTCATTGTAATTCTTGGTACTCCAGAGTGTATATGAAACATTGATGCTGGACTTATAGTTCCAATACCAACTTCACCTGATGATGTGATACGAAGTCTTTCCGTGCCAGCAGTTTCAATTGCGACTTCTTCAGTAAGAAATCTGATTGCAGTATTTGGATGTTCAATATTAAATATTGAATCAGCAATACCTACACCACTGTTAAAGGTTGATATACCAGAAACCGACAATGCAGTTCCAACTATACTTTGGAAATTTACATCACCTGCAATAAATCCTCCAGCAGCATTACGAATAACTATACTATTTCCGACATTACTATTTGCTGTAGATTTACCATCTAATAAATCTGCATTTAAATTTGTTACCTTTGTTGTGGATGCGACTACGAATGGTGCAGTTCCTGTCGATACTGTAGACTCAAAATCATTAGCAGTAATCTTATTAGTTACATTTAATGAACCTAGAGTTCCTAATGAAGTTATATTTGGTTGAGCACCAGTTAGAACTGTTCCAGTTAGATTACCCTGAACATTTCCCGTTAAAGCACCATAAAGATTTGTGGCAGTTACAGAACTGATACCAGATATATTTGTTGAATCATCACCTACTATATTTCCATTAGCAGTTATGTCACCAGCAAATGTAGCGCCTGCAGATACATTTAAAGATCCATTAATATCTAATTTCGATGTTGGGATATCACTTCCAATACCAACATTACCACTCGAATAATTTATTGATGTCCCACCAAAATTCTCTACCCACGGTGTAATATTACTTACTGTCGTTGCTATCCCTACACCACCTGTGTCTCTCTTAGTGAAAAGGGATCCATCGTATGTATTAAGAGCTAATTCTCCTACTTGTAAATCTATATTCTGTGGTTTCTTACCAGAAACTGCAGATCTTTTAATTCGTATCGGCGTCGCCATTTATTTTATTCGGTATGTACCACAAGAAAACAGTATATACTGCTTTTTATCTATTTATTATGTTAAGTTATTTCTTCTTGGTTTATACAAAAAAAGATCTTTGGTAACGTCAGGTTTCATCCACTTTTGAATTTTATTATATCTGTTCATACTAAAGAAATCTTGATTAAAATACCACTCCTCCCAAGATTCATGTCCTTTTCTTTGATTGCATTTATTACAACAACAGACTACATTTTTTGTGAAGTCTGTACCTCCCTTACATCTTGGTACCACATGATCGATGGTTAGATTACTATCATCCCCACAATATGCACACTGCCAATTCCATTTTTCTTTTATATCTTTCCTCCATAATCTCTTTGCCTCTGCTGAACTTGTTGTCTGTAAATTAAAAACATAAGCTTTCGATGAATGGAGAAGACTCATATAAATTTGTAAGTTAATTTTATTTAGTGATTTAATATTATTTTCATATTCCAAATCTATGTTTAAAAGTTTCATAGTGACTAGAAGCTTCAGAATCAGAAAGTGCAGTACTATAAGCAAGGACTTTTGCAATCTTTCCGTCAAAAAAGTTTTTAGCCCCTCCTCCTATATTGTGATTCGCACCAATAGTATTTGGATTATGAGAATAAGTATGGCTAAAAATAAGAAGAGACTTATAGTTACCATCAACATATAATCTATATGTGTTAGATGATTTAGTTACAGTTACATTATGCCAAGTGTTTGTTGATAAAGTTGAAGAAGTAAAACTACCAAGAACTGCTGTATTACTGTTAACTACTTGTATACCACTATTGTATCTTAAAAATAAACTTTGTGAATTATCAACATCTGCAACAAAAGCTTTTTGTTCTGAAAAATCATCTGAATTAAACCACATAGAAATTGTAAAATCAGCATTTGCATTAAACATATCAGAACCTGTTACTACATAATCATCAGTTCCATCAAAAACTAAAACACCACCATTTGCTCCATTAAATGTTGCACCAGATAAAGTTGCTATAAGTCCCTTTCCGCTTATATCTTTCCATTTATCAGAAACTATATTAAATGAATAAGTCGTATCTGCAAGGTTACTCAATGTGCCAGATCCATCAGGATATTGTCGATTACCTATAGTTGGTTGATACACAAGTCTGACAGCACCTCCAGCACCACCTTGCCCGTCATTATAATTGTGTGCATATATTCCTGTAGGTGTATACTTAAATGCACCTGTACCACCTCCACCATAGTTTTGACCCGAACCACCTGAACCTGCTCCTCCATCAGCATTTGCAGCTCCACCTGCTCCATTTGACCCTTGTCCAAGTATTCCCACTCCACCACCTTTTTTTGGTGATGCGTTACCATTAACACTATCTACAGAACCAGTTCCACCTCCTCCACCACCTGCACCATCTGTACCTGCACCAGCTCCTCCAAAAGCTTGTCCATAACCACCATCACCACTATATCCGCCTGCACCTCCTGCACCTCCTCCGCCTCCACCACCATTTCCACCATTTCCACCATTTCCACCACCACCAGTAACAGTTGCTATACCTGAAAATGTTCCACCATTTCCACCGTCGGCAGTACCATTAATGCCTTGACCACCACCTCCTCCTCCATAACCTCGAAGAAGAGTTTGATTAATTGATCCATTGGTATTCAAGTTGTATATTGTACTGCTTCCACCATCACCACCATCACGTGATGATGTTGTACCTCCAGCACCTCCAGCACCAACAATGACAGTTAAAGTTTCACCTGGTGTGACTGCAAATGTTCCATATGCTAACCCTCCACCACCTCCACCACCTGCATCATCATCGTTTGCATTTTCACCATTATTACCACCACCTCCACCACCACCGACACATACGGCAGATATTGAAGTGATGCCAACAGGCACTACGAAACTATAAGATCCCGCAGTGGTATATGATGTTTGAGCATTAGGGGTGGTGGGGGTCACAGTTGTATCATAACTTTTAAAATTTCCTGCATCAAAACACGCTTCCAAATTATTTAATCCTACAAGTTTTGGTCCTGAACGACTAGCCATTAGACTCCAAACCTCCCTCTTGTTGCGCCGTAATTTGTTGATACTTCTGTGGCAGATAAAGTTCGTGTGTAGTGTTTAAAACCACCGATATAACCCTTAAAACAACCTCTATAATTTCCACTATACCTATCAGTGAGACCTATAGCTCTCTGTCCTGTATCTCCAGAAAATTCATCTTTAAAATTAGTTGCTGATGTTACTGAAGCACCATCAATATACAAAGTTGCCGTGCCATTATTATGTGTCACACAAAAATGATGCCATGTTCGAACTGATGGTCCAGTCCAACTCATACTAGTTTGAGTTGATCCACCATCTTCTTTATACCATACACGATTCCACCCAAATGCAAAACCTGAATTTGAGGTTGTTCCTGAATTCCAATCATCTTCAGAACTCATGGTAAAAAGACCTTGTGGACTATTGTAATTTGCGTAAGTGCCTGTATCTACACTGTCAGTATCCAAATATGCCCACATATCAAAAGACCAATAAGATCCAAATAAGTTTTCACCTGCCTCACTTGTACTACCTAATGGCAATTGAATATAATTATCACTACCATTTAAATAAATTGCATTACCTACTCCAGTATAACTTGAAATTCCAACCACTGTTGCCTTTCCCATCGAAGCACTTTTTGCAGCAAATTGACCATAACCAGAGACATCAAGTATGTTTTTAGGATCATTCTTTACGGTAATCTGTCCTCTCATACTAGAGTGGGAATTGGAATTATAATAATACGTACCTGCGTTATAAGGAGTCCAAGAAATATCTTGATCATCCGATCCATTATTAATTGCTGCGGGAGTGGAAACTGCATTACTACTTCCAGTACTTTGATTTGTTTTAATCCATAAAGCATTCTCACCATTATCAGCAGTATTCATAGTACTAAATGTTGTCATGTCAAATTTAATCGTATCTCCTACAAACATCACAAGTGTAGGATCCTGTTCTCCACTAAAATCGTATTTAGTATCAAAATCACCTCTATCCTTTCCATTAACACTGCTGCTGTGCAGTGAATAGTGATCATGACTTAAATTATAATCTGCCTTCACAATAATATTAATATCTATTGGTTTTGTAAGACTCTTATCATTCAAAGGATCGATACAAAAAACCAATCCATCTCTTACAATAGGTTTACCTTGATGTCTTAAAGCCATTATAAAGAATACCTCCCTTTTAATGCATTGAAGTTTTGTTTAACTTCCAATTCTGTCAATGCTCTTTGATACATCAAAACAGATGAAATTGCACCTTCATGTTTAGATCCCCCACTAGAATAATTATATAAAGTTTTAGAGTGATCATCATAACCATACAATTCATCATTTGCATTTAGATTGGAATTTCCACCACCACCTATGTAAAATTGCTGACCACCATTAGCTCCCATCCTAGTAAAACTATGATTTCCTATTAAATCACCATTAACATATATTTTTAATGCATTACTCTGCATCACTGTGTAATCTTGACTTTGAACCGTATCCAATACAAGTGTCGCATTATACCATGTAGAGGGTTCTATGTCATAATATGATCCTGTAGGACTTCCACCATTACTTGAATGTGCACCAACATAAAGACGATCAAAACTAGCATTATGAACATGATAAAAATGAAATCCATTACTATTATTACCAGTTATTATAAGTCCTCGACTACCACCATCACCAGAATTAAAAGAACTATGTGTTTGAAACCATATCGAAATCGTATATTTTTGATGATCCCATTCATTAAAAAAATAAGTATCCTTTAATACAAGTTGAAGTTTGGTTAAGTGAGTATAAAGTAAACAACCACCAAATGCATTTGAAAAAGGGGGATATGCGTGACCTGAAGGCAAAGTAGGAGTATGTGGTAAAATAGCATCATATTGTGGTGCACCACTAGTTGTATATTTGGATAAATCTACCCATTCCTGTGCAGTATCCTCTGTTCGATTAGGTATACTTACTTTACTCCCTGCATCCAAATGCAGTACTAAATCATCAGATTTTACACCAACTATACTTGTATTATATGCGATTGACATTCATCTAGACTTTCTTTTATTTATTAAAGATGATAAAAAATTTAATTAGACAAAAAAATACCCCGAAATTTTTTTCGAGGTAAATGAAATTAAAAAGTGATTTTGGTTTTAACCAATGCTTGGAGCAGTTAAAGCAACTGTTGTAGACTCGGCACATGCTAGGTCTAGTGGGAAGTTGTGTGCATTTCTTTCATGCATTACTTCCATACCTAAGTTTGCTCTGTTAAGAACATCTCCCCATGTAGGGATAACTTTACCATTAACATCAACAACTGATTGGTTAAAGTTGAAACCATTCAAGTTGAATGCCATTGTACAGATACCCATTGAGGTTAACCATACGCAAACTACAGGGAATACTGCTAAGAAGAAGTGAAGACTTCTTGAGTTGTTGAAAGAAGCATACTGGAAGATAAGACGACCAAAGTAACCGTGTGCTGCTACTATGTTGTATGTTTCTTCTTCTTGTCCAAACTTGTATCCATAGTTCTGTGATTCTGTTTCAGTTGTCTCTCTGATTAGAGAAGATGTAACTAAAGAACCGTGCATTGCTGAGAATAAAGATCCTCCGAACATACCTGCAACACCTGCCATGTGGAAGGGGTGCATAAGAATGTTATGCTCTGCTTGGAACACGAACATGAAGTTGAACGTACCTGAGATACCTAGTGGCATTCCGTCAGAGAAAGAACCTTGACCGAAAGGATACACTAAGAACACTGCAAATGCTGCAGATACAGGTGCTGAATATGCTACACATATCCATGGTCTCATTCCTAATCTGTATGATAGTTCCCACTGTCTACCCATGTAGGCAGAAATTCCAATAAGGAAGTGGAAGATAACTAACTGATAAGGACCACCATTATACAACCATTCATCTACGGTTGCTGCTTCCCATATAGGGTAGAAGTGAAGACCAATTGCGTTTGAAGATGGAACAACTGCACCTGAGATGATGTTGTTACCATACATGAAAGAACCTGCTACAGGCTCTCTGATTCCGTCGATATCGACTGGAGGTGCTGCTATGAAAGCAACGATGAAGCATGCTGCTGCTGTGAGTAAGCATGGAATCATGAGTACACCGAACCAACCAACATAAAGTCTGTTGTTAGTTGATGTTACCCACTCACAGAACTCTGGCCATCCCTGTAGGAGTCCGCCTTGTCTGCGTGTTAAATTTGAAGTTGTCATTAGGACGTTTGAATAAGTAGGGCTCAAAGGGTAGAGCGAAACTTATATTTCCATCAATCCCTTCACTGATGGATATGAGAGACGAAGTATTAGACTGCCTATAGGTCTCGGTTTAAGAGCAGTTGTACGCAGGGTTACGATCCTTTCGAGTCCTTTGTAATGTGTGGAAAACACCACCTTTCGTTATTTATTATAACATAACTTTACATATCCGTCAACTATTCCCAATACTCGTCTAATACATCGAGCACATTGTTTAGTGCTAATTGTGCTGCTACTCTTTCATTTTCATGCCAGTGAGGATACCACTGATGCCGATGAATACCATCTTTGATTCTCATAACCTTGCCAAGCATGGCTACTTTGTCTATTCTACCATTCATAGAAACACCTTGCAACTACAATATTTATAGCATACTGTTATAATTTATACAATATCTTGTGTTCTATTCCTAATAATAATTTGATTATTTTTATAATCTGCAACAAATTCTAATACATCTTCATTATCCCACATGAGTTCTTCATACATGGCATTGAGACGATCCATGTCTTCCCACAGATCGTTTACGTGTTCTGAGTATTCTGACATAAGATAATTGTTTTTATTATCTATCTATCATAGCAGACATCATGACAACTGCAACTGTAGTCATTAATACAGTTCCAGAAAATATTGATATGAACATTAAAAATGTATCGTAATAACTCATTTCTTATAACTAACTTCCTGTAAATGTTGAACTACAGTTTCTCTCTGTATGGGTGCTACATCATTAAGTCCGTTGACATCAAACCAAGGAGCTTCTTCCCAATCGAATCCTTCTCCAAATGTATTATCTGCGTTCGCAACATACCAATGACATGCTGCGTCTGGAATATCGACTGCACATACTGCCCAGTCATCTGTCCATTGTGGAACTTGAACCCAGATAACAGGTTCTGCTTCGAATGCGTGTGCAAGAACTGGGAATGCGACAGACAAAGAAACAACACATATAATTGCCCAGAAGAATGTGGGTATGTATTTGACACTCATTGGTCTTTTATATACTTCCATGACATCATGATAAGATTGTGACATGTAATCGCTCATTAGACTAATCCTGCCATTCCTGCTGCTGTACCTATAATTATAAAGAAACCAAACTCATAGAGTGAGTAGTATGGACTATAAAATATTTTCTTCATGCGAATGCGATATTACCTACACCTGATACGATGTAAAGTGTAACTATTGTTGTAAATAAAATGTGTTGCATTATGCTCCTTGATAAACTGGGGTCATGATTCCACCACCCTCATCGTCGTCATCGTCGTCACCACTTATGGCACGAAGAAATAACTCAAGAAATACTATGGCACCTACTGGATAGAGACACCATAATATTGCTTGAAAGGGTGATATAGCATTATCTGCTACTAATTCGGTCATTAAACAAAACCTGGTATGAGTTGACCTGTTGTTAGGTATGCTCCGATACCTGCGATGATGCCGATCATGGCAAGTCTGCCATTAAGTTTTTCGGCAACTAACTTTTCCTTTTCGATTTCCTTTTTCATTTAGAAAATACCTGGAATGATGTTTCCTGTTGTTGCGTATGCGCCTACTGCTGCTACGAAACCAAGCATTGCTGCCCAACCGTTAAATCTTTCTGCTTCTGGTGTCATGAGTTTTGCTCCTTTTTGTATTGTGAATTGTGAGATAAGTTTCATTTTAAAATAAACCTGGTGCTATCCATCCGAATAGACCGTAATTAATTGTACCGATCACTAGACCAAGCATCGCTAAACGACCATTGACCTTCTCGGCATATTTCCAGTAAGGATGTGAGAAATCCATTAGAAAATACCTGGTATAATTTGTCCTGTTGTTACGTAAGCACCAAGGAGTGCAACGAAACCGATCATAGCCCAACGACCATTAACCTTTTCAGCGTTCTGTGGATATCCTTCATAGGATACAGACTCATCAATGTATGGACGAGTTTCAGTAGGGAAAGCATTTTGTCTTCCACCTGATTCTGTTGTAACAGTCATTTAAGTTTTATTAAGAAACGTAACATAATTATATAGTAAATATAAAATTTTGTCAAGAAACTTAACATAAATCCCTTGATCCCAGTCTTAAAATACTAATACACTTAACTAAACTTAATAATTAATATAATTTTTTCTTATCATTTACCTTGCCAACCTGGTGGGAGTGTTCCAAAATATGGATCATATTCAAAATATGGATTCCAATCTGCTATTGTAGGTGATTGACTTTTCCAAAAATTAGTTAAACCCTCATGACTTGATCTATGAAATACTTCTACATGCTCTTTATGAATTGAAGATCCCATTTGCAATCTGTACAAAAATAATGGAATTGAAAAAGTATTACCAGAATTATAAATTAAATCATCCGCAACTGCTCTTGGTTTCACTCCCTGATCAATTTTATACTTATCACCACGACAATGTAATTTAATTAGTTTTTCTGCATGATGTCTTGTAATTAGATAACAAGCTGTTGAAAAATCATTTACAAATCGACGATGAAGTTTCATATGCACTTCTGCTGGATTAATTATTGCCAGTTGTATAACATCATAGTCATAAGGAGTTCTTGCATAGAAATCTTTCCAAGTAAAACCCCAAGAGGAAACAGTTCCAATATCACAATCATCTTCCATAATTAAAGCACAATTAGAATCTGATTTAAGAAATTCTTTAAGTGTCTTTAAATGTGAAGTAGTACATCCTACTTCACCTGATAACATATCATCAGGATACTTACCTTTTATAATATCACTCAAGTCATCTTCACGACCATCATATGCAGAGATTCGTGTGTAGTTTTCAATCTCCCAATACTTAAACTGAGTTTCCATGTATATTTTTCTCTCTGGTTGATCATCAAGATTAATATAATATATGGGTGGAAGACCTTTTAATTTAAATGCTGCTTTGTTTTTATCCATCGTAAGAGTCATCATATTTTAGAATAAAGAAACCATTTCCATAAGGAAACTTATCAACCCATTTTCTTTTGATTGATCCAAACTCATAGGAGAACTTGATTAATTCAAATCCATATTTTTCAAATGTCTTAATCCACCACTCCTCATCTTTCTTTGTCACATGTGTGATATCAACTTCATACTCACGAATACGGAAACGATCATTGTCACCAAGAGGTATTGTAAAAAAGAACTGATCTGACTTCTGCTTAAACAAATGTAGAACAGCAGGTATGTCCACCTCTTCAACATGCTCTAACATGTCCTTACAAATCAAGAGATCATATATCTTTTTATTTGGAAGAGATAGATAATCCTTCACTGCGGGATAACAATTTTCGATTGCATACTCACTCATGTCCTCACCATATGCTTCTGATCCAAGTATGCGAAGAGCATGAACAAGAAATCCTTTGGCACATCCATAGTCAACACAAGTATCAAAATCAAAATAGTTTTGAATATCTAATGCTTCTGGTATTGATCGTGTGGGTTGCCAACTATAGTTCTCATATCCAGAGATATGTTTACGAACTCCGTCTTCATAGTAATCTTTTGTAAAAAGATGCATATTAGTTGTCATGCGAAATCATTATGTATTGTATCAGTTAAAATATCATCTATCAACTCATTCTGCATTGCATACTTGCAGTAATGACACCCATGATGACGGAGGGTTGGAGGTTTGCTGTAGAATTCTTCTATGCCATCTATGTCACATACAGCAAACTGTGACTCAGGAACATAGTTATAATTGTTCTCGATTGATAGTTCTGCTGATGGACAAGCATAGATGTAACCATCCGTAAAGAGGAATGGTTTTACCATATGCATATAGCAATGATCGTTCCTGCGTTCTCCTTTAAAGTTAAAGTCAGACAAAAAGGCCGACTGTAATTTGTGACCTCTATCTTCTTCGTAGGACTGTATAATTCCACGAATAGTTTCGATGTCTTTAGCAGTCTCCTTAACATCTTTAATGGCATTAAAAGCAATACGGCAAGGAATCTTATTCTCCTCCACCCAGTCTAGCATACGAATGAAATTATTGGTGGTCTGAAACTTCTTAGAAAGTATTCTTTTATTCTTTACGTCTGTCCATTCACCTGTAATGTTAGGATTACTAGAGGTTGCTAGATTCTCATCCCACACATATGCTGCTGATGGTTTACAATTAGTTCCTTCAAATACTCTTAGGTCATAATCATATCCTTCATAGAAACCATACATTCCCATACGAACCCAATCAAATAGTTCTACTATATCCTTCTTGATTGGTCTGTCCATTCCAAACCTTGCAGCATTGGTACATATACCAAGACTAAATCCAAGGTCTTTTGCATAACGAACAATCTCTTTAAAGTGTGGATGAATACTTGGTTCACCACCACCAGTAAACTCAACACCTGTTACACCAATTGCTTTAAAACTTTCAAGTGCCTGAAAAACTTTCTCCGTAGGCATCTTATCTGAGATATCCCTGTTAGCAAAACAGCAGAAAGAGCAAGTCAAGTTACATGCATTCGTTAAAGATATATGAGCCATCACAGGAGAAGGTGGTTTACCTTCCTGCAAAGTTTGTAACTTAGGTAGTTGTTTTAAAAGTTTAGTTAAGTTACTACTGTAACTTCTACCCTGAACGACATCATCTTCCTTACGGTAAGTTCCGTCCTCATTGAAAATACCAACTCCTTTATAAGGTACTACAGTCATCAATAATTCTCCTTCCACTTATGAATAACAGGGAAACTAAAATAGTTACCTTCCCTTACTTCAACAAGCCATGGTGCTGCTTGATATTCATAACCACGTTTGTTAAAATGATACGTAATATTTAGATCTACAGCACCCAACCCCTTCCATTGATAACGATCTTCTTCTATCAATCTATCATGATTATTCTTAATATCTTCAATAACATCATCATATATTGACAATAATGTTTTAGCATTATACATTGATCCTCCACACATCCCATATCCACGATCAACTCCAGAATTTTTAGATATCTCTTCACTCATTGCTGGCATAAATGGATTAGAATACCGAATACCTCTAAGATGAAATGGAGATTGTATATCAAAAGAATTTGTAACATAGACATCATCTTCCATAATCATTATATAATCCTGTTTAGTTTCTTCACAAACTAATTTTTGTCTTCTCCACCATTCAACCACTCTAAGACCATTCCATGCATAATGATCTTCATCACCTTCACCTTTATAAGGAGAATCTTTTCCACAAAGATTGTCCATCATATGGTAACTACAATCAAATTCTTCAGCAATATCAGAAAAATGATTTCCTCCATCTGAAATAAGAACTATAGGATTATGTGGGAAACACCTCCTAAAATTTTCTAAAACAAATCTGGTAGCTTTATTGTTCTTATATACCTGATAAAAAACACCAAATTGAACATCACTCATTTTATTAGACTCTCTATAGTAGGTATATAGATATCCCTCATAACGTTAATCCAATCAAACTGCTTGGAGTATTCTAGTATATCTTTGCGATGATGTCGAGAGTATTCTCTATTCTCTAGCATTTTAGATTCTACATAAGCAATATTAGATATCTTATTCTCTGGGATTACTGTGATAAATTCTTTACTAGTATCTAAATTAGCAGCACCCCATTGACATACAACCACACCAAGACCAGCAGCAAGTGCTTCCATACAAACTAATGGATGTGCCTCACCATCAGATAGTAATACAAGATTACCATATTCTGTTAAAGTGTCGTAAAGAGTTTCTTTAGACCACTCACCTAGATAATTTTTATTCTGATTAAAACGATTATCAGCAATATTACCTGCGTACCATAAACTGTCTATGGACTGGAACATATGTTGCCTTTTTCTATAATCAATCTTTGCTAGATACAAACTTCTATCAGAATACTTTGGAGTATTAGTTACTCTAAATCTATCAAGATTCACCCCGTTCGGAGTTACAAATGTTTTCTCTTTTGGTATATTAAACATGACATTATATACCTTTTCTATCCCTTCAGATAAACAAAATACATTTGGTTTTATTCTTTGAAATTCATTAGCAACATTTATATACCCATTAAACATTTCTTTTCTTTCAAGATATCCAAAGTGACTTGTGATAGCACATGGATATTGTATGTACTCTATTATAGGAACAAACTCATCATACTGTATATGAACAAAATCTGGTTTAAAGGAATTAATCTTGTCAATTATCTCTCTACCATTTTTGGTGTTAATAATCTGAACCTTATGACCTAATTTTTCTAATGCGTTTTTAGAATCCCAGATTAATATTTCTACAGCACCCCACCCTGTAGGTGGTATTGGCATAATGCCTGGTCCAACTATTGATATTTTCATAATTAAATAAACCTATTTGCTAATCTTTCAGGATGTGTGGAAATCTCACCAGATGTCTTATCACCTAATGTTTTAGCAACTTTAACATTATTAAACATTATATGATATCCTAAAATAACTTCAGGATTGAACTCTATACCCATATTAAAATATTTGTCTAAATGGTTAAACAAGTCACCATAGATATTCATATTAGGAGTATTTGATAAAGCGATCATATCATTAAGAGCATATTCTGTATGAGTACAATCATTCTTAACGTGTAGATAATTCATATCATACTTACTAATATCATATTTGTCAAAGAAAATATAATCAAATCTACATCTAATAACAGCATCATATTCAAAATTATTTTTTTTCTCATATTCACTTTTCAATTCAATACATTTCATATTAGAATAAAACTGACACTGACTACTATACGTAGGATTTGGATTAAATTTTGGATGCCCACATGGCCAGTGTGGAGAATCTGGATACGTCTTAAACTCTTTTGGTTGTTCTATCAAATAATTAACTGGATTAATTTTTTCAATTACATAATCAAACAAATCATCTCTATAAACATCAGAAGGAACATCATTTTTAAATGGAACTCCTTCTTCACCATACCAACTATGAAAGAAAAAATCTACATCCTGATTATCACACCAAGATGATTTTATACCATCTAATGTATTTTTTACATCTCTGGGTTGACCAGTAAAACAAAAAGCTAATCTCATAATACTTTCAATAAACTCTTGGCTCTATTAATATAAGTGTGATAATCTTTAATATAATGAAGACCATCTTTAATAAATTTATAATCACCTTTATGCTTCATACCCTCATGGAAAACACCTGCAGGTGTAGGACTATATTTAACATGTCCTTCCAATTCAACTAAAGTTTCTGGACAATTAGTTAATCCTAAATGACCATAACTCATTGTTTTAAATACCCTACAGGGAACATACCCCCAATCGATGTTTATTTTACATCGAAGATCAAATCCTAATATAGATTCTTTATAAAGTTTAATATGATCCTCATTAGATATTTGATTTTGATAGAAATTATTAATTTGAAATTTTACACCATTCTTTTGACATTCATCCCCAAACTCTTTTAATAAAGATACATTTTCAAACTCACCATCAGTAGATAAAGAACCTAAGAAATAGATACTATCTCCTCTTGGATGATATACATCATTCTCATTTATTTGATCTGGTAATAAATCTGTTGCCCAACTCATATAGATCTTATCAAAATCTTCGACCATATAATCAACATAACCATTCTTCAAATTAACAACTTGATTTGTAGATGGTTCATAATAAACACCAGGATCCATCTTGGTTTTTTCTTTATCAAGTTCAAAGATATAATTTTTTTGATTTGTATATTTTAACGCATGTCTAATATCAATAAATCTAGCAACATTACCAATATATTTTTTTGGATTCCATGCACAATGTACAAAGTAAGTAGAAGTTTTCTCTAAAGGTATCTCTGAATCATCATGACCCTCTGCAATAAAAATACAATCAGTAAAATCAAAGTTATCTACTTTTTCATTCGGAAACCAATAAACATCATATCCAAGATGTATAAAGGCATCAGAAAAAGAATTCCAAACATATGAAATCGTATTTTTAAGCACGCCATTTTCAGGGTAAAAACCCCATATAATAACCCTCTGCTTCTTCATAATAAAAACTCCACTATTTTCTTATAGTAATATATAGGTTAAAAATAATCATCCTTTATGACCATAAACTGATAAATTTGCATGAAGCACTCGAAGATTATTATTGTTGAGATGATGTTTTACTAGAAATTCTTGTGTCCACATACCATCAACACGTAATGCTTGTTTAACTAATGAATTTATATGATTATAAACTCCAGAATAAACATTCATTGATTCAGTTGTACCAAAAGCAAACCAATCGTGTGCGATATTATTTGGTAAACCAGGAGTATGATGACAAATAATATCATCATCTCCAAGATTTATATTACTAAAATCAATCGCAACGTATGGAGCAAAATCAAATCTTGCTCTTATCACTATATCATAATTAATATCATTTTCAACTGAATGTTGTTCTTTAAGTAAATTAGACATCATTATACTATAAAACATACTATTAGCAACATTACCATAGTATTTTTTTGCTGCTTCAATTCCACCCTTAGCTTGTTGTGCCCAACCAATAATTTCATTGAAACCCTTATCAGACATCTCATATACCCTTTTCCAAGTCTTAGGTTTTTCAATTAGTATTTTAGTTGGTTTATATAAATCCTGTATCCTATCAATTGCATCTGATGCAAATGTCTTATGAACTCTATCTGGAATTATTGAATTATGACTTAAATTTTCTGAATCCCACCATGTATGTACAAAAACATCTACATCATTTTTATTTAAAATATTTTCTCGATATACATTATAGTTAATATCAATGTCTCTGGGTTGACCAGAAAAACATAATGCTATTTTCATTACAAATACTCTTCTAAAGTTTCACTATTTCTGGGAATATTTATAGCCTCACAGGAAGGATATGAATTACTTCTAGCAAAATCATTTACCAATACTCTTTTACAATGTGGAAGACCCATAATCAATTGGTCATATGGAATATCATACTTAATCATTTCATCCTCTGTTACTGAACGCATATATTCTGGACGACTTGTGGTTAGTATGATATATGTTTTTCCTTTATCGTAAAGTTCTCTAAGATAATCAACATTACCTTTAATAATCATACCATTACCAACATATGGTGGAAACTGTATAGAAGAATTTGTAATTAAAGTCCCATCAATATCACAAAAAATAGTTTTATATTCCTTTTTATAATCCTTCCAAACATCTAAAGTTCCCCAATCTTTAAAATCTTTAGATTCAATTCCCCGAAAAACTGATCCAGAAAGCATCATCTCAAAAATTATATGACTAATATAACATTCACCTTCCATTTGCTTAAGATTTTCATACATTAAACAAAACTCTTTAGCATTAGAAAATCCATATCCACCACAAGAAAAGGTAGAACTTATAACTTTTTTTTCAACAATGTTAGTAATAACATTATTAACATCCATCTGCACATAACTCTTTGTTCGTGCATTAATACCATCCATATTATTCAAATCAAAATAAACAACTTGATTTGTATCTTCAGTTAAGGTGCAATTATAATACCCATCACTATCTTTAATAAAAATAAAACCATCAAGGTTTTCTTTTATAATTAACTGATAAACTGTCTCTGATTGAGATTCTGTTTGGTTATCTAGATATACAATTTTAGATTTATTACCAATACCCATTTCATCAAGTTCATTTTGAAATCCTTTTGTAAAATGATACTGTCTTTCATGTTCTGAAAGAACTACAAAATATATACTATCAAAAAAATCCAAATTAAGTCCAGAGATTGCTTCCGTAACCATGAATTTATTTCTCTTTGGATGTGTTAGCATCCATTTAGGTCTCATATTTGGAAAACGACTAGACTTTCCAGCCATGGGAACGATTAAATTCCTCATATATATCAGTTGTTTCTAATATTTTATCTAGTATAACACGATCTCTACTACAAGTCAAGTAAGGTTCAATGCGAAGAAAGTTTATCACATCAACTATTTTAAACTCTATTCTATTAATATGTGATTTATATCTATTCTCAATTTTATACCAAATATAATTATATACTTGTTTAATTCGCAAGTTATTAATATCCTGTATCTTAAGATTCCATCCATAATACAAATCTTGTTTTAGTTTAGAAAAATCAATCAAGTAACTATCTATAAATGAATCAAGAAAGTCTATAAAATATAATCTTCTGGGATGAAATATAATATTTGAAAAAGTTAAGTCACCATGACAAAAACTATATGGAATTTTGAATTCAATATCAGAAATTTTATTAGTAAGATAATTTAAAAAATCTTTTCTATAATTATCAATACTATTAATTTTTTTAAATAAAATTGATTTGGATAATTGTTGATTGTATATTTTTGAATTATCAATTAGAAAATCAAAGTAACCAAATAAAGAATCAACTATATTATCTACCTCTTTAATACTAATATGAGTAAAATATTCATCAAAAGAATACCCGCAAACATATTCCATATCGAAAGAAAAAATTGAATTTTCATTGACTTTCAATATGTTTGGAGTATCAATATTATTTAATACAAAATGAGAAAATAAAGATTGCTTTTTAACTTGAATCTTTAATCTATCATTATAATCCTTTGAAGATGAATGTTTTCTTAAGGTATTACCATTTAAAAGTTCTATCTTACATCCAGATAACCCACTCTTCAAGTTGGACATTTAACTCACCAATAAATTCCCAAACAATTCTTTATTAGTGCTAGGAGTTCCTACTCCAAACTCATAATGAGTTATATTATAAGGTCTACCTACATTTTCTATAATCTTATGCATGTGAATAATACCATCTGCAAAGTGGTCTTCTACTTTAGCAAGATCATCATAAAAATCCAAATGCTTAGTAGGAACAATAAGGAACCAATCAGACCAATGCCTATCTGCTCCTGCAACATGTCCATTCTGATTCATTATATCATCAGTTTCTAAGTCTTTCATCTCAATCTCAGACTCAAATATAAGATCTGTTCTCATCCTAACAAAGTACTCGTAATCATCAGGATTCTCTACAAGTTTAACACAATCAGCAATTCCCTGATACTGCGACTTAAACCTATACATTACATCCTTTGCTTTCTCTGATGTAAGATGTAAATCATATTCAGCAGAGAGTTTATCATAGTCTGATACATCATATACAAAGGGTTTATTTACCTGACACTTAACCATGTTAAGTGGAGTATACATCTCTTTAAAATCTTCTAATTCATTATTCTTAAAGGTAATATTACTCTCATGATGAATCATACTACCTTTCCAATTATCATCATCCCACTGAAGATTAGCATAAATGTCATAACTACCAAGACCATCTAAAAAGTTCTTTTTTATATTAGGAAAGGTTGTTTTAACAAATCTAGGATAACCTGAAAAACAAACAGCAAATTTTTTCTTCATGATAAAATCTCCGTAATTCTTTTGTTTATTGTTGTTTTTATTTCTTCCTCTAATCCTTCTGGTTTATCAAAATTGGGGTGGGAAAAAACATAATGCCCACATATATTTACCAAGGATTCTACATCGACTTCTGGATCAAAATCTTCATCAACCCACTTCTTCCATCTACCTGAGTCCAAACATATCTTATAGAAATTAGTTCTCTGTTTCCGATTCATATTTTCCCAGTATATCTTTGTTTGTAACTGACCAAACTCTGGTGCTATGTTAATGGTCTGCAATCCTACAGAAAACTTTTGTTTAATTAAAGATGTTTCCAAGTAGTCTCCATTATGTTCCTTATTAATTAAACCATACTCCTTAACTATCTCTATTGACTTCTCCAAACAATCTTTCTTATATGATCCTATGTTCTTATTCTCTCTGAGTGCAGTGCCAGATTGAATCACACAATACTTAATTGAATCTTGCTCTTCCTGTGTAGTGGATGAATATATTCTCTTGAGGAATGAAGAAAGTTTCTCTGGTGGTAATGGTTTGATTGCCTCCTCTGTTGCAATCTCAAATTTAATATTAGGATTAACTTGAAGACCCATCCTTATAAACTTAAGAGTCTCATTCACAGCATCTTTAATTGCTTTAAACCTCTTAAAAGGATCTATATGAATCATATCAAAATTTTGACAATCAATTAAAAAAGACTCTATACCATTATCAACTTTATATCCTTGATTAGGACCACCATGATCTCTTACTAATACGACCTTATCAGTTTTACTTTTTACATAATTACAGAAAGTTTCTGTCACCCAACCATTCACATATCCACTTTCATAATCCACCTGACGACGAGATGGTATTAATCCAAGAGGTTCTGGATAGTCGATAACTACATCAACTATCTCTTTACTCATAGGTCCTATAAAAAGTTTTGGATTCATAGATTTAAATGTAAATTATACTTACCAAAATAGAAAAGAAAATCACCAATTGGTTGTGGATGAAGTGGTGCCATATTGATCCATATCAAAGACTTAATAATATCAACTTTTTTATTATCTAAACCAATTTCATTTATAAAGTTCTCTAAAACTTTAACACATTCACACTTCTCATTACTACGAAAAATATCCACATTAATATTATTTTCATCAATATCAATGGTATATAACTCCTTATCTAGTATATCATGATTAACAGTTAAGTTATGTTTAAGTTTAGCTAAGTCATAGTATATGTCACCACTATACTTATCACCACCAAAGTCCTGCCTCCAGTCAATCAAAGTATAATTATCATCCTTAGAAATAATATTCTCTAGTACACAATCACCATGAAACTGATATCCTTCAGCAGAAGATATATACTCCTTATCAATGTTAGTCATCAGATCAAATATAGATTTAATTTCTTGACCATTAATTATACAAACACTATCAGTACCCATTCCATTATCAGTAAGATACTTCACTACTCTCTTATAAGTTTTAGTAAAATAAAACTCCTCACATTTATCTGAGATATCTATATCAGTTTTCTTCCATAAATTATCCTTAGACCAATTCAGAAACTTCTTAAAGTTATTGGCATCAACTACTCTAGAATAAGTATCACCCTTAACGTACTGATACTTATAAAAATTATCTGTTGATGCAAGATAATTTGGAGTAAGACCCTTAAGTGCAAGCATCCTGTCTATGCGACTCCAACATACCTGCTTATCATAGAAAAACTTAATTACAAAATCTTCATCAAAAATAAAGATACTCTCATCTTCTTTATCTAAAAGATGGAACCTATCAGGAATTTCTTCTCTACTCTTTTTAAGTGAATCTACATTACCAATATCATACCAAGTTTTATAATCTATAACTGAAAAATCAGAGTGATCTATCATACTAGAAATAACATGGCAATCAGAGAGACCACTCACTATTCCTATACTACGAAATAATGAATCTTCTAATATCTCATCAGTATATTTCCAAAACAATTCATAATCTTTAATACCACATAGACCTATGTAAACATAATCAAAAAACTCTTCTCCCTTCTCATTAATTTTTAATAAAGATTCATTCCTTACATTCAAAGTTCTATATTGAAAACTACTACCATTCTTATGACCAGCAACCCAATTTGAACTAAAGTCAAACTCTTCTTTCTCTACTACAGTATCACAAGCATGAAATATAAACGGACACTGTAACTCATCCTTACATAAAGACATTGAATAAAGAAGACTACTTCCTATACCATCATAATTTTTTACTGGTACATATGTAATCTTTTTATCAGGATAAGCAAGATTTAAGAACTGCTCTACCTGATCACCATAATGACCTAAAGTTACAACAAACTCCACATCATCAGGATAAGACTCAATTATGTAACTTAAAGCAGGTTTCTTACCAATTCTAACAAGTCCTTTGTTAGTAAATTTAGTAAGATTACCAAGCCTAGAACCCAATCCACTAGCAGTAATTAATACCTTATATTCTACCATACTTGTCCTCTAACCTCACGATGTCATCTTCACCAAAATAACTTCCTAGTTGAATCTCTATGAAAATTAAATCATCATCACCAATATTTTTAGGTTGATGCTTTTGTTCTTCAGATATTCTAATCACATCTCCAACAGTATGTCTAGTAATTATATCATCAATTTTAACTTCCGCAACACCTTGTACTATAACCCATATCTCACTTCTTTTAAAATGATATTGATAACTTGGTGATTGATCTGGTTTAATAACAATCTTTTTAACTTTAGTATATTCTTCATCAAGAATATTAGCAAAAGATCCCCATGGTTTTGATATAGTGATCATAGATTTTTCAACTCCGATATACCTGTATTTCTTTTTACATTAAATGATAAAGCTCTATCTACACCATCATCTTTAACATCATTAATCATTACTCTTGAACCATTAGACAATCCCATTATCAAATGATCCCAAAATATACCAGCATTCTTTAATTGTTGCTCCAGTTCCTTACGATGAGATTCCTTACGTCCAGTCACAAGAATAAGACGATAACCTTTTCTTTCCCATCCCTTTAGCACATCTATAGTATTTGGTAACAAAACCAATTCTTCAGAATGTTGTCTAACGATATCTTCATGATGAATACAAAGAGTTCCATCAATATCACAAAAAATAGTTTTCATTATTTAATACGTAAGGTGACTCTCTTAACTTCAGATTCAATATCAGTATTAGGTTCCCATCCTAACAGATCTTTTGCTTTTTGGTAAGACCCTTTAGAATATCTTGTTGTTTCTTTAGCAACAATGTTCTTATCAAGACCATAATTACCTTGAAATAAATCAGGATATCTATCCCATAGTTCTCCCGCTGGTTTATGATCCAATCCAAGATCTTCTTTACCCATTGCTTCAGCAACCCATCTAGATATTTGATTTACACTTACTGCCTTTCCTGTACATACATTAAAAACATCATTAGGTTGCTTTTCAAGACATAGATCTATCATAGAAACAACATCATCTATACAAATAAAATCTCTAACCTGTTCTCCATCACCACTCAATACAGGTGCTTTACCCTTACTCAACTCTCTATACACAAAGTTAAGTAATGGTGGATTAGGTCTTGTCTGATCTCCATCAGGACCAAAAACATTAAAGAAACGAAGTATAGTTACCTTACTTCCATAATGCTCTCTATATGACTCAATCAAATCCTCACACATTTTCTTGGACAGTGAGTAATATAATCTTGGACTTACTTCTAAATCTTCTGTAAATACATCTACATCATTATTCTCATAGATTGCACTTGTACTTGAGAATATTACATGAGGAACATTCATCTTCCTTGCGAAATCTAATACATTTGCAGTAGCATTTACATTACAATGAAGTGCTTCTAATGGATTAGTTTCACAATCAGGTAGAGATGATATAGCAGCAAGATGAATAATAGCATCATAACTATCAAACTTACTACCACAATGACTAAAAAGTTCTGGTGTTGCTATGTCTATATTATAAAATGGTGCGATAAATTCATTCGCATCATCTTTCAGATGCTCTGCATATCCATTTCTAAGATTATCTACTAATGTTAATTCATGTTTATCATAAATTCTTTTTGCTAAACCAGAACCTATCTGCCCTGCAGCTCCTGTAATTAAAATCTTCATTTTTGATACTCAGAATTATTCTTTTTTAAGTGTACTATTTTTGGTTCAAAAGAACATACTTCTGAAAACAATTCAGGGTATGCATACTCAGATCCAAATGTATGAACTATATCAGATTTATCAAGAAAATATCTATTGATATGACTTTCATCATGCCATAAAGCAACGACATCTTTTTTCAAATCTTTATTAGTTCTTAATTCTATCTCATCTATCATAGCACATACCTCTGGTACTTGTCCACCCCAAAAACATCCTTGATAATACACTTGTGGTTGTTCTTTAACCGTATCCACATATGCCAATGAATTTTTATTCTGATCCCAAGCACCTGGATATTGATCGTGGGGTTTCATCTTTAAAAAATGACATGGATGATGTACACCAAACAATGGTTTATCATTAAAAAATTCTTCTTCTGTTATAGTAGTGACAGGCAAAGCATCAGCATCTATAAAGACCAACCAGTCACACTCGTCAATAACATCTCTTGCCTTATTAATAATCTCAAACCTTTTAAGGGTAATAAATGGCCAATCCAAATGTTCTTGATGATAAACTTTGATATTATCTGGTGTCTCATCCAAATCTCCATCAGTAAATGCTAAGATAACTTTCTCAGTATTAGGAAGAAAATACTTTTCAATATTCTCATAATACTTTGGTAAAAAATTAAGATACTTACCAGTGCCTATAAATGTAATTGCTACTTTCATAATACCTCCCAACCATTACAATATAAATCAGATGTATCCTTATTATCAGGAAACCAATTCTTAGGAGCAATGACTTTTCCTCTATTACCCAACCAAGCAGCCCACCAAGAGAATGTTGAATTGGCAATAATATAATCAGTGCACATACTCATTAAACACATATCAATATAACCACTTTCACTATCAGATATCATAAATCTATCATCTTGAAATAATGATTGCTCGTGACACCATTTAGGGTCATCAGATAATACTAATACATTAATACTATCGTCAAACTTATCCAGTGCTTTTTTATAATACTCCAATCCAACAAAGTTATGATTTGGATTAGTAAGAAAATCTGTTCTACGAATATGTAGTCCTACTACTTGACCCTCTACACTATCCATCATTTCTTTACAAGGTTCTAATATCTCATCCTTAAATGTAAAGTCCTTACGAATAACATCTTCTACATTTTTAAAATACTTTTCTGTTTGAAAGAATCCAAAAAGACTTACCCAATCAGGACACTTATTAAAAAGTTCTTCATTAAAATTAAAACCATTTTCCTGAACTATTGGTCTACTATCATCAATAGACTGTATATTTAATTCAGAAACAGATTCCATATTGAAACAATCAAATAGTTCTGTCCTTATCATATTCCCATCCCCAGTATCAACTGCCTGTTGATAAAAGGGAAAGCAATACCCTACACCATTATTAGCAGCAATACCACGAAGTGCTGCGTATTGGAACATCTGATTACCAAACCTTCCAAGACGGCCAAGATGATTAAATCCTATCACTTAGTTTGATCTCCTGGAAATCTATTTTCAAGATACCATTGATAAGTATCACTCAATCCTTTATCTAATGTATAACTAGGTTTCCATCCAAGAGAATAAAACTTAGTAGAATCTAAAGGTCTATTCGGAGTTCCATTAGGCATGTCAATATTCCATTTAATATTTCCACTATACCTTACAAGTGAAGATATTTTTCCACACAAATCTTTTATTGAAACATTTTCCCCAGAACCGACATTATACAATTCACCATTATCAGAAGATTTATCTACACTAAAGATACAAGCATCAGCAAAATCATCTGTGTGAATAAACTCTCTCATTGGAGATCCATCTCCCCAGAAAGTAACTTCTTCAGTTTGATTATTAAATTTAGTAATCATAGATGGGATGACATGTCCATTTTCTGGATGGAAGTTATCATTAGGTCCGTAAATATTGCTTGGCATTAAACATGTAGATTTAAATCCATATTGTTTATGGTATGCTTGTAGCATTTTAATACCAGAAATTTTAGCAACCGCATAAGCATCATTAGTTGGTTCTAAATGATCGGTCATTAAAGAATCTTCTTTAACTGGAGTTGGAGCAAATTTAGGGTAGATACAAACTGAACCAAGAAAGACAAACTTCTTAACACCATTAAGATATGCTTCATTAATCAAATTTGTCTGAATCATTATGTTCTCATAAATGAATTCAGCGGAATAAGTATTATTAGCATAGATACCACCTACTCTAGCAGCAGCATCAAAAACATAATCAACTTTATGATGTGAAAAGTATTCTTGAACTTCTTTTTGATTAATTAAATCAAGTTCCTTTCTTCTTGGTGTCAATAAGTTATTAAAACCAAGTTTTTTTAATTTTCTTACAATTGCAGATCCAACTAAACCTCCAGATCCTGCGACTAAAATTTTCGAATTACTGTCCATAAATGCACATGTCCTCAACTAATTGATCAAATGTTGTGGTTGGTTCCCAACCAAGTTTTTGTTTTGCTTTTGTAGGATCTCCAAGAAGAGATTCCACTTCAGCAGGTCTAAAGTATCTATCACTGACTTTTATAATGGTTTTTCCCATAGTCAAATCATATCCAAATTCATCTATACCTTCTCCTCTCCATTCAATATTAAATCCAAAGTATGGAGCAGCTTTATTTACAAAGTCACGAACTGAATATTGTTGACCTGTGGCAATAACATAATCGTCAGGTTCATCTTGTTGAAGCATTAACCACATTGCTTCAACATAATCCTTTGCATGACCCCAATCTCTTTTTGCATCAAGATTACCAAGATACAAAACATCTTCAAGTCCTACGGACACTTGAGAAAGACCTCGTGTAATCTTACGAGTTACAAATGTCTCACCTCTTCTTGGAGACTCGTGATTAAACAGAATACCAGAACTGGCATGCATTCCATAAGACTCACGATAGTTCTTAACAATCCAATATCCATATAATTTTGCAACACCATATGGTGAACGTGGATAAAAAGGTGTGGTCTCTGTTTGTGGTACCTCTTGCACCTTTCCATATAGTTCTGATGTGGATGCCTGATAGATACGAGTCTTCTTTTCCATACCAAGAAAACGAACTGCTTCTAATATACGAAGAGTTCCAAGACTATCTACTTGTGCTGTATATTCTGGCATTTCAAAAGAAACTTTTACGTGACTCTGTGCACCTAAATTGTATATCTCATCTGGTTCAAGTTTTTTAATTACATTAATTAAATTGGTGGCATCAGTTAAATCGCCATAATGTAAATGTATCTGTTTATAGATATGATCAATACGATGTGTGTTAATTAAAGATGATCGACGAACAATTCCATGCACCTCATATTCTTTTTCAAGAAGAAGTTCAGCAAGGTAGGATCCATCTTGCCCTGTAATACCAGTTATTAAAGCAACTTTAGACATCAATTTCTCCCATAATCGTCATCAAATCTTTCAATATCATCCTCTTCTAAGTATGATCCACTTTGAACCTCTATAATTTTTAATGGTATTTTACCAGGATTTTCTAATCTATGTTTAATACCAACAGGAATGAATGTACTTTGGTTTTCAAGAACCAATGATTTTTCACCATCAATATGTACAAGTGCTGTTCCTTCAACAACAACCCAATGCTCTGCTCGATGAGTATGTCTTTGAAGAGACAAACTCGATCCAACAGTAACTTCTATACATTTTACTTTATATCTTGATCCTTGATTTAAAACTTCATAGGATCCCCATGGTCTGGTTTCTTTCATGTATTTTTAGAATAACATGGAACACCTGCAGGATCTAACCATTTTGTATACTCAAAATCTTCTATGGCTGTATCGAATTGCATGCGATTATCACAATAATACATGTTCTGATATCTATCAGAATATTGATTATATTTTTGAATACGATAATCTGGTTCATCGTTGATTTCAAGTATTCCACACTCAACATATCTATAAGGAAAATGTTCATGGTGTACAATAGTTTTCATAATAAAAAAAGGGATATATGATTATATTATAAACAAAATTCTACTATATGTCAAGATCATTTACATACCATTCCAAAAAGTATCTGATGGTGTTTGCATATTTCTTGAGATTACAAATAAACCTACATTACACAAAAACCAATAAACATTAGTCATCCATGCCTGTCTAAAACAATATCTTCTATTAGTTTGTACAATAAAAAGATTTCTTTCATTGTCCTTGACAAACTGTTCAAGAACAAATGAAATGCCAGCTCCTATCGCAAAGATATAAAATAAGAGGTTTAAAAAACCTGCCATTGAAAATAAAAAACTAATCATTAGTTGTGGGTTTGTGATTTTTCATACCGTCATGATTTCCATCATTCGGAAGTTCTCCTGTCATTAAGTATTGTACAGTATCAAGACATCCTTGTAAATAACTTAATTGATCATTAAGTTTGACCCACTTATCATATGAGTCATCAAGTTTTGCTTGTTCTGCTTCAAGTTGTGCAACTCTCTTTGTAAAACGTGCTAAGAGTTGTTCGTAATTTTCTGTTGGTTTCATTTTCTAACAATGGTAAGACTGCCTTCGTCACCATCTTCATCATCTTCATCCATGGTAAAGACTAGTAACTCATCACCTGATTGAACTTCTTCCATTTCTGGATGAATGTTAGTTCTAGGTTTGTTAAATTCGTTGATTGTAGTTCTCATCATAACATACATAAATGCAAAAGTCATCCCCACAACAACCGCAAATAATAAAAAATATATTAAAACCGAAATATCATTCATCTAAATCCATGTTGGAATAATTTTTGCACAGGTACTTGTTTTACTTTATCTATAATATCAGTCTCAATCTTATCTAAAATATTAACATCAAGATGCATAAATGGTGGAATAATACCTAACATTCTTAACAAACCATCTACAAACAATGCAAGAGTTGTGAATCCAAGAATCATACTGATGACAGTGGCATCACGATTATGCTTTGCCATTGATTCTTCATCAATCTTCCGTGCCTCTGCGACTGCTCTTTCAACTGCAGCATCAATCAGCACATCCACTTCTGCTTTTGAATAAGTGTACTTTTTAATTTTCTCCTTACTGATACTCCTTTCTACAGGAACGTCTGTTATAGGAAACTCTGTTATTAAAGTTTTAATCATGGTATGTTTCTAAATGTTAACCATTACAAGCACATTATAACATGGGATTCAGATTTAGCAAATATTTATCTGACCTCAAAATCTAATTTTCTTATTTTTCTTCTTTTCCTCAATTCTTGATACTCTAAGTCTTCTTTTGAAAACAAAGTTTTTCTTACTTGCTCTTCTCTACGTGGACTTAACATAATTACTTTAGACATATCATTCGCAGATATTGTATCTCCTGATACTGTCACCATATTGGAACACCCACAACTTGAAGTTTTGCCAGTCTGTGCTGACACCTCCTTTCCACAGGATCTACATCTTACTCTAATCGGTTCCATTTATCAAATACCAATTACATATACGTTACTATTATATATCATAATTTTATCTGCCTACAGGCTATTGCTCCTTTACCATACATTCTACAGTCAAACATCTTATCTTCTCTTAACAAAAAAATGATAGCAGTCAGTTGCACCACAATGGCAACTGGAACTACTATCTTTAATATTTGTTTTGCTTTACGAAACATTATATTGTTACGATATCATAACTATATATCACCAATCATCTTCCATCTCTATTTGCTGTGCAGGACAAGGTGGTGCTGTTCTGTGATAGTTGATGTGCATTAACTCTATGAACACAAGAGAACAAACCAATATCATATTGATCTGAAACAACGGATGTTTAAGTAGATTCATTATATAAAAAAGACCCCTACTATGTAGAGGTCTTTGTATACCGTTTACCTTCTCTTAACCTTTTTGTCTTGGATTTCTTAAATTCCAATTTCCAACACCAAACACATCAAGAGTTACCCACTTCGCATAGTGTATTCCCCTGTAACACAGAAAGGCAAAGACCCTCTCTGGATTATGTTTTTCTGGATCGTATTCTGGGACTTCTGGTGTTTCCCATCTTAAATGTAACATTTGTCTTAACCTCCTGTAACAATATTTATTGTTAGGAGATCTTGACAATAAAAAAGAGACCCCTAAAAAGAGGTCTCTGTATCAGTGCGATACTTAAATTAGAATGTGAACTTCACACCTGCCTTCGCAGACCAGTCAATATCGTCTTCTGCAGTAACACCAGAGATTTCTCCGTAGAACTTATCATAAGAACCACCAAGGTATCCTACTAGTTCAACATCTCCGAACTCATCAGCAGATTCTGTGTGAGTCACTGTAGGACCACCAGAAACGTACCAACCAATTCCAGACTCTGTTGCTCCCTCATATCCAACTACTGCTTCTAGTCCACCAGATGTATATGCACCATCAGGATAAGAACCACTTGCTTCCAAGTTAACGTATGGACCAGCAAAGGCTGCACCAGCGAATAGGAATGGAGATGCTGCTACTGCAGCGATTGTTGATTTAATCATTTTTTTTAAAAGTATCTCGCAGACAATAAAAAACCTGCGGATGGAAATTCTTTCGACTAAGAATTTTACATTCTACGCAGGGTTACGATCTTTCGAGTCCTTTGTTCTATGTAATGATATTTAGTATATCATAAAACAAAAACTGTGTCAAGCTATACATTTGTTACTATTTTAACATGTTCGATTGCTTTTGGTAACAAATAATATTCCTTTCTCTGTATTGCTTTTGTCAAGGATTCAATATCATCATTAGGTAAAATTGGAACTTCCTCCTGCATAATAATTTTTCCACCATCCAATTCTTCATTCACGTAATGAACTGTTACTCCTGTGATACTATCACCATTTTCAAGAGCTTGTTCGATTGCATGCAAACCTTTATACTTTGGCAGTAATGATGGATGAAGATTTATAATTCGATTTGGAAATGCATCAATTAGTTTTGGTGAAACTATTCTCATCCACCCTGCAAGAACAATTAAATCTACTTTCCATACTCTCATCAAATCAATAATTAGATCTTCCCTTTTACTTTTAATATGTGTATGAGGAATACCTAATTTACTTGCTCTCTTTGCTGCACCACACTTTTCTTTGTTGTGAATCATTATCACAACTTCATCCTCTCTACATGTTCGAACTATGTTCTCGAAGTTTGTTCCGTTCCCAGAACACATAACTCCTATTCTCATTTAACTATTAATAAGATCTTGTGTAGTTTTCCAATCTCTATCAAATAGTTCTAATCCTTTATCAGTAAGAACATGATTATACATCTTATCAAAAACAGATGGTGGCATCGTTACAATGTGAGCACCATTTGCAAATGACTGCGAAACACTATTCACATATCTGATTGATGCAGATAGGATTCTTGTTCTATGAATTGCTTGAACTCTATACACTTCATCAATATCTTTAATTAGATTTAAACCTGTAATAGAGTTATCATCTAACCTACCAACAAAAGGTGAAACATAAGATGCACCTGCCTTTGCTGCAAGTATTGCCTGTGCGACATCAAATATTAAAGTTACGTTTACTCGAATTAAATTTTTAGATGATAGTTCTGCACATGCAAGTAAACCATCAGGTGTACATGGAACTTTAATAGTCGCAGATTTTGGAAACTTTGTTGCGAGTCTTATTCCTTCTTCAATCATTTCGTTAGCATCACCAACGACTTCCATACTTATATCTCTCAATCCGATATCTTGTATTTCTTCATAGACATCCTCTGGATCTCTACCACTTCTCATTATTAATGTGGGATTTGTAGTGACACCATCAATTAGACCTGTACCATAATACTTTCGAATTAATTCAGTGTCTGCAGTGTCTAGGAAAATTTTCATAACTTCTGGAAGATGCATATCATATAAAAAAAAAGAAGACCATCTGCCCACTCATCGAGTTGCATCTTAGGTCTAAAAAAAGAGGGAGGTTGGATTCCTGTGTACCAACAAAGAACGAGCATTACTACAGTGTAAAAACGTCCTTGCCTGAGACCCGATTGGTTGATCGGTTCTACCCTTGCGAGCAGCAGCACCACCTGTGTCTCATCACCTTAACCAGCGGTTGCCAGTAAGTTTATTCAGTCACTCCCATGTTGCGTCCAACAAATATACTATATTATATGTTTAATTTGTTGTCAAGCTACTGGTGTTGGTTCCGTAACAACCTCTGGTTCTGTAGTTTCTGCCTCTACCTCTGGTGCTTCTGGTTCTGCACTCTCTTCTGGTAGGGTTACTCCAACTTGTTGTAAATACTCAATTGCTCCAGATGCTCTTAAAAGCAATTCTCTTTTTTCTGCTGCTTGCTGTTGCAATCCGTTAATTTCATCTATTAATGTTTGTCTTTGTTGTAAAAGATTTGCTAGATGACCTTGTTGTTCAGACATAATGTTTAATAAAATAACTTAAGTTCTGGGTTATTTATACAGTTTTTACTTCTCCTAAATAGGACAGTACGTAATAGGTAAAAATTACATGAAAAAACTCTTACCTATATTATTAATGCTCGGTGGATTTAGTTCACCTGCAATGGCCGATATAATTCATACAATTTCTGCTTCAACTCAACTTCGTGTTGACGCTGCAGCAACTGACTCGACAAGAATTGGATCATCATATAGTGTGCAAGGATCGAATATCACTGCGACTACAATGGGTGGTCTAACTGCACAGACTGGTGCAACAGCAGCAGCAGGACATACTGATGGTGTTTATGTTGTTAAAAATGCTGGTGATGCGTTCTCGCTCACCGAGTCATTCACATTAGGTGATGCGACAAATACTATCGGAAGTGGTGTTGATGTAACTGCACATGAATACACTGCTGAAGTTACAGGTGATAACGCTGCTCCTGCGATTAACTCATACGGAGTGGTCATGGATATGCCAGCGTTTGGTGACACCACAACATCCTCTGGTGGACATGCAGGTTCATTAGCTGGAACTATAAACTCTGCAGGTGAAATTGGATTAACAGCTGGCGGAGCTGGTACCACAGCTACTGGTCAAGTAGTTACAACGTTGACTATCAACTAATTTGTGCTATAATGACTAATGAAAAAGATATATGTCCTAAGTGTGGTTGCATGTGTCCTTGCGAGTGCGAGGACTGCGATTGCTGTCCCAGTGGTACCTAATTTTACCCAGGGCGCGATGACTTCAACCACCGAAACCACTTCTACGGTCACGGAGACCATAAATTCGATGAATTACGATACAGGATATCAGTATGTCATCACTGGTACTAACGTAGAAATGAACGGGACATCAATATCACCAACAGCAAATGTGACGACTGCGAATACGATTGAAGGGGTGACCTCTACATGGACTGGATTAGATCTAAGCACAAAACCAAACTTCACAATAACATCACCAACAGGAGCTTTCCAATTTACAGAAAGCTATTCTGGACCAGGATTAAAGACGCAAACAATAATACAAAGAACCACTCAGATACAAAGTGTCACAAACACAACCAGTCAGTTCTCAAACTGATTGCACTGAGTCTCACATTAGGAACAGCAACTCCCTCATTTGCAACTGATGTGGGTGGTGTAAGTGCAACAGCAAATCCCATAGCTAATTCTTCGGGCTCAGTGACCAACCAGGCAATTCAGGTTTTACAAGGACCGTATATAACAAACACTTATGGTGGTGGGATACAGTGTCAAGGACCTACCATGAACCTTACACCGTATGCAAACGCATCGGTTTCATACAAAAAACCATTCGAAAGAATGTATCTTGACCCAGTGTACAACAACGCAGACAATGACGATGATAATATTCCAGACAATCCTGGTGAAATCTTATATGAAATTCCTACAAGAACTGGTCAGCAAGACAACTATACAATTTCATTAGGTTTCTCTGCCACATGGTCAAAACCACTTGACAAAGAATTACAAGCACAATGTAAAGAAGCAGCACAGGCAAATATAAATTTAATGACTCAAACGGTTGCAAACAAAAGATTAGACTTTGAAATTGCAAGACTTAAGAACTGTGGAGAACTAATGAAGGCTGGAATTGTATTTCATCCAAAGTCTCCTTATCATAGTGTATGTGCAGACGTTATGTTGGTAAATCCACCTGGCGTTGTAGCACCACATCAACATAATATTACACCAAAACCAAAACGTAATGCTAAAGGATTGAAAACTGTTTCAATAGGATTTCCTTAAAATTCCATTAAGATATCCAATTCTATATTGATGAACCTTTTCCTCAATATACTTATCTTCATTTTCAATACAAGACTCAAGTGCTGCTTCAGTCATACCCACAGTAAAACCTGCCCAATATGCTCCTTTTTCATACTTAATTTCATCAGGTCTATCAGCATAAATTCTCTCTACTTTTTTATGATAAGATTTGGGAATATACTTATCTGATATGATAGGTTTCATTGTTCTACTTTTCATACCTGACTTACAATCTTGTGCTACGTGCCATCCTTCATGTCTCATTGTTCTTATAAAACCACCAGGATCACTCATATATGATTCATTTAAATAAATATTATTTTTTCTGCTACTATAGACACCACGATATAATGGAGGAAAATACCTTTCGTCTCCTAAAAACACTTCAACTCCAATCTTCTTAAGGGAAGTAAGCATTCTGTTGAATTCATCAGCAACGATGTTAAAATTGCTATCAGGATAAGAACTAGCAATATCACTGATATCGTTGATTGGTTTGACTCCATCTTTACATCTTCTGTATATCATACATTTTAATGTATAAGAATTTGAATTTATAATCTCATTAAAATTTTTTTGTTCACGGGCACCAATAGGTGAACAAATAGTTAACGTATAAATCAAAAGTAAAATAAATTTTTTCATTTTCTTTTTATAGGAGGAAGACCTTTCTTCTCACGATACTTATTAGTTTGAATTTCTGCTTTAGAAAGTTTTCTTATATTTTTACCAAATTTTTTCTGAATCGTTGCCCATAATTTTTTGATTACAGGTCTGATAACTCTTATTAATAATGGTGTTGCTGCTGCGCCTGCTGTAGCGACAACTGCTAATGCTGTCACAGTCGATGCCTGATTTAATGGTGGGAGAAATTTTTCAACTGCTGTAGTAGGTTCATATAATGTCTCACAGGTTTTACCATCACCAAGAAGTCGATGTCCTACAACTCTCTCATCACCTGATTGAGTCACATCACCAACTCTCAACTGATTCGGACCAGGACAAGGAACTTCTTTTTCTGGAGGAACAACTTTACCAGTATCAGGAATCTCTGGTGCAGGTGGTGTAACTGGTGGTGGAGGTGTTGCAGTTGTGGGAACTGCCTGTACAGCTTCAAAATTCATCGCATTATATGATGGATACTCACCATTTGGACACAATATTGTAACACCATTTGGATCATCATTGACCAAATCACGATCAAGGGGTAATCTATTTGCTCCTATTTTATTATCTTGATGTGCTTCAACACAACCAGGTAACTCAACAATAGGAAAACCCAACTGTAAAGTTACAGGTGGGTCATTGTTTGGGACAGATGGAATTGTATATATCCATGATCTTGACCCTATCTGTTGAACTATTACATTTGGTATATTAATTTCTTCAATAGGATCCATTAAAATTTAGGAAGGGGAGCACTAGGTAATGCTGGTCCTGTTGTCTCTGGTAACACTCCTCCCATTACATCTGGTAACATACCACCAACAGATCCCATAACTGATTCTGTAATTTTAGATTTGACTCCATCTATGATTGCATCTTTACGTATGAATACATATCCACCAAGTCCTACGACTGTAAGTGATACAACTCCACTTGCGATTGCGATTGCATTAATAATTTTCTGCATTGTTTTAACCCTCGTTTAATGATCCGAAAGATCTACGAATTTCACGTAGTTCTTCGAAATTTTTTTGTTTTGTTCCTCCATCATATGCCCAAGCATATCCTTCGGTAATCATTTGTTCGTTGAGTGATACATCAGCATCGCCAACGTATAACCAACCAAGCAACCTACCATACTTACCCATGCCACCTTTAAGTTCAGTTCGTATAGTAAGTTCATCATCTCCATCGATTGCTCCTTCTAGTTGTTCTTTCATCCAGTTTGTAGCATCTAATCCCAATGCCTTTTCTTCCAAGTCTCTTGTTCTCTTCTCTGGCGTATCAACTCCTGCAATTCTAACTCTTTCTTTCTTGTATAAATCAAACCCAAGATCAATGGTGACATCAATAGTATCCCCGTCAACAACACGATTAATCTCCGTCACCCGAAAGTTGTAGCAACTCTTCCGACTCGGTGGGATCATTGCTCCCATAACTATCCTCCCAAAAATTATCCAGTGCACTATTTATAGCGTCATCAGGTTCTGTTTTTTGTTTTTGTAACGTATTATAGTTTTGTATATATTCTAAAGCCTTCCACATTAATTCTTCTTCTACTTCCATCGCATCTACAGGTGGAGTAACTGGTGCAGGTGCACACATTGTCAAAAAGAATATTGGTATAATTAGTAGTTTATTCATCATACTTTTTCATTACTACCACAGGTGCAATAACTCGATGAAACTCACGAAAATATTCTTCACGATTTTTTGCATACTTACGTGGTTCTTTTTTAGTCATTTGGAAAAAAATGATCGTATCTCATTATGTAGTATATCACAATCCCCACAGAAATCAAGAGAATTGAAATCATCCAAACTACACCCCAAACAACACTACCCATGATAATATTTGTTATATTCGATTTCTATATCATTCAAACCCTCCACTTCAGATGGAGTTTCTTTAATCTCAGGAGCAAATTGGTTCTTCTCTTCTTCATCCCAAATTTTTTTAATTTCTTCTGCTTGAATATCAATTTCTCTCATCGTATTTGCAACTTTAACATCAATCCATTTTTCTTTTAACCATGCAATAAGACCTAAAGCAAGATGCTGAAGATATGGGTTCTTAAATTTTTTCTTAACCCACCTTTCTGCCTTTGCGTACCAAGGGTCTGTACCCTTACCAAATTGTTTTTCAAAATTAAATTTTATCAAAACCACCTCCAAGGTAACATTGACATACCTAACATATTTAACACTGGTTCAAATGCTAGTGCAATTAATGTAAACATCAAAACTTCTATGAATACTTGTTTCCATAGAGGTTGTTTTAACTTCCAAGTTTTAAATTTATTTGGTCTTCTTGCACGTTCATATGCTCCTGACTTTTCACCAATAAGATCTGCCCACCATTCATGATCAAGAATATTCTTGACCCAAATCAAAGGTGTCAACAACCATTTAATTTGTTTCTCAAACTTAATTACTATAAACAGAATTGGTATCAGGAATAATATAATGTAAAATATTTCAATCACGTTGTCTCCAGTCGTCAGATCTATCGTTTTTAAACCACTCTGCAATATCATCTGCACCACTAAATCCTTTCTTGTCTGATTTTGGATCTCCAATATCCAAATACTTAAGGCAAGATCCATCAGAATCAGTTACCATTCTCCTTGCAGAGGATAACATTCCCCTTGCACTTGTATTAGCCTTTGCCAATTTTTGTGCCCATATCATATCATCAATACTTACTTCTGTTCCTGATGCAATGTCTTTGCAGATTGCTTCTAATCTTAAACGATAATTGGTAGATAACATAAACTAATACATGTGATTAGTATTATCTATGCAATCATCAACATTGCTTTTTGCAATTCTTTGGAATGCTCATATTCATCTTGAGCAATCTCTGCGATCTTAGTGTCTAAGGGGTGATAAGCACTATATTTTGTATATGTTTCAAAAGCATGCTTTTCGATCTTCATGTTGATATCGTAAGCGTTAATAGGATCAATAAAATAGTAGCCAACCATGATCCAAAAATAAAGTAAAACAAGATGCTTGGCAAAGAACCTATCGATCCAATACTTATTTCCCTCCCTAAGTTCCATCTCTTCCAAATGTTCCGTTTCATTGAGTGCCTGATAGAAATGTTCCTTCATCAAATATATATGTTCCTCACCTCGCAATCCAAGACTCTCACGGAAATGAAGCACAGAAATAAAAGCAAAATAAGGTGCTCTAGCAATAACTTCGAGAACCCAAAACCTCTGGTTATGTCTACCTCTATAGAGAAAATCTAAGATGTAGATTGTGGTGTCTAACACCCATGTATTAAATTGTTTCATACTAATAAGGGATTTGACCATGCTAGTGGTATTAAGAACCAACCTGTTCCAATTATTACTCCGAAGGTAATACAGGATGATGTAATTGGTATGTTTTTCATTTAATCCTCCTTTTTAATTGATTCCAAAGAAAAAGGATGTTCGTGTAGATACGGAACATCCTCTCTTGCATTTCTTACGGCTTCCCATGCGTCTTCCGCATATTCACCTATTTCGTAGTGTTTGTTTTGTTGGTCGTGCCAACCAAGTGTGTAATGGGACATGATAGTTTCAACTCCAGTACGTTACTATTTATTGTATCATACTAGGTATAATTACGCATTTATGTGTGGACTCCCACACTTAAAGTATAAATGCTAACAAAAATCCTATTAATACTCCCTCACCAAAAGACAACCATAATAATTTATAGTCTGTTAGATTTAACCATTTTCTAAATTTCCTTATTAATTTCTTATGCCACATCGCAAAATTATTCAACACATTTCCAATTTTTTCAAAAGTAGTTTTTTTTCTTTTAGTCATCGTTATTTAAAACAAAATAAAAAATCATTAACAAGACTTTCTGCCTTCTCTTCTCCAAACTTACCTTTCAGATATCCTGATACAGGATCGAGTTTAGTCATATAAGTATCAAAGTCTTTATAAAAACTGATATTGTTACCAGTTGGTTTCTCTAATTCTATCATGTCTCTATACTTTGTCAAGTAAGTCGTGAACATCTCAAGATGCTCATCAACCTCTGACATCTTACAATATTGTATGTAAATATTTTCTGAAAAATGATTGCCTGGTTCAAAAAAACGATAGTCTCCTCTACCTTTAGGCAATCCCTCTACAGAAAACAAATAGTTTTCTACAGGATGCTGAAAATCAAATACTATTATGACCCTATTCTCATTAAATCCCATAAGATCCATACCAAAACAGGGAAGATTACTGCCTGTCTTAGGATAGATGATGTTGTTGTAAATGCAAGACTTTTCATTAAAGATCTCCACTTCTCTACTCTTTATTATATATGGAGTAGTGTATGTCTTGGCAGTCAACCAAGTATCTTTTGCATGCCATTGTGCCCAAACACTTCCCACCCCATTATGTAAAGGAAAAGTTTGATGTAAGACATCTTTGTAATTTTTCCAAAGATTCATTAACAGTTTTTATTCAAATCATTTGCCATGTTACCACCTATATTAGCACCTTGATTACCTCCAAACATTGCTACCCAACCTGCAGCAACCCAACCAACAAAAGGAATAGAAGAAAGAGTAGGAGCTGCAGCAGCACCAACACTCGTGCCAACTAATCTACCTGTACCCTCTGCGGATCCAATTGCTTTGATACATTCCTCTGATTTTGCTGTGGTTATTTCTTTTGCTTGCTCTTGTGTCAAACCTGGTGATTGATCCATCCAAGATCTATGGTTTGATACTGCACCACCTTGGTTAGTTTTACCATCTAAGAAATACTCTTCTGTAACTTGAGTAGTTTCATTTGCTAAACCTAAGAAACCACCTTTTTCTTTGATATCCTTAGTAATGAATGCTGTCTTGGGATCATTTGCTTTATATGAAATAGCATATCCTTCGTCTGTTACACTCACTTTATATGATGTATAAGGTCCTACAGGTGGACTTATAATTGGTAAACTATCTTTTCTACTTACCATACCAATTAAACCAATATGAGATAGACCAAAAATTCCACCAAGACCAAGTGCGAACCACTTGGTTAGATTAATATTTTTCTTTGGTTTTTCTTGTTTAGGATTAGAGATTGTTACCTCTGGTCCAAACATCGCCTCTTCCATATCCATAATTCTGATTCCTATTTTTTAGGTGCAGCAGTCGGTACGATTGATACTGGTGCTTGCTCGATTCTGATTGTTTGCGCTGGTGCAGTTTCAGATGCTTTTTGAATTAGAAACTCCATATCTTTTTTAGATATATTTGCACTACTACTGCCACTATCTCCACCTTTTTTCTTACCTGCTGCTTGGACGCCAAAAGTCGCTAGAGTTCCTGTGAACACAGAAGCTATGAAAGTTGGATCCAGTTTTTGTTCTGGTATATTAAATGCTGCTGGCAACTTTACATATGCTAAAGTCAAGATTCCTGCAGACCACACAAGAACAGAAAGTCTTACAATTGTGGATAAAAATGCGAGTTGCTCCTCTTTATCATCTACACTTTCTTTAATTTTTGTCAAAAGATTTTTTGGTTTCTCTTCAACCTTTTGTTCTGGTTTCTTATCTACCATTTTTTGATACTAGAACGCACTCTTATTTAGCAAAATAAGTTTTGTAGTATTTTATGAGTCCAGAGGTGGTAGTGAACTTACTTGCCCACTCATCTGCACACTCATAAATGGCACGATTGTTATTAAAATTCTTTAGTAAAATACTTAAAGTTTGTTGTCTAAGTTCCATCTGTTCATTATTAAGCATACTCACTACCTTCTCCTATGTAAGTAAGTGAGCATATGTCAAGATCTTCTTCGTCACAATAAAACCATTCTGCAAATTCGTCATGAATTGCACAACCATCTTCAACTGTATGAAGATCACTAGTCTCGCATAATGCTTGAATGCGACTCATAGCCCAATCATGAGTTGTTTTTAACGTTTCATTAAAATTGTCCATAGTCTTTCCGCATATAGCGTCCTAGAATGTTACTATTATAATATAAAGGTCTCCCATCGTCAAGGGACTCACTCAATACATTATTTAAAAACAATTGTTTAGTTTCTTCAAAATTAACCAAACCTTTTGTTTTATGTAAACTTAATATTTCTCTCTTAAAATTTAACTTACCAAATTCTTTTATATCTTCTTTCAGTTCTGGGCAACTACCGTAATATTTTTTCCAATCACTTTCGGACGTAACTCTTCTCTTCGACCCTGTTCTTGGTTTTCTTTTTTGCCAAAAATATTTCCTACCTATGTATCTTCTTCCTGTTTGTTCACCAGTAATTAAATAAACAAACCCATAATAATCACCAATCAGATCACTATCAAAGATTTGTTCATTATATAACCAAGGATTTTCATACTGACTCATACTTTTTTGTAATAGCAACTAAAGTATCTAGCGGAATCCACGCAGGGTCTTCAGTTTCTATTTGCACTTGTACCTCAGTAAAGGTTTTTTGATAAAATCTACAGTAACTTTGTCGAGTATTTTTAACAAAGTTAAATGGATTCCTCAGATTGTTCATCATTATTAAGTTTATTTATATCTTGATCATAACTATCAGCAGCATCTTTGATCGCATCCTTAAATAATTCAATATCATCTTTAGGATTTAATCTATCTAAAAAGTCGTTATCTGGTGTGAAAATAACAGGACCTTCTTTGATCCTCTCTTTTAGTTCATCAAGTAGATCTTTATCATCCATGGTAGCATGTGTTATAGTTTGAAACCACTAAATGTGTCCTTTTTCACATCTTGTTTGATTCCTCCCACTATATATGACTCTACCTCTGTCTCTTGTGGTGCAACTTGTAAACCTTTTGATGAGATCCAATGCTGTGTCCAAGGTAATGGATTATTTCTTGCTGAAATATCGTAAACAGGTTTCAATCCGATTGACTTCATCCTTTTATTGGCAATCCACTCAACATACTGATGAAGTAGTTTATCATTCAAACCAATCATACTACCATCTTTAAATAGATACTCTGCCCATACCTTTTCTTCATTCACACAACGATCAAACATCTGATATGTCCATTGCTCTTCTTCCTTTACAATCTCCTTCATCTCAGGATCATCACCCTTTCTCCAATTGTTGATGATGTTCTGTGTTATTGCCAGATGCTGGTTCTCATCTCTTGCAATAAGCGATATGATTTTCGCAGATCCTTCCATGAGTTTAAGCTCACCAAAAGCAAAACTACAAGCGAAAGATACATAAAAGCGGATACCTTCCAAAATGTTGACATTAGCGACTGCCCTGTATAAGTGTCTTTTTAAATCTTTACGTGTCCAGACTGATGAAGGTGATGCCTTCCAATCATCTCTCCACATGTTTCCTTGACCCCATTCCTGTGCATAGTTAATGAATGTGTCATATGATTCTGTCACACTCGCAGCACGTTCTAGGATACGATCATCAGATAATATTTTGTTAAACACTTCTGATGGATCTGGATATACATTCTTAATCACGTATGTGTAAGAACGTGAGTGAATCATCTCCATGAATGACCACACTTCCATGCATGCCTCTAACTCAGGTAAAGAACAATATGGTAAGAATGCCATACCTGGTGCACGACCCTGCACTGAGTCAAGCATAATTTGATACTTAAGATTTGAAGTATAAATGTGCTTTTGCTCTGGACGTAATGATTGATAATCACCACGATCCTTCTGTAGAGACACCTCTTCTGGTCTCCAGAAATACCCTAACTGTTGTTTAGTTAGGTTTTCAAATTGATTATATTTGAAATTATCATATCTCTGAACACCTAAAGGTTTACCAAAAAACATGGGTTGTTTCTTAGTATCTACCTCTTCAGTATTGAATACTGTCATACCTTTAACTTGTGACATAGTACCCCTATCTGTTGATGAGATTTTAAATTTTGCAGGATTCACACTCTTCCTCCGATGTGTCTAAAATTTCGGACACCAAACAGTCAAGTGAAGCAGACTCTTCCTCTACCTCATCTGTTTTAATGTCATATGTGTTTTGATAATAACTCGTCTTCCAACCGTACTTATATGTAGTCAACCAATCATTTGCCATCACTGAAACAGGAACTTCATTGTCAGGGAAATGTTCTGGATTGTAACTCCAGTTACCACTGATTGCCTGATCAAAGAATTTTTGCATCACGGAAACAATATTTATATAACCAGTATTGTTAGGCATTTCCCATAAGAGGGTATAATTATTTTTCAAAGTTCCATACTGTGGAACAATTTGCTTAAGAGGTCCTTTCTTGGACTTCTTAGTGGACAGGTATCCTCTAGGTGGTTCGATTCCGTTTGTTGCATTAGACACAACGGAACTGCTCTCCGATGGCATTTGTGCGGACAAAGTTGAGTTCCTGACTCCGTACTCTTTGACAAGTGACCTAAGAGAATCCCAATCATATTTTAAATTGTTTGGCACAAGTTCATCGACATCTTTTTTATAAGTGTCTATGGGAAGTATCCCCTGTGCATATTTAGTTCGAGAAGAATATTCACAGGCACCCTTTTCTTTGGCAAGGTTCACTGTGGACTTAATTAGATTATATTGAAATGCTTCTGTTAAATCATGAACCAATTGCCATGCTTTTGGATCCTCATACTTGACACCCTGCTTGGCAAGATAGTGTGCAAGACCTATGAAACCAACACCAAGGGATCTACGTGCCTTAGTTGCGATTTCTGCTGCTCTGACGGGGTATCCTTGAAAATCAATAAGTTCGTCAAGAGACCTAACACTAAGATCACAAAGACTTTCGAGATCGGATAGATCACGTATCTTACCGATATTAATAGCAGAAAGGATGCAGAGAGCAATTTCACCAGTTTGGTCATCGATATGTTGTATAGGTTTGGTTGGTAATGTGATCTCCTGACATAGATTACTCATCTCCACTTTATCAACAAATGAAGAATGAGTATTGCAGTGATCAATATTCATTAAATATATTCTACCAGTTTCTGCTCTTTCTTTCAACAGGGCAAGAATTAATTCTTGTGCTTTAACAGTTTTTCTTGGTATTCTATCGTCTGCTTCATAAGCAACATATAATTCATCAAAGGATGCAGTGCCAAAAGCATCATACAACCCATGAACAGAATGAGGACTGAATAAACTAATGCTCTCATCATCAATAAACCTCTGATAAAATAATGAACTTAATTGAATACTATAGTCAAGTTTACGAACTCGATTATCTTCAGTACCCTTGTTGTTTTTGAGAACTATAATGTCCTCTATTTCTTGGTGCCAGATGGGGAAGTGGACAGTTGCTGATCCACCACGGATGCCATTTTGAGTGCAACATCTGACAGTGCTTTCAAACTTTTTGAGGAACGGGACAACACCTGTGTGCTGAACTTCCCCGTCTCTGATTTTAGCGTTGATGCCACGGATGCGACCCGCGTTGATACCGATACCCGCCCTCTGTGCAACATACTTGCCGATAGCCATATCACTGCTAAAGATGCTATCGAGGGTGTCATCAATATCCACAAGAACACAGCTGGCATACTGTCTAAGAGGGGTACGGACTCCCGCCATGATTGGTGTTGGTATGTTGATTTTGTGTTTGGAAATGGCATCGTAATACTTTTTAACGTAATCTAATCTAGTTTCTTGTGGATATTTAGAGAAAATTGTAGCAGCAATTAACAAATACATGAACTGAGGAGTTTCATATAACTTATCAGAACTACGATCTTGGACTAGATACTTGTCAACAATTTGCCTTAAACCTGCATATGTAAACAAATAATCACGATCATGATCAATAAATGATTCTAATTTAGAAAATTCTTCATCAGAATAAGTGTTTAGTATTTCACTATCATATATTTTTTTATCAACACAATCGACTACGTGATCTTTTACAGAAGGCATTTCATGGATTCTACCAAATAGATTTTTCCTTAATGCGAAAAGGAGAAGTCTTGCAGCAACGTATTGATAATTAGGGTGATCTAGATCAATAAGATCACTTGCAGATCTAATTAAGATCTCCTGTATCTCTGCGGTGCTTATACCATCATAAAACTGTATTCCCGACTGAATCTCTACCTGACTCGCAGAGACTCCTGCAAGACCCTTACATGCCTCTTCTACCATAAGATGCATCTTTTCTAAGTCTAATGGTTGGATTGAACCATCTCTTTTTACGACTTTAGTTCCATTACTCATATTTTTTTCCAGTTGTTGAATTTAATTTTTGCTTTTAATCCTGAGTACGTGTTTGATTTTAACATACTCATGACATCATGTCCATAAAGTATCATGTCATTCACATCTTTTTCATTTACATTTTGTGGCCATATTACTACTTGATCTCCTCTATTAATAACTTTGGAGATTCGATTGACGATTTCTCTGTTGCGAGGTTCATTATCAAAAACCCAAATATAATCGCTCCAACCAAACGTCCCAATATCAATATCGGAACCGCACATAGCAACCGAGTTTTCCACGAGGGTGGAATCGAAGGGACCTTCCAAAACGTAAATGGGTTTTTCAGTTTTGATTCGATCAAGTCCATAAATTTTTGGTGCTTCTTCATTAATCATCACGGTAATGTATTTAACAGAGTTAGGACCTAGACTTCTGCCTTGAAATCCTATCAAATTATTATCGACATCGTATAGTGGAATTACAATCCTGCTCTCATCTCTAGTGATATTGTCAAATGTTTGTTTATGTGTATTTGTCCACTGTTTAAATTTATTTGTAAAGAAAAATTTAGTTGGATCTAATTTTCTTTTTTCAAGATATTCCTTTGCTATTGTAACCTCTGATGCCCTTGGTAAATCTAACTTTTTTCTAAATACTGGTTTTTTAAATTCAAACTTTGGTTCCTCGACAACAAAGTTTCGACCACCTGCATGACCCTCTTTGAACTTCTCCATTACATATTGTTTATGGAGTGTGCTGTCAATTTGTTTTAGAAAATTATTAAATGATAAACTTGCTCCACAATTATGACACTTATAGTTTGTATTTGTCTTTACCTGATAGAAATATCCTCTTGCCTTGTTCTTGTGCTTCTGAGAGTCACCACAAATTGGACAACGGAAGTTATAAAGATCTGCTTTGACTCTCTTAAACTTCTGTAATCTTGATGATATTAAACCAATGTATTTCGAATCAACGATATCCATTACTCACCTAAAGTATGCACAACTGGTGTCTCATTTTTCAGAACATTGTATAAATCCATATTCTCAGCAGTGGATACAGGATAAAATTCAGACTGAGGATCGAATCCCTCATATCTTTTTGCCTGATTTATGACAATCGAACCTTTCTCTCCTGATACAGATCGATGAAAAGTTCCACGAGGTATAACTAATGCACCACTTTGACGATTGAGATGTACGATATGGTACTTATATTTCCACTGAAGATTTACTAGTTCAAATGTTCTCTCGCCAGATACAACTCGATTATAATCATCTTGAAACCCATGAATATAAAACTGCTTACCACCTACACAATCAGCAGGTGGAGATGTGGCAGACCCAGTATGCACAACCAAATCTGCTGCATTTGATTCATCTACAGATATATCATAAAAAATAACATCCTGTGTCTCACGGAACACACGATGCTTCTTAAATTCAACTTCACTCATTACAAAGTAATTACTTTTCTATTATTATACTCTGTTGCGGTGTTGTTGTCAATCCTTTTACAAATCTTTGTCCAATCGGTGATACTACAAAACTGATAATAGTCAGTGCACCTGCGATTGTCCACATCTTCTTCTCTATAACTCTTAAACGGTTATCTACAAGTTTGATATCCCTCTCACATCCTTTCTTGATACTCTCTGCGTGACGATCTAATTTCTGGTCTACTTGCTCTATCTTCTCAAACAATACTGCATCAATACGATCTTGCTTATCTAACTTCTCATTATGAACAGCAAGAAGTTGCCCCATCTTTACAGAGTTTTCCTGTAGAGATTCGACAACTTTTTCTAATCTTTCTAGTATTGCTGCATTAACGTTCGTATTGTCATCCATTTTTCTTGTTTGTCAACCACATTTTACGTGATCCCCTCCCTGAATATATGTATCTTTTCTTCTGTTTTACAGGAGGACTATCAGGTGGTAGACCTGCGATGTTACCACTACTTGCATTATTGGCTGGTATTCCACCAGAAGCCATCTCTTCTTTCAATTGACGAATCTTCTTAATAACTTTATCAATATCCATTATAGTGAACGTAATTGAGATAGACATTCAGGATCTTCTTCAATATCGTTAATTTCAGTTTTTGGATATTCAGGAATCCTACCCAAAAAAACTAAGAAACTTTTAATACTTGGCCAAAGATCTTTTTCTAAGTTATAAAACAAAATTGGCACTGTTGCCTCATTAAAGACATTAAATAAGACCGTTAAATGATTAAGTATCAGATGAACTTTAAGTTCACCATTATTTTGATACCTTTTTAACAATCTTTTAATATATTTAATTCTTTTCAAATCATCCTCAAAGTCTTCTTTTGTGACTGATTGTGGATTATCATAGAATTTTATAGCAAAGAGCATGTAATTACTCTCATTCAATTCATCAAATTTCATATCATATTACAAAAATTAACCTTCGTTAGTTGGATATAAGATACTGTTTGCACCAGTTGAAATACCAGATCCTGCAACAAGTATTTCAGATTTAACTCTTAATGTAGTAGTTCCATCAGGATTGCTTTGCATATATGTAGTAACACCAACCCATCCAGCACCATCAATTCTGAATGCACCACTATTATCATAATAATCTGTAGTTGTGGTTATACCATAAACTCTTCTGTCAGCAGTAGTTGATTTTTCACTATAAGTAGAATCCAATACAGTATATTTTGGAAGTTCACTCACAAAGAAATCAGTAGAAGCAATTGCTGCTCCTGATAATCCAGCAGTAGAACCTATGGTTAATACTCTAGCACTAGTAATGCCTGTGATAACAGCGTCACCAAAATAAGTTCCCCCCACAAGACCAAACCTTATAACATTACCAACTTGAGCAGATCCAGCAGTACCAAACTGAGTGCCACTTCCACCTGCATTACCTGTAACCTGTCCTGTACTATAATCGAGTGATACAGTCCCTCGTGACGTTACATTATCGGAATTTCCCCAAAGAGACATGTTTTTTACCTATTAATAATTCTTTTCTAAAGATATTTATATAAGTCTGAAATTAACGTGATTTAATTGCCTTTTCTACCTGTGCAAATAATTTATCGTCTGCATCGGTTTTGGTCAATTTAACTGCCTTTCCTATGATTACAAGGCATATGTCGATTAATTTTTCTCCGAGTTCTGCGTCATCGGGAATCTTGTTTACTGCATCACTAATAATTTTTGATGCAAATGGTAGTAAAAATGAAAGCATGATTACAAAAGTATACTATATTATATAGCAACTAATCGTAAACTTTTTTACCTGCCTTAATTCTACCTGTTCCTTTCTTGTCGTAAAACTTAATGCCTTTCTCTTTTTTATCTTTATAGGCAGCCATGGCATTCATCTCTCTCTGCCTTTCTTTATTTTTTGCCACTCTTGTTGAAGATTCTTTTGCTTTGTTTACAAAATGCTTATATGTTAACTGTTCTTTAAAATTCTTAGGTTTCTGACCTTTTTTCTTCATACTGATTGCGATAGCAGCTTGTTGTGCAGGGTTTGCTGCTTCGTTCATTTTTTTAGTTTTCTTTTTCATCGAGTTGATGAATTTTCTGTAGACTGCTGCCTCAGAGGTTTTACCCATTTCTCTTGCTCTTTGCTCCATAGCAACTGCCGCTTGAATTTTATGAGCATGAGATCTTGAAGAATTACGTATTTTTGAGACAGATGCTTTAGCAGTATCCACGTTCTTAAAACCGAGTCCGTGAATAGTTCCTTTAGGATTTTCATCTGTATACAAGTCAGAGTGTTTCTTTGAGTTAGCAGGTTGACCCTTCTTTCTGGGTATGCGAGGATTTGACTCTTCCTTCATTGCTTTTTCTAAATCATCTGCTTGTTTGGCATGTGTTTTAGAACCACTCCTTAGTTTCTTGACTAAGTGTTTTACAAAAGGTTTGTCATTCTTATCCAATTCTTCCTTCGTAACCTTCTTCTCAGGAAGACCTTTATGTTTTGTGGATGCAAACTTTTTCACATCACTTTTTTTCATGTCTGCGGCTGCCTTTGCAGTCTCAGGTGTTGTTGGTGCTTGCTCCCCTTTTTGTATAGCACGAACAATTCCAAAAAACTTTTGTTGTTTCTTAGATAGTGCTGGCATTACTTTTTACCCATATCCATAACAGCCTTGCCATACTTCTTCTTCACCCTATCAAGTGCAGAAGGTCCTGTGTTTACCTTCTGTGTCTTTTTCATTTCTTCACTTGGTGGATATGAAGTTCCGTCTTTCTTATCCTTGGATGGTCTTACCCTTCCTTGATCTCTTGCGATATCGTACCCTTCCTCACCTAAATTAAAGTTTTTTTTTACTATTGAATCAAGTGCTTGAACTGCTGATAATACATAACCCTCTTTCTTTGTATTAGCAGTATGCTTTGGATTCTTTTTAGGATCTTTTAGTTCTTGTCTTCTAGAACTATGATGATCTATTCTCTGTTTAGCACTCATCTTATAACGAGGTGTCTTCAAAGGTGTCTTTCCATCCTTCTTAGTGGTAACTTTCTCGTCTCTTTTCTTACGATGCCCTTCAGCACCAGAATCATAACCACTTCTGGATTTTATGGGGTTGCTTTTGTTTTTAGCAAATCCGAATGATTTTGAACCACCACCTGTTTGAGGTCCACCTTGAGTTGCTGCTGATCGATTACGACTTTTTTGTGATTGAGATAAGTTGTATCCTGCTCTTTCATTCTTACCTGGTCCAAAACTACCTTTTTTTCTATACTCGTAAGAACTTCTTCTTCTAGCACCTATTGTTTTTGCTCTTTCATATGCTTTATCAGCAAGTTTATCAGGATCTTCTGTGATAGATTCTCCTTCTGGTTCATGAGATGCCATGATTTCTTTTCCTGCACCAGAAGATACTGCCTGAATTTTCTTACGCAATACCATTTTTTTAATCTGGTTTGCTTTCTTTTCCTGAGTTTCGATTGATTTGTCAGGTTTTTCTTCACCACCAGAACCATACATCTCATCAACTAATTCACCGTTTAGTTTAAATGACATGTTCAAACCTTTCGCTCTTAACTTATTCTTCATAAGATTTACAAGAGTAGGCATAGATCTTGGATCATCACCTTCTTTTGGTTTCAAATCTTTCATTGCATCAAAACTACCTTCATCCTCTTCACCCTTTTTCTTATCATTATGTTTCTCTTCTTTCATATCAGGATTAATTTTGATTTTATTCTTACCTTTCATTACGTCCATTTTTTTAGTATTCGCATCTGGTTTATCAGTTTCTGCAACCTCACCGATAAATTCTTCTTTTGCCATTGCCTTACCAATAGCCTTACGACGATTCATAAGATATGAGTCTGTCTTATCTTTCTTACCGTCATTATTGATATCACCATCTTCTTTACCAACTGGATCTAAACCTTTACCTGATTTTGTTTTTGCAGTCTGTTCACCTTTTTTCTTCTCACCTTCATAAGGAGTTCCATATCCTGTCATCTCAACGGATGCAATATTTGGATTCTTTCTTAATTCTGAAATTTTATCACGAGTTGCCATACGAACATATGACTTACCAGTTTTCTTATCTTTGACACGAATCTTATACTTACCACCTTCAGACTCTTCCTTTATCTCATCTTCATGTGGAATTGTATTACCATCTTTATCTTTCTGATGATGCTCTACAAATGCTTTATTAACTAATTTTGAAATACTATTTGACACATCTACAAAATCATACTCTTCACCAACTAACATTTTTTTAGCCAACTGCTTTACATTACCTGGTGCAGGTGACTTTCCAAGTTGAGACAAGTATGCTCTTTTTAGTGAAACTGGATCAGCTTTCTGACCGTCCTTAAATCCTTGCTTGACTTTATATCTAACATCATACGCAAGTTGACGTGCAGATTTACGAATTTTATCGGCAGCACCCGCTCCAGATTGTACTGGTTTTGCAGCATCTTCAGATATTATGTTACCCATTTTTTGTGTCAATTTTCTTTTTTCTATATTTATTTATGAAATGTTTCCCGTAGGAAGAACCAGGTACCATTGTCTCTACATATTTACGATGAGAATCAGTGCCAATTAATCTTTGATCTGGTGGAACTCCTCCAACTTCAGTGCCATTTACAACCGATTCAGATACGTCTTTAATCCATGATTTGAACATGATTTTATCCTCTGTAACACATATTAAATAACTTGTTCCTCTACGAATAATTTTACCAATTAAACCAGTGTTTACATTCTCTACAATTTCTCCCATATTGAATATCTTTTTATTAACATAATTTTCTCTTAAATTTTTCCAATCAAACTTAGGTGCGATCTGCCATAAGTTCCAACCCTCTTTGATATTCATTCCTTTTCTTACATTATTAAATAAGTCTTTTGCGATCTTCTTGTTCATTGAAGTTGGAACACCTCTTAAGAAACCTTCAAAATCATTTTCTGCTGCTGCCTTTCTTTGTTTCGATGCAGACATACCAGATACATCATCAGAATCGGCATCACGATTACCAGCAGAACGAACTTCAATATTATCAAAATTGTAAAGTTTACCATTGTAAGTTCCAGTAAGTTTTTCAAACTCTGCGACACGATCACTACCACCCACAATTCTTACATTCGCATAACCATCAGTATGTGCCTTCTTTAATACATCAAATATCGTACGATTACCTGCATCATTTATAATCTTATTCTTATGTTTTGGAAACATCTGTTGCATTGCAGATACTTTCATATCAGGATCTAAAGGATTTTTTTTCTTATCCTGACTTCTTGATGGTATGATTACATAGTCTCCATCATCAGATGATGTTGCCACTGAATCTAAAAGTTTTTCATGTCCTGTAGTAGGTGGATTAAATCTACCAAATGCAATGGTTAAAGTTCCTTTAGTTTTTTCTACTTCTGGAGGAACCATTTCAATTGGTTTATCTTTTTCAGTCGTAGTCTGTGATAATTTCTTTTCTCTATCTGATTGTGGTGGATCTTGCTTACCTATTCTCTGTCTCTTATTGAAGAATTTTAATTGTCCTCTTTCTGTCTTTGCAACAAACTCACCTTGTTTATCATACCATCCTCCATGACCATCACTCTTCAAACCCATACGTGTGGCTTGTTGAACTGCCTGTGATTCAGTGAAAAATTGGAAAAATGATTTCATCGATAAAGTTTGGATGTTACTTTTCTTTCGTTGGCGATAAGATAGTTAATGAGATTTTGCCTCATAATAATATATTTATCTTGATTACGTTTGCGTTTTTCAGAAGTAATCATTCTATCTATGGTCATAAAACAATGATGTAGAAAATCATTAAAGATTTGTTTTCGATTCTTTGACCGAGGTTCAAAGGATTGTATTAATTGGTCGATGGTTTTATTCATTATGATATCTTTGCGTGAGGAGCAAATTGTCCTTTTTCTGTAATCTTCAATCCAAAATATAATAAATCCGTCCAAAATTGATGTTTCTTATCATAGTTGCTAAGTGCATCATACCAAAAATTTAAAAGTGCTAATTTAGTTTTACCTACTTTTGCACGATTCTCATATGCTTCCAACACACTATCTGCCCATTGATCAAATGCTACTGGTGATTTAAAATCATTTTTAGGATGTTTGTAGCAAAAATCAAACCACTTGTGATATGTTTTATACTCTGATGAATTTGGTTTTTCTAAAATTTTCATGAATTCACCAGCATCTTTAGGATAATCAATATATTTATTTTTAAAAGATGCCCTAGAACCTAACATGTTAATAACCACTCCTCTTGGCGTTTGCCCACCTTGAGCACCTCTAGAACTCGGTATGTTTGTGTTCCAAACAAGAGCATCACCTGATCGAGTAATATCTATTTTAAATTTTGAGGACGCTGCATCTTTACCACCGAAAAAAATAGAGGTAGTTGCTGCTGGAGCACCTTTGAAGAAAAAGTTTTGAAATAAATTTTTTAATGAAAAATTAATATCTTTCATATCAAATTCTTCAAGTGCTTTAAATGATTTTAGAGCAGATAACAATTTAGAATTTTCTACGTTAAATATTTTAAATGTTGCTTTATCCCCAGATTGTATTTTTTTTAAGGATATTCCTACCAATTCATTTTTCTCCATCAAAGTAATTAAATCAGAATTTAGTTTTAACAATGTATTTGCATTTGGTGCTGAACTAGCTTCTTTAATATCTTTTTCAAGTGTTTTTAATTCTTTCGTTTTCACAGCATACAAATCGGAGGGGTTCCATTGTTCATAAGTTCCTGCTTTAACACCAGGTGCTCTCTCTAAATTTTTTAAATGTTCCTTGAAGAATACTTGAGGATCTCTCTGTTTTCGATAATCTTTATGTTTAAATGGTGCCCAATTAACACTTGAATAATTATCAAAAAATAATTGATTTTGTTTGAGAAAGGTATAAATCCATTCATTTAACTTATGTCCCCATGTTCTACCAAAAAGTTTTTCCAAATCTTTATAAACATCACTGACAAAAATATCATCTTCGGTTTTAAATTTTTGACCTTTTGATTCTAATGCTGCATTCAATATGAGCATGGTTGCAGGTTCTGATATTTTTGGTGGTAAAGCACCTGACTTACCTTTTTTAGGATACTCTCTAATTTCAAAATCAATAAATTTAGCACCATTATCAGAATATCTTAATCTAACTACCTTACCTATTTTAGGTAATAATTTATCAGTTTTCTGTAAAAGACCTTTAAATTCTTCCATCAAAGTTTTTATCATTTGACTTTTAAAGTTTTTTACAATTGGTTCAGTATCAGGACTATCTAATATAATTTCCACACCAATTTTTGTAGTTTTTGTATCAAATAAAACTCTCTGAAATAATATTTTTCCTTTAGAATCCTTTTTACCTAAATTGGAAAGATAATTTATTATAGTTTGACTGTTTATTTTTTCTGCCATTTTAACCTCTATACAATAGTTTGAGCATCATAAAAGCACCTAACTTACCTTTTTGTTTTGCCTCTCGGTATTCGGAGTCGCTTCTTATAGTCATAGTAAGTGTCATTTTTTTACCGTTATCACCCATCAAATCAATAAACCACTCTTGAACAGATTGTTTATCTATGTAAGCATTCACTGAAGTTACAGAAGGAAGAAAATCTCTCAAAGGATCGGTGGATTGTGATTCTGCTTTATCACCAATCGCTTTCACTAATACCATTGGAACTTTCACATCTTTTTTTTCTAATCTAAATTCCTGCTCTATCCATTCCTTTGTCGCATTCAGATTTCCATTTATCATATCACATAACTTATTTCTACATATCGTATTCATTCTAGAATATAAAGCATCAAACATTAAAGGATCATATTTGAATAACTTTAAAATTTTTTCTTGAAGTATCTTATTAGGAATCTGTCTTGTTGATGAAAGTGTCAACCAATTATCTTTCTTTACAGTTTTGGGTAAATTTGGGACTTTAGAATATACATCACTCCATAATTTATCTTTCAATTGAGTCATGGCATTTGGATATGCTTTCTGCCACATAGATTTTCTTAGAGTAGTTCCAACATAAGAGTTTAGTTTAGGTTCTTTGGAGGATTTTGTACCTGCTTTCAAACTAATTCCAATTATCTTTGGTTCAATTTTTGTGTTTTTAAATATTAAAAATATGTCTCCAGAGTGATTGTCTGGAACTCCTTTTGGTTTCTGCCTATATCCCCAAACAACTTTTTCAATTTTTCTGTCCTTATCGTATTTTTTAATCCAATCCAAAATTGCAATAGAATTTTGCAACTTAGTATTTCTAGTGACAGGTTTAATTCTATCAATTTGACTTATATACTCCCTCGCAGATAAAACATTCGACTTAGCAACAAATGATTCTTGTGCACCACTATCCTGCAAATTCATTTCTGTTACTAACTGTTGCATTTCTTCTGGTGTTTTAGGATTATTTCCAGTATTAAATGCGAGTGCTGGAAATAATTCTGTTATTGTGGCATTAATAGTTGTTTGCTCACCACCAGTAAGAAACCCTTTAGCATCTGCCATCTCAGGTTACTTTTTGAAGTATTTATTTATAATGTCTATCTGATCTTGGTACTTTGCAATCATGTCTAACTCTCCTTCGATTGCTTCTACAATATTTGAATGCTCTCCAATACCCACAGGATTTGTAAGATATACTTCAATGTTTGCTTTGTGTTTAGCAATATCACCTTGGGCATGTGCAAGTAATGCTTTGATTAGTTGTTCCCTCATAGGTCTCCCTCCTTACGATTTTCTGATTGGTACACGTTAAACTCCCCACCAGGATATCTCTTCTTTAATTTATCTACGTTTCCTTCTACAACTTCATCTAGTGATACATCTAATGCCATGCATGCTTGCATCACATACCACATAACGTCACCCAACTCAATAATAAGATGCTTTCGATTATGCTCATCCCAAGGTTTACCTTGGAAAACCATCTTCTTGACAATCTCCATAAACTCACCACCTTCAGCAGAAATGCCAACGGCAGCAGTAAGAAGACGTTCAATATTGGCACCCTTTCCATTAAGGGAACTAACACTCTCAATAAAGCATTGATAATCTTTACTGGGATGGGATGTGACACCATCCACGAAATCAGCATACTTAGTAAAGTCAACTTTTTTAGTCATGTTGTAAATAAAGAATAATAAGACCAGGAATAATAATAAAAAATTGTGGTAAAAAGTTTAAGATAATTGCACGTTCTCCCATTTTTTTACCAACGTAGACCCATCCAGCAGCACCTATCATTTGAAGTATGCTATTCCAAGGAGTCCAACCCATGACATGAAAAACCATAGCAATGAGAACTATAGTAGCACTACACCATTTAACTCTTTGAACTATCAAAATTTAAACTCAGCAAATGATTTTTTAGGAACCTTGTCTTGTTTATTATACTCCTCTTCCTTACCATTGTCAAGAATATCATCTTGTGCCTTTTGCTCACAGTCATATAATCTCATCTTTGCACGGTCTACTCCGATAATAAACCTTTTAAAAATAGTCGGATCATTGTAACGATTCTTAAGTTGTTTAATCATTATCTGATTTAAGTTCTCCAATTCTTCAGTTGAAATAAGAGCAAACATAAGATCAGCAGTTGCAGGAAGGCCAAATGACTCAGAGGTATCGGTAAGATCAACATCAGAACTAGCAAAACCACTCCGAGTAGTTTGAGTTGCGGATACAATCGGTAGGTTCGCTTCGACGGCGAGACCACGAAGTTCTTCCGCAATTGCTTTGATATACGAGTAAGAATTGACATTACTACCTACCTTGTAACGTGAAGATGCACAAATGTTTAGATAATCTACAAATATTATATCAGGTTTAAATGATTTTTTCAATGCAAGTTCATTTAATAAAGTTTTAAAATGTCCACTATGTGCACCTGCAGTTGGATATTCTTTGATAATTAAATGACCTTGAGTCTTCTTGGATACAGCAGTAACCTTATTCTCAAACATTGTCTTTGGTAGATCAGTTAGATCTTGTATTGAAACATCTAAAAGATTTGCGTCAATTCGTTCAGCAATTTTCTCTTCTGCCATCTCCATTGTAATATAGAGTACGTTCCTCCCTTGTAACAACACGGAGCTAGCAAAGTGGCACATGAATAAAGACTTCCCGACACCAGTACCAGCAAGCGCGATGTTAAGAGTCTTATTAGGTAAACCACCTTTGGTAATTTTATTAAAATATTCCAGATCAAATTCAATTTTTTCTTCTTTCTTGTGGTAGAACTCATATCTGTCTTCGTAGTTTAGTAGGTAATCATGTCCAATATTGTTATCAAAGGAAACTGAAAGGGCATCTGATAGTATGGTTGGTATAGCATCACGATTCTTTTTTTCATCATTGCCATCTGCGATGTGAATTGATTCCATCAAAGCAAGATAAATTGCACGATCACGGCACCACTTTTCTGTAGAATCAAGCAACCATTGCTGATCTACAGGGGACTCTATGAGGTTTTGATTTATCTCATGTATTTCTTTGACTTCAGAATCATTTAAATCAGTTCGATTGTCAACCTCAATATTTAGTGCTTCTAAAGTTATCGATGATCCGTACTTGACAATAAATGATGTTATCTCTTCAAATATTACCTTTTCCTTTCGATCTTCAAAAAAATCAGGTTCAATAAAAGGAATTACCTTTCGAGAATACTCTTCATTGTGTATTAGGTTTTTAAGAATTGTAGATTCAATTCGTTCCATAAGAAAAATTCTTCTTTGATATTTCGTCTAGTTTATTCATTATATCGTCTGTGAAATATTTCTCAGGTTCTGCGTATATATTTTTAGCATATATTTTTTTACCATCAACCTCATATCTTCCAGCAGTATTCTTCCAAAGACCACCAAGTTCTCCTAATTCAAGAAGACCATAATAACGATCAAGTCCTCTTTCATCATAGTAGAGTCTTATTTCAACTTGTTGGTTTTCTTTGCTGAGTCTACTTTTAGCCGTCTTAGCTTTAATAATGTTTCCAACAACTTCTGTCTTATCCTTTTCCTTTTTTTTGCTGAGATAAATGATTGTAGACGCGGCATACTTGAGGCCACTGCCGCCTCCCATTTCTTTAGTAGGGATGTAAGATCCGATAACATCGTAAGTGTGATTTGTAACTATGAGTGGAATATTTGCTTGACCAAGTTTTAAGGTAAGCATACGAAATGCACCTTTAACAAGTTGAGATTTGGTCATATCTCTGACTTGTTTATCATTAAGTGCATCAGTGATTTCTTTCTCTGTGGAAAGCATACCTAAAGAATCTAATACAAACATGCAAGGTTTGCGATTCTCTTCTTCTGTCTTCAAGTATATATCTACTGCACGAAGTGCCTTACTTCGAAACTCTTCTATGGTAACGACATTGACAACAACAAGTCTGTTTTGATCAATTCCACGAGATGCAAGTAATCCCTTGGTGATTGCTGCTTCAGTATCAAAATAGAGGCAATACCCATCAGGGTTAGTGTCCAGAAAGTTCTTGACAATAGCAAGGGAAAAATAAGTCTTTCCAGTAGAGGTCTCACCAGCGATGGCAGTAATCTTATTAGTAGAAACGCCACCATAAACGGAACCACTAACAAGCGCATTGAAGATATAACTTCCTGTATCAATGAATCTTTCTGTTTCATCTATGTCTGCTGCGATTTGGGTGTACTCATCACCAATCTCTTTTACTATTTCTTTTAAAAAATCCATTAAGCTACCATTCCATATTGTTCACGAAGTATTTTTTTATAAGGTCCGTCGGGATACTCATTCATAACGTCTTGAATCAATTTCATTTTTTCATATAAATCTCCACATTCATCTTCAGTTTTTCTACATTTCCACAATGCGGTAACAATATAATCAAATTCTTTTTTGTTGATAGGCAAATCCATTATGTAAAAAATAATTCAAGGTTTACAGTTTTTTCAACGTTCCACCCAATCGCATCAAGAATTGCTTTAAGTGGTTCGACGAAACTCTTCTCAAATTGTAGTTCATAATCTATGTATTTGTCAAGTCCAAGTTCACGGGGAAAGTCTTGAATGAATGATATTACATTCTCCTGTATGATGTTTGGTTTCTTCAAGTAAATAAACTTAACCTTCTCACCATTACCAATAAGTGAATATTTATTTGTTAAATTTTTCTTTGTAATATAATGATTAAACAAGAGAGCACCTCGACAATGTATTGGAGTTCCTTTTGCATAGATCGTAGAAGATGCTTTATACTTACGAACATCAGATGCAGTTCTTGGAAATGCTATGTCTTCTGGATCAAGTGTCTTAAACTTTGAACGACATTCATCAATAAAATGAATCACATCTTCCTCTGTACCATTCATCATCAACTTGAGTCCATCTTTAATCATGGTACGACAAGGAGCAGGGGTTGATGACTTAACTGCTTCAATACCCATCATCTTCAGTTTGGGTTCATCGTATCTCACACCCTCACTATCCCACACGTTTAGAATATATCTTTTCTTTGCTGTCCATATGCCACGATCTGCGATGTTCTCTCGTTTCATGAACATCTTTTGATCGTATGCGTTTACATAGTTGGCCAACGTTTCATAAGAACTTTCAATATACTTTTCAAATTCCATCTCACAGATCTTATTAAGGAACGAAACAATGCTTTCAGAAGTCTTCTCTCTCCCCTTGTATATGACCTCCACCAAAGGACCAAGGTTAAGGTAGATAGAATCAGTATCACTAGCAATGACATAATCAACATCCTCCGTTTTTAATATCTTGTTAATAAAAGTGTTCATTCGATTCTCAATCCAACGAATCGATACTTGACCCGATAGAGTGATTGCCTCTGCATTAGCAAGTTTATAGTATCGGAAATATTGATTTCCAATCGCACCATAGGCAGAGTTAAGTTGAATCTTACGTGCCATTTGTATATTGTTACATCTGGCAATCTCCTTCTCCAAAGTTTTGGTAGGAGTTTTTTCATATGCTTGTTTTGCAGCAAGCATTTTCTTTTTATAAACAGTTCGATCTTTGTATATCTTCTCCATCAACTCTGGAAGAAATCCACGCACATCTTTTCGATACATCGCACCATTTGCACATACGGCACTATCTTTGTGCAACTCAAAATTTACTTCTTCCTGAAGGATTTTATCAACCGAAGCTGTTGGATGTCGTTCATCCTTGAGGGTCTCAGGGGAAATATTATATTGCATAATGAGATGAGGATACAGACTATTAAGGTCAAACGAAACCACCCAATCATACTTTCCTGGTATCGGTTCTTTGACATAGGCTCCTGCGTACTTTTCGGATTTATCAGATCTCTCTTTTGGAGGAATAACAATGTTTCTCTTCTTTAAATAGTTATAAATTATTGTATCCCACATACGAACCTGTGAGAATACATCAGCATAGTTTGCCTTTGCATCATATGCCATAACGATTGCAAGTTCAATCAATTTCATCTTGTCTTCCATGCGGTCAACAAGTTCAACGTCGATTATATTATACTCTACAAACTTTTGCCAACCTTTTGTGTAGAAATCCTTAAATGTATCAAACTCTGAGTGATCAAGTTTCTTCTGTCCAAGTTCAACACTTGCAATATAATCCAAACGATATGATTCTTGTGCCTTGTAAGTAAACTTCTTATAGAGATTTAAATAATCTAATTGTGTGATACCACCAATGTCATATGTAATATTCTTACGTCCTGCGATATAAATTACATCTTCAGTCACCAAACCCCATGGAGATAATCTTTTACGAAGTTTTTCTCCCAAGACTCTTTCAAGTCTACGTGCCAAATATGGAATATCATACAACTCACTGTTCCAACCAGTAATAACCTCTGGTGTATTCTCTTCTATCATCCACCAGTGAATGAATGAATTTAGTAATTCATACTCACTATTAAATCCCTTGTATATTACATTCTTCTGTTTATTATTGAAAGGTCCTTGACCCCAAGTCCGTATCTGTTTTGTTGTATAATCCTGTATTGATATGAGAAGTATTTCTTCCGCAGCAGATTCTACATCAGGGAAACCATTCTCTGATTTCACCTCAATATCAAGTGTAGTGATCTTGATCTTACTCGAATCAAACTTAATTTCTTCTTCTGGATACTTCTCTGAAATATATTGATAGATGTACCTATCATTACCATACACCTTAAAGTTCTCAACTTCAGAATATCTTCTAATGAACTCACGACACTCTCTTACAGTGCCTGGTTCAACAGACTCGACGTAATCACCCTCAAGAGTTTTGAATCTTGTTTTCTTTTTCGAAGGAACAAAAAGAGTTGGATAAAACTTCTCACGAGTGGCAAAATGTTTTCCATTCTCATAACCACGAACTAAGAAATTGTCTCCAACCATTTGGACGTTGGTGTAAAACCTCATTAGGATGTCAATTTAATATACTTGTCACGCAACTCACCATTTGGTTCAACAAAAGTGATGGCATCACCTGACCTCATCATTGTAACAGATTGATTACTGAAATCCAACCATGGTTCTAAAGTGTATGTTTCTTTTGTTTTGATTAACTTAAACGGACTGAGTAATCTACAATCTGGTTCACCAGGTATATCACCAAATGCTTCTTCAATTTCTGATACTAAAACAACACCACTTTGTAAGATGATACACTGTATATTTTTTTCCATTTGTTTGAGTCGAATATTTTTGTGGTAGATTCCTATCGCCGCTAATCCTGAACCTACCAAAGGGGATCACCGCAGTCAGTATTTCTCTGACAAATACATTATAGCACAACTTCTCCAATTGTCCAACTTTTGTATCCAAATGCATCTATGGTATCATGTGCATCTGTCTCAGCATCTTTCGGAATTACAATACAATAACCAATTCCTAAATTAAATACCTTTTTCATTTCCTCTGGTAGTATCTCACCTGCAAGCATAATTTTTTTAAATATGTCGGGTAAAGGCCATGAGTCGTAATTTACATTTGCCTTAAGTCCATCAGGAATACATCTTGGTAAATTTTCAATAATACCACCACCTGTAATATGTGCCATTCCTAAGATTGGAACTTGATTGATTAGTTCCTTAACCACTGATACATAGATGCGTGTTGGTGTAGATAACTCAGGCATATCAAGATAAGCAATCTTTTGTCTCCAAAGCATATTATTAATTAAACTATATCCATTACTGTGAAGTCCACTACTTTCAATACCAATAATTAAATCACCTTTAGTTATGTTTGATCCATCAATAATATCATCCTCATCTACAACACCTGTACAAAATCCTGCAAGATCATAACTTAATGAATCATACATACTAGGCATTTCTGCAGTCTCACCACCTAACAATGTGCATCCAGACATAGTACAACCCATGGCAATTCCTGTAATAATTTCTGATAATTTCTTTGCATCGAGTTTACCAGTCGCAATATAATCCAAAAAATATAAGGGTTCTGCCCCACAGGTAATTACATCATTAACACACATTGCAACTAAATCAATACCCATTTCATAATGCTTATCCCAGATATGAGCTATTTTTAATTTAGTACCTACACCATCTGCTCCTGATACTAAGATTGGTTTTTTATATCCTTCTGGAATTTTAATCATACCATTAAAACCACCAAGTCCACCCACGACTTCTGGTCGATGAGTGGACTTAACGGTATCTTTAATAGAATTTACGAAAGCATTACCTGCTTCGATATCAACTCCAGAACTTTTATAATCCATTACATAATAATAAGTTCTTTTATTATATCATAGATAATCTTTCCTTGCATGATGATCTGGTACTATCTTACCCAACTTGACGGTAAGAAGTCCATCTTTGAATTGAACCTCTCTGACTTCAACATCGTCTGATAATGTCCAGGCTCTTGAGAAAGATCTTTGAGCCAGTCCTTGATGGACATACTCGGATCCCGTCTCCTTCGTCTCTTTTTGACCATCAACAATAAGTTTTCCATATTCAGTGTAAACCTTTAATTCTTTTTTAGTGAACCCTGCAAGAGCAATCTCAAGCACAGACTCAACATTATTTACATGAATTAAATTGTAGGGTGGATAGTTTGTTGTGGTTTCATAAGAATTAAAAAATCGGTCTAGATAATCGTCCATACCTATACCGTTCTTTGAAATTATTTTCATCAACTCTGGTAAGTTTGCAGAGTGATACCTTTGTAAGTTCATAGTTCTCCTTAGTAAGCGAGTGTTAAATGTGGATCCTTTCGGCATCCAATACTATTTAACCATAAAACGCAAAAAAGAGGGGGTGGTTTACCCCCCCCTTTTTGTAAGGATTCATTGGTCTGCTCCTATTCTAGAAGTGATCTACATTCTAATGCACATGATTTGTCTCCTTCTTTACATTCAACAATACACTCAAAGTAATCATCTATTGGGTCTGTATTAGATAAATTGAAAGGCACCCAAGAGTTCAAATTATTGAATGATATTGGATTGTGCATAGGCATCGTCTCCTTATATACTCATTATTATGTATCAAAGAATTTATACTTATGTGAGGATTTCTTAACAAAAAGAAATGCCTAGTCGGTCTTTTTCTTTTTACTTCCGATATTGTATTTTGTCTCTAATATCCAATCACCTTTATCTTTGTAAGACAAAACTTTAATTTGATTTAAAGGTGCTATATCTTGTATTCTATCAGCATTTATAATCTCAACTAATCCCCAATCAACTAATAATTGAACTATACGATTACGTCTCTGGACATCGTTTACAGTTAAATTTGCACGTTTACCATCTAAAGCAAACAACTCTTTAAAATGAACAATGTAATATCTACCCTGCTTATGCAGTATATGACATGATTGATATATTTTCTTCTCTTTTCTTGATGCGACACCAATTCTTGTTAGAGTTTCTCTGACTTTCAAAAAATCATCAGGTTCACCTAGTGAAATTTCCACCATCTGATCCGATGTCCAGTTCACCTCTGGTTCTTTAACGACACTCATTTCGATCCTCCAGTTTCAAATTTCGATTTTATAAAATTAAGTTGTTCTTTGGAAAGAATTTTAATAATCTGTTTTGCTTTTTCGTTACTATACCCATAATAACGTTTTACATAATCTAGATCTTTGATTTCATCCTTACGAAGCCAAGGAGAAAATCTTTTCTTAACTCTGAGGGTATTTATAAAAAAGTCATATTGCATCTTCTTTGGTAAGAAGTTATATTTATTCATCTCATTTGCAAACATAACTGCATCAAGATGACCAGAATAACAACGATTAATTATATAAGGTGGATAGTCTTTTTCAATTGATGGGTCTTCATCAATCAAATTTTTCTTTGTCTGATTTATAGAGTTTAACCAGTCTTTGAGTTCAGTCATTACAATTCACCATGATAAAGTATTTTCTGAAATAATTTATTTCCTTTTTTAATATTATCTTTCCAATCAGAAGCAGCATTTTCATCTGCCTTATCCGATATGTATTTGAAACATTTAAAACTAACATCATATTTTTTACATACTTTAGCAATTGCGTATGCTTCCATATCTACTATATCACATTCTATGTCTGGTTTACCTACTGCAAAAGAATCACCACTTCCAACAACTAGACCCCTTCTACCTATACGAATATTCTCTTCAAATGGAGTTTGACCTAATCTAAATCCAAGTGGTCGAACATCCATATCACGATCAACATATCCAGTAACTTCAACTAAACCAGATATATCTTTTACGGCACCAGCAGTCCCATAATTAATTATTGTTTTTGCTCCCGAATCTATAGCCTCCATTGTAGCAATGGTAGCATTTACTTTACCACACCCACTCAAATAGATCTGGTGTCCTTCTATTCCTTCTGCTTCTTGTGGAAGAGCAATAACTAATGCAATCATAATTAAATTAATAATTGTTCAAGTGGTGATACTGGATGTATGTTATAATTTGTTATTAATAATTCTGTCTTTACGTTCTCATCTGTTCCCTTGTCTCCACGATGTGCCATTGAATATCTTAGTTTCCATTCCTCAAGATTATAATTGCCATACATCTCCTTTAAACGGTCATTAACATTGTAAGTAATCATAAATTTATGAATACAATTATAAACCTGATCCGCAAATCTATCATGATCAAATGACCTATGCATCTCACGATTCTTTCCATATAGAAAATCTTTAATATCATATGGTGGATCTAAAAATATAAACGTATCATCCGATCCTTTTTCTACCATCAATTCAGAATAATCTACATTAGTTATTTTCCAATTCTTAATTAACTTTGAAAAGTCTTTTAACTTATCAGCACCAACTAAAGAAAAATTAGAGTTAGATGCTGTCTGTGAAAAGGTGCTATTTTCCGTGAGACCAGAATAACTACACTTGTTCATAATGAAAAATGCAACTGCCTTTTCAAAGTCATCATAAGTATCAATCTCTTCTTTGTACTTATTGAAAAGATCTTTTGCTTTTGATGTTACCTTATCTGGGTCACCTTCATCAAGAGTATTTTGTTTTTCTTCACGTACTCTTTCAGATAACTCCTCACCCCTATCTCTAAGTTGAACCCAAAAATTATACAAAGGTACATAGAGATCATTAATCCAAATTGGTATATCTGGATTTGATTTTGTAACATCAATCGCAATCGATCCTCCACCTATAAATGGTTCACGATATTCGGAAATAGTTTTAGGATACCATTTAGAAAGAGTTTTGATTGCTTTTGATTTACCACCAGGATATCTTAATGGTGTCTTAAGAGATTTGATTGACATCAATATAATCTATCACCATACCTTCTCAAATCATCTTGTTCTTGTATGATTGTGAAAACTTCTGTTAGATCATTTACACTTTGAGTCATCAGACGATAACCAATTCCAATGTAAACTTGACCAATGATAACTGCTACTGTAGCAGCACCCCAGAAGATATAATATTTGTTTGATTTAACTTGGTGTTTTAATTTTGACATGTTTTTCATTTTGAAATTTCCTCTAAAGAGAATAAACTGTAAAACTCAAGTCCTGCTAACTTGAATGCTGTGTTTGCTTCTTCATTCTCTTGACGATCAATGATAGAAACTATACGTTTAACCTCATAACCTGCATCACGAAGTCTCTTTACTGCTTTGATTGATGATTCACCTGTAGTGACTACATCCTCTAATACAGTTACTCTAGATCCTTCTGGAGGTAATGGACCTTCAATGTATTCATTGGTTCCGTGACCCTTTGCCTCTTTTCGAACTATAAGTCCAGATAAAGTTCCCCTATTGAGTGCAGACATAATTACAACTCCTGATACTAAAGGATCAGCACCAAGAGTAAGTCCTGCCACAGCAACAGATTTCTCATCTATACATTCCATGAGCATCGCAGAAGTAATTGCTAAACCTCTACCATCTAAAGTAATAGGTTTACAATTTACATAATGCTCACTTTTTCTACCAGATGATAAAGTAAATTCACCTTTACGATATCCTTTCTCCTTGATCATCTTTAGCAATTCATCTTTCATTTAAATTCACACTCCACCATAATTTCAGTTAGTGCTGCCAAAAGATTTATTTCTTGATCGGCAACAAATGCCATTTGATACTGATACTTTGCAATGACTAGTATCGCAGCAGGAATACTAGTTGGTATCATTGTATCATATAAGGAGTCGTAGATGCGTCTAAGCAAAACAGAAGGATCGTTATCTAAATTAGCAACTACCCATTTACGAACTTCAGAAAAGTTTTTTTGCTTAAGATTTTTAACTAGATCATCAACAGCAACATCAGAAAATGCAGCAAGTATTCCACTGTCTATTTTACCACTTACAGAATATCTTTGACACTCATTTAACACTCTCCTCCAATCAGGAAAATGTTTATTAATTAATTGTACTATAACTTTCTTATCAGATTCAATTCTCTCAACTTCTAATATGTGATTAATTCGAGAAAAGAATTGTGCTGCTATTGCTGGTTTGTCTTTTTTATTAACTGAAAAGTCAACAACTGAGCAACGAGAGTGTAATGGCTCAATAATTTTGTTCTTATAGTTGCAGGTGAAAATGAATCTGCAGTTCCTAGAGAACTCCTCAATAGACGCTCTGAGAAGGAGCTGTACGTCGGAAGTGGTATTGTCTGCTTCGTCAATGATAATGACTTTATGTTTCGACTGACTTGTAAGAGAGACGGTAGATGCGAAGTTCTTTGCGTTCGTCCGAACCGTGTCAAGAAAACGTCCTTCATCCGATCCATTAATGACATAATAGTCTGCTCCTAATTCATTACATAGTGCTTTTGCCACGGTAGTTTTACCAATACCTGGTGGACCTGACAATAACATATTTGGTATCTCACCTGCAGTTAGAAAATCCTGAAAGGTTTTTTTGATACTCTCAGGTAAGATACATTCTTCAATTGTTTTGGGTCTGTATTTTTCAACCCATATAAAATCACTCATTTAAAACCTTTTTTAGATTTTGGTTTGTCAATAACCTCAATAACTGGTGAATTAAACCCTCGTCTATTCCACCAATACTCTTGGACTTCATCCCAAGATTGTACCACAAAAGAATGGTCTTTGCAAACTATCTTATAGTGATGTCTATCATAAGGTTTATCACTAGTCTGTGAAAAGTATCTTGGGTCATTAGATGAAATCAATTCCGTCATCTATGTTTGATCCTCTCATCTAAAACTTCATTAATAATATCTTTTAACTCTTCCTTCAAAGCATCGGATATTATATTAATTTGTTTTGGTTTTACATCAGGAATAGCAGCACGTTGCTCTTCTATACTTTTACCAGTATCTTTACCTGTATCTAAGGACATGCCTTGTGTATCAATCTTCATGATCATCCCATGGATCTGCTAATCCTTTGTTTGCAAAGAATCCTTTATAAATTCCATATGCTGCTAATAGAACAGTGATAACTGCGATTGATATTCCAAAGGTATAATTTGGATTAAATGTAAAGTGTGGAATTAGTGTATCATTACACCTAGCAATCTTTTCTGGATCACTCCAAGTACCAGGTAATGTATAAACTGGTGGACATGCGACAAATAAATCTCTTATCGCATACATTTCACTTCCTAGTGTCATTCGTTAGACCTCCATGTTTTTCTCATTGTAACATACTTTTCATCTTTTGCAGCCCTATCTCTTACTTCTTTAAAAACTCTCGCAGACCTTGCTTTTTCAGAGTATAATGCATCTGCCGATTGGGGTCTAACGGAACCATCTTTAGCATACTTCTTTCCACTAGGATGATTTGCATACCGACGGGAGCGTGTAAATCCCATCTCAAGAAATTTCCGTGCCATGTCCATTCCAATGAAGTCTTGTTTGTCTTTATAGTCAAGGAACATGGAATAAATCTTATCAGCAGATTTGCGAGCAACAGACTCATTTACAAATCTCCAATGAGAGCATATATTGTTAGTGTAAGGCCGTACCAATAGCACTCCTTGTTCTCCCCTTCCAATACGATAAAGTTTGCGATTCTCTTCAATTGTAAAATCAATGTTTTTGTAATCGAGTCCATAATCAAATTCTTTCATAACCAATCAGATCTGTCGCATCCCCATCTCTTAACCTCCATTGAGTGGAAACGGTTTTGCATATATTGTATCACAGATTTGTAATCTGTATTTGAGTTGCATGAGAATAAATCGCATCTAGCAATACCATCCTCTGGCCAGGTGTGTACACTCATATGACTTTCGGCAAGTAGAGCATAACCAGTAACACCATGTGGTTGAAACTTATGAGTATCAACCTTTAACATTTCTAGTTTAGCAATCTTTGCTGCTTCTATCAAGGTTTCTTTAACATATTCCTCATCATCTAATGAAGAAGTTATTAGACATTGTTTTAAATCAAATAGAATGTGTTTCATAACCAATTTGGTTTTTTGGATGGGTCACGAAGATAATTAGATGCAGCCCAAGGTTTGCTCGATATATAACGTTTGTAAGCAGTAAAAGTGTCAATGCTTGTGTCAAATTTAAACTCATCAGGACCTGCAAATGCGAATGGTGTTGCTTCTTTGTGACATAATAATGTTCTCCCTGTTTTTTTCTCAAATACTTCTTCTGCTGCATTCATTGCAGTTTGACAAGAATGCACTTTACTATACCTATGAGTATACTCTTCAAGTAACCCGAAACCATGTTGAATCAACCAAGCAGTATTCGCAATACTTTGTGCTGCCCATACAGTGCAAGGATGTCCACGGAAAGCACCTTTCTCGGTGTTGTAAGGTGTTCCATCTTTCTTAGGTAGTAAATCATTACCCCAATTAAAATACCACTTGGAATAGACTACTGCCAACATCTGGCAGGTCTCAAGTGGCATCTTTACAATGTGTTTATCAGGCAAGACTTCTGCTGACACAGTTGGGTCAGGATCAGTCACGAATATGTTCATAATGTGGTGGTGTATAATGATCGTTCCAGTGTCGAATGTTTCCTGCAACGATAAAACAATTGGTAATCACAAGTTGTAAGAAGATAAAGGATCTGATAATACAGATAATATCATCATACTTTTTGGTAGTTTCATCTTGGAATGAACCAAGAGCATACTTCCATACCTTCCACATTCTAGCACATAAATTATTTTTTGCCAATATTTTTTCTAATATCATCATGTAATCTTTCAACTGGTGTTTTTTCTTTAGCAAAATAATCTTCACAAGAGCAAACTAAATTACGATCTCCATATACGTTATCGATTCTTGATACTGCTGGCCAAAATTTATTTGATTGTTTCATAGGATATACTGCATCTTCACGACTGTAATCGTATTCCCATTTATTTTTCGTTGCCATTCGAGAAGTATGTGGAGCATTCTTTAAAATATCTTTTTGTGTAAAGATTTCTCTTCTTATCATCTCCATTGCTTTTACAAATCTCTTGAGTTCATCTAATGATTCACTTTCAGTTGGTTCCACCATCATGGTGTTTGTAACTGGCCAAGATAGTGTAGGAGCATGGAAACCATAGTCCATCAATCTCTTTGCAACGTCCTCTGCCGTGACTGGTAGATTTCGACAATCAAATATACACTCATGTGCAACACGTCCATTCTTTGCTTTATACAAAACTTTGAATGATGGATCTATCTGATATGCTAACCAATTTGCAGATAATAAAGATATTTCACTTGCCTTTCTTAATCCTTCTCCACCCATCATACGAATATACATCCAACTGATTGGTAATATAGATGCACTTCCATATTCTGCTGCTGAAACTCTTTGATTCATAAATGGTGTAAGATGTGCTGCAACTCCAATCGGTCCTACACCAGGACCTCCACCACCATGAGGAATACAGAATGTTTTGTGTAAATTAAGATGACATACATCAGCACCGTAATCACCAGGTTTTGCAAGTCCTACCTGTGCATTCATATTTGCACCATCAAGATACACTTGCCCACCATTCTCATGTATAATTCTACAAATATCTTTAATCGTAGGTTCGAATACACCATGAGTTGATGGATATGTAATCATAATACAAGATAATTCAAGCATGTTCATGAGTGCTTGTTTCTCTAAATCTTTCAAATCTATATTGCCATCATCATCACATTTAATTGGAACAATCTTCATACCTGCCATGACTGCTGATGCTGGATTAGTTCCATGAGCACTTGTTGGAATCAAACATACATTTCGATTATAATCACCACGACTCTGATGATATTTTTGTATTGCTAATAGACCTGCGTATTCACCCTGTGATCCTGCATTTGGTTGTAGTGAAATGTCAGCAAATCCTGTTATATTACACAACCATTCAGTCAAATCGAATATAATTTTTTGATATCCAAGAGTTTGATCTTCTGGAACAAACGGATGCATATTTGCAAACTCTGGCCAAGATACTGGCATCAGTTCTGCTGCTGCATTTAATTTCATTGTACAACTACCAAGAGGTATCATACCATTCACAAGTGAAAAATCTTTTGATACTAATTCATGAATATATCTCATCATATTAGTTTCACTTTGATACTTATTAAATACTTCTTGTTGTAACCAAGGTTTCTTTCGAAGAGGAACATTTGACCACTCATATCTTTTAATGATATCGGTCACATTAAAAGGAAAATCTTCATATTGTGAATACACAATCAATGCTACTTCTTCTAATGTTGTAAGCTCATCTAATGAAAGAATAGTCCAACCATCTTCATATCGAACATTGAAATCTTTTATAGTTTTTTTACCTTTAAATCTTACAGTATCAAATCCTTCATGTTCATCAACCTCAATACCACACCATTTCAATGCTGTTAGTAACAAGTGCCTATATCGCAGTATTCTATCTGCTATTTTTTTCAAACCTTCCGAACCGTGATAAGCAGCATAAAACCCTGCCATATTTGCGAGGAGTGCTTGAGCAGTGCATATATTGGACGTTGCTTTGTCTCGTCTTATGTGTTGTTCCCTTGTCTGTAATGCTAATCGTAATGCTTTATTACCTTGGGAGTCTAGAGACTGCCCTACAATTCGTCCAGGAATCTTACGTTTATATTTGTCAGTGGTTGCAAAGAATGCTGCATGAGGTCCTCCAAAACCCATAGGGATTCCAAACCTCTGCATACTACCAACTGCAATATCAAATCCCCATTCTCCTACAGGTTTCATTAAAACCTGACACATTGGATCTACGATTGCAATCTTTATACATTTATGCACATCTGCAATACGAAGAAGTGAACTCGGATCACGAAGTCTTCCCTTATTATTTGGTAGTTGAACCAATAATCCAAAGGCATCTTCAAAATCTTCTAATGTTGCTACAGTATGCCAATCAAGTAATTTTATTCTAATTCCTAGTGGTTCTGCTCTTGTTTGTAAAACTGCAAGAGTTTGTGGAAATACTTCACTGTCAACTAAAAATGTATCTTTTTTAGATGCACTGTGAGCAAGTAACATGGCCTCTGCTGCTGCAGTTCCTTCATCCAATAAAGATGCATTTGCAACTGGTAGTCCAGTAAGTTCAGTAATCAGTGTTTGATAATTAAATAATGCTTCTAATCTACCCTGCGATATCTCTGCCTGATATGGTGTATAGGATGTATACCAAGCAGGATTTTCAAATACATTACGGAGTATCACTGGAGGAGTAATCGTACCATAATATCCTTGACCAATTAAAGTTCTTCTAACAATATTATGTTCTGCAATTTCTTTTAATTCTTCAAGTGCCTGTTGTTCACTACATGGTTCTGGTAAATTATTATCACCACGAAGTAAAATCGAATCTGGCACGATTTGTCTTACAAGTTCATCAATAGTAGATACACCTAAATCATCTAACATTTTAGATTGTTCTTCTGGTGTAGGACCAATGTGTCTTTGAATAAATTCTGACATACTAAGATTCTGTTACATCATACTCAATAGTAATTATCTTACTACTTCTTCCAGTGTAATCGTGACGTGTTGATTTTGACATTTTTCCACCTAATTCTTCTGCAAGAATTTGAATCTGATCTACAATTGTTTCTTCAAGATATTCAAAGTTCATTTTTTCTCCTTCTTAATCCACTGCTCTTTCATGTATTGCTCTCTACCATCTTCGGTAAAGACATTCTTTTCATAATCATACAAAGGATGTGGTAAAGCACTTACAACAGGATCTTTAGTTTTATTCTTGATGACAATAAATTTATCTTTTGCAAAAGTCCCTGCAAGATTAACTTCTATATCATCACCATCTTTCCAGTTTATTTCACCTTTTAGATTAGTATGAAGCATTGCTTCTTGAATTTTGTCAATAAGTTCTTGTGTGAGTTTCATTCGTCAGATTGTATTCCGTATGGTGTTAAATCGTATTTTACTTTGGCAATACCTTCTTCTTTCTTTCTAATTGGTTGTCCTATTTTTTGTAGGATATTACCAGGTATTTTCTTTTTTGTAATATCATAGGGTATGGGTGCATTTGACACACATACCCTAACACATTCCCATTCCTCCTCAGTAAGAGAATAGTTCACTTTTTGAGTCATGTGGATAATTGAATAATCTTTGATATATCGATAACTGCAAAGAAAGATGATACAAAAGCAATATCATATGCTTTACAATTTATTGAAAATGGCAATACTAAAAGATTACCAAAAAGTCTAGCGGTGCATCCAGACTTTACATCAACATATAAAACTAGAAAATATCCTAATATTAAAAGAACACTTCCTATCAATCGACATCTATTAATAGCAGTCATTTCTTTTTAAATACTCCTAACTTTGCTAAGAGATAAACTGATAATACTGTCCAAAAGACAACTTCTAATCCTATGTTATTCATTCTTCTATTTCAAAATACCATTTAATAGATTTGATGTAATCAAATGTACATCCTATATCTTTATCACAATTTATATCATATTTACGATCACATAAAAAATTTCTCAATTGTTCGATTGAATCAAATCGACCTTGATGCCTTTCCTTTTCGTCGTATAAATGATACTTCATTATCCAAAAGAAGAGTCTGGTTCCAATGCTATGTAGTAAATTAAATTATAATTCGAATTAGTAAATTTTGCAAGAAGTTTAGATGATATGACAACATCATAAGCACCAGGTATTATCTTGATATTTTCTACTTTAAAATTAAAAGTAAAGTCTCTATCAGTTTCACCAACAACAACTGCAAATTCATTTGATGTATCATTTTTTTTATCACGAACAACAAGTTTAACAACACCTGCCTCACCAACTGCTGCTAAATCTGGCAATTGATAAACTGCTGCTGCCTTAAGTAATTTCTCTAGAGTAACACTCTCTAACTGAAAACAAACATCCTCAGTTGGAAGAGTTATTTCTTTTTCTGGTGGTGAAATAATGACCTGCGGATCAGCATAAAAATACTTTACCCTTCTCTTACCCTCACGAATAGTTAAATATGATTCCTCACTAAAATCTAAATTAGGATCCTGATGAAGACTCAATCCATTTAAAAATTGATTAAGATCATATATTGCAACATCTTTTGGAAAATCCTCAGATATATCTGCCTCTGCTAAAATATTTTTAGCAACTGATATTGTGCGAAGTTTATTTCCTTTCTTTACAAGTATTGAATTATTAATTCCTGCAAAGTTTTTTAGAACAGTTAAAGTGCTGTCTGTTAATTTCATAGATTCACGTAATTTCATCATTAAGGCATTTGATCAAAGTTTCCAGATGGCATGGATGGTTCTCCATAATGTCCATCAAAGTGTAATAACAGCATAGCATAGTGTATAACTTTTAACAAGTCTTTTTTATTTCTCCCATCTTTACTTCCATAACGACTTCCATACTTCAATATATTTGCTTGGCAGAATTGTGCTGCAATATCTCTTGCTGCCATTAAATCAATTGTTTGAACTTTACGAAACTCATGTTTCGTTCCTGTATAATGTCCATTGTAAGTATTAGAAACATATTCTTCAATATCTTTTAGAATTTCCTGTTCATGATATTTGTATTGATGATTTCTTTGTGGTTTGTAATCCATTTTTTCTAATTCTCTTTTGTGAAATTCTTGAGTCCACCCATCATTATATGGTGAATTGGCATTAGTAAAATGATGTGAATACTGATCATCTATTGTGGATAGATCTATATCATAATCAAGATCATCTTCCTCTGGATCAGAAGGTGGCCAAGGTGAACCTGGTGTCCACTCAAATCCACCAGACTTTTCTATCCACTCTAGATCTTTATCAATGTTGCTAACTACTCTTTCTGCTCTTGCTCGATCTGCAGGATCAGTAAAAGGATTTTCTGCATTCGGATCATTACGTTTATAATCGTAATAATAATCTGAATGTTCGACAGGATCGGGTTCTTTCCACAATCCTGTCTTCTCATCTACTTCTTTTTTATCCACGATTGGATACTCCTTATCAAATGTGCCATTGAGAATATCATACAATAAACTCCATGCATTCATTATATCACTCTCCTGACTGTTGGTCAACTGGTAGGTTAAAGTCAGCATCTACTTTGTCATAAAGTTCCATGAATGATTGCTTTGTTTCATCATCAAAACGATTTGTACAAACTTGAATTGCCTTTGCCTTATCTTTAAAGATAGAGAATGCACGAATGATGTGAACAAGACGACGAGTGCTAATGATCTCTTCGATACCACCATCATAGAATGTCTTACGAATGATGTCTGCCCAATCAACAAGTTTTTTGATAAACTTATCATCAGAAACATTTACACTTGCAGCATGTAAATTTAATAACTTCTCTTCAATCTTAACTGATGGATATGATTGCTCAAAAGTTACAGGGAATCTTTCAAGAAATGCTTCATTAAGAACATTCGTTCCTATGAATCTACCATCGTCAGAACCTTTACCTTTTGTATTCGCAGTCGCAATGACATTGAATCCTGCAGCAGGTTTTACCCATCTACCTATCTTCTTCAAGAAGATACCCTTACCTTCAAGAATAGATTGTAAACATAGAATCTTGTTTGATGCTAAATCAATCTCATCTAGAAGGAGTATAGCTCCCCTCTCCAAAGATTCGATAACTGGTCCATTGTGCCAAACAGTGTTACCATCAACAAGACGAAACCCACCAATAAGATCGTCTTCATCTGTCTCTATCGTAATATTAACTCTAATTAACTCCCTATTTAGTTGTGCACATGCTTGCTCAACAGAAAATGTTTTACCATTACCTGATAGACCCGTGATGAATGCAGGATAGAATTGCTTGGATTGAATAATCTTTTTGATATCTTTGAAACCACCAAAAGGAACAAATGTATCATCTTTTGTTGGAACTAAGTTCTTCTCTTGAACTGGTGCGGATGGTGCATTGAATGTTTTTTCAATCTGCTCAACTGCTTCTTGTGTAACTTCAAGATTCCATTTACCTTTTGTTACTTTATATTTTTGCAACTTGCGAGTGACAGTGTTATAATGAATGTCATTCATAGAGCAAAATGCTTTGATATCTGCAGTAGTAACTTCTGATCCATAAAGTGATACTAACTTGTCAGTAATTTGCTCTTCAGTCATTTTAACAGTGAAGGGAGTGTAAGTCATGATGTAGTTCTTTGTTTGATATACTTATTATAATCGATATCAATATCAAAACAACCATGTGTGTGCCACTTATTTAACTGGTTTATATACCCTGATCTTTTTGACTTTGAAAAAATTCAGTCATAGAAGATTGAAGTTGACCTTTATTTTCTTTTGGATCTAATTTATTATATCCCTTCATTTTTTTCCAGTCTGAATAAAGTGCTTGAAGATGCCAAGATTGAGATAGACTCTTAGGTCCATTCTCTAGCAAATCAAGTTCCATCTTGTTACTTATGTAACTTTTATATTCTTCTCTCCAATTGGAGTCATCGTAAAGTGGTGTTGTCATTTTCCGTATGTGAAAGTTTTGCCTTTGATTTGAGATTGACCCTCTGGGTTTTTACCCTGTGGTTTAAATTTTCCTAGTTTTATATTTTTTGATTTGCCAAGTCCACCTTTTCTTGTTGCTGATAGTGTACCAGTTTTTTTCGTTTGTGTCAACACAGAATCTTGTCCGTACTTTTTACCAAGTGCCTTGACTGTTTTCTTAAACTTTCTCTTACCCATCTTACCAGAGGAGACTACATGACTCCTCTCCTTTACTTTCTTCTCTTTACCAGTCTTATCATCTTTCTCAACATATGAACCAGTTACCTTTGTAGCACCACCTAATCCTCTACCACGAATATCTCGGTCTAATTGTTTTGCCCTTGCACGATTTTCCTTTGCAGACTTATCTGCTCTGGATGCGGACATTGTAGCAATACCACCCTTATCAGATTTACTTTTGATTCGAGAGAGACTACTCTCTTGCATGAATTCTTTATAGGTCTTCATTTCACTAGACACTTTTTTTATATTTAGGCAATCATGGTTACAAACTCATTCAAGATTTTCTTGTTCATTTTCTTTGCAGTCAATGACTTAGTAAATGCTCTCTTGATTTGTGCCTTGGTTGCACCCTCTTCGACCTCAAATTCAGAATCATTTGAAAGGGCAGCAGATGATAATCCAAAGTAAACATGATATCCACATCCTTTAATTGCAACTGCTTTTGTCTTTTTCCAAGAAAGTCTATGCTTTTCAACATCTGGACTATTATAGTCATCACAGTTGATGCGAAGGAAACTAGAAAGGTCTCTTGGTGACATGATGCGAATACCAACAAAGTTTACATCAGGATAAGTATCACGAAGGTCTTGAAGTAGAATTGGTGTGAATGTAGACCAGTTGTCACCTGTTCGATATGTTTTACCTGTTTTACGATTACGTAGGAAACAACTGTTGTCTATTGAACGTGACCCCATGTATGGTGTATCTTCCCAGTTCCTTTGAACTTCTTGATGATAATTTAATTGATATGCTTCACCATCTGTAAGTATTACACAATTGACTTTCTCAACACCATTCTCTTTACGGAACTGTGGAATGATTTTGTGTAGTGCTACGATTGACTCATTAAGTGGTGTACCTGATAAACTCATACCAAAAGGAACGACTCTACCTCCATTAAAATTATTAAATGCTGTAGCAATATAGAATATATTCTTTAATTGATTTTCTAAGTTTTTACCACGAACTTTACTGGTAAATAAATTCATCAAACTAAAACCAGGTCTAATTGAAAACAATCCATTTTTTGGTTCATAAGATTCTTTCGGAATACCATTTTCATCTTGATTAGGAAAGTTTTCAGTGAAAGCATAAACCTCAAAAGGTATTTGAACTTTGTTGCAGAACCAAATTAGATTGTAAAGTTGTTTGATAGTATCCAACATCTCACGAGACATTGAACCAGACCAATCAAGAACAAATATCAATCCATGATTTTTACCATCTGGAAGAATAGAAACTTTTTTAAATAAGTCTTCGTTGTATTTGTAAGTGTGTAATTTACTTGTATCAAGAATACCAGTACGACTTGTAGTAGCACGAGCATAGGCACCTGCAGACTTCTTCATCTCAAATTCTTTAACAAGATAATTGACTTCTTTCTGTGCTTCTTTCTTAAACTTAAGAAACTCTTTATCTGTTTCTGCCATACTCTTGATTGATTCTTCCAAACTATACAATGACCAATCTCTTTCTAAACCTACTATCTTACTTTTTTCTTCAAAGTCATTACGAATGGATTCGAAGTGAGCATCACATATTGCATGAATAACATCATTGTCGATAATGATTTGATCTGTATCTACATCAGGTAATTCTAGATAGTGATTTTCTAGACCTTCCATAACTGCAAGATTCTTTAATGCTCTCTCAAGACTCTCAGCAGTCTCAGCAATTTCTGATTCACCAGTTCCCATTTGAGAACCACCACCACTAATTCCTTCTGGTCTAACTTGATGACTTTCAACATCAGAACCATCTTCATCAGGTTCAGTCATATTACCATCTTCATCATACCAATCGTCTTTTACATCTTCAAGTTCTGATCCTGTTCCACCACTATTTTGACCATCACCACTATCCATCTCTAGTCCTGCATCTTGCTCTATCTCTTGCTCTTGTTTTCTCTTCTCAATCTCTTCCATACAATACTCGTAAATATCTTTAGATACTTCCAATACATCTTGGAATGTTTCACATTCTGCAACACGATCTACAAGTGTTTGCTCATATTCTGTGAAGGAAATTCTATAGTGTGATCCAATCTTAAAGAATAGGTTAATACGATCAGCAAGACTCAACTTAGAGATATCTTTCTTCTTAACTTCAAAGAAATCTTGACTATGTAATTCTGTATATCCTTTGTAGAAAGTCTTTGTGATACCCTCATAACGACGTTTCATTAACTTCTCAATACGTGCATCCTCTACAACATTAACAACGTTTGGATTGATCTTATATTCCTTATACCACTCGTCAGTAGGAGTATAGAGTGCGTGTCCTACTTCATGACTTACCAACATATCAACAACTTCTTCTGTTGTATTGTTCCACATAGGTAGAGTCAATACTCGACTTACAACATTGAACGATGCAGTCTGAACTTGCTTGTGCTCAACAACAAGGTCTTCTGTTGCAAGTAACTTTGCTAATTGAGATTTGATTTCGTATTGGATGGTCATGAGGATTATTGTCTGATATACTCATTATACAAAGAAACCCTACCATTGGCAGGGTTGAGTAGACACTTTAATAACTGTCTACGTCTCTCTCTTGCAGAACGTAGAGCTTGTGGTTTAAGTTTTCGTTTTTTCTCCTTCTTGGAGTGGTGTTGCCAGTTAGGTGTGTTCATATTCCTTGAGCATAATCGAGTGCTTTTTTTGCCGTGGTCATTAGTTTAATTTTATTATAATCTCTTGCATAGGGAACTGTCAATGCAAATCCAAGTAAGTCCCCTTCTGGGTTGTCAGGTATACCCATGGGTTGTACAAAAAATATACCTGCATGTGCAACACATTTCCATCCTATATCTACAAACCCCAATTCTCTCAACGCACATTCTAATTTTAGAGAATTACAAGCCTCTTGTAAAAGCATACGGTTAACCGAATCTAAAATTATTTAGCAGTTACTGTTCATAATGTTGAGAAGAACAAATTTTTGAAAATCCTTTGACTTTATCAAATTTAATTACATTTTCGAACTTATCATTTAAGTCAGACTTATGTGATATCACAAATATATTAGCACCCTTTATAATATAACGAATAATTTTGAGAAATTCATCTGTCCCAAATCCATCAAGAGATGAATCAAATACTTCGTCCATAATTAACAGATTTGTGTTAACAGAATTTTTAACTCTTGCAACTTCTCTCCAAGTAAACAAAAGTGCTAAATCAATTCTCATCTTTTCACCTTCACTAAAGGATGCATAAGAGAAGTCTTCATGAATAGGAGATTTTACAGTCTCTCTAAACTCTTCATCTAAAGTAAAATTAATATAAAAATCCATCAATTGCAAGTATCGATTTACCTGTTGATTGATAAATGGTAGATATTTTTTTATAATTTTTGTTTTTACACCATCATCTTTGAGTAGGGAATATGCAAAGTCGTGGTGATTTATATCTTCTCGATGAACTGAAAGTTCATCAATTGTATCTTTAAGATTGTCCTTAAACTCTTTTAGTTTTTCATGTTCAGTATTTCTGTTTTTAAATTGCTCGGTAGTAATTTGAATTTCTGATTCAAGATCTCTGATTTGTCTTTGGTTAAAAGAGATGCGAGTGTTATTTTGAGAAATGTCATTATTGAGTTTAGTAATCTCCTTTGATAATTTTTGAAACTGACGTTCTCGGTCTTGCTCTTTTTTGATGGTCTCTTCAAGGTCTTTATAACCTTTCTTAAGTTCCTTAGCTTTAGTTTGAACGTCAGTAATTCTATTTAAACGAAACTCTTCCTCTATTGGTTGAGTACATGTAGGGCATGATACATTATCTTTAAAGAACTTATGTTCTTTAGTAAGGGTTGTTACTTTATTAGATAATTTACCCTTTAAATTGTTAAGCTTTAGTAACTTTTTTCCTGCACCTGTAACCTTTTCTTGATCCTCTATGAGACCAGTTACCTCAAGTTCTAACCCCTCATTAGTCGTAACATAATTATCAGTTTCAGTGATTAAAGTATTAATTTTATCTTTACTAATTGTAATATCACTCTTACCCCTATCCTCCAATTCTTTGATAAAATTCTTTTGCATTGTCATTTTATCTTTTAGGTTATCTTTTTTGAGATCAAGAGATCTTACCTTTTCTTTTTTCTCTCTAATTTGATCTTTAATTAACTGATTCATTGCAGAGAAAATACGTATATCTAAGAGATCCTCTATCACATCTCTCCGATTTGACCCACTTAACTGCATAAATGGAACAAACGTACTACTACCCAATATTACAATCTGTGTAAATGATTTATAATTTACCTTTAGAATACTTTCCTCTAATATTTTTTGATTAGATCTATCATCTGCCTGTCGATTCATTAGGTTACCATTGATTTCAATATCAAAGATATTTGGTTTCATTCCTCGACGAACAATATAATCTCTATTATTCACAGAAAAGTCTAATTCAACTAGACAATCTCTTTCATTTGCACTATTCATCAACTGTGATTTGTTTATCTTACGAAAAGGTTTATTGAATAAAGCAAATGTTAGAGCATCCAACATTGTAGACTTACCAGAACCGTTTGTGCCGATTATTAAGTTTGTATTTTTTTCTAAAAAATTAATTTCATTCCAGTGATCACCAGTTGAAAGAAAATTTTTCCATTTTATAGTTTTAAAAGTTATCATTTTTTGGGTGGAATAACAATGTCATTAGGTGTAATTACTGCATACTTGTAATTGTTCATTTTACATGTTTTCAATGCAAGATCATCATCAATTTCAACAACGACCATTTCTTTTTGTTCATCTTCTTCTAACATCATAGCATATCGAGTCGCATCATCTTCATCCTCAAATAAAAACAAAACAAGATTTCCACGCCGATCATCTACAGCGTATACTCCCTCATCTCTTTTATTTTTGAGTGTTAAGAGATACATTACTCTACCTCGCAAGCTTGTCGATAAAGATCTTGAAAAATATTTTTGATAATATTCTTATCAAATTCAATATCAGATTCATCAATATAACGATTTAATATTGAAATTGTACTCTCCTCTTCCTCTATTTCAAAATTCTCACCCTCCTCTATTGCAAAATTTTCAATTATTTTTAAATCTTTAATTCCAGAAGAGTAAAGTTTGTCTACAAATTTTTCAAAGTTTTTAGGATCAGATTTTTTACGAACGATCAATTTAACAATTTTATTTTTATATTCAGTCGTATTAAATAATTTATAATTACTATCTTCATAATATACGTTATAGAATAATTTATAAGGATTGTTAACTGGAGTATGAGTGAGGTCATCCGTATCAAAGATATGAAATCCTCTTGTATCATTTACATCATTCCAATACATCTCATATGGATTACCTAAGTAATGTATCTTTCCGTTAGTTGATCTTGTATGAAAATGTCCAGAATAAACTACATCAAACTTATCGAATATATCAACATCCATTCCATTCTCCATCATATGACCACGAGTAGCTCTAAATCCATTCAGTTCGAGATGACCCATTGCCACCTTACTTTTGGTTTCACTGATTAGATTAGTTGTATGCTCATAATTTTCAGAATTAATCCAAGGTAATAATAATATATCTAATCCATTTAAATTAATTTCAGTTGCTTTTGAGAAAGTTGATATATTTGAATAATCATTTAACAAGAGTTCTGGTGAATTTACATAATTAGTATTTTTGTAATAACAATCATGATTACCAGTAATTGCATAGACCTTATACTTTCTCATTGGATCAAAAACAACTTTCTTTGACCACTCCAAACTCTGATAATCGATTGATTTACGACTATCAAATATGTCTCCCATATGAATTATGGTATCTACACCCTCTTTTTCTAAAGTAGGAAAAAATACATTATCATAAAATAACTGAAAGTATTCATGAAGGGATGTAGATCCCTTACGTGCACCGTAATGAGTATCTGTAATTATGGCAACTTTCATTCATCTCTCCATAAAATTTCATTGTCATTCGGATTTGTGTAAAATTCTGACACAGATATACCTATAAAATGTAAAAGCATAATAAAAATAATTCCAATTAATCCTAGTTTCATCGATTATTATTACGATATTGAATATTATCTTTAATAGTATTGAAATCAGAACTACTTCCTGACATTGCATTATCATCAACTGCCATAACTTCGTCAAATCCACTTCTTTCAATAATCTTTGTTTTAATATCTAATTGTTTCTTTTCTTTTTGAATACGTCTAAGGAATGCATAATGTATTACCTGTGTAAAATAAGCAAAAGGATTTTTAGACTTCTCAGGATCAAAGTTATGTATGTACTGAACACAATTTTCGATTCCATCCGATATCATGTCTTCACGGAACATATAATTAACAAAGTTCGGTTTATACGACAAGTGTGTTGCGATCTTTAAGAAACAAGAACCAAGATAATTTGAAATAGGGGGTTTACCCTCCCACGGTCCTGACTTAGGTGGATCTTGATCATATTTCTTAATATATTCACTTTTAGCAATTAAAACCTTTGATCTATAAATTGTTATTGCTTGAAGTAATTCCTTGTTATTTACATAGTGTTCTGACTTTTTTCTGGGCATAACAAATTATTGTTTTCATATGAATATTATAACATATTTTGGATACTTGACAAGTAGTGTAAATATGTGTACAATAACCTTTGTAAGGTTTGGAAGGGATATAATATAGTTATGTTTCTTTATTAAGCTTAAAGACTTTCTCTAAATTCTTACGAGCTTCTTCAACCGAAGAAATGTAACCCATTTCATAATTTGGTTTTATCAAACCATTTTCTTTGTAAATAGGTTCCTCATCATTAATGTAGTGGTTATATAAATTAATTAATTTTTTATCATTTGATTCTGTCATAGTGATGACTTTATCAAGTCTTATTATAAAAATATCCTCATCAGGTAATTCCATCCAAGGTTTAACTTTAACAAAAGTTCCAGCTGGACTTACAACTGACCACATGATAACAGGATTTTGAAGGACAATCACAGTATCATCATCATTTTCATTATCCACAACGATAAGTGAGAAGATTTCTTCTCCTGAAACTAACTTGAGTATTGCGTAAAATTCTTCTCCCATTATTTTTTAAGTGGTATGTTGACTATATCATAATCAAAATTTTCTTCATTGTAAATTTTTATTCTTTCAATTAAGTGGTTTAGAGTATAATTTTTTCGAGATTTATAACTAATGTCATCAGCAATATCGTAAAGAGTTGCTCTTGTCTTCTGGTTTCCTTTTCTTAGAACTCTTCCGATTGACTGTAAATTACGTATTCTTGATTTTGAGGGGGATGCAAAAATTATATTGTGTAAATTTTTGATATTAATCCCAGTGGAAAAAGTCCCGTACGAGGCAACGATAATAGCATCATTCTCTTTTTCAGTGATTTCTCGAACTTTTTCCCTGTCCTCGGTTTCCACTCCACCATGAATAAAAAAGACATTTCGATTTTCAATAATGTTGTTACTATTTATCAAATTGTAAAGAGGTTCTCCATGTTTTTCAACTCTTGCAAACAGTATCAAAGTATTGCCTTTGAGATCGAGTGCAAGGTTTTTAATGAAGTTATTTCGTTTTCCATGTCCAATTATATACTGAACTTCTTCCTCAAAATTTTCAAATTTATTCGGTGGGTGTTTCAACAAAAGCACGTTGATATCTAGTTTTGCAAGGTGCCCTTTCTTCATGAGCTCGTCAGTTTTAATGATCTTATAGGAAGGTCCGAACAATCCCTCAAGAACCCATTTATGAGTCTCACTTCCGTCTAATGTGCCTGTAAATCCAAATCGATACTTTGCACTGTCAAGTTTTGACATTATAGATATTAATGACTTTGATTTAAACTGGTGCGCCTCATCCCCAATTACCACAGAGAATCTCTCAAAATACTTTCTGGGGAGTTTGTAGATTGATTGCCAAGTCGTAATGATAACTTGAGAGTCCGTCTCTCTTTCCTTACCTGCGTATACCTTATGGCAAAATGAACCCACATTCCAACCATAGTCTTCAAAATCTTTATACATCTGTTCTACTAACGATGTCGTCGGAACAACTATCAGAATATTTTTCTTATTTCCAACATAATATCGAACAATCGAATATATCATCAACGATTTACCCGAAGCAGTTGGAGATATCAATAATTTTCTATTATGTTTTAAAGCGTCGTATACTCCCTCGATTTGATAATCTCTAGGTTTAAATTTAGATATTGCATTCATATAGTCTTTGACACCCTCAGATGATATAAAATCATTGACCTCAAAGGGTAGTCCATAGTATTCACTATCAACAAACTCATAAGTATAACTATGATCTTTACAGAATTGTATAATTCGATCTAATAATCCAACGTATATTTCTCCCTTCTGAGTATTAAAAAGTCTTATCTTACCGTCCCAATATTTCTTCTTATATGCTGGTGAAAACTTTGCATTTGGAATATCAAAGGTGAATTGATCCGACAACTCATAATAGATATGAGGTTCCGCATTTATTTTTAGATAGACCTCATTCTTCTTTGATATAATCAAATGTGACATAAAATATGCTCATCTGATTTTATTTAGTTATGTAAATCCAGACTGAAAACGATGCCACTCAATTGCATTTTTAATCTGATAAGTGCGATTTGATATGATGCGTATTATTTCTTCCAGAAACTTAAGAGTTGTGTCGTAATATCTTATCTTTAAATCTATCTTAGTTAACCTCTCATCGGCATCTAGGTGCCTCTGTATGGCATCCTTTTCTCTAACCTTATACGGAAATGGTTCCTCTTCGTAAACTTTAGGATCTGCCTTTCCTGTGTAGTAATTATATCTTTCCAATTTAATCTTTGCTTTTTGATCTTTTGCTTTCTCGCGCATCAAAGTAATGGTATTATAAACAGTATAATACTTTGCGTGTAACTGAGGTATTTTTAGTGACTCATCATGTAGGTTATCAGGATCAATGGTTGCATCACGTTCCCACATCTCCTGAATTTCATCAAGATTCATAAAGGAGTTCTTCCGTCGGGTTTAACTATATTATACACTGTATATCGAAAAATTGCATCTGCTGTAAAGTAATTGACATCTGTGTCTGTTGCTTCAAATTCGAGAGAGGATAAACTGATTGGAAATAGATCAAAGAACTTAACGATTGCTGTTGTATTAAAATTACTATTCAGTATGTGTAGATTACCATCACTAAAAATTATTTCTCTATCTCTTTGTCCATCTTCATTTGTTGTTGCCTTTTTAAATTGCTCTGTTGTTTCTGGATATCCAAGTCCTGTCAACCAATTATGTATTGACATATAGTTTTCCATATTCTCATCAACCAAGAATCGAAGAGAAAATTCACCATACTGTAACTTATCACCAGGTATATCAATATCTTTTAGGTAACTTGGTTGTAATGCTGTACCAAGAGATATCTCAGGAATACGACTTGAGTTTGAGAAGAATGTTACCTTTGGTGTTTTTGATAATGTAAATTTAAATCCAATTGGAGATAAAAAATTACGATTTTCAATTTGATTGGAATAAATTCTTGCCATTATTCTTCGACTACTGTGCTATTTTTAAACCAAGATGGTGTGTATGTATACGTTTTATCACCAATAGTACGACTTACAGTCGTTGCTTTTTGAGCATTTGCATCCGATTCATTTGCATATACTTTACGATTCTCATAGACATTAGTCCATTTATTATCTCCAGCATAATATTCAGCACCATTTGTTGGCACTGCATTTCCTAAAACACTTGTTTTTTTGATATGATAAGGCATTATTTTTCCTCCTTTTTATTAAAACTTGGTAGTTGACCTGTGCTTTTATTTAATTTAACTGATTTATGTTTGTTAAACATTGATGTAGATCTTTTTCCTGAATCTTTTATTTTTTCTCTAGTTGATTCAAGTTCACTTTTTGTTTTCATTTTTTGAATTTCAAATTTCTTTTTTGCAGCATCAGCTCTGTTATCCACTGATTTTTCAGTGGAGTCAATTTCCTCCATGAATTTGCGAAAATGTTTCATCAGTTTTTTAACTATTTAGAATCTTTTTCAAGATGCTTAATTCGTTTTTTAATAATTTTTGCGTAAGTTACTTCTGCTTCTGAGTAATATTCTGGGCAACATTTTGCAATTTTAATTATTTTTTTAGCTGCTTTCTTATCCTTCATATGAGTATTTATACACAAAAAAAGAGATCCCCGAAGGAATCTCTTGAATAGTATGTAATATGTAAATTACATAAGGTTGTTAACTGTAACTCTCTGATAGTATCTGTTAGAGTTTTTAACAAGTTTTCCAAGACCTGCAGTAGTACCTTGAGCAAATGGGTTTGCAACGATACCATATCTGGTCTTAAAGCCAATTTTTGGCTGGAAGGAGTTCTCTCCCACAGCACGAACCATCTGTAGTGGTACGTATGGGCAATAGAACAGTCCTGCATCATAAGGTGATGTACCTTTGTATCCTACAACATAGTACTGATTTGTAGCACTGTTTGCAGAGAATGGGTCGATGTATACTCTGTACTTACCTTGAAGAACACCAGCAAATGTATTACCTGTGTCATCAACGTTAAGATTTGCATTAAGTGCAGGAGTGTAGTCAAGTACACCAGCCATTGTTAATGCAGAAGCAACGTCAGCAGAACAAAGGATCATGTTACCCTTTCCTCTACGAGTTCTCTGTGCGATTCTGTTTGCATCTCTTTCGATCTGGAAGATAAGTCCTTTGAACTTCTCAACTGACCATCTACCGTTTGAGTCGATATCAAGATCAAATACACCTGTTTGTGCAGTGTTAACAGCAGCACCAGTTTCAGCAGTTTTGTAGATAGTTCTAATAACTTCTCTGTTGATTTCAGCAAGTATTTCTGTTGAAAGAATATTTGCTAATTCTGCTTCAGCATTTAGACCGTGAATTGCCTTAAGGTCTTGAGCAAGTTCTAAACTGTACTCTGCCTTTAGTGCTCTGGACTTCGCAGTAACGGTGACCTTCTCGATTGAGAATGCCATTTCGTTGAAAGCTGGTGAGCTATCTGTGCCAAGTGCTTCAGAGTTCTCAGTATCCATACCTTGACCAGTTCTGTAAGCAAACTGAGTAGCATCTTGACCTGCATTAGGGTTAAGTGCGCCTGGATTTGTACCTTGACTTGATCCACCTGTTGTACCGAAACCAACGGCCACTCCGTCAGATCCTGATACATATCCACTACCAACGTCTCCTGCAGTACCACTTGCACTAACTGCAGAGAACGCTGTGTCTGCTTCATCGAATAGTGCTTCTGGTCCAGACTGTCCGCTGAACTTAGATCTCATTGCGAAAATTAAACCAGTAGGTCCAGTCATTGGTTGAACACCAGCTAGGTCATATGCGACCAAGTTAGGCATTGAACGACGGATTAAACTGATTAGAACAGGGTCGAAACCTGCTACTGGTGCGTTTGCTCCAGCAGAGAAACCTGCTGTTGCACCTGATGAACCTGTGCTGTTTGTTGGCACAGCTTCTGAAAGAAACTCTCTTTCTTCTCTAATTGCTGTCTCTTGGTTCTCCAAAAGTTGTGCGGTAACCATTCTCTTATGATTATCCTTGATTGGATCTAGTCCATCGTAATCAAGTAATGGTGCCCACTTCTTCTGCAGATGCTCGTGATTAATAGGAGCTTGCATTGAAATTTACCTCTTTAAAAGTTTAGTTTGAATTTATGATATAAAAATCATTTTTTAGAAACTCTGCTTAGAGTTTGAAGATAAGATTCCATCATACCAGTGACTGCTGGTTCTTGATGACCTGTTTCTGTACCTTCTGTTAATGTCTCAGTTTCGTTTCTTTGAACACTAGATCCATTAGTTGGGAAATAAGACTCCCTTAATGTTACTAGTTTCTCACGGTATGTGTCTTCACTATCAAACTCAACATTCTCTGCAAGTTTTGCCAACTTGTCTTTCTGTGTTACAGCAAGACCTTCTGTGACATCTGCAAAGATTACATCAGAAGTAGATTCTGATAATCTCTTAGTAAGAGCGATGTTTTTATTGATTTGCTCGTTGAGTTTTCCTTCCATTTCATCAAGTTTATCTACCATATTATTGAGTACATCGTATTTGTCTTCAGGGATTGTTACATAATGTTCTTCAAATAGACCTTTCATTCCTGTAAGGAATGATTCTGTCATTTCTGTTTTAAGTCCTGCTTCAACTGCGAGTTGATTTTCGGACATCCATTCATCGGCAACATACTCAAGGTATGCGTCGATTCTTTCTGTTAATTCTGATTTAACAGCAGTAACTTCTTCTACAATAGTTGCTTCGTATTGCTCTTGAAGTTCTGATTTAACTTCTGCGATTTTTGATTTGATAGCAGCTTCGAAGATTGTTTTTGCTTTCTCTTGGAACTCTTCAGATAATTCCTCACCTGCTAAGAGTGCCTCGATATCTTCGTCAACATTGACGATAGTTTCGGTAACAACCTCTTCCTCTTCTACCTCTTCCTCTTCGGCAACAACCTCAGATTCTTCAGATGCAACAGGTTCTTCTGCTACAACTTCTTCCTCTTCAGCAACAGCAGGTTCTTCTGCTACTACTTCACCTTCGATTTCTGTTTCTTCCTCTTTCATGCCTGATGATTTCATAGGCTCTGCTGGTTTTGCACCTTTGTTAACAATATCTTTAACTTGCTTAAGGATTGCACCAGCATCTTTGAGTTTTGCTGAATCGTCGTCTGGTTTATAGTTTTCTGGTGTAGGACCACCTAGATCTTCTACTGTTGGTGGTGTTCCACCTGTGGTAAGCTTCTGCATTGGTTCTGCAGGTTGAGCTCCTTTGGTTACTACGTTTTCCATGTTGTGTAAATTGTTGCCTTTTCGGAGATTTTTCTATATTTATTTATAGAACTTATAGATTTGATAAGAAATCACTGAATAAATTCAGTTTGTGCTCTTCCAATCTACCTTGATCTACAAGAGTATTGATTCTCTTTTTAGTGATTGTTGCTTGTTGTTCACGAAGAATTCCTCCTTCCCAAACCCACTCTTTTCCTTCCATAATTCCAGATACAAATGCATCAGGAGCAGAAGGATCTGCAACGATATCTGCAGCAGTTGCTAACATAAAATCTTCACCAACTACTTTGCATCCATCACGATCTTCTTTTAATGATCCAACACCACGAGAGGAAACTCCGAGTGTTACACCTTCACCAATAAGTGACTTTGCAATCTTACCCATTGGTGTATCAAGAAGTTGTGCCTTACCTATAAAATTATTTCCTTCTTGACGAAGAGATGTAATCTTATGAGAAACACGATCTAGATTTACAGTCGGACCATCTGGATGTCCAAGTTCACCAAGTGCACGACCTTTTTGTACAAAAGATTCATTATATCTACCAACTTCTTTTGCAAGAGTTGATACTGGATACATTCTACCATTACGATTTTTAATATCGCCTTGCAAGAATACACCTTCGATATACATCTTCTTTTTAGCACCCTTTCCTTCGGTGATAAATTTAACGCTTGAAATTTCTTCTGTGATTAGTTTCATTTTTATCTACCTGAATTTGAATCGACTTGAGTTGCCATAAGTGCGGCTACTCCACGTAATCCTTCACCGACGTTTAAGTGAATAATAACTCCACCAGCTGCTGGAACAACCAATGTGCCCAAATCAGCGTCGTCATCCGTATTGCGTAGAGTTACTGTTTTGTTTGTGGTAGCATCAGTGTTTGCGACCCAAACAGCAGTTGATGATGTAAATTGTGTTGTGCCAGATAATGCAGCAGCAGTTCCTTTAATTTTCATTATTCCTCCTCTTGAGGTTCTTGTGATAATTCTTCTTCTGGTTCATCAAACATAGACGCAGAAATATTTGGTCTCTGAGACTCAATTCTTTCTGCAGATTTTGTAAAAAGAATGTCTTTGAGTTTATCAGTAACCTCAGAAGCAGCAGAATCTGTTGCTATCAAATCGATAATGTCTTCCATATTTTAATTATAACGTTATATTTTATTTATATCTCCGCCGATTTAGTATCTTTCTGTACTTGTGCATCAGTAATGCCACCATCAATATCTGGTTCTGTCGGAACATCACCCATCATTCCCATTTCACCTTCGAGTGGTTCACCTGTAATTGGATCAACTGCACTTGGATCTGGAATAATACCATCTTTAATTTCTTGTTCAATCTGTTCATCGATTTCAAGTATCTCTGCATCAGTTTGACGTAATACCTTTCTTCTTACATAATCATTTGAGTAGTATTTACCAATATAAGGTTCAATTGTTGCAAGAGTTCCAAGTCTTTCATTCATCAATTCAGATTCTTTGAGTTCTGCAAACTGATTATCATATAAGAAATCATATTGAATATGCTCACGAATTGACTCCCAATCTTCGGGTGTGATTATATTCTTAAGAATTAACTGAGTCTTCAACATATCATTAAACATCTGAGCAAATCTCTTTCTCAAACGTCCAACAAACTTTGCAAACTTAAGTTCATCTCTTAATATTTCGGACGAACGACCTAAATTAAATCCACCATCAGATGCTATACGTGATTCTGGAACAGCAAGTGCACGATATAATTTTTTCTGGAAGTATTCAATATCTGATAATTCACCAAGATTTTGTCCACCAGGTAGAGTTGTGATTTCAGTTCCTCTTCCACCTTCTCTTCTTGGTAACCAAAAGTCTTCCATCATTGACATGAACTTTCGATCATCACGAACTTCACCAGTTTGTGCATTGTAAGTTAACTTATTGCGGTAACGGTACATTACCTCTTTGAGATATTGTTCTGCTTTTATCTTTGGAAGATTTCCAACATCAATATAAAATATTCTTCTTTCTGGTGCTCTTGATAATCTATAAATTACAAGACTATCTTCAATCATTCTTAATTGATTGAGTCCTTTAATTGCTTTATGTAAATATGATAAAACACTTCCACGATTTCGATCTATTAAACCTGATGTGCAATATGTAATTGCATCTTTGGCAATTTTAATTCCTTTACTACCACCACCACCTGTTGCAAGATTTGATGGATATGCTGGTGCAGGTGTGTATATAAAATATTCATCAATCTGAGGATTGAGAGTAGATGGATCTTCATCATTATTTCTTCTCACACTTATATAATCATTTCGATCTTTTTTCTGTTCTTTACGGATATATTTAATCTTAAGTGAATCAATATATCTTAAATCTTGAATACCATCTTGTGGTCTCTTTTGATCAATAACTTTGAGGTAACACAATTTACCATCAACATACCAGTTACGAAATATTTCATGTGCCTTTCGATCAAAATCTAATATTTCTTTGATATTTTTAAACTCTTCACGAATTATTTTCTTTAATTTATCACTCGCATTTAAATTAGATAATTCAACTTCAACTGGTGAATCATATAGATCACTTACAATTGCTTCATTTACAATATCTTCGATTGCACCATCAACCTCTGGATGAAGTGCCATTTCTCTATATCTTTTAATTAAATCAAACTCGTTACGATATACTCCTTCGATGTCTACGTAAGAACCATAAAACCCACTCTGTATATAATAGTCAGACCCGTCCTGATTGTTCTCAGGAACGGGTGAAACTATCGACTGTGATTTTTTTTCGTTATCTTCAACAGAAAACCCAAATAGCCGTGCCATATTATAATTGTACTAGTATTTTATTATTTATCTGATATTTTCACCACCAGCTTGAGAGCTAGTTCCTTTAAATGCTTCCCACCAGTGAACTTGCATCTCTACATCAAACTGTTCAATTGTGTCAGTTGTTTCGTAGTTAAGATCAATTGTGGAAATATTAGTTGGAAAAATATCCCAGAATTTGTATGAACGTAGAATTGAACCATCACGATCTAACTGATGAACAAAAGCATCTTTATGATACTCGTCTGGATCAGTTAATCCTGTGGCATCTTCTAGTTTGTTAATTACATTCATCCATTTTTCCATCGCAGATCTGATAACAAAATCTGTATCGTTGATAACTGTGATAGTCCAAGTTTCAAATGTTCTGTCTCCAGCAACTTTTAAAATACGACCTCTGAATGGTATTTCGACTGGAGCAATTGTTGAAGCAGGAAGTGCTGCTGCTTTGACTAAAAATCTAGATTTCTGTAAGACATCGTTTGCAATTGCAACGGCATCTGGGAATGCTAACTCTACCTCAAAGAGGTTCGGTCTAGCACCACCACCAGACAATCTACTTTTGAAATCACTAATTTTCCTTAGTGGAATATTGTTGATTTGTTGACGTGAAGGCATTTCTTAAACCTCTAAATTAATTAAACGGAACCGATAACTTCTTCGAATGATACACCAGTTCGAGTGGCGACAAAGGTAAGACCAATGAAGTTAATTGATCTTGCTGGTTTGATAAAGATATCTGCTATAAACTCATTGTTATCTATAACAGCAGCAGTGTTATTTGTCTCATCACAAATAACAACATAATCTTGAATACCTCTCTTGGACTGAACATCTCTTAGGAAAGGTTCGACAATATTCACAAAGTTTGCCCTTGTGATCTCATCGTTGAATTCGAATAACTGATCTTTAGCAGCAGCTGCAATACCTTGCTCAAGGTAGATGAATAATCTGCGAACATTGATTCTATCAAATGCTGATGCCTTTGCGAAAGCAGTTTTATCACCGAATAAGATAATTCCAGCACCAGGTGAATTGATTACTGGGTTTATTCGATTTGAATAAAGTTTATCTCTCTGTAATTTAGTTGGATTATATGGAAGTTTAACTGCATTTAAGATTGCTCCTCTGTCTGTACCTGCTGGTGAGAACCAAGGGAAATCGTTAATGTCGTTTCTTGCACATGTTCCCGCAATGTCTCCATTTAATGGAACATAACGGAACACTTCATTAAACCTATCATACATGTATTTGTACCCACTGTCAAATACTCCAAAGGTTGATGATGTAATTGTGTCATAAAACTCAATAACACCTGTGGTGATATCCTCATCACTCTTAACAGTAACGGCTGTTTGATCATCTGTATCTGATAAGATAGTATCTCTTGATGGTGAGATGAATGCAACAGCATCCTGTCTAACCTCTGCAACAGAAATCATTGTTGTTGCTAATTGTCTTGTGCTATCCTTACCAAGATGTCCACCACCCATAAGTAAGAAATCAACATTATTGATTGTATCATTCTCAAATGTTTGGTATCCTGAAATCAAATCACCTAAACCAGAGTTAAGTGCTCCTGCTTCTGTAATTGTACTGATACCACTGTAGTTAAGTCCACCTGCTAATGTTAAATTAGTTGCTCCACAACTATTGAAAATAATTCCTTCTGCATCCTGATCCCATCCACCATCACCAAACTTAGTGAAGTCTGCACTAAATCCAGTTGTTGTAACACCAATTATTGAACCACTTAAACCAAATAAGTTTTCGGAGTTTGTGTAAAGATACTTTCTCCAGTAAGATGGTGATCCAACTGAGAATTCTGCATCTTTTGCTTTTGATAGGTTAAGATGTTTTTCAAGAATTGTTCCTGCATTTCCTGAAATAGTTCCTTTTGCGTCAATGACTAAAACATGAACTTCATCAAATCTACCACCTCTAGCAGCAGCATATTCAGATGTACCTGGTTTATCGGCAACCGCATTCCACTTAGCAGTCGTAATTGTTGTTCCTCCTCCAACTGAAGCAGTAGTAACATCATAGGTTTGTTGATCAAACCAGTCTACTACAGAAGTAACAGATGTAGTACCACTACCAGACACTGATATATCTGTTGCAGATCCAAATTTGTAAATGCTGTTAAAGTCTTGTGCTGTTTCGGTATTTCCAGCAGAAACATGACTTAAGAATTTAACATCAATAGTTCCTGCTCCCTTTGCAGTAACAATACCTTTAAAATGACCATCTAATAAACTAGTGCTACCAGCACCTGATATAACTGTTCCTGATGGAACTGCTTGTGTTATACCCATACCAACTACTATTGTACTAGCAACACCAACTGTATCAATTTTTAGTACTTGATCTGCTGCATTATCAATAATGGCAACTTTAATTCCATTTGACCATGTGCCAGGATTTTTTGCAGCAACAGTTACAGTCGTTAAAGCATTTTCTTGATACCCTAATTCTTGGTAGTGTTCAGTGCTTTTCAGTTTTACACTTGATGCAGATCCCACAAAACCATTTTTTAATTCAGTATCATCTGCTCTGATTACACTTAAACTTCCTCCATACGATAAGTATGAAGATGCTACCATCCATGTTTCGTATTGCTTATCTGTATCGTATGGTTTACCAAACTGATCAAACAGGTCATTTTCTCCTGTAATAGGAGTTGGTTCACCGACAGGTCCTTTTTCAAAAGATCCCACGATTCCACCAACTTTACCTGTTGTTCCGTCAATTCTCCCAATCGTGAGATCGACTTCTCTTATTAGTATACCTGGAGATGCTAAATTTAAGGCCATCCCTTACTCCTCGTAATTCAAATTTATCTAAAAATATTTAGGAAAAAGGGTATTTACGACGGGGAAACAATGCGTGAGCATCACCAGTCTGGATATATATCTTCTTTTAAAATTTTAACTTTTCTTCTTTTTGTAATTCTTTTTACAGTACAAGTCTTACATTCATAAGAATATGCTGATGGGAGAGTTCCTTTATATTTTCTCGTAAGATAGAAATCTTCTACTAAATTTTTAACCTTACCACAAACTCTACATTTCCTTTCTGAAAATAATAAATGTTCTAATTCTATCTGTTCATCGAACTCCATGTCGATTACATTTTTTATTATTTATTTCTAGATATTCTAATTTAATTCCTTTATGCTCTAAAACAATTTTTTTAGCTTCTGTCATCTTTTTACTATAAAAAATAATCGGTTGTTCTAATCCCATGTCTCCACTCATAAGTCCTCCTCATTGTAATTTTTAGTTTTTTATTATATCTCATTATACCATACAAAAAATATTTAATCATTTAATAATTGCTTTATAATTATATTAGTAATAATCCCACATATATGAACGGTCTCCATATTCATCAATTTTCCATAAATCTCCATCTTTGTCAACAAAACTCTCATTATCCAAACCATCATTAATAAATCCAAAAGGTGCCATGTCCTGTTCAATTTGATTTCTTTGTTCTTCATATAATCTTTTTCGGATATCGTTATCTGTCATTTCTTTAAAATAATCTTGTGCAACTAACCATGCAAATAATACTAAACACATTGCTAAATCATCATTACATCCTTCCTCTGCTTCAAATGAATTATGTTTTTGTGCAAATGTAGTCAATTCCGATATGATTTCATAATCACATGTTAACAATTTATTATCTTCAATCATTGTTTTAAGATTACTACAACCTAATTTTTTAACTGCTGCAGTTGTCCTAACACCTAATTGTGTCTTCTTTCCTGAAAATCCTTGTCCAACCACTTGACCTGCTCTCCCTCTCATTGATGCCATAAGTAGATTTTCATACTCAAGATCAAATTGGAGAATACTTGCAACCTGATCACCAATATCATTAACTTCAACTAATAAGTATGCATTATTATATCCCTTTGCAACATCAAATATTACATTTGGAAACAGCATAGGTTTGACTTCATTGTTTCGATATTTTCCTACAACTTTATAAGGGAACTGCGTGACATCAAAAACTATAAATGCAGAATAATCGTTTCCTAACCCACGAGCTACGTCAACTGTAATAATATAATTATGTTCTTTTATTGGTTCTTCGTAAATATCTAATCCTGCATTTTTTGTAATTGGAGAATCATATACCATATTTTTTAATATGGCAGGATTTATTAAAGTATTAACTGATCCAAGAAATTCACATTCAAACTCAACTTTAAATTGTTGTTCTGATGTGTTGGCAATTGTTTGTTGTTTCCAAACATCATCTCTACCAGGAACTTCCGACCAGTGCACATCTGTTGTAACATATTGATTTCTACCTCTTTCCGCATCATGCCAGTACCTATAAAAATGGTTCATCCCGTGAGGGGTTGAAACCATTATGACTTTGGTGTTTTTACCAGAAGTGATAGTAGGATATACAGAGGCAAAGAACGAGTCAGCAATATGATTAGGAACAAAGGCAAACTCGTCCAGAAAAAGAACGTTGAAAGACATACCTCGAACTGCAGATGCAGAGGTAGATGCTGCCAGTATTTTTGATCCATTTTCTAACTCCAGTGATCCTTTATTCCAAGATATAATACCCTGTTGCATCCATTTAGGTAAATTCTCATATGCAGTTTGCAATCTACTTAATAAATCACGGGCAGTTGCTGCTTTGTTTGCAAGGATACCAATGTTTGTACTATCATTAAAAACAGCATAATGTAAAAGATATGATACAGATGTAGTAGATTTACCCGTCTGTCGAGGCATCTTACATATGTTGAAACGGTTTTCATGGAAGTTTTTAATTAATTTTTCTTGAAAGTCATATGGATGAAACTGAGTTAGTCCTTCATCAAGAGAAACAATCTTAATATAATTTTTTGCAAAATAAACTGGGTCATTCTTACATTTGATAAACTCAATGACCTGCTCCTCTGTAAATTCGTGAGGAGTATTTGCTTTTTTTAAATTTGGATTACCAAGATATACATTATCAACCATAACTTATCAGCAATTCCAACGACGACGTGCTTGTCTTAATCTACTATCTGGGTCTTTTGCTGCCTTTGGAAACTTCTTCATTTGACCTGCACTTCGAGCACAATAACTTTTTCTACGATTCGCATCCTTCGAACCCTTTTTTAACTTAGATGGTTCTGTGGTCACTGCAGTTTTTAATTTAGAACCAGGATTTCTACGACGATATGCTTCAACACCTTTTTGTGTCATTCCTGCACCACTCTTTGTAGGTCTTTTATGTCCCGACTTAACACTCATACCTTTCATATCATCTTCACTGAGTTCATTTCTCCAATCAGAAGGATTTAGTGGTTCTGGTTTGATAATATCTACTGTCTGAATTTCAGTAAATTTAATATTATCCTTTTTCCAATCTTGAACAAGTAATTCACTTTCTTCTTTCTTCATCTTTTTAGCAACGGCATCCTGCTCCTTCTTTCTAAGCATTGCCTCTTTCTTTGCATTATCTTTCATGGTAGATGTGCTAACACCAACCTCTTCTTTCACACCACGTTTTGCTTTGTGTTCCTCTCTTCTTTTAGTAATTAGTTCACCTCTTGTCGCATCCTTTGTGATCTTCTTTCCAGTCATAATATCTGGCATTTCACCAGATGTTCCAAACTTTCTTTTATTTCTAATTGTTGCTTTACCATAAGTTGAAGCACCTGCTTCATACTTTGCCTCTGGTATGACATCCTCTTTTGTCACACCAGCCTTTGCTCTTTCTTTTTCGGCAACACTTTTAATCACCATCTTTAACTTATTCTTTAGAGAATAAGGATTTTCTTTTTTCTTTTTTCCAAATGCTGCCATTTGACCTGATGGTTTACCTGATCCTCTAGTGATTCCATATGCCATTCCTTCAGAAGTATCTGTAGTATGTTGCTTGTCTGGTTCGTTCTTTGCTAAATTTTTCTTTTTCTGTTTATCTGATATCTTTGGTCCACCCATCGGATCACCATACTCATCTCTTTCAACTTGCTCCTTCTTTACGCAGTTTGGATACCTCTTACCAAACATTGTCTTCATGCCTTTCTTTTCATATCCCTTCCAACATTTTTCTGAAAACTGTTGGAATGAAATACCAGTTGGTTCAAACTCTTCTTTCTTACTACTATTACCCCAGTTTGCAGCACCGACTTTACGACACTTAACTAATGCACCTGAAGCATAAGCACTTGGCCACACAGAATATCTTGATTTGACTTTATGGTAACAGGCATCTTTAGATCCACTACCTTTACCCTTTTTGTCAGATTCATTAATTTGAATTTCTTCTTTCATTTTCTTTTTAGGTTTGTCAGTTGAAACATAAGTTGGTTTTGCAGCACCAGTTTTTGATTGTTGACCAGGATCTGCTTTTTTCTTACGACGGGCAGCAGATAATCTTTCTGCCTTTGTCATACTTGCTCTCTTAGAAGATGAAACACATTTTGGTGTTCCTTCACCAGGTTCGTCACTTGCACAAGTTCCACCTGTGACTACGTTGACCCAACCACCTTTACCATCTTTAGATTTGGAACCTTTAAACCATTTATGTAATGATCCTTCACTCATTCCTCCTCCATTAGATCCACCGTTCCCATTACCACCATTACCATTACCATTTCCGTTACCATTACCATTTCCGTTACCATTACCATTAGACTTTCCATTACTTTTTTCAGGTCTTAAAAATCCACCAAAACCAATACGATATCCCGAAGGAATTGGTTTACACTTCTTATCAGTTTGGCAATAATAGTATCCAGATTTACACTTTTTCATTCTTAGGATTCGATTCCTCTTTATTATTTAGAATTCCTTGTTTCAACATTTTTGATAACTCTGATGTTGATCCAACAAACAAAGCATTATTAGTAACATTATTTGTAGTTTTATTACTATCTTCTTCTACTTCTTTGACTTTTTTCTGTAGATCCATTAATTTATCAGTTGTGTCTGCCACTGATTTTATTAATTGACCTGCAACTTCATATGCCCTTGGACTTGCGGTTTCACCAGCAACTTCCATAATTCCATTAATTGCTTCCTGTCCTTTTTCGATTAATGAATATAAATTACCTCTTGTATAATCATAATCTTTACTAACATCATGATTTTCAACTTTTTTAAGTTGACCCTTCTTAGCAACAACATCTTCAGGTGTAGGCACAACTTCAGAGTTGATATTTAAAGCTTTGTCAATAGATTTGAAATTATCCATTAGATATCAGTTTGCCTTGTAGAACTATAAGATTTAGAATCAGAAAAGAATGAAGTTGTTTCACTAAATCCAAAATCATCATCTGGTCCAGCATCTACGGGGTCAGGTGTTACAGTGTATCTGACTTCTCGTTTTGTATTTCGAACATCAGTATCAGCAGCATAGTCAACTTGAACTTTCTTAATAAGACCCTCAGAGGACTCTGCAACAGGACCAAATAGATAGGTCTTTGCCGTAAATCCTAATGTATATATTAATGCTCTACGTGTTGAAAAATCTCCTTCATAATCATCTTGAAAATTAATACTGTCTAAAACAATTGGTATATCTCTTTTTTCTCCAATAGATTTAACTAAATCAACTGTAAGATTGAATGATGGTTGAAAATATGGCAATATCTGTTCAATAATTTGTAGAGCATCATCATTTAATTTTGCAAGTATATTTAATTCAAATCCAATGTTATATGGAACGGGCATAAAAACTTTTTTTACATTATTACCATCTGATGCTTTAAATGTTTGAGTGATTCCAGTTTTTCTCGATGAATCATATGAAACATTATTCATTTCAAAAGACATTCGAGGAAGAGTAATTCCAACTGGTTTATTCAAATCTGCTTGTTGTTCGAGTCTTGCTAAGAATTTTTGTGAAGGTCCGTATGCCAAAGGAACTTTTAATTCACTATAAGTACTACCTGATTTATCACCATGTCGAATACTAATAGCATTAAACAAGGTGCCAAAAGAAACAATTGTCTTTCGAATTATTTCATGATAGTAATAAGTTCCTAACATTAGAATGTACCAAATGGATTATTTTCTGAAAAATCGATGATATCATCTGCTTCTGTTTCGATTTCATCACTTTTATCATATTTATCAGCAAATTCTGCTGATTCTACAAAATCAACCGTATATTGTGCAGATGATGCAGATCCAACTATGGTATCACCAGCAACAAAAGTACCGTTTGTTGTTCCTAATTTTAATGTATTCGTTGTCACATTCCAAGATTTAACTCTTGCTGTTGCATTAGAAACTGAACCTGTAACAACCTCATTAAATTGATATGTTCCAATACCTGTTATTACTGGTGGAGGAGAAACCGTAGCAATTCCAGTACCACTTGTATATCCAATACCTGCATCTGATATGAGAACTTGTGTAACGACGTTGCTTGTGGTATCAATTAAAACTCTACCTGTAGCAGTTCCTACTCCAGATATAGGACTGTTGAAGAATAATGTTGGTGCATTAGCATATCCACTACCACTTGATGTAATATTTACATTTCCAATACCAGCACTATCTTTGACTAATAATGCTGTTGCAGCTGCACCAACACCATACGTTGTTGATCCAACACCTAATATTGTAGAGGCAGCACTCACAATTGTTACAGTTGGTGTAACAGTATATCCAGATCCTGCATTTGTTAATAATATTTCTTTGACAGAATTTACACCATTGATGGATGTTGTGATTGCCACTGCAGTAGCAGTAGTTCCTGCTCCTGGTGGTGAACTGATTGTGACTGTTGGTACTTTATCGTAATCATATCCATCCTCATTTAAAAATATATTTCTAATATATCCAGTTGCAGTGGTTACACCTAATGTTGCTGTTGAACCAACCGATATAAGTTTGAGAGATGTAATATAACCTTGATCAACAAGAGCATCATCAATTTCCTCAGTTGTTGTACTAAGTTGATCCCATCCACCCACTTCGTCTTCAAGTTCAAAGAGTTCACACCTAAGTTCATAAACGTAATTTTTACCTAACTGATAAAAAGGTTTTTCGTGTTCAACAAATTTAATTTCAAAGAGTCTTCCACCTAATGGAAAGAATATTAAGTCTCCTTCATTCGGTCTACTTGTAACTTCTATCTCATCTTCAGGTAAAGACTCTAAAAATGGGGAAATAAAATCTTCGAATCTTTCTTTGGATATTGTAACTATAAGTTCATCTTTTAAACTCATACCAAATTTAGTCATAATATCACCAGCTCCACCATACCCATCAAATGTGTTTACGTATGCTTCAATTGAAAAATTATCACCAAATCTAGAAGATTGAACCTCTGTAAATATATTATCCTTTTTAACTATTCTTCGAGGTAAATATTTTACCTCAACACCATAAATTTTTAACTGCTCATTGATTAAATCTTGAACGAGTCTTTGTTCACTTTGTGATCCTTGTAAGAAAAAGGGATTTAATGCCATTATAATTAACCTATAAAATCAAGAGGTGGTAATTCATACTCGGAAATAAGTCTTTCTCTAATACTTTCTAATTCTCTCTCTGCATCGTCGTATATCTGTCTTCCATTCAGTTCTAAACCACCTGGTAATTTAACACCTTGGAATTTAATTAAATTTTGACCCCACTGTCTTTTTATTAATGATGTGAGATATAATTTTAAGAAACTATCATTATAGACACCAGTAAAGTTATCAGGATCTAAAATTCGATCACATTGAATCACTAAAAATGTTCCTGCATCTTGTGCAGCCCAATCAATATCTAAATACAATCTATTTTGTCTTTTATTAAATCTTATTTGTTTATCTGTTGTAAGTAAATGGTCAATATCCTCAAGGTATCTTTTTGTCATAGAGTATTGTAAAAGATTAACAGAATTGAAATAATACAGATCATTCAAAAATAACTGATACTTAATACTAAACATTCCACCAGATATTGAACTTGTATCAAATTTAAATATTCTATCAATTCCAACAACTGAATCTGGTACCTGTATAAAGTTTGATGTTTCGTAAAAATTAGAAGTAACAGTTCCTAAACCACTTACACTTGTTGAATTTCCAGTGGTTGTGACGATTCCAACTCCAGACGTTCCCGATGCCTTTCCACGATCTATATCTTCTTGAGTTAATTCATACTTAAGATACATTCTCTCAATACCATCAAAATGCCTTTCTCCAAACAATTGAAGAGCATCATCAATTAGATCATCTGCTTGATCATCATCCACGTTGACCTCTAAAACTGGTGCACCTAATTTGCGAAAACAATAATCAATTAATTCTTGTCTAGTACTTGGTTTAGCCATTAAAATACACCTCCATCTATAAGTGCTGCGGTTAATGTTCCATCAACAAATACATTTTGCGTAAATGTTGCAATTCCACTGAAAGTAGAAACACCTGAAGTTACAACAAGTCCTCCAGTGCTGATTCTTACACCTTCTCTTGCAGTAACAAGACCAACTGAGTCTACGTTTGTTACATCCTCATATGATAATGTTCCTCCAATAGAAACTGTTTCAGCAGTGATATCCTGAACAGTTATACTTGGTGTACCACTTAATCCTCCAGCAGTTCCAGTTGTGTTTTGATTACCAGCTGTATTTACACCAGGTAAATCTATGTTTGCAGTGCCATCAAAACTTACACCACCTATAGTTCTTGAGTTTGCTAGTGACGTTGCAGTTCCAGCATTTCCTGAAACATTTCCAGTTACATCACCAATTATATCACCAGTTAAAGAACCCTTAAATGTAGTGGCACTTAATATTCCAGTGGATGGATTATATGTAAATCCACTATCTACCTCTAACTCTTGAGCAGTTAAATTACCATCACCATCCACGAAGACAGGGAATACTGTTTCATCAGCAGTACTATTATTCTTCATGAACGAGAATATTGACAAAGTAGCAGTTGTTGCATTACCACTAAATGTTTTGGCACTTACAATTCCTGTATTACCATAAACAGTTACACCAGTTCCAACCTGCAAATCTCCTTGAGGATTAATTGTTCCAATACCAACTGAACCATCTGATGTGATACGAAGTTTTTCACTAAAAGAATTTTCACCATCTCTTGATTGAAATACAAGAGTAGATTTATAGTTATCAGAACCATTAAGAACAGAAATATCAAAAATTGCTGCAGCAGCATTAGCATTATGTGCTTGTAATCTTAATCCTCCAAATGAATTGTTTAAAGTAGCATCATTTCTTACACTTACTATCGGTGTAATAGATGTTGTTGGTGAATATTGAATACTAATGGTTTTCTTTAAACCTAAATCACCATTAATATCGGTATTGCCGAGTGTGGTAATACCAGATATTGATAAATCAGTACCGACAATTTTACTTACATCAATATCTGGAGAACCAGTTAAACCTCTTGCAGAAGTTGCAATTCCACTTAAATCTCCTGAAAATGTAGTAGCAGTAACAATACCATTGAAAAACGCATCACCTTCATTTCTAAAGATGATAGTATTTCCAGCAGGATTTCTAATAAAAACATCATCATTAAATTTTGAACCTTGAAATGTTGTAAAACCTGTAAAAGATGCTTGTCCATTAGATTCAAGTAGGATACTAGATCCGATTGAAACATTTCCATTAAAAGTTGATATACCAGTCGCATCAATATTTCCATTAAAAGTTGATATACCAGTAACATCCAATTGTGTTACAGAGGCAATACCACCTATGACGTTTTGAGCAGTAAATGCCTCAACAGAACCACCACCCGCACTGGATAGTATTTTTACTGCATCTGCTTGTCCAACTCTTACTTTTATTGGCATTATCGAGTTACTCCCTCCCTCAAGAGAACTGATCCTTCAATTACTCTTGTTTTAACATTTCCTACATCCGTTATTACAATATCATACACATATCGACCTGGTTTTGGTGTAGATGAGGATGCAGCTGACAAAGATATTAGTATCTTTCCCTGTTCTGCATCACTTACAGCAGTTGTAAAATCATGTTTCGAAGAACTTCCAGCATGTTTCCTAAATTGAGCTGAGACTGTAAAATTAGTTAAATCTAATGGTCCAGAATCATCACTCTCTATCAAATCAAATGTTTGACTGAAATCTGATCCTGCATTGATAATTAAATTCGAAACATATACGGCTGCCATCTACTTAAAATAATATTTTCTAATTATATTTATGTCTTATTATTGCCATCAACTATTATTTTCAATAATGCCTTTATTTCATCAATGTCTTTTCTCATATCAGAAATCTCACGTCTTTGATTTTTTCTTAGTTTAACAGATTTAACATACTGATCATATCCAACATCATCACAATTTATAATTGCACCTGTTCTTTCATCTCTGAATAGATGTGAGTATCCTTTGACTTTAATCATTACTTAACAGCAATTGCCCTCAATTCTTTAATTCTAGGTGGTTGAGCTTGATTCGTTCCCGACATTACAATTTTAATTGAAAATCCTGTAAATTCTGGTAAATTATCTGCAGTAAATTGATATTCTTTAAATTCGTCATTCACACTTGGTGTAACTATTACATCAGATCTACCGTCATTTTTAGATTCATCAGTCACAATAAAACCATCATTATCTGTTTTAGTACTATTCTTAAAACCAGGAAATAATTCAAATGATTGTTCGATTTCACTTGAATCTGATCTAATTAATTTGTAAAGAACTCTAAAGTCTGATGACTCTGGTCTAAACGCACTCAATAAAACTTTTATTGAAGTTGCTGGTTTTTTCAATGTAACTGTGTTTGAAACATAAATTGCATAGTGAGGATCGTTAGTTAATGAATTAACACGTCCATCCATATTATAAGCATCTAAACTAATCGGTCTACTTAATCTATGACTAATAAATTCAGTTTCAGAACCACTAGTTAATCTTATCATAGGAGATATATTCTCATCATTTGAAGATAGATTAAGAATAGTGGTGAATGATTTGTTTGATGGCAAACTACTTAAATATTGATTTTCGTTTATCTTAGATGCAACTAACTTAACTTTATCAAATGAGTTAATATTATTAATTTGAACATTTTCAAATCCTTCATCCACAAATGATGTTTCATTTCCACTTACACTTGTACCAGAAACACTTCTAATTGATGCTTCTATGCCTGTCACAGATCCATTGACACCAGTAGGAGTCAATACATCATATCGTGGAACTATGGCACTATAGAGTATATTCTGAGTTGCTTTTACGTGCGATCCACCTAAAAATGCATCATTGGTAAATGATAATTGAGGAGCAGTTGCAGTATCAACAGATCTATCCTTTCCGTTTGTTGATCTATCAAATGTTACATGATAATCATCAAGATTTATTGGAGTTGTTACTGAAAGACCTGTTCCATCGGTTGTTTCTAATCTTCTTATAGATACACCAGAAATCTCATGCTTTTTAATTATAGAATTTGGTGTGTGATCTATTACAATTGTCCCATCAACACCTCTTTGTCCATTTCCAATATTTAATACACCTGTTCCGACAGATTCATATCCTATAATTTCACTTCCTACTTTGACGTATCCAGTATTTGCAGCACCTACTGCTATTCCCTCAAAATTTGCAAATTGAGATGTTGATGCAACACTGATAATTGATGTTTCGGTTTTACTCAATTGTGCGTTTATCACAGTTGGTTCTACATCAGACTCGATATCACTTAATTTTACTTTATTTGATGTGGAGTACATTCCATGATTAAATTGATCAACAAACATTACATTACCTGCATGTAATCCACCATCAAATGCAACAGTATCAGGACGAATTTCACCTGTAGCAGCCATTCCTACAACAGTTCCATCATCATCAAAATACTTAATTTGAGTGCCATTTTGGAATCCATTTGAAGTATTATCCGCTTGAATATTATTCAAGAATAATGTATCAATACCATTAATACTTGCGATTGTTATTTCTGCACCACTTCCTTGATTTCCAGCACTACTTGTGACAATACCAACAACGTCTCCAACCTGATACCCGTTTCCTCCTTCTATTATACTTTGTACACTACCCACTGAACCACTAGATGTATCTAAATTTAATTTAAGTCCAGAACCCCTACCAGTGATGGTAAATGTATCAACACTATCAGTGTCTTCAGGAGGAGTTGTCGAGTAATTAGTTCCACCCTTAGTAACACTAAGAGTTAGTGTAGAACTTCCAACACCCGTAATCACTGCGGTGCTTGTGTTTTGACCTCCACAAATTTTTCGACCTGCTGTAAGTTTATTACCAATGGTTGTATCTAGGTTTGTAGTTATACCAATTGATCCTGTTTTTGAAAGAGTGAAAAGAGGATTGTTTATTAATCCAGTTCCATAACCATTGCTTTCATCCAAATCGGGATTATTAAAGGATACTGAACCTGATTGTGATGTGAACTTAGCTTTATATAACTTGAAGGTTATGTCTTGATGCTGATCTTCTGTCCAGAGAGCACCATTTTGTGACTTAAATATAGCACCTGCACCATACTGTGTTGAGTAAATTAATGAAGAACCAGGATCTGCTCCTTGAATTGTGGATGGATTAACAGCAATAGAACCATGTCTTCCTGTCCAAACATTGTAAGCAACACTTCTTGGTGCCACTAACACGAAAGAATATGACTTGCCCGACTCTAGATAAATTGGTTCGGGGAAAGTAAATTTGGTGGATTTACTTGCCTGATCTGGATCAGCTTCAATTAGTGTGATTTCATTTCCATCAGCACCAACACCTTTTGGTTTAAGAGTTTTACTTCTACCGATAACTTCGGTTGATGGTCTTGCATCTGCGATAGTTGACCTTATTTCACATCTTATTGGAGCATTTGTTACAGTATCAACTGTTGCAAAATAAACTTCAACAGATGTTATGAAAACTCCATTTAAATCTTTATTTGCATCTCTCGCACTCGGTGCTAATACATTACCACCTACAATAAATGTTTGTGCGAGAGGATCACTATGCGGTTTTCTTTTCTTTCTTTTTCTTCGACCTGTAATTTCAAAGTTCGTAGTATTTGTTGTAACTGTAACTGTATTTTGAAATTCTTCAATTGTACCAAAAGCACTATATTCAGTTTCCCCATAAACTAAACCAAATTTTTGTGTTGGTTCTACATTTTGGTTTGTGGGACTAGTAGTAACTTTAAAATTTTTAACACCAGATTGTATCTTAACTGGTGGTGCTGGTTGGTTATGTGGATCACGAATAAAACAGGAACCAAGCACATCACCATAAGCATCAGTAATTAATCTTAAATCTTTGACATATGAAGTGGCACCACTTTCCTGCCCAACTAATTGTGAATTTTTTTGAACATACCCAAAATATTTACCCTGTGCTTCCTCAGCCAATGCTTTTGTATCAACATTCAAAACTGTTGATGATTGACTATAATTAGAAGATATTTCAGTTACACCTAAAGTATAAGGATTATTAAAATATGTTTCTGATGGACTATTATATTTTCCAGATTTATGGTTTGGTTGACATAATCTAAATTTCATAATTACATTACCCTCTTCATTGAGAGCATGAACCTCCTCTCCAATTTTAAATGCACCATTTGATCCAGATACAGAACCATTTTTCGTTGGTGTTATTTCAAGTAATTTTGGAATTACATCAAATATTTTTTGCCCATCAAAGAATACATATGTTTGTACAAAATCTACAAATCCTTCTGATATAAATTGAATATTTCGAGATCTGATAAAATCATCACCAGATGTTGAAACCAAATTATTTTGAATTTCAGTTTCAGTATTAGATGTTGTAATTGTTTGTCTTAGAACTCGACCAAAGGTAAAAGTTTGTTTTCCTAAACCCTTTATAACCCTAGTTACATTACCTATTCGTGCTAAATTATTACCTAAATTTATTCTTCTTCTTTCAGTAATTCCTGTTTGTTGTACAGTGCGATCATCAAGTTGTACTGTTCTTGTCCATGTATCATCTTCAGGATCTAATTCTACTTCACCAAAAAATGTAGGTAATTCATAAGGATTAACATTTATAATTTCTGTTGCATATGGTTGCGAAATCCACTCAACTTCTTCATAATTTAATGTAACTACGTTCCCCGTTTTTTTAACATTTGAATCAAATAATTGAAAATCTTCATTAAAATCTAACTCTGAACTAATAGTATTCTGCGATGGTGTTATTTGAGAAGCTAATGTGTCTCTAGTTCTAAATGGTATTAATTCTTGTGACTCAGGATTTATTTGTATTAATGATTGATCAACATCTATAAAATTGTAATTTTTAAATGAATCTACAAACAAACCACTTTTGAATCTATTCCTACCTTCTTCATCTTGAATTTGTAAAGTTTGAGCACTAACCTCTAAAAGAGAAAGGGTAGTGGTTTCCTCTAAATTCGCAACTCTATCTTCAATATCACCAATATCTCTCATTGTAAATCTTCGATTATCGACAAAAGACAAGATTGCATCTTGAGGATTAAATAAGTAAGGTGGTAATGAAATTGTTGCTAGTTCCATCAATTCACCAGTTTTAATTGGTGCCTTTGGATCTAAACTTGATATTCCCTTCTCGTATATAAATTCACCAAATTTGTTAAGATAAACTTTATCTGTTCTTGGTAGATAATGATTAAAATCAACTATAGAACTTTCATTTGGTGTAATATAACGTGAAACTGCAGTTCCACTAAAATCTCTTGACGTAAAATTAAATGGGGATCCTGTATCAGTAGAGGGATTATATACTGAAACTCTTGGTCTAAAATCAAGTGTATCTGTAGCTCTTATATTAGAAAATCCAATATTAGGTATGTCTTTTGAGAATCTTTCTTCATCATAGCTTAACACTGTGAAAACATCACCATCATCAGAAGCAACAGAATAATAGTCAAATACTACTAATAATTGAGCACTTGGTTCAGAAACATTTCGATTACGAACAAGTCTTGAATAATCATAATACTGGTCTTTTTGTCCTTTATCTAAAGTAAATGAATTCGTTACATTTTTATATTTTCCAATTGTAATTGATTCTATGTTTGTTTTTATGTTTGACTCTTTAAATTCAACAAATTCACCTGTTTGAAATTTTCCAGACGTTAAGTATACTATTTCTAATACATTATTGGTGGGAGAAGATACAACTCTTGCGAGGGTATTATTCTCTTTACTAATTATGTTTTCACCAATAATTGCATTATCATGTACGGCAACAGTGCCTGTAAAAGTCAATTTATCCAATACTGGTGCAGATGTATTTGTAGATTCATAAACTGCTAAAACTTTAACAACATCTGGATAATTTAAAGATATTTCCTCATCTTGAACTCTTAATCCATATCTGGCATCAAAAGTAAGTCCATCTGCAATTGAACCACCATTTCCTGCTGCAACACTACCTGATTGTGCATTTTTTGATCTAGTTATATTAATCTTTTGACTTCGATTATAATTTTTTAATTTTGATCTAATTTTTGTTTTAGTAAGAGTTACGTTTAATGTCTTATTATTATTAGTTACACCAAACACAGAAATTTGATTACTTCCATATAAAAACGAATCATTTGTAATTGATGTGGGAATACCACTAGATGTGGTAAACAATGAATATTTTTCTTGATCAAAAGTTTCAAATATTACATCAGACACATCTGTAATATCACTATCTGCAATTGTTACTGAATTACCAGATGCAACTTTAGAAACTTGTTTTGTGATTTTTAATGTAGAATCTGATAAATTAATATCTGCTATATTACTGTTTGGTAAAGGTACGAATAAAGATCCTGTTCCCTCTATAAACGGTGCACCAATAAACATTGGAACTGCTATTTGTCCAGCAGCAAGAGCACCTTCATATACACCAGGAACCCCTGAAGATATTGCTTGAAGTGTTAAATTAGTTCCACCAGCACCAACAGATGCAACTTTGTTATAAGTTTCTGTTGTAAATCCTGGTTTTGCATATCTAACAACAGATCCAACCTTCATGCCTGTAAATACGTTACCTGGTGCGGTAACAGTGGCACCATCAATAACTACATTGACTATGTTATTTGGCAGTCTGAATCTCTCTAATACGGCATCTGCCTTTAATTTGGCACCGTCACCCACAGATTTGATATCTTGTGCTGTATATGCAGTTGCGATTCCAATTGTTCTTGGAAAATCAACACCATTTATTTGTATCTGTTCACCAACATTAAATGATCCTGAAGTTTCATTTAATTTAATTCCTAAACCACTACCAGCATCAACGGCAAATCCACTTGCCCCACTACTTTTTCCCTTTACAAATGAACCTTTTGGTAATTGAGTATTACTTACTGCTTGATTTAAAACTAAATCTGTATTTGTTTGAGCATCAAATAATCTTAGTTCCCATCTTGTAGATGCATCCTCATAAGCAGCATCTTCTAAATTAAATGCATAAACTCGTGCACTACCAATATTAGTTCCAGTAGAGCTAAAGTTATCAAATAATTTTACTATACTTCCTTGAACTGCAATACCTTGTGTGACATTATTCAACTTTAAAATATTTCCCATCTCAAAACCAACACCTACATCACTTCTAATTCCAACATCTCTTGGTTTATCAGCATCTATAATTGTTGTTCCTGCTTTTTCAACATCATATCCTCTTACATATGCTTCTCCTGAAGATATTTTTAAACACATTAAATCATCTGATGGTGTGTTTTCTTGATCTGTGATATCATCTTCAAAAAATAATCCCCCGTTACCCAAATTATCATTCAATGAATTGAATACATTCATTTTAAATGGTTTTACACTATAATCACCAGACTCTTCATAAGTTCTTTCTGCAATCCAATCACGAATTTTGTTATACTCACTCTTTGGTTGTATTACCTTTAATATACCATCATCAAGTCTTAATAATTCAATAAAATCAGTATCATTTTTATCGGTTAATAGTTTTTTAGTTAATTTTAATTCTATACTAAGTCTATCAGCACCTGGTGCTGCAAAATTAGTAAATCCTTTCGCATTGTCAAATAGTGAATTATCCTCTTTTGCATCAACAATTAATTCATTAATCTGCAATCCAACTCTATATTTTGGATTATTTGAATAATGATCTAATATAATTGTTTGATCAGAAACATTAACAAAAAATCCCCTTACATAATATACTCCCTCAGAAATAAATGCAGCAGATCCAATGGCAGTTGCATCTTCAGAAACTAGTGATGCAAATGGAGTATTAGCATTAATTGTAGTATTACCATATACCACAGATTCAGTTGCACTTAATTTTTCTCCATCCACAAAAGTAGTATATTGTGAATTGTTATCGGCACTTAAGTAAGTTACATATAAAGTTGTATTTTCTACATCACCACCATCTGGAAGAGAAACGAACTTTACAACTGCTTCTATTCCTGATTCTGATCCAACTATTCTCTTTCCAATAAAATTATCAATATATACTGATATGTCAATATTAAAATTAGTGCTATTTAATTTTACTGCGTTATATTGAGTGTCATATCCTATTCCTCCTGGTATTACAACTGAACCTTCTTTGAATATATGATCACCAAATTTTTCAATTTGATTCTGTAATACTGATTGTTGTTGTGTTAATTCCCTTGCTTGTACTGGAAAACCAGGTTTATAAAGAACCCTATGAAAATTTTTCTGACTATCAAAATCATCATAGTATGGACTTGAATTTAAATTAATTTTTTGTGACATTTTCTTAGAATTCTAGGATGATTTTAACGTCTTCTTTTTGCCTGATGTCCCTCTCAACTTTTTTTCTATTGTCAATGTAGATGACATCACCAGTCTTTTTATTTATTTCTGGATTGGCTAGACCTTTTGTGAAGTTAACTCCCAAATTTATCTGTTTATTATCAATTGTGGTTGTAATTCCAGTAAAATCCTCAATACCAGATGAAAAAGAAACTGCTCCACCTTGACCAAATATTTCACCAGATGTATCTGTATTTTCAAAAGACAAAACTTTTGACCTTGTAGTGACATTTGCAAAATCAGTATTATCAAAAGAAGTTGGATTTAAATGTGAACCTCTATCTTGAATATATTTCAAAACTTTAGTATCTTTATCATATGATGCCACAACACCCTTTGCAGTGCCTCCACTTACAGATTGTGTGATTCCAATACCAATCAAAGCATTAAAATCTGTGGTTGAAGGAATTGCAGTACTTAATTTAATAGAGGATAAAGATGAGAATTGAGAAGCAGTTAATATGCCTGAATTTGTAAAGTCATTTGGATTTTTAATTATTCCCACTTGACCAAAATGAGTATCTGTTGGAAAATCCTTTGTTGAATCATCAAAACGTGAATAAACTAAAACTTTATCGGCACCTAACTCAGTGTAGATATCAAATCCATGTCCTTTAGAGGGTGGAATTATCGGTATCAACTTTGCACGAGTTGACGGTGTACCAATACTTGTTAAATCTACCATACCAAATGTATACCCAGAACCACCAGATGTAACAATCACATCAGTAATTTTACCACTGGTAACAGTTACAAGTGCCTTTGCACCACTTCCATCACCAAGAATATTACAAATTTCACCTGTTGTATCTGTATAACCAGTTCCACCATTTTCAATATATACCTTCCTTATTTGATTTTTATTAATATCAGAATCTCCTGCCTCTCTAACTGATTGAATTTGTGAGTCAGTGGTTGTTGACCAATCATTTGGTAAAACAATATACTCGATTGAATCGAATTTTATAACGTCACTTGGTGAAATCGTGAACAGATATTTCCACACATAGGGATCTTGCGTACCAGCTGTAGATGGTTCTAAATCTGTAAAAGTGGGTTCATCTAATGAATCTACACCTTTAGGAGAATCACCAGTACTACCATTACTCAAACAAATATAAACTTTAAATTCAGAAGTTATAACATAGTAGTTTGTTTTATATAAACTTCCAGTTTGTGAGTTTGGTGCTTTATTTGTTTGTTCATTGTAATCATGACGATATATATCATACTTGGTGTTAGCTGCCCAACTATGTTTTTTTACTACTCTTCTTATATTTGAAGAATTTATTTTTTTCCCGAATAGTGAAGTGTCTCTGTAGTGTGTTAGATATTGCTGATTATCAATTGGATCGGATGGCCAAGATGTTGTTCTACCAAAACCAGCTACTGCTGGATTAGGCAATCCTAAAAATACATAGTAAGAATTATTAGAGTCTAAAACAGAATCTACAAAATTACCTGCGTTTGCTATTCTAAATTGATCTGTTACTACCGCTGGCATATTAATAGTTTTTTAGATATTTATACATAATATTTAACATTATTTAAGAAGGTGTCAATAATCCACCAGTTTTATTGAATGTATCGTTACCACCAGTCCTTTTAAGTGTTGGGAATGTTGATAATCCAGCATCAATAGTTAATCCCGTAACTCCGATTGATACAGGTGATGATGATCTTGTAAATCCACTTATTTTTGCTATGGAATAGTTTCCAACTGGTGCTGTCGCAAATCCAACGGCACTTAATCCAGTGGTGGGTGTGTTAGATTTTATTAGGCAAGTAACAACTCCAGTATTAGCACTACTTGTAAATGATGCAACGGTATATACATTATCTACAAATGTTGTACCAATACCCACAGTATCAGTATCTGTACCACTATTACTAATAGATATAAGTCCTGATCCGATTGTAGTGTTAAAAATATAAATTGGATCACCAACAGTTATTGCATTAAAGTTTGCAGTACTGTCCTTTTTCACTGAAAATTCTAATCCTAATTTGTTTGATAATGTTGTTGTTCCGATTCCTGTAATCAAACCAGTGCTTTCCAAAATAGTTAATCCTGAAGTTGTTAAGTTTTCAAAGGTATTTGATTGTATTGGACTGCTGATCAAAACTTTAGGTGCTATAGTGTATCCTAAACCTGTATTAGTTATTGTTATTGAATTTATTTGACCATTTGATACTGTTGCAGTTGCAGTTGCAGTGGTTCCTATTCCAACTCCAATTTCTGGTGGTGCAGATATTTTTACGGTTGGAGCAGATGTATAACCAGATCCATTTGTTATGGTAGTTATTCCAGTTACCTCTCCTGATGAAACAGATGCAGTTGCTTTTGCATTCACAGAATTGAGATTACTTAAATTGGTAATTGATGCAGTTATTAGTACTGTTCCTTCATCTTCGTAATTAAATAAATCTGCATTATCTGTAAACAATACTGAGTCTGTAGTAGAAATATCATCAATTATTTTTGCAATTGGTATTATTCTTGGTTCTAACTCAGATCTTTTTTTCGAAACCACAACTTTATTAACCGTAATATCATTTTTTTGTTTGATAAGTGTTAAAGGTCTTGAAATTGTATCACTAATGCCTTGATTTCGATATACAGTTGTATCTAAAACAGTCGATGTAGTAATTCCTGTTATGGTTCTAGTATCTTGTGCTGGTATTTGATTACCAGATTCAATTCTTACTCCATCACCTGTTTTTATATTTGAATCATCTCCTTCAACAATTAATGAATCTTCTCCAGATGTTCCTCTATAAAATAGAATACTAACATCGTCACCATCATTTTTACCTACTTCAGAATCACCAGTTGGTGCTACACTAAAGTTTATAGAAGTTCCACCATTTATAGTATATGCTTTAGTTGGTTCTTGAATAACACCATTTATAGTAACTAAGAATATATTCTCAATATCCACACTTTCAGATAGTTTATTACTTGCCTCTACACTAATCAACTCATTATTAAAATTAAGTGGGAATCTAGTTCTTGTTCCGTTTTGAAGTGATTTGATAGAGTCGATATAATCAAATTCACCAAATTGCCACATTGCAAATCGATCCTTATAAACTTGATCGATACTTAGAGTTGATCTAGTTTGAAGAGATCCCATGCCCTTTGCGGTGACCAAACCAACAGCTTCAACAACATCACCTTCTTTAAATCCATAACCAGAATTTACAATTTCATATCTTGAGATTTCAAACATTGTTGAACCTATTCCAGTGGTTGAACTCGCACTTACTATTGCATTAACTCTTAAACCAGTTCCTGTATCTGTTGTGGCACCAATACCTAATCTTGAAACACCAGTCACTGATAAATTTGAATATGATGGTTCAGATACAAATACTTCAGGATCTTTATAATTTGATCCTGCTGCTGCAATTGTAAATATTGCTGTTCCACCAACACCTGCAGTCGCAGTTATTTGTGCACCACTTCCAACATTGACACCAACATCCACACTGAATACATCAGGACTTAATACATCAACTACTGTATTGATACCAGCTACTGGATCAGTTGACCTTGGATATGGATGAACTGTTTTAAAATTATCCCTTGCACATGTAAATCTAATTGAACCAGTTTTAATTAAAACCAGATCGTCATCACTCATACCATGATTTGGAGAGGTAATAACTAAAACACCCGTTGTAGGGTTATATTCAGCATCAGTTGCAGTAATATCACCACCAGTATTTTTATCAATGCCATTCACATCAGCAGACACAAAACGATGTTCATATCCAAAATCTTCAACAGTCACTCCTATTGATACTAATCCATTATATCCAGATCCAAATGTTAAATTACTAAAATATGGATAAGCATTACCTGATCCAACATAAGCATGAGGTATTGTACTAACACCAATATTAACACCAAACACATTTGTTGCTGCTATTGATACGACAGGGAATTTATCTCCTATTGTGCCATCAGGGAAGATAGTTGTTGTAACTCCAGCATGAGGAGCAGCACAAGCAAATTCTAAACCTCCAAGTAATACCACCTCATTTGAATTTTTAAATTTATGTTCGTTAACAGTTTTGACTGTCATTATACCTGTCACTTCATTATAAGTAGCAGTTTGAATTCCTAATGCAGATCCACTATATGCGACTCCAACAACGTTTGTTATCTGTCCTGATGCATTTGTTGTTGCTTTCACTTTTGCACCTACCAAAGGAGCATAACCTAATCCTGTAACAGTTGATCCAAATGATATAGGGATACCACCTCTTGGTAATTCATTAAAGTTAACATTATCATTTGATATAAACTGAGATCCGTTATCTGATGTTATTCCTGAAAATACCACACTTGTAACTCCTGTCGCACCAGAACCACTTTCAATTATCTTGAAATTTTTATCTGGATTGAATTCTGTTGATGGTGATTGGAAAATGCCATTTATGAATAAAATACCACTTCCACCAGTTGTTCCAACTCCAATTGTATTAGCTCCCCCAACTTTTAAGGTAAATGTTGATTTTATTCCAGTAAAACTATCTGAAATATCATCATATATTAAATTACTATCATAATTATTTCTTAAGTATACTCTTCCATTAAAGGTTGATCTTGGAAAATCTAAATTACTATCATCCTTAACTCTACTAGGATTACCCCTTGGTGGATCACTCAAGAATAATTTACTTTCGACTATATTATAAGTTCCAGTAAATCTTTGAACTGTAGTTCCATCAGCATGAGTCGAATTAGAAGTACCCACAAATCCTCTTTCAACTTCAACCACATTAAAAGTTCCCGATGTTCCAACAGGACTTCCATTTGTTGTCGCAATACCTACATTTACAACTTGTAAAAATTCATTGTCTATTTTTAAAATATCACCCACTGAGATAGTTGAAATTCCACTTAAATTAATAATGCTAGTATTAAGTCCAACTTGAGATCCAACATTATTCTCCAATAAATGACTCATATTAGTATTAATTAAAGGTGATTGTACAACATCATCAATTGAGATAATAGATTTTTCATTGCTTTTTTTCATTTCAAACTTATGAGCATTTCCTTCTCCTACACTCATAAATGTCACAGCTGTTCCTGATCTTGTAGTTGATATGAAAAATGAATCATTAGTCACAGTATTTGCAAATACTGTTGATGGGAGAACATCAACAATGGATCCGTTTTTGTACTGCATCGCAGTTGAACCAACTCCAACAAATGTTGATTTAGGAAGATATGTTAACTCTTCATTTTCTCTAAAGAAATGATTGGATATTGTAAACTTACCAGTTGATAAATTTAAAACAGAGTCATCTGAAGGATTGAATGATTTTACAAAAATTGGTATATTATTAACATTTAAATTAAACTCTGTTTTTTCAACTCTAGTGCCCTCTAAAGCATTATATTCTTTAACCTCATTATCTTCTGTAATTGGCCCATATGTTAAGGTTAATGGGTCGTTTACTTTATCAAGAATGGTATAGAAACAGTGATTAAAAGTGACAACTGTAGAAACACCAACAAAATCGTCTGGATGGAATTTTATTTCAAAATTACTTGCTGTATAAGAAGCACTAAATGTTCCTAACCCAGATGATGGATCATATTCTGTATTACTGTTTTTTGTAACTGATAGTGATCCAGATGATTGAACATAAGCATTTGTTCCATCATGTAGTGCTGTAATTTCATGTACTGCCTTAGAAGCACCAATGCTAACTTCAACAACAGACTTTACAGTATTGAACAATTGTGAATTTAAACTAACAAATGTAGAAACACCTGTATTTACTGATGTAATTCCTGAATATATTGAAGTTCTTTCAGAACCATTTGACTGATTGGGTGATTTAAATCTATATGTATCATTGGATAATCCAACCGTTCCAAAACCAATATTTTTAGATTTTACTTTTACTGGATTTGAACTATTGTTTTCAAACGTCACAAACATGTAAGGATCAGAACCAATATTTTCAATGTAAGATGTTACAATACCAATCTGGTTAAGAGATAAACCATTAGATCCAGTATCAGCATATGCTTGTGCAACAAATGTATCATCACCTGAATTTGAAACAAGTGCCTCAATGTAATTCATGCTATTATCTACCGTATCAATCGCATGAATAGAAGAATAATTTGATTCATAAAAAATACCACTGCGACTTAAATTATATACTGAAATCAGTGTTGTGCCATTTGCTGCACATGTTTGAATTCTAGAATTTAAGAATATAGGACCAACTAATTGTGTTCCAATACCATCATTATCTGTATTAAAATCTGATGTGAATATTTTTAAATCATAGTCAATATCAAAGTTAGGATCTAAAGTTGGTTCAAATCTAAATGATTTAATCTTAGTAACATTATCTTCATTTAATTTAAATGTTGCAAAATTAGACTCCTCAGTGGTAGTTAAACCGATACCAGAATTTATCAATCTTGATTTTTCTAATAAAACATTATTAGAATCATTACTTAATAATACAAACTCAGAAAATTGTATTCGATTTAATGAACCAGAAGCACTTGATACTCTTATTAATAAATTTTTAAATACTTGCTGTGGACCAAATTGAAATAAAGTTAGAAAATCGTCAGGATCTCCTTCTAAATTAGAAAATTCTTGATTTATATTATCAATTACAAGAACATCATTTGTATCACAACTAATATAATTTGATAATCGAATGTTATCAAAAACAATTTTTCTAGTTACATTATCATCAGTCACATCATCATCCGTTACTGTATCAATATTTCTTAATTCATCTACTCTTCTCTCATCAAATAAATCTACAATAACTGAGACTATATCTGAAGAGCCTATTGATATGTTAGTCGTAGATGTTATTCCAGTATCAGCAAAATTTTTAGTTCCACTTGAGTGTAATAAATTATTAACAGGTGTTACTAAATTTCTCCACTCTATAGGACTTTGAATAGAGTAAGACATATTTTGATAATAATCATTATCAGGTATAACTTGAAAATCTTCACTTAATTTTCCAATATTATCATTCCATCCTATATTCTTTGAAATAGAGAAATCTGTCTTTAATCTACCCTTATTTTCTATAACTTTAGAAACTGTTGCTTGACTACCAGAATTTTTTGCTGTTATAACATCACCTTTATTTAAGGTATCGGTTCCAAATACTTTTAACTTACTATTAGATGTTTTTAAAATTTTTAAATTTGAAGTTCTGTTACCAATTATTAGTGGTTCATTTACATCAAATAAAGATTGATTTTGTGTTACAAAGAATTTAGGATAATCTGCTTCATTTATAGCATTCGCAAATGTTGTTACGATTGTTTTTGCAATACCTGTGTTACTTGCTCCAAACTCAGATACATCAATTGTTATCTCTGCAAATCCACCAACATTTGCATCAAATTTTGTTACTTTTAATAAATTAAATCCATAATCTTTAGAATTAAATCCCGAACCTATTCCAGAAATTTTTTCTATACCTTCTATAAAAACTCTATCATTAGCTGCAAATGGGTTTGATGAAAATAATCCATCTGGAGTTGATAATTTACATGTATAGGAAGATCCTGCATTAGATTTAACTTCAAGTATTGTGATTCCGTTTGTATTATTAATAGTTCTTAGAGTTACAGGATTTACTGGTAGACCTTTAGGAAGTTCTTTAATATCAACAGATAAAATACTATTTTCAAGCATTATTGGTTCTATAAAACCACTTTCAATTTTTGCTCCAGAATCAGAATCAATAATTACAATATCTGGTGAATTTATATAATCAGATCCACCATCAGTAACACTAACAATACCTAAAGTACTTGAATTTTTAATTTCTATGGTTGAAGATATTAAACTTTCTGGTTCTAAAGTTTTATCAGAAGAATATTCAAACCCTTCATTAATAACTCTCACAGATTGGACAATTCCTATTGAATTTGATGTAGGAATAATAGCAGCACCTCTACCAATAGAAGTCCCTGAAACACCAACGAAATCAGGTATTTTTTTATAATTAGATCCACTTGATATTATTTTTATTGCTTCAATACCACCCTTTGCTGTTTTTGAATTTGTCTTATATGTTGTAGTTGCCTCAACATTGTTATAAGATAATTTTTCAGGTCTATTACCTAAAAACAAACTAAAAGTTGTAGTTCCTATTCCAGTTATATTATATGTTCCATTATAATCACTGTCTACAAATATTATTTTTGAATAATTGTGAACTTCAGTGTCAGTTGTGCTAATTGATCCAGATTTTTCAAGATTATAAAATAATTTTTCTGGTAAACTACTTCCAAATCCAATTGTTGTGGTATTTCCAACTGATACCACATCAAAAGTGGTGGAAATTCCAGATGATATGAATTCATTACCATAGTCTTGATCATAATAGAATCTTAATTTGTAACCAGAAACTGAAGAATCAGACAAATCAAATCTTAAGTTATTATTCTTTACAGAAATTAATTGTGGATTGATTAAGGATAGAGATTGTGACGTTCCACCTGTAGACCCCAAACCAACTATATTTGGTATTAGTTTTTTCGAATCTTTAAATGTTTTTGATAATTTAATATTATCATCATCAACTTTATATACAAAATAATTTTGATTTTCTAATCCTTCTGGAAGTAAATTTGAATTATATTTAACTTTTTCACCTGTTTTTAATCCATGATCAACTATAGTAATTGTATTTGTCAATGTTGATATTCCAGCATTACTGAATGAAATTGGATTGATTAATAAATTACCTGTTTGAGTATCTCTTAAAATTCTTACATGAGATGAAGTTCCTATACCAACCGATAATTTAGGTTTGACTAATAAGTCAATTGAATCATTATTTTCTAAATCATGTGATGAAGATGTGGTTACTGTTGTTTTTACTCTACTAACAGTGGTTTTAACTTGATTGAAATCAGTTTCAAATGAATATAGATCACTATCAGCACTGTTAATATTTCTAAAATATACTTCATTAAAATTATTTCCAATACCTGTTTTTATACCTACTGTATTAATTGTTTTATTTACAATATATAAAGAATCACCAGTTGAAAGGTTAAATGTAGGAGAATCTTTATCAGTTGATATTGCAATTACGGGAGATCCACCAGGTATTGTAAATATTACTTTTTCATTTGTTTTAAATGGGTGATTCTCAAGATGTATTTGTTTTGTTGGTACATTTCTTGTTACATTACTACCAGCAAAGGAGAATGATAACGTGTTTTCAGTTCCATCATCAGTTCCTAAACCAACTGTTTGATCTGGATTGAAAAATACTTTTTTGTTAACTATAGAATCAAAGAAAGATATATTTTTATTGAATACAAATGAATCAGGTAAATAATTTACTTGAGTTCCTCGATTGTGAACCGTGCCATAAGCAAGTGTACCTCTTTGAACAGTTAAAATATTTAAATTATCGTAAATGTTCAATATTTTTAAAGTCTCAGTTCCTATACCAATACTACTTCCTACAGAAATAGATGATGGTATACTTGAAACAAATATTTCTGTTGTAAATCCTGCAACAGGTGAAGATGTAATTGCAGATATTGTTTTTGATGCAGATGTAGTAATTCCAATCTTATAACTACCGTTTAATGATGACAAATCAGTTGTCAAACCTGATATATTAATTACATCATTAGTATTAAAAGTATGACTAGTTGGTGTAACCACTTTTATCTTACCATCAGACCATAATAATACCGAATCTTCTGTTTTTTCAATCTCAGATGTTAAATTTGTTATTGTTTGTCCTTTTACTTTTGATATTGATGCAATTAAATCATCAGAATTATCTAAATCGAAACTTAACAATTCATCCACTTTATAATCAGAACCACTACTTAAAATTTCAAATCCAGTAACTGATCCAGATGAAACTGACGTTATTTCAATTTTTTGATCTTCAATTTCATTAGTCTCAACAATAAAATCGTTATTTGCAAAATTGTCTGCAACTTTATAAGGAAATGTATTTCTTAGTAAGTTGTTACCAGTAAAATCAAAGTTTGTCTGTAAATTATTTTCAAAGTTAAAATTTTCTTTTTTAGATCTATAAGTGTTTCCTATAAAATATGGGAATGTTGGATTATTATCTGCATCCACTGTGGCATGATATGTATAAACACCATTTGGAAAATCTTCAGTAATTTCAAATCTACCATTATGTTCATCTAAATCTCCAGCATTTGTAAAAATATAATCTTCCACAAAGAAACCACCTACAAAATTCGGTCTATCAACTATATTTGCAGTATTAAGTGTATATCCTGATTCTAATCTTCTTCTACCAATATCATTACTGGGGGGATTTTCTGGATTATCATAAGCAAAAGGTCCATATATTGGATTCCCATCATATGCCCATCCAATAATTTTAGATACTTTTTCACCACCGTCATTAAATGGACTTGTTGAATAACCAATAAAACTATACTTAAGTTTATTTTCAGATTCCTCTAAATGTTCAGTAACTTTAATTCCATTTTCATTATTGCCTTTGTTTATGGTGAGTGACCTTACACTAGAATTAAATAATGCATTTTTACCTGCAGGTTTAACATTTATTGATGATGAAGTTGAATATCCAATTCCAGAATTAATGATTATAACATCAGTTATTCTTTGGTTTGATATTACTGGTCTTAACAATCCTCCAACACCTTTACCAGTTGAATCTATAACCTCAAGGTCAGGAACTGAAAAATATTCTCCTCCACCTGATTGAATTGTAACTTCTGAAATTGCACCATTTTTGATAATAGGTGTTAATGATGCATTTTTACCATTTTTTAAAGTTATTATTGGTCTTTTATGATTATTAACAGTTGTTGAACCATAACCAGTACCAGGTTCATAAAGATATAGTTGTTTGATAGATCCTCTTACTTTAGGTGTTGCAATTAAACTTGTGGTTCCAACTCCTACTGTATTTGCGATTGATACAGATACTTTAATATCTGGAAATTTAAAAATATGAGATCCTGAACCTACAGAATTTAAAGTTACTATCTCTTCTCTTTGATAGTTTGATATTATTGTTCCACCAACTCCAGCATTACTTAAACTAAAAGAATTATCATCGGTTTTAATAACGTAATAATTATTATTTTGGTTCAATCCCGAAATATTTCCAGTATATTCAATTAAATCACCATCATTAAATCCATGATTTGTAAAATTGATTGTATTATTTGCTGTGGATATACCCGTTGGTTTGACAATTAACTTTCTATTAGTGTAATTTTGACCACCATCTATGACCTTTATATCTAATAAAGAATTTTTAATCCAATTTTAAAAATATGGTCACCTAATCCACTATTAGCATCTAAATTTATTGTTGATATTCCAGATGAATAATCTTCAAATGTTTCATATAATTTAATTGTCTTTGTATTAACTAACCCAACATAGTAAGCTGAATTATTGACTAATTTATTAGTTGCAACACCCACAATTTTTATAGGTTCACGAGAATTGGAATCATAAATTACTTTATCTCCATCAACAAAATTATGCTCTTCCAAAAATGTAATAGTTTCATTGGATGTATTAATACCACTACTATTTTCGTTTGTTATTGGTTCTGTTCTAAAGAATTCTTTTCTAAATCTTGTACCTATAATTGGTTCCAATATGCAACCAGATCCATTACCTCCAGTTATTCCAATTGATACTATTCGATCAACATCAAAATTTTGAGGATCTACAAAAATATCTTCAACTTTACCAGATACAACAGGTTGTACTAATGCAGTTGTGCCAACTCCAGTTGATATTGTAATATTAGGTAAATTTATTACATCATAATCTTCACCAGAATTTAAAACATCAACAGAAGTTAATGGTCCAAAATATATCTTATCATCTGATTTATAATTTTTAATTTCAACTCCATTAATTAATATTCCTGTTTCACCTACTGGTGTTATTTCATTTTCCCCATTCCCTATATTTTGAGATAGAGTGAATTTTTTTACTAACTTCTGAGCACCAATTTCATTTGATCTTTGTGAAAATAAAATAAAATTATGAATTCCATCATTTGGATCTCTTGAAATATTAATATTCTGTCCATCATCTAAACCCGAAGGAGATCCATATAATTTAATTTTTTGATTATCACCAAAAACTTTTAGATAGTAAGCACCAGTCTCCAAACCTACAAGTGAATTTCCATTGGTAAAACTGTAAAATATTTTATCTCCAGTTTTAAATGGAACAGCAGATCCAAATTTTATTGTTGAAAAAGTCGTTTCATCATCTACTGAATCTTCTAATATTACATTATCAGCATCTGCGAAATTTGCTGAAATATTTTTTGTGTTTATTTTTATTTGATCGAAATACTTGTTAGATGTATTTGAAAATGATGGTAATGAGTTTGATGTAATATATGCATTTTCATCATCAACATAAACATTTTGAATATCTGATATCAAGTTGGAACCATACTCTATTACAGCACCAGAACTATTTGGTTTATTTAATTTTTTTCTTAACTTAAATTCTTCTTTATCTTCTTCTGTAACAAAATCTGAAATAACACTATCACTTAAAGTAACAGAATTTTGAGTTTTGTTAATATTCACCACACGAATTTCATCACTTGATGATATAATTTTATTACTATCTCTTTGAACAATCTCAACAGTATCACCAATTTTTAAACTTGATTGGTCAATTACACTACCTAGAGTATAACTAGTACCCTGCTTGTCAATAATAAAATATGAAGAACTTGTATTATAAATCCATGAATTTGAAAAAGTTTCCTTATATGTAGCATTACTCTCAGGATTTTGAACTTTATCACCAATATGTTTAATAGAAATTATTTCCCCTTCATCAACATCAATATTTCCTTCTTGCTCAAACTCAGAAATAACTCCAGTTAATCTTAATACTACTTTTTTATCTAAGTCACCATCCTCAAAACCAAAATAAGTTATATTTGATCTAATATTTTGTATCGGTTCTATTGCACTCGTAACACCTGTACAATTCAAAAATTGATTTACTGTTTTATCAGTGTATGTGATTGTGTTTACACCTGATACAATTGTTCCTGTAGTTCCAAAACCAACCGTTGAATCAACAGTAATTATACTTGCACCAACTGAGACATTTTCAATTGATTTTGTATTTGGAACAACTATAAAATCACTTCTTACATCTGAATTATCGTCATATCCAATAAATAAACCAATCTTATAGTAAGTTGTGATTCCACTCAAACCAGAATCAGTTCTTTCAAAAGGTTCAATTTCAGATATTGATGCGTTTACATCAATATCAAGATCACTTCTAAACAAAGTTTGTCCAGTCAATCCTTTAAGTAAAGATTGTCCTTGAAGTTTTCGAGGATTTCCTTCTAAAAGTTCGGCAACACAAACTCTTCTTCTTACATAATTTGCAAATGAGGGTTTTATCAATCTCTCTTCTAAATTAAGAATAGACGGTGTTACACCATATAAAACATTAAATAATATTCGAAATGACTCATCTGTTCCTTTTGTCTGATATAATGACCTTGCTTCTCCTATAAATGTTCCAACGTCTAAATTTGATTGAAAATCAGTCTCCTCTAATCCTGGTAAAAATGTTGCTTTAAATTTTTTATAAAATTCTTTTAAAAATAATGAACTTAAATTCTGAACAGAAGATGATGCGACGTGACTTTCTGCTGTTGATGAATTAAATACTAAATCATCCTTTTCTAAATCAGCATGATAACTTGTAATACCACTAAATCCACGTTTACAATCAATGAAAGAATTTGTGGTAATCCCTGTGTAAGTAATTATCTCATTATCAATCTTTAATAAACCATACTGATTTGGAAATCCTTTTGTGCTAGTAACATTAATTATTTTAGCACCAATGGTAGTAATACCAACTGTAGTAGAGGTATCAACTATAACTTCTGGTGTTAAATTAGTAACGTTAATATATTGATCTAAATTATCAGAAATATCAGTAGGACCACCTTGATATTCTTGTGAAATATAATATTGTTTTAAAAAATCAACAGTAAGAGGACTTTCATCCCGAATAAAATTGGGAAGTTGATTCGATAATATATCTTGTATTTTTACTTTACTTACAATCCCTGTTTGTATCATGTCCTAATTATTTTTCCGTTTGGATAACTTGATGAGTAGAAATCTCTGGTAAATTGAACTCCAGAAACTTCATCTCCTGATGAAATAACATCTCTTACCATATTTATTGAACTATTTGAGATGTTAAGTGAAACATATAAATCTTTCAATCCAACAACATCATTTGATCTTGGAAATGCTTGTACTTCAATAATATTATTGGGTTTTTCTGTTGATAAAAAATTAATTGTGGATATGTTTACTTCACCTTTTTCATAATCGATTGATCCTGCATTTGAAATTATATTACCTATTGATCCATCTTCTAATATTTGAATTATACGTAAAACTCCTGTTATAAGATCAGAATTTGGAACATCTGATAGATAAAAAGTTCCTGATTTTCCAAAAATAGAAAAACCAGTTGATTTTATATTAAATCCATTAGGATCAACGTAAAATTTGTTACCAAAACACAATTCATATTGTGAAAATTTGTTTGATACTATTTGCAAATTACGACGCATTCTAATTTTAGTTATATTTGATGTAATTCCTTTATTATTATTGTCAATAACACTTAACAACTTACTATATTTCAATCTTCCACCAAATTGATTTAAGTTAATCGATTGGGAATACTTTGTGAGAGAATCTATAACAGTTGTTTTTAAAGAATCAGCTGATGATATAAAAGAATCGTTATAATACACGTTTGAATCAAGTTCAATGTATAATATTTTAAGATCTACAATTTTTTGATTAATACCTGAAATTGTATATTGCTTTAATTTTGATAAAATTTGATTTTTTGAAAAATCTGATAATAAATCACCATTTTTGGGTTTTATGCTGATTACAACTGTACCAAATTCTGGTGGATCTAGTTCTTCACCACCGATTACTGAAACAGACTCTGTATTTGGATAAATTTTCTTAATTATTGACTCATAATCCCTTGATGTAACTGCTCGATTCTGAGATGAGTATGTTATCGGTGAAAAATACTTAATTGAATCAATAGATTCAATATTTCCTCCATTTTGTGCTTTGACATTCGTTATAATTGATGGAGTTTCAAAATTTACGATTGTGTTTCCAGATTTTAATATTCCAGAGAAAGTAAAAACTTGTGCACCATTTCCTTCCTCACCATTTGTTGTAATATATTTAACATTAATTTCATCACCATCCTGATTAGCACCATTTCCTAATTTTTTACCAAAAAATCCATCTCCAAATTTGAGTTCATATCTTTCATCCTGTATTTCTTTAATTAAGAAAATTTTTGAATTTGAATCAATGTTAACAATATCATCTATTAGTGTATATTCAGTTCCATTTCCATCAGATCCAGATGGTTTGACATAAACAACAATTTTTGAAGTATCTATGAATGCATTATCTAATATAAATCTTTGATCAAGTGATCCATCATATTTAAATGTTTTTTCAAGGTAAGTTCCTTGATAAACATTAATATTTTCAAACTTTGCAACCCCATCAACAACATTTACACTTATTGGCTCTGTAATTGCAAAAGTATATGTCTCATTATCAACGTCTCCTGTGCATACTATACCAGGTTGTAAGGTGACTGAACTCACACTATTACTGATAGTAACATCAAACGATATTTGTGCGTTTGCTGCCGTTCTAGACCTTGGTGTATATCCAATGTTTGATGCTAATGAAACCACATTCTCTCTTAAAGTTGCAGAATCGAGAAAAGATTCATTTACAACCATGTTTGAGTTAAATGCAGTAATATATGTGTTATACGCAAGTGTGTCAATTAAGACAGAAAAGTTTGAACCATCAAAGTCAAAGTCCGAAAAATTAGAATTTGCTCTTAAATAGTCCTTAATTGATGTTTTTATCTGATCGAAATCAAGATTTGTAAAATTTGAGAAAGGCATTTACCTTGTTGCCTCTAATATAAATGAATATTCTTGAGTTGGGAACTCTTGACCGACGATATCATAAATTACAGTGACTTCAAACTGATTTAAATCAGGAAATGGGTCAACTTCAACCCTTACATTATCAACTCTTGGTTCAAAATTTTCGACTGAAGTCTTAATTTGCTCCTGAATTTCGTTTGCTGTACCAAAATCAACAAAATCAAAGAGACTTCGGTACACATCTGACCCAAAATCAGGGTTAAAAAACTTTTCAGACGGTATTGTTTCGACAATATTACGCACAGATCGACGAATTGCACTCTCATTCTTGAGAATTGGTAAATCTTTAGTGACTGGATGGGGTGAAAACGATAAACTAATGTCTTTAAACGCTCTTGATACCCTTTTGATTGCCATGAACCAAGTTTTATATTTATTTATACCGTTTTTTTAAGAAAATTATCCTAATTCTGGTTCAGTATTCTCAATTGCAGTATTTCCTGCCCCAACATTCATGTCAACAGACCTTTCTTTGGCAGTTTTCCAGAAATAATTCTCTTCTGAACCTAATCCGTCACGATCATGACCATTCTCCACCTGATAGTACACGGTTGATACCTTAAAATCAGGAATCTTAGGTGTCTCAGGAGTGATACTGTTGTCATAGATTCTCATTCTGTTGTTTGGATAGAGACAAAACTGCCCATTATCAAGTTCAAGAAGGTTATGAGACTTATGTTCGGCAGGTTGTTCACTAGTTGAGTAATCAATCGCATCAACATCAGAGTGATAGTTGTCAAGAGTACATATGTACGTGCCTGTCTGATTACCATAGTCTCTTGTATAGACTTCATAGTGCATACTTCCGATAAACTGCTTCTGAACGGCAACTACACCATAGTCCATACAGTTCCAAAACTGTAGATTATGAAGAGTCATGTCAGGATCAGGTATTTCTGGAGACGAGAGAAACGCAGAGATTGGTAACTTATCAAACATTGCTGCATAGTCAGGTAGATAAGTTTCAAAATAAAAGGCACGACCAGGTATACTCTTTGCCGATACCCAAACTCCCTTTACAAATTCACCATGACCACTCTTATGGTCGGTCAAATATTCTTTTCTGACCCAAACCTCATAGGAGGGTAAATTTGTAATTAGTGTAGACATTGTAAAATTAAAATTATGTTGAAATGTTATCGATAGACATCGTATACATCCCTGATGATGGAGTGAACCAACCTGTCAATATATACTTATCTCCACTTAATGGTGGATTACCTCTATGTTGATGAGTCCAAGAACCTGGCCAAAATAATGCTCTATTCTTAGTTGGTTTCATTCTTTTTCTTTGATATAAAAATTCTGTTTCTCCTCCCTCTTCAACATCATTGAGATATATCATCCATGCAACTGCTCTGGTATTATTATTATAAGTTATATTTTCAGAGTGCCAGTCATGATATCCCTCTGAAGGACAAGTTTTTTGTATTATTGTGCAAGAACTTGTCCAATTTGAAAGTTTAGTTAGACAAGGATACTTGTTCAGATAATGAACTAAACAATTTTTGATTAATTTATCGTTTATAATCATTGCTAAATCAGGGAAAAAGGGTTCCATGGTTAATTGTTTATCTTGTCTGAAATAAGCAGAATTAGCAATATAGTTAATATTATGATCAATAATAGATTTTAATTGATCTATTAAGTCTTCGTCTAATATATTATCATATGTACAAATGAAATCTTCCATACCCATATAGTTTTTTATATAATAGCAAATAATTGAGAAGTAGTCAATGTTATGTGGGTTCTGTTGGCCAAGTGACTGAAGTTAAATCTAAATTATAATTTGAATCTAATTTTGGTGATGCACTTGCAGGTAAATCACGAAGTTGCTGTCGATATGTCTGCCATTTTGTCTGCGTTTCAGTTGGCACATCATCATTCTGTGTCCAGTCAGTTTCTTTTAAAAGTGAGTTTCTTTCCTCTCTTAGTAATTTCATTGGCTCGGCAGCATCAAGTTCTGCAATTTTTGTATTAATCTCTGCCTCTGTCGGTTTTGTTTGGTTTTCATCTAACCAGTCAATTCCAGAGTAAGTCAATTGACCGTTAACGTCTCCACGAATAGAATGTAATGAACCTGGTTTCAATTCTTTTAATGCCTCTAGTATTGTATATTTCATGTCAATATTTATTGAAGTATTTCTAATACTGTAATTCTAGCACTTCCTTGAGCAGATGAACCATTTGTAGATCTTTGAGCACCTATGTAGCAATGTGCTTGGTTTCCTCCACCTTTTCTCAATTGTAATTTATAAGTAACAGCACTACCACCATGATTATTCGTATCAAGAATTGCTTGATCAAAACGCATATTACCTCTATTAGGTGTAGTAATCTGGTCTCCTAATTGTGTACTAGATCTTACAAGTTGGACTGTCCCACTTCCAGCATTATTATTAGTATTACCCTCTTCACCACCTACTGTGCCTGTAGTAAGAATCAGCATATGAGAAGTGCTTTGATTGGGAGTGATAGTAACGGTTACAAAATCAGCAAAAGATGTGGTACTATGATTACCTGATCCTGCACCAGTAGCACTTGCAGGTGCAGGAGCATTAGTATTAGTAGCTGTAATTGTTCCATTCGAATTTAAAACAATATTATTTGAACTGCTACTTGCATGTTTAATCGAGTCTGCTTTTAATGTTGACATTTTTAATTATTCTCCTACTCTTCGTATTTATTCTGAATCTCAGTTGTAAGATCGAGAGGGTTCGGAAGATCACCATCATAAAACTGTTGTGCCAGATCTTCCATTAAATCAAAGTACTCTTCCTCTGTGAGATTCTTTCCCAGAATCTCCTGTCCTCGACGAACTCTATATAACTCTTGTCTTTTCATGTCCGACACGAATTCGTGGGTCACACCAGATTTCAAATCCTGCTTCCTTTGCATCGAGACAAAACGAGACATCCTCGCCGCACATGTCCTGTACTTCACCCGACTCAAAGACCTGCATCTTTGGAGCAAACCATGGATATGGTAGTCCTTCGTGTTCGAATACACCCTTTCTTATAAGTAACCATCCGAAACCTGTATAGTCTACGGTGAAAGGTTTCTTGCGTTTTGATATGCTTTCGATTGTTTCGTGATTCATCACACCACCATTGCTTCGAAAATCATCTTCTTCCAACCAATGTGCCACCGAGGTTGTTCTACCATCTTCGGTACAATACCATCCTGCAACAATGTGCTTCTCTTTTGCTCCTTCTCCTTCTGGATTGGCATCAAGAATTAACTGAAAGAACTTCTCTGAATTAAAAACAATGTCAGAGTCAATCCAAAGTTGATAGTCATACTCTAACTTTCCATCCCATGGAACTTGATTTGGTCCTCTCAGTACGTTTGCACCTAAACACTTACAACGGGCAAAGTTGACCATTGATGAATAATCCTGTGATATCTGTATACTTCCACCACACTGTACAATATCAAAACATAATTGTACGAATGCCTTTAAGTATTGATATGATACTCCTCGACCTGGTAAACAGAAAACAATTCTTTTACCTTTAATTAATTCTTTTGCTCTTTCATAGTCCCACTCTGGTGCTTTTGGTTTTGTGGGTGTCTTAGCTTTTACTGTAAATCCTTTTGCCATAATAGATTGCGATCAATTCAATTCTAACTTATATAGAAGGTTTTGTCAATAAGAAGATTCATAGATTGTAGAGTCTTCCGCACTCATATCAGAGACTTCTGTATATGTAATTTCTTCTCTCCAGTATGATGTATATAACTTCTCCCATATTAATGAAAATTCTTCAAGTGATAGGTTCTTAAACAGGCATTTATCATTGAGGTAAATATGATAAAATTTTGTTTGAGTATTAGTCATCTTTTAAGGTGAGGTAAATTCCGTCTACATCTAGATTCCATTTTAGCACAATATCCTCGTACCAGTCAAGTTCATTTACAACTTCTTCTGGAATTGTCATATGATATCTGTCTGTTACTGGATCGATCTCTACAGTGGAATAAATTTCGTCAAAATTTTTTTTCATTTCATGAAAACCTAGTGGTCGTTTTTATATATGCGAAAATTTTTTTTAAGACGTGGAATTTATATCTGCCTTTCGTAACACTTTGTAGACTAGGTTCCCATGCCGTTTTTATATACGGGGGGCATCAACCCCCCCCAACTGCTGCAATCACGAACGAATGGACTTAACGCAATAAGGACATAAACTCCTTATACTCATAATCCGCATATGCTCTTTTGTCTTCAATCACGAAATCCTGCCAGTCGAGTCCATCGATCTTATAGGATAGGTTGCCGTTCTCTACGTAGTAGTCGAATTGGCAACCGTCAACGGGTGATGTATATCTCTTCATTTTCTACCCCCTGATGTATCCGTTTTCTGATACGATGAACGCATCTAGTTTGTCGATGTCTAACTCAGGATTGAAAGTGAAATCTCTGAATGACTTATACGAATCAAAGAAGTCAACTCCTGCGATGTGATCCACACCCCACTCCATAATCTCTGTTACGAAGTCTGCGAAGTCATCACATACGCATGCCATGTTTTGAAAGTTCTCGACTTCAAGGATTCTCTTAATTACTCTGTCTGTTTTTGTCATGTAGGGAAAGGGAATAAATTGCTTATACTGTTATTATAGTACCCCACCCATCACGAATGGGGTATATGTAATATTAATTTACAAACTTTTTATGAGTTCGTTCATCTCTCCGACGTGTGCCTCTCCATAGTCTGCCCCGTCTGGTGTTGCAAAGAAACCGCACATTACTTGCATTTCAAATAGAAATTCCATGTAGTCGGTGCATGCCTTCGCAAGATTGTAAATTGTCTCTTCGTTTTGAATCCACAAGGCACAGTTCCATGTAGTCCAGTCTGCCCATCCGTTGTAAGTATCAGTCATAAAAGAGAGAGAATAAATTGCTTATACTGTTATTATAAACGCACCACATATAAAATGGGGGTTTACTTGTGACGATTTTTTGACTGGTCACGATTGACTGCCTGATAATCAAGCTGAGCTGCAATTGCCATGCCTACAGTATAAAGAGCATAGCAACCACCGATAAGAACGAATAGCTCCATCTTACACTGCTGAGAGTGTAAGAGGTTTGCTGAAGACTACCATATTATCATAGAAGTCGATTGTTGCCGTGGTGCGGTTGTCATGTAGGAACCACTGCCAGTTCTTTTGAAATACGGATACACCGTATGCGACCTCATAAAGAAACGCATTAAGTCTGGACTTCGTTGTAACTGTCTCCCACCCGCATGAACTGATCCATGCTTTGCCCTTAGTGTGGCAGTAGTCGGCAATACGATGACCATGTAAGTAGACTGAGCTCAAATTCTCTGCTTTGTCATAACGCACCATAGTGTTAGACTTGGTAAAGTTCTGCTTGTTACGGATTGCAGAGTTCATTTGCTGTTCAATTTGTCTCATGTAGGGAAAGGGATTAAATTGCTTATGTACCTATTATAAACGATAGGTAAACGTTTTGTGAAGTCAGTATGTGCCAGTAATTAAACTGGCATAATACCTTTGACATCGTTTGAAAGTATGGTAGACTTTCCATTACAGACATTATCAATTAGATTGTCGAATGTCTGCACGTCCCATTCCTTTTGCTCTGCAACATCGTTTGAGTATGCTTCCATTAATACTTCATATAGGTAGTCATACTGTTTCGGTGTGAGTTCAATGTTAATGCCGTTAGGTTTCATAGTAATCATCCTTATAAGAGTAAAAGAGTTGGTAATAGAGATCTGACTTTAAGTCGAAGAGGTTAAAGTCCCCTTCGTTATAAAGTTTGAGAATTTCTTCGTAGGTATTCTCATTCATGCTGCTGCCCTCCCGAATCTTTCGGCATAATAACCGATGTTAACATAGTCACGTTTGAGAGTGCAAATCTGCATAATCTGTGCAAGCACCATCATATGTGATGGGGAATAAACACTGGGGTCATCCCATTCATCAACGGCAATTTCATTGCCAATGTCCATAGTGGTGCGACCATCTGCATCTGTAACTGCTGGCATACTCATGAGAGTTCCATCTTCTGCGATGTAGAACCCCATTCCGAATGCAACTGAATAATGAATTTCTGGTTTCGGCATAGTGTGGGAAATTTGCTTATGTACTTATAATAGCAATAAAAAACCCTCTGTGAAGGGGGTGTTGTGACACTAATTAAACTGTCCTATAGGTATCCCGCTACTTGGCATCCTGGCTCATCATAGAACCATGAGATGCTAACATTCGGAAACAGTTGACGCAATCGCATGCAGATTCCTTCGGGTGGAGACCATGCTGTTGTGAAGTTTGCTGTGAAAGATTCCAACTCATCTTTCCATCTTTCCTCCTCAACTTCAACACTGCCCGCGACATCCCACTTCGTGTCCCAATTTTGTAGTCTCCAGTCATACCATCTGGTATCCTGTGTGCCATCAGAAAATTCTGTGACTGTTGTAACTACCTTTCCGTTCGGTGCTTTCATTTCACGAACTTTGGGAAGTTCTCCTTTAAAAGGAATCTTTGACCAGTTTGGTTCGGGAATGACTTTACCAAATACGGATTCCTTATTATTAAAGATGTCCAACACCTTCTGCAAGTCAGTTTTGTTTTCTGAGTAAACATCAACTCTGTTTCTGCACCAATTTGGCATAAGGGAAAAAAGGATAAGGAACTTTTGAGATTCTATGCTAACTTGTTTACCAAGTCTAATTAAGAACCTCATGTACACATTATAGTGTAACTGACCACGAATATCACCACGTGTGTGACAGTGATATTAGTGGCACACTCTAACTTGATTCCAATTAGATATGTATTATAATAAGGATAGGTCTGGG